CAGAAGGTCAACAGCCCACGGGAGATGTTGTCCCGGTTTCTGCACGTTTACGGAATCATGCGGTTAATATCGGTGACTCAACAAATAGAGTCGATACAAAACCATTCTATGTATTTAAGTTGGATGGTGTTGAGATTAAATCATTTGATGGATTCCATATGCGTGATGAATATTCAAATGCGGATATTTCTGATAAGACATTATTGATTTATAAAAACACTTTGTATGTTTATAATGAATCTTATGATACATGGAATCCATTGTATCGAAATTGATTACTTAAAAGGAGTGAATCACATTGAGCTTAAAAAAGATATACGATTATCTTGGACCAAATGCATTGTCGTTTGTTGTTGATCAAGAACGCAAACATTGGTTGTTAAAGACACATCGTCAAAAACAACTTGTGGATCCACATACAGGTGATATGTATCAAGGTCGGGTTGATAATTTTGGTTCAGATGTTTTTATAGAATCCAGAAAATTACCGATTAATTATTTCACATTACAAGACATCAAATACTCGGAAAAGTTTTCGTATGTATTCCAGAATGAACCATCTGCATTGACATATAATTCGTCGATGAATGGATTGGTTTGTGCAAAGATTATATCAACAAATTTCCCAGATTCCTTCTCAACATTCCATCATTACAGTATTCATTTCAGAAACTGTGAAGAAGTGTGTATTCCATTTGCAGCAAACAATAACACGAGTGCTGTGTTTGCACAAAGATGGATTAAAACAACAACTCCACCAATCTTGTTATTGCAAGATTCAACTGGAACGTATTCCACGGAAGTTCCATTGACATTTTCACCAGTTGACAAGTATGTTGTCATGAGCGAACAACCGGACGATTGGGAGACGAACTTTACCAATTATTATGTCAGAACAGGCACAGGTTACCAGTCAATTCCATCATATACAATTCCACCACAATTCATCTCAAATGAATATTTCAAAAAGATTCAAGTAGAACCATCGAATCTGACATTCTATTATCCAATTGAACGAGACTTGATGCCATTATTTATTCAACATTTGACACTGGAAGGAGAATGGTATACAGAAGGTATCAATAACAATGATCAAATTGGATTGCCAGCATTTTGGTTTACATGTGATTTGACCACTGTTGGTTCATGTATCGTATTACCATCTGACACGGAATTGTTCTGTATTGGTAATAATGGTGATGCGTCTAAGTATAATGCACACATGTACGTTGGTGTTGGACAAGGTAGTGCACTCGATAAATTGACGCCTGGTTCTCGATCCACTGCAGACACATATCTTTACGTCTCTCCAACCCGTGGATATGAATTTAATGGAACTGCATCTGACTTCAATGTTCCATTGAATCCGAATACAATATCCATGAAGAATGTCGATGAAGAAGTATTTCAGTTTGATTACATTGGTGAAAACACAAAGTTTTACATGAATCAACTTTCGGCATGGGAGTATGTTTCCGGAACATCATATAGAATTATTGTATCTACATTTGATCGTAATCGCAGATTCACCAATTACAATGAATATCCATTGATTCCTGTTATCAATATCCATTTTGATGAATCGGTTGACTTTGGTAATACAACAACCGACATTGGTTTTGTTGGTATTCGTGGTGGTTCGGGTAATCCAGAGTCAGACATATATGAAAAATATCCATACACCTTAAACAAGTTTGATGGATTACCGGAGCATTTGACAAATCCAAATCCGGAAGATCCGCAAGAACATATGGCTGTGTATGCAATTCATAACACACCATCGTATGTGGAGACGGATCCAAATACACGTCAAACCGCAGCATTGTTATTGGATCCAGGTCGTGCACAACATCCTGAGAACTTATTCTATTATGATTTCTACTGGCCCTTCCCATACAATAACATCAATTGGAATCATCAAGCTCCACTTCCTACGGAATTTGCAAATGATCGATTCTTTTTCCATATCACCGATCCAAGTTATGATTTGGACAATGATTCGTCTCGGCGTATAACAGGTGACGCGTGGGCGAGACTGTTTTGTTATCATCGAGAGGATGATGTATTCACACCAATTGTTTGTATTGAGTTATTTCAAGAATATGGTAATTTTAATGAAAACTTTGGTGCGAAAGAATTTGTGTATATGACATATACACCTGGTACCGGATTCGATAAATTAAATTGGACAAATCCAAAAAATACAAAAGAAGATGGAACCGGTATTGAATATATAGACATCAATTACGTTCAATCCACGGCAGAAGATCCACGACCGGGAGTTGATACGGATAATGGTTTACGTTTCCGCATTTATCGTAATTTGGATTTGGATGAAGCAAACTATACTCGCGGTAGAGTTTATGTGCTTTCCAACGATCCATCGGAATATGATAATAATGCAACATCACCAATGCCGAAACCTGCAAGAACAGCGGCTCGTATTTGTGACATTCCAACATCCGTTGCACAATTGAGTGGTATCACAAATATTGCACCAACATATGTTGTTGATGAACGATATGTTCGTACAGAAGCGTCTTATACAGAAGCCGATCGTGATCGTGTTTATAATGTAAACTCGACGAGATGGGTACGTCCGATTCATTTAGGCATTGATGACAAGCCGGTCAGCACCGATAATGATTTTGTATTCAAATCCGTTGATCAGTTGAATCAAGTTGATTTAATTTCACATAACGAATTCCGATACATGAAACAACTCGTACCAATGGTGGATCCAGCCGATGTATCGATTGGAAATATCATCAAACCAGGTGAAGGATATGCCGTTAATGATTTCGGATATGTGTATATCGGTGGATTTGGTTTTGAATATCACGTATCTGAAGTTGATGATGATGGTAAGGTTATTGGAGTGAATTTGTCATATCCAGAATTAACAGACGACCGAAAGATTAACTTGTCGAACTTCAATATGGTTGGACCAGGTTCTGCATATACAACCACGTATGGAACCACTCCCAAAACCGGAAATGGTGGTGGATTGAAGTTACAATTGTACATTGATAATTTTGATTCCATTCAAACATACAAAGGTGGAGTATACACGGATTTGTTTGCATTGGTTCGTTTGCCCGATGGCTTGTGGTTGTATACGTATAATGTGATTGATACGGGTGTTGAAGACGATAACATTCATGGCACGTGGGTAAAAAATACACAAATCTCCGAGTTTGAAGATAATAGTGTAGATGCAGATTATGTATCCACAGCAGATGCATTCATGACATCCATCATGCCAATCACGAAAACAATGCCGTGTTGCATATATAGTGCAAATATGGGTGTCCGCAATTTACCAGTATCAGCCACAGCATCGTTTGTTCAAGTTGTATCGGATGCAGGAACATGTATCCAGAATACAACATCGACGGTGGAATACAATCGTTATGATTTGACGAAGTGGTATTGTGATGGATTGATTACATTGACAAATGTACCAACGATGTCACATGAAGCTGTATTGGAAGCACTCAGCAAAGTTGCAACAATCCGTTCAGATTGTTATATTGCATGGAGACCTGACAATGCATCAGACCCATCAAATCATACCGTCATTGCAGGAATCATTTATCGGTCATTCAATAATTTGAGAAGTGATGCTGTATCAACAACCCTTCCACAGAACAATTTAACATATCAGAATTATGTCAATACAAATGCAAATACAACCATTGCATGGGACGTTCCAAACATTGGACCGATGGTATGGGTATTCAATCCAAAATATCATTTCCATGAAATATACAAATATGACGAGAATACGAATACGTTGTCGATTGATCGTGAAATGGTAACTTGGGAGAATGTAGAAATCAATTCCAATAATATCTATTATAAAGAAACTTTAGTAGATGAAAATCATAAGTTGAAGTATAATATTATTACAAACAACTTATTCCACCAAGGTGCATCTTCTCATATTGATCAATCTACCATTTATGCACAACCATCATTCTTCGAAGTTGCAATCATTGGAATGGATGTTTCTACTGCATCATTGACAATTAATCCAACTGGAAATTGGCAGTGTGTATTCCCACGTGTTTCCAGATTCACATTTAAACACGACACAGATCCGGAAGCATCATATACACCAATTGAAATGAATTTGGTAAGTGGAGTAAATGTTTCACCACAAGCACATGTATTTGATGATACGACGAAAGCAGATGTATCAACATCTACTGTCATCTTTGAAAATACGGCGAATGGTACAATCATGAAACTATTCAATCCAGTTACAGAAACTTGGGAAAAAATATAATAAGTAAGGTGCCCCCATTACGGGGGCACACTTTCTTTATCACGGATTTGATTCATCATAGAATGATTCAAGACAATTGGTCTTCATGATTTTACCAACTGTCTCAAACGTTGTATCACTCAATGTGATACACTTTTGCAGTTCCCTTTTTGTCCATCTCTTTACATTGCCGATTTCAAGCACAAACCGAATGAGTGCTTCACCAACACGATATTTGAAGAATGCATCATAGAATTCTTGATACAATACAGAGTTTGGATCAGCATTCAAAAATGCATTAATCACAGCTTTACCAAGATCAACATTTGTATCAGTTGCATGTAAAGAAACAAAGTCATGCAATGTGATTTGTTTTGCATCCACATTTACAACAGCCACTTTGTTTTCACGAGTTTCATCTTTGATCTGTTGGTAAATATCACTTGTGACTTTACGGATCAATGTGTTCAACTGTTCATCCGATAAGGATAACATCACTTTGGATGATGGATCGGATTCAACGACATTCTGTGATGGTGGTGTTTTATTCACATCTTTGTTCGAATGTTCAATAATCATAATTTATCACCTCATATGAAATTATTTGATTTGCCATAAATCAAATTGTTTAATGTCATGTGAATTTGTGAATTCGTTGTATGTCCATTTTATCACTTGTAACACCATAATCTTTGTCAATCATATTTTGATACAAATAAATGTGTTTAAACAATCTTTGTGTTCCATTGTCAATTTTGATAAATCGATTATCAACATCTGAATCTTTGAAGATATGAATCACAACCGAATTACCAAATATGCCCGTTTTCAAAATATGTGTAATGCCGGATTTATAATCACTACCAAGTGTTGCAATATATAATGCATTTTGCATTGGATAATGATAATACAAACCAATCACGTCCATAATTCCTTCGGCAATGACAATGTTAATTGGTTCATGTGTGTCAACACCACATCGCATTGTATAAATCCCACGTCCACGAACATGTTTGGTTGGATAACGAATCCAACGATATTCCGTGTCATCGTTATTATATCGACCGATAATGTTTCCATTGTTTAATTGAAACCAATATCGATTCTGTAATACTTTTGGTTGAACTTCATTTCTGCCAAAAAAGTCTGTGACATATCCACGTGGATTACCAACATAACGGAATTGTTGTAATTCTTCAAATGTCACATTCACACCAATCCGGTCTTTAATGTATTGAATAATGCCAGACGCATCATCATTCTCATTACAGCTGGATTGGTTTAATTTTATGGATGCATACTCGTTTGATTCAATTCGTTTATGATACTTCACATCTTTTGGTAATGGAATATCCAATTGATATGCCGCTAAGAATTGTTTGTTGACAATTCCACTTTCATTACATTTAAAACAATGCCACAATGGTGGATCGTCCGTTGATAATGATATTTTGACATAACAGTGATATTTCGTATCACCACATCGCGGACATAAACGTCCGCGATATTGTTCGTGATTTGTTGGTGTTCTTTTAAACATACCCGATTGAACCAATGATTCTTTAAACTTCAACAATGATTCATTCACACATTACCACCCCAAGCTCAAATATAAAATACATAACAAACCGCTGACGATCACATCTGCAACACATAGAGAAACCAACTGCTTTGCATGTATTGCATCTCTGACATCATCATCTTTCACATCAACGAGTTGTTTGTCATATGCATCATCGATGATGTAATGCGTGGCTCTTCTGACACACACATATGTCAAGATATACAAAACCAAACCAACAACAAGTTTCAACATAACACATTTCTCCCTTTCATATGTTGAATGAATTATGATGTTACGTCAATATCATATCCGTCCAACATGGATTTGATTCGTTCTTTTCGATAACCTTCTGTCTGGTTAACCATATATGTATTGATTTCATTTATATAATGAAACATTGCTTCATACACAGATGGATCGACCTTTAAGATCGGATCGTTCTCCGCCATTAATCCACTTTCGAATACATAATACAATCTGTCACATTGTAATTCTTCTTTATACAGCTTAAATGTTTTCACAACATCCAATTCAGGTAAACGTTGATTGTTGATTGGGCTCTTGACAAATAACCCAATCGATGAGCCAAATCCAACTTTAAACGAACGGGAATTGAATTGATAAATGTCTTTCAATTCACCAAACCCAAACATACCTTCCGTCGTTTTGATGTACAATGGTTCAATCACATGTGTCTTTGGACGTTTGTCAATTAATTCCGCAATCTTCATATTATTATTGATATCAAACATAATAATTACTCTCCTTTGTATTGTATTTAAAAATAAAGAATAGTATTGGAATGTTATTAACACATTAGAAAAACATTATGCATATACATATCATTCACATGTAAGGAGGTGAATACCATGTTATTACAATATGAAGAAGTCAACAATAAGAATGATTTGGATGAAGTTGAATTACAACATCTCGGACATCAACTCGTTGGTGTTGTTTCATTCTACAAACAATTCATTCCCATAACAGATGATGAGACATTAAAACGATTAAACATTTTAGAATACATCGGAAAAGCAATCATCACCCGTAATTATCATTTATTAATAAACGATCCAAAGGTTATCAAACGCATATCCGAATTAACCGTCAATGAATATCAGCAAAATTTGTATGAATCCTATGCAGATTTTCGATTCGCCGGAAAACCATTTTAAATGTATATGGGGGCATCAAGCCCCCATATCGCATTATTCAAACGCTTCTTCGTTGATGACGACTTCTCGCTCTTGGGCGCCTTCATCTGACATTTGATTCATCATTTTTGTATACCGCAACGGACCTTTCCAGTATCCATGACGGAAGAATACTTTATCACCACGATGAACCCAGTGACCGATGACATGCCACAACAGTTTCTTTGTTCGTACAACCTTACCGTTCTTATCTTTGCCGAACAAGATATCATCAATGGGATTTGTATTAACAACGATTCTGCGGATATACTTCGCTTTCTTGACTTGTTTGGATTTGTTATTTTTTGATGATAACTCATTGACTTGATCACGGATCTTTGCGTCATTTTTGAAGTATTCCTTTAACACAGGATTCAACAATGCCAATGTGATACCATACCAACATTTTATCATGTTGATTGCCCGTGACGTTATTTCGTGAATCATCTTCTCTGGAGTGATATCGTATTTAGTCAAGAACGCTTTATCATTTATCAGATTCTTCAAATTATTGGAAAATCCAAGATAAGATCCGTTCAACCCAATCTTGTCTTTATTTGCAATTAGCGGAAGTGTTACTGTTTCCATTGACTTAGCATTGTTATTTCTCCAAGTTCTCATTGTGATACTACCAACCACGATCGTTTCATCAATGATATCTTTCGTTTCAATACCATTCTCCATCTCATATTGATTTGGAGGCAATTCGCCATGAATCTTCATGATGTGTTCAGTAACGATATCTCTGAAGATTCGGATATCAATTGCTGAATTCGACATGAACTCTTCAGTTCCACCATATCGGTCCGTTTCCGGTTTGGACACCGTAAGTCTTAATCCATCAATCGGAACAGTTTCGTTCCATACAATATCCGGAGGAATCTCCCATGCATTTTTGTCAACACCACATAACTCCGCAAACAGATCTATCTGATCGACCGACAGATCGATTGTATCGGTGATTGGATACATGGAGTGTTGTTTCAACAACCAGTCACGCTGTTCCTTTGTCAAGAATCCATATCCAATTTTTCTGGTTTCTTCATCCGATATGGATTTGACGACTTCGGAATACTCCCACAAAGAAGTATTTGTCTTTAATAACTCCTTTCCTTCCTTTTCAACAGTTTCTCGCCAGTTAATGATCATAATAACTCTCTCCTTTGTAATATGAATATTAATCACATATCATATGTGATCATAATAATTATATAAATATCGATTATATTGAAAATTGAAATATATATAATTAATATGATAAGGAATCATAGGGTGTCCCGAGATCCCCTAAAAGCATCTCGGAGAAATGGAGAAAGTTATGTTATTTGATCTTATCAGAACTATTGCTGAACCTGCAGCAATGCTCAATGAGAGCATTAAGCAGGACATTGGTACTGCCATGGTCGATTCTGGATGTGACGAGAATGTCGCCAACGTAGTGGCTGACATCATCGCCCCGGGCAAGATTGCCAAAGGTGTGTATGATGTTGCGTCTCTGTTCACTTGGTTCGGCAACCAGTGAGCAGTAAGCAGTAACTAAGAGAAAGAGAACTTGTGATGATAACACTTTGCAGGTAGACATCATAAGTTCTTTTTTGTCTATCTTATGTATTTTCTTATATAAGAAAAAAGTTTTTCATTGTATATATATTCTTTGATTGACCGGAGGTCAATCATTATATAATATAATATATAATATAATATGTAAGAAGATAAGAAGTAATACAGTAATAGAGTAATACAAGATACACACAAAGAGCAATACATGTGTATCATAGATAAAAACTTTTCGCGGAGATAAATAAAGGGTTTGGAGATAATACGCAGTGTTTTATTTTTTATAACGAAACCATAACTTTTGGTATTTTTAATACTTACACAAAGGAGATGTATATCGATATGAATGAGCAATTAATCTATGATAAGATTAAAGTAATGCTTGATAGAATGGAGCAGAAGAAACAGCTCCAGTCTTTAGCAAAAACAAATGGTATTGAATTAAATGAAATGGAATTGACGGATGATGCTGCTGATGCAGTTGTAATATCTGTCATTGCATTGATGCTTGCGAAAATGGATAATGATGAACGTTATCGCAAGCTGTGTGACTTTGGAATGCAAAAGAGATCATTAAAGGTTGAAATCATCAATGACTACAAGCAACGTGCGAATATGTTGTATAATAAGTATAAGAACGGTGATGTGGTATTGAATGATGATACAACAATGGATGATGTTCCATATGATGAGTCATTTTTGTATGATGCCGATGACGATGAAGAATACTTTGATGAATCTGTGAAGAATGGTATGCCCAATGAAGAATTCTTGAAATATGTATCTGCAAGAGTTCATGATTTAGTCCCATCTTTTGAGAGTGGACATATTCGTGGTTTTGTTCGTGGAGATGACGTATACTCTTTTGAGATCTATGTCACGATCAATGGTAAGAAGAAATACCTCCAAGATATGGTTGATAATGATGAGATTGATCAAAGTGATGTTGATAAACTTTATAAGGATCTTCGCAATAAGTTTAAGAAGACATCTAATACCGAATCCAAACAGAAATTCGATTGGACTGAATTCCCCGGTGATGATGAATCTATTGAAGAAGGTTTTGGTTTCACAACCAAGAAGAACATCTGCAATCGAGTATGTGAACAGATTGACATTATCAATCCATTTATGGAAGAGCTTCATAAGAAGATTGATAGTGGTGAAATCAAAGATCCAAAGTCTTTCCAAAAGTGGTATCGTCAAGATGTCAAGGTTTCATATGGTATGAGTGGTGGATCCACAACATATGGAGATTCTTACTATGGAACTTCCGTAAATTATGAATACGGAGAACCGACACTCGAGAATTACATCCTCCGAGCAAAACAAGTCATCAGAATGTCAACACGTGATAAGTATGTTGGTACTGTATTCACCAGAGAAGAGCATGACAAACTTGAGCGAGCATTCATGTTGTTATACAATTTGAATATCAATATGAGTGATTGCTGTGGTGATTACTTCAACGCATTTAAAGAGTATAATCCAAATCAATTCAAGAGTTTGCTTAAAAAGGTAGATGACGATCTTACGGAATGGATTGATCTTTCTAAAGAGATTTATGATTTCGCATCTTCCAAAATCCATTAACTCAACTCAATATTAATTTGCACGACCTTCCTTGGAGCAAGGGGCTGTTTCAATGAATAGTCGATGTCAAAAATATAATTTCGAAAGGAATCATGTTTTATGAAGTTTACTGATTTGATGCTTGATATCGCAACTGGCGATGCATCCGGTTATGATGTCATGATTGAATATGATAAGGGTCGACTTGACGTATCTAATGTAGTATTCGAAGCATGCTGCAAGGTAGAGGCTCTGGACGATGCTGGAGCTTATGATGATGACTTTATCCAGGAAGCAGCTGATGCTGATCTTCCTTCTGAGAAGAATGCAGCTGTTGCTCAGGCAAGTGCTGCAGCGTCCACTGGCGTTGAAGCATTCTACGATCTGGTAGTTGATACTGCTAAGAAGATCAAGGAGTCCACCAGCAAGGATTGGAAGGCAATTGCAGTTCTCGCTAAGAAGAATGGTATGCCTGTATCTGAGGCTTCTGGTGAAGGCTTCTTCGAGAAGTTCGCAACTCCGCTTGCTTCTAAGATCGCTGGTGGTAAGTCTGTTAAGCTTTCTGGTAAGGCTATGCCGACTGCCAACTTCTCTCGTACTTTCACTTCCAACTATTGCAACGGCATTGCAAAGATCCTGTCTGCATATGGTATCTCCATGGAGTGCGACTGCCCGGTTACCAAGAACTTTGTTGGTGACCTGAGCAAGAACGTGCCTTGCGCTGATACTTCTGATTCTTGTGCACAGCAGTGTGCTCAGGCAATCAACCATGGTGCAAAGATCATTAAGGGTGAGGGTGCATTCTCCAAGACTGCTAATGCAACTGTCAAGGATATTGCAAACTACATCACCGCTGTATATGTTCTGAAGGGCTTTGCAGAGATGGTTGTTAAGCGTGCAGGTTCTGCATCTGCTCGTAAGACCTCTATCGCTAAGATGACTGCTATGATGAATGACACCAACAAGAAGGGTGTTTCTCATGCATCTAAGAACATTATGAAGACTACTTCTTCTCGTGCAAACACGATCAAGGAAGCTGCTGAGGAAGTTGCCAAGGCATTCAATGATGCAATCTATGCACTCACTGAAGCAGCCAACGGTGGATCCGTTCCGCTTCCTGAGTCTAAGTAATATAAGAAAGGAGTAATTCAATTATGGAATTTACTAATTACATTCTTGAAGCCGCTGGTGTTTCTGATGTTGACATCATGGATATTGAAGTAACCCAGGCAATGGCTGAGATGGCTGTTCTCGAAGCAATGATGGATTGCTATGAGAAGCAGATGGTACTCCTTGAGTACAATGAAGATTCAGCTGATGAAATCTTCACTGAAGCTGAGACTTTTGTTCCTGCTATGCCAGAAGAATACGTTGTTGAATTTAAGAAAATCAACGTTCAGCGGGATGGTGCAACCGGTAAGTGGCAGGTTGTGCAATATGAGGCTGAAAATGAAAAAATTAAAGACGACAAGGGATGGACACATACGAGCGCTGTTCGTAAATATGGTGTTAATACTCCGGGTGTTGAACCAGATAAAATTCTTGGAACATATGACACTGAAAAAGAAGCTCAAGATGCTTATGAAAAGTTTAATCTGGATTTATTCGGTAAACAAAGTAAAACTCGTATTGAGCGTGAGAAAAGAGCACAATTGCCGCACGAAAAGACGCCCAGAGGAACTTTTGATGCACGCAAAGAAAATCCTGAAAGAACTGAAAGAAAACTTGCCGAAAGAAAAAAGAAGCTTGAAAAGGCTGCTGGAACACCTGCTACACCTGGTTCAAATGCAACCACACCTTCCGAATCTCCTAAGCAGGCAGATCAGTGGGATGGTTCTGCAAATGTAAGCACTGCATCCAAGTCTTTCGGCAACTCTTTCAAGAAGTTTATGAGCAAGGCTGGATCTGTTATTCAGCAGCTTGTGCTCGGTCTTGTTGACGCTGTATTTTCTGTAAACTTTGACAAGCTTGCAGACAAGATTGCTGAAAAGGGTGCTGGCTTCACAATGAATGACAAGCAGTTCCAGACTATCAATAGACTTGAGGATCTTATGGATCTTACTCAGCAATATTATGGCAAGTTTGATTCTACACTTCTCTCAAGAGTAAACTGGACTCGTGCAGAGGTAAATAAGTATAAGAATATTCTGTCTGAAACATCGGCAGCACTCAAGCAGAAGTATGTAGACACTGGTGTATTCAATAACACTGCCGAGCAGGTTAATTCTCCGAACAAGCAGACTACACCCGAGGATCTTATCGATCTCTGCCATGCACTTGGTAAGAACGATTTCAAGAAGCTTCTCCGCAAGTGCCAGAAGGAGGCTGCTGCATATAATACAGACTTCAACGAGAATGCAAACATTCCTCCGGAGATTGGTAAGGCAATGAGAACATTTGTCAATGATCTCATCAAGGTTTACAATAAGACTACTAAGGATTTCAAGGGAATGCTTAATTGGGCACTTGAAGTTGGTGCAGCTCAGAGTCATAGAGAAAAGAATGGCGGCATCGACCAGTCTCCTGTCGGCTTCAAGAAGTCTCCTAAGGCTAAGGAACTCCAGGAGCAGAGAAAAGCATATCGTAAATCTCTAAGAGACAGTAAAAAGCAAGAATCGTGGGCTGAAGAAGGTTGGAGCATGAATCTCTCAGAGGATGAGGATTTTTTCTAACTGAGTCTTCATATGGTTCGGGATATGAAGACGAAGATTTCTACACCGAATATCATGAGATTTCAAGATATCCTGCATTCAAACAAGATGGAGATACAATTCGTAAAAGCTTGCGCGAATTAAAAACTAATCCAACCGGTAATGCGCGTGAAGAAATTGTCCTTGCTTTAGATAGAATGCAGTCTTCTTTTAAGAAGATATTACATGCACAAAACTCCGAGGGTGCTGAATGGAACAGAGCAATTGCTTCACGTGAAGCGGGACCTGGAATGAGAAGAGAAAATACTGCCGAAATTGTAGCTAACAATAAAGAATTCTTCAGCAAACTGCAAGAGTTTAGAAACGAATTTTATGACTTCAGACGGTTGTATGAAGACGATAAGCGCGAGGCAGTTAAACTTATCAAGGATCTTGATAACTTCTTGAAATATTATGGTATCTGATCGCATGTTTCAAGCATCACTCGGTGATATAATGTGAGATATGTTATTACAATATTACCAAACCGAGTTTTCAATTCCACACACTTCCAAGTGTCATCTAAAGACATCTGGTCTTGTAAATAACGGAGGACAGGTGACAATTGCGTCACCTGTCTTTTCGTCTATTGATTACAATTCAAAAGCATTAACATTATCATCGGAATTTACCGTTCCGATTCGTTTAAATCAATCACAAGTTGATTTAACCGGTGATGAAGATGCTGTGTTGGTTTGTGATGATAATGACATATTTGGAATGTATGTGAAACTCGTATAACAAAACAAGGGAGGTGTTTCTAAATGACGTCGGATGAAAAAACATCAATCCCCTCATTGTTGAAGTATGAAACTTCCGATCTCTTTACAATCGGAAACATCTCAAAATCAATCATTGCAAATTTACAGAATGATGAAGTTCAACTGATTTTGAAAAATGCAAAAGATGTAACATATGTACCACCACATCGGTGGGAAGTCGTATTAAATTATTTGCCTTTGGAGTTTTATCGAATGATTGAAACATATCAAACGAATTTAAACGAGCATATGTATGATGTCGAAGACTTCGATCCAAAGTACTTATGTAATCCAAAGAAATATGCATATGATAAATATGGTATAACGAATATGTGGAGACCAATTATGATTTTGAATCGATGTGCAACCATCACCGATTTCAATTTCAAATTTATTCGTTATTACAACATCCAACCATTTTCAAAAATCATGTCGGTTCTGATTTCTCGTATGAAACACGATGAGTGATTATAATGATATCCGATTTAATCATGAGAATCGGAATGACTTTAATGAGGGGAAAGGTGATACGAACATAGCAACTCCAGGTTACTCATATCAATACAATGGGTTATCTCCAGAGATGAGACCACATGGTTATTCATTATCATTGGCTTGTCAATCTGGTACGGATATGCCACATGCAATTGGTAACGTAACTGCAATCGTATTGCAATTCATTGTGGATTTATTTCCACGAAATACATTCAACACTGTATTGCCATCAACTCGTTTGGCACACAGACAATTGAGACATACACCAAAACAGATTCGTTCACAGCCATATCCGATGTGTATTGTAACCCCCAGAGTTTCGTTATCGGGTATTGATGATCGTTTAGCAGCTGGATCGTTTGCAACAACACTTTGGTCAACCACATCTTGTAGATACCAGAATCGGTCTGAGATGGAAAGATTATTCTTTGATTCTCGGAAAGGTATTGAATGGCGTGGTAAGATCAATCGTGTAGTTGTTAACTTTGATTTTGTATTATCATTTCAAAGTGTTACGGAACAACTCAAATGGGCATCATACTTAATTAACAAAATTCCTACGGAACGAATATTCTTCGATATTGATACTGCATTGGAATTGGCAATACCGGATGGATTCTTGTTGGAAACATCTCGTTATGCTGGAATTCCAGTCAAAGATGAGAATGGTTCAGTTGCTCAATTTGTTGATTATTTGAATATGAATTCTGTATATCCAGTCTCTTATCGTTTTTCATCTGGAAAACATAAAGATTGTTTTTATGCATACTATATGACTGCACTGTTGTGTTCGATATCTGATCTGAACTATTCGAACGTGTCTAAAACAAATATGGTCGATACAGACTGTCCGATTACATTTACATTACGATGTGAATTTAATACGATTGGTTTGTTTGATTTGTCGGTTCCGAATCCCGGACCGTATCGTTTAATTGAACCAAAGAGTGAAGGTATTACCATACCAATATTCTCTGATGTGTTTAATGAGCGTGATTTTCCATTGCCATATGGATGGAAAATCCATTCACGACCAATCATCAAATTTGATGATGAAGAAACTGAGATTTGTTTTAAGTCCGTTCTTGGATATGGATTGGAAAAGATGCTTGATTACCACATCGAGCATCACATCAATCCAGACTTATTCATCAATGTGAAATTGCGTGAAAACAATGTCATTATTGATGATGGATATTATGTCGATTGGAATGAACGAAAAATAAAGTTCGACACGATAAAATATCAATGTACATATCGTTTGATTATATCGATCAATCAGCTGTATATCAACGATATGCTAAAGATGTTATACTATAAAGATGACAATGGTATTTCATCCGAAAATCCAAAAAATACTATGTAAAGGAGATTAAAGATTATGGATATGAATCTTAACTTTGGTTATGATGGTGCGTATGCTGATGATGACATCTATCAGGAGTCTGCATACAACGCTGGTAACTCTTCTTTCCGTGATTTCATGGAGGATAAGTTTACCTCATTTGATCCGGAAACAATCATTTCTGGTGGTAACAACAAGCTGAAGTCTGGTCAGTTCGATATTGATATCGAGGATTCTGATCTGGCTCTGGGTTATTCCAATGATAGCCCTGCAACCGATCCCAAGATTGGTCGTTTCTTCTAATCGACAATTCATGCCAAATGAAATATGTGAACCCGGGGGCAATGCCCCCGGTTCCATATTTTTATTGACAAAACTGTAACCATTTATGGTCAATCGTATATGAAATTAAATAAATCAAGAAGGTGTTATTATGTTTTTTGATCGTTTAGGAAATTATGTTACTGGAGAACCAATCGTTGAAGGTGCCCATTCCATAAGTTCGGATATGGTAATCAATTTTTTGTCCAATATATTTTATGGAACACTCGATGATCTCGCTGATGTCAAAACAACCACAAGAGATGTTAATGCTATTAAATTGGCATTAGAAAAAACTGATCTAACGGATGATGAGAAAGCTGTTTTGAGAAGTAGATTTCTCAAAACTCCCGCAGAACCCCGTTTTTCAATTGGCGAACGGTTAACGGATAAAGAGGGAGCATATGCTGAAAATTGGGTTAGATCAGTCGAATCCAAAGCTTTTCGCAAACTTCGTCATCCCGGTAGAAATGCTGAATTTAGAAAGATTATTGATGATATCAGAATGCGTTCAACCAAGCCTGTGAGACCTGGGTTTGAGAAATCTGAAACGGTCCAAGAAGGTTGGTTTAACCCGAAACCACATAAGGAAATACATCGACCAACAACAATAGAAGATGTTGAAACGATGCATGATATTGTCATTGATAAAGATTTCAAGAAGTTTATAACCGAAAATCCAAATGGTTGTAAATTTAAATATCCGGATAATAAAATTGTATCTAAAGAGATTCTTGAATTTATTGATGATGAAGGTGATCCGTCCATTTGTAGTTTAAATCAATTTATCGATGCAAATTGTGAATATGATGGATGTATTGAAATATCTGATTATTGTTTATACATCGGAGGATGGATAGATGATAAGGCTTTATATTTAGCAACAAATAAAAGTTCATGTGCACCCGAAGGGTCTATTATTTTTGCAGATATAATTGAAAGTGGATATGATTACACCGATAGAATATTTGCTAAATCATTCAAAGATTTATTAAAAAATGCAAATATCGAAAAACCCATCAAAGAATATTCCGAAATGGATCTTGACGAAATGTCAGATTACATTACAGAAGCGAATGAAGAGTCAAAGAAAGCTCGTAAGAATGCGCAAGAATTTATGCGGAAAGAATATGGTACATCACATCCAACATCAATGACGTCCAAACAACGTAATCGCATGAAGAGATGGCTTAAGGATAATGACTACGATCCAAAAACTGGAACGATCGCTACTGATATGGAAGATGATGGTGGTAAACCTTTTAGAGTCAATCTTGGAACCAATTCAGCGGTTGGAAAAGTTATTGGTCAGAAATCTAATGCGGCATTTAATACTATACCAAACAAATCTTATCCAAAAGAAAAATATACACCTGCTGAACAACATGCATATGCTGGTGACAGACCTCTCATTAACATGCCAAAAGAATATATGAAACGTCATCCATCGATTTCTACAGGTATTAGCAAACATGAAGAAGGTCATATTGCTGATTATTATGGGAAAATTGATGATATTATTGATAAACGAATCAAAGCTGGTGACCACATAACACAAGCTATGAAAAAAGGTATGGATTATTCACCAACTCATACAGATGTGAAGGAACATATCGCGGACCTGTATTCTGCTCAGCATAATAAATATAAAGACAAACTCAGATTCTTAAATACAATTTTATCCGAAGATATTCACATGCAAAGAACGTTCAAAGCAAACTGGAAAGATCTTTGTGAAAAGGTTTATAAAAAACAGAGTGATGATCAACCACCTATCATTGACGCTTCTTCTGTTGAAACAATGCGCGATTCAATGAAAAATCTTGTAAGTAGAACCAAAGCTAATATTAAGAGTTATAAAGCACAATTAAAAACACCAATGTATCCATCTGGAAAAAATTTATTAAATCGATTAATTGATTCCGGAAAAGATGCATGTAATGAATACGAAAAAATATTAAGAAAATGGTTTATCGGCAAATTGTTATTCAAGAAAGTCAATTATGATGATGCAAAAGTCATGGTTGATAAAGCCGTATGGCATGATGCAAAACTTGCAGTTGATGAAGCTATTCGTCAAAATGATGGAGATATTGAAATTCGTAAAGAATTTCTTAAGAAGTATATCAATGAATTTGCTGTTGAATACGATATGTCGGCAACAGATGTTATTCAAGAAATGTATCAAACTGCATTTGAAGATTATGTTTTCCAAGAAGACTTTGAAGATGAAGAACCATTTGACTACGATGTATTCATTGAGGCTAAGATCAACGCTGCAGATCGTAATAAGTTGGACGATAGTTGTTTTGGTTTAGTATATACGGATGAAAATGGTGAGAAGATTCGTAAGTACCCATTAACTGATAAAGATGGCAAATTGGATGAGAAGCATGTTCGTCAAGCTGTACGATTCTTCAATCATTGTCCCAAAGAACATCAACATCAACTGGCATTAAACATTTTACACGCTGCGCATAAACTTAGATTGGATACAACAAAATGGGATACGGTGAACAAAGCCGCTGAAGAAAACGATGAAGATTAAACGATGATATGTGATGGGGGCATTTAAGCCCCCATCATTAAATCTATTATATTGAAATTTGAAATATATATAATTAATATGATAAGGAAACAAACCCATTCATCATCAAGGAGGAATTATTATGATGGAAAACAATAAGGGTCGTGTGTCGTATGTCGATTCAGAGAGAGCTGAGCTCGCTCGTCAGCTTGATGAGCTCAGATCTCATCAGAAACAGATCGAGAAGCAGCTCGATGAGCTGGAAAATCGAAAAAGAAGAGCGCTCGAGCAGAATGCGCAGCAGATTGCGATCTGCCAGAAGTTCATCGATGAAGTCGGTGACGATGCAGAATCGCGTTACTACCTCGAACGATTCATGTATCAGCTGCATGAAACCCGTCGACAGATCGAAATGATCAATATTGAAAGGTGGTGATATTAATGAACACAATGTCCGTTGAGGAGATCCGCAATCGCATTGCGGAGTGTCATGGATGGGCTGATGCCTATGATTATGACTACGACGAGGATGACCCGAGCAATCTGGCGGAGGATTACCGCCAGGAAGCTTGGGAACTCGAGACACTGCTTGCTAAGCTCACTGACAATACCCGGGGTTAACCCCGGGTATGATTTTTTTTTTGTTTAAACCAAACTGTAACCTTTATACTTTCTAAGGAGATGATCATTATGAATAAACATGATATTGAAGAATTACAATCTTTTCTTCAAGGTGAATACATTGAAGAATCTACATCACGTTCACTCAAAGAAGTGAAGCAACATCAGAAAGATGTATCATCCAATAAAGATGCTGGTGATATCACCAGAGTTCGTAAAGTATTGAAATCAAAACTCGAGAATGATAATACCAATAACACTTATGGTAGATATGATGGAAAACGCGATGTGTATGATAAAACCCCGGCTATAAGAGATAAAATAAGAATCCATTTGTTTATGAAAAAATCCGAATGTAAGAACAGTGATGAATTGTATGCCTTTAATTATGCAGACAAAGTTTTATCTGGATCAAATAAAACTGAAGTGAAAAATAAGATGTGTAGATTAGTAGGATTTGATCCGAAAGTTTATGGTATGGATTTATACAAACATCAACCTGGAGAATATTTCAGCGTTAATTTTATAGAAAACGCAACTAAATCAAGACAACTGTCTCCAACAGAAATAAACAAATACAGGTATTTTCATTTTTCAAAAACTGGAAATTTACACAATGTTGGACTTTCATCATCAAGGTCCACGATTCATGGTGGTGGAAGTATAATATACCCATCAAAATGCATATTTTTTTATGCTGTTGAAAAAACAGCAGATCTTGATAATGTTTTGGCACGCATGATCAATGGTGATCCACGTGGAGTAAGAAGTGCATTCTTTTATGGAGACTATGTATATGAATATATACCGAAAAAATCTGATAAAATATACATAGATTCAACCGATGATTCTAATTTATTACAATTACAACAGAAAACACGTAATCATGGATTCTTTAAAGTATTCTTGAATTTAGCTGGTGAAGGTAGATCATCAGTTCCTGTAAAAGAATTCAATTTCAATATAAGTTATAATAAACAAAACATAATGAATCAAGAAGAAACAAAGTTGCGGTCGTATACTGCAAGACTTGAAGATATTTACGATTGGAATCCTAAACAGGCGGACAAAGTTGTGGATATATTTAGCAAGTATATTCATGATCATGAAACAAATCCAAACAGTCCTAAACCAAGGAAAGAATTGGATGCATCATTAAAATCTCTTGCAGATTTTTATAAAAGTGCCATTGATAAGTTTATTAATGAAGAAAAGATTCCTCAAGCAGAACGTCGTCTATTTAAAAAGAACGCATATGGTCATTTTCATAAAATATTAAAAACCAAGCTTAATAAACGCTTCGAATACGGAAGTAACGATTACAAAATGCTCACAAAATATTTTCATGAATATTCTATTGATGAAAATGTTGATGATGATTATATCACCGAAGCAACGAGTAGATCTCTGAAAGAAGTAAAGCAGCATCAAAAAGATGTCAATAAAAATGCTGTGAAAGCCGATATGACATATATCCAAAATTTTGCACGTAAATGTGTGGATTCCACACATTCGACTACCCATCGGAATAAAAGACACATTAATTTATCAAAGCATGAGTGCAAAAATGAAAAGGATTTATTTGCATTTAATTATTTGATGGAATTATATAAAAAGATTGAAAATAAAAAGTATTTTGATCAATTTTTTAAATTATTTGGATTTGATGGATCCCGAGTTGAAATACGTGGACGTTATCATTCATCATGGGGGCTTGGGTTATCATTGTACGTTGTTACAAATGGAGAAACTTTTTTACCACGTCCAGGAGTGTTCTTTATTCATACTACAACCGTACCAACAATGACAGCATTAGATGGGTATACAAATAATGGTGGCACAAGAGAATATGCTGGAAATTGTATATTCTTTTTTGCGATAAAAGCAAATGATATACGAGAAGCTATCAAGAAATTAAGCGAATCTGGTCATAAATATGGTAAATATGCATATCAATATATTCCCAAAAAATCAGATCGATTTTTTGTTGATTCGTACCATAACAACGATACCAATACCTTTGGTAAACATAATGACATAACAGCAGTTTTTATACAAGTAAAGGAAGATCAAAAATTGCCTGTTAAAAATGTTTCCAATTTTTTCATGGATGATAATGCCAATAAAGCTGCAAAAAAACACTATCTTGCAGATATTAAAAGACTGGAAGATTTGAAGAAAAATAGAATAGCAAATATTAAAAAATATGCCGATAAATATACAAGAAAGATTAATGAACTTGAAACATTCTTGAAAGATGAGCCATATAATGAAGATTATTATATGCCACAAATTAATGAATTAAAACAGAAATTAGAAGAACTCGATAAATCGTATGATGATAAAATAAAAAAGGTTGAAGATTCTATAATGCTTGCAGAAAAGAAATACGGATTTACAAGAACAATGGTCGAATCTTACATTGATGAAAACGTTGATGATGATTATATCACCGAAGCAAATGAAGAATCAAAGAAATCCCGTAAGAACGCGCAAGAATTTATGCGTAATGAATATGGTACATCACACCCAACATCAATGACTTCCAAACAGCGTAATCGTATGAAGAAATGGCTTAAGGATAATGATTACGATCCAAAGACTGGAACGATCGCTACTGATATCATTGATAAAAAGACGGGTAAACCTGTTCGTGTGAATGTTGGCACAAATGCATATGCTTTAGATCCTGATATTTTAGGTCACCCAGCACAAGCGTTCGCCATTCCAAATACGGAAGAATCCGGAAAATATCTTTCGGATACTCTTTTGAGAGATGGAAGAGGATATATAAACATGCCATTGTCAGAGATGAAAAGACATCCATCTGTTTCAAATGGTATCAGTAAACATGAAGAAGGTCATATTGCGGATATGCAATATGGTGAAAAAATGCTTGGTAAAAGAAACGGACGTAGAAAACTTAAGAAATTAAATATCGAAGATTATGGTCCTCATATAAATCAAGATGAGCTTGCAGCAGATGTATATTCTGTTCAGCATAATAAATACAAAGATAAATTGGGATTTATAAAACGACTCTCATCATCTGATATAAAAGCGCGAAAAGGTTTGAGACATGATCTCTATAAAGTATATAAATTATTTTACGATGAGAATCTTGGGGATGTTGATATGACAGATGTCAATAAACTGAAGACCATCTTAAAGAATATGATAAAAGATTCTGAAACTGAGTTAAAAGATTTAAAACAATTTGAAAAATTAAATGATAATGACGCATTTCGTGCCAATATAACCGGTGTTGAAAATGGTATCAAATCCTATAAGCGACTTCTGGAAAAAATTGAAAACATCACACCTGATGAATTTAAAGGTGAATTCAAACAGGCGGTTTTCAATAGTTATAAACCTTATTTTGTTGAAGTTCTGAAAGTGTTTGACAGAGAGAGCGAATTCCGTGCAGATTTTGCTAAAAGATATATTAAAGAATTCGCAACTGAATATGATATGTCAACTCTTGAGGTTATTCAAGAAATGTACTTACAAGATATGGAAGAGTATGTATTCCAAGAAGAATCGGAATCAATTGAATCTTACATTGATGAAACCATTGAAAGATTCGATGCTTTCATGGAAGAGTTTAATCTAACCCACAATGAGGATTACCACAATGAATGAAACATTAATAAAGGTGAACAACTTTCCATTCAATAAGGTATACTTTGGAATGCCTCAAAGAGTTGGAAAGTCAATGAAACTGGATCGTCCATTATTCATCACACCATACAAACGAATTGGATCAATATTTGCCGTATCACGTGATCCGAAAATCAGATCACGTCTCGGTGGGGCATCCAATCGTGGATATGATGAATGGGTTTATCCGATTCGGAATGATGATTATTTGAACGAAGTTCATATCAAAGTAAAGAAGTCTCAAAAAGACTTTGAACCGTTTGAGATTGACTGTACGGGATATGTGTATGAGATTGATATATCCAATTTAAAGGATCATATCTATCGAAAGTCATGGATGTCTCCAAACTTGGAATTCTTATTGGCTAATATCGATGAAGTTCAATTCTCAAATGTCCATACAATCAATGCTCATGTATATGTGGATAAAGCTCCATCATATACTGTCATAAATGAATCAGCAATACAAGAAGGAGCATGGTATTACAACGTCGATAGAGATGAGATAGTTGTTGACAATCTCCCGTATAATAAGAAGATTGATGGTGATGAATTCTTTGAAATAGATGAATTGATCATTCCATTAATCAAGGTATGTAATCAAAAAGGTTACAAGACCAGATATTGTTGTGCAGGACATATTCCACATCATGAATTATCCGAAGGCAAATATTATAAACAGAATACAACGGATATTCCATATATCATGTTTGATAAGCCATATCTGTTTACAAATCTACCATCGATGTGGCATAGCGAAATGCCATCAATTAACAAGGATGGTCCATACGTTATTTTGCGATATAATCATAAACCAAATGAATTTTATTCCAAACAAGCAAAATCATCGAAAAACATGGAGTTGTATGTTAACATCGTAAAAGGCATACAAGAATTGTGTAGATATTTTGAGAAATTACCAGATGCATCAAAAATGGAAGTAGCGAGTGAAGAATGGATTAAAGCATACGGTGAATCATATAATATCATTCAAGAAGCTGATTTATATGGAAAACCATTCGATATGTCCAGAATCAAATCGACGGCATTACGAATGTACTTGTCGAAGTATAAAGTTCTTACGACAAATGGTGAAGAGTACCGTAAAGCAACCAATGGAAAAACAGTCGTTGCTGGTGTTACTAACACACAAGTCCTGTTGTTTGAAGATGACATCAAACGTGCTGGATTGACGGATAAGGAATTGACATTTATTTTATGGCATGAATTGGCACATCGGCTCTTGAACACATCGGATGAAAAAGCATGTGACGACTATGCACTTCGCCAAATGGATGAAGCAACATACAGAAGTGCAGTTGCTAAGACAAATCGTCTTGTGGCAGCACTACGAAAAGAGCATGGCATAACACCATCTGAAGAAGGCAAAAAGAAGTACGCCCATCGCAATCTGATAAAGGAGGATTATGAAATGGAATTTGATCGTTTAACAAAATTACGTGCAATCATGGAGGCTGAAGACTCAACCACCAATGATGAAGAAGAGAAGGATACAAACAATGAAGAAGAAACCACACCAAAGAAGAAAGCTCCGTCACGTTTTAAGAAAGATGACGATGATGTTGACACCGACACGTCAACAGAGGATGAAGATGGAGAAGAAGATGGATCAGATACTGATGAAGACGACGATACTGATTCTGATGATTTATCTGATTTCGGCAATCATGGCGGTGACGAGTTACCTAATAACGAATATGATCCCCATGAAGTAGAGACACTGAATAATCTCATGGCTTCTGAAGCAGATGCCATGAATGAATACTTGGATGCTGCTCGTTCATCAAAGGTGGATGTACTTCAACGTCTGTATGCAGATATTGCAAATGAAGAACGTTTCCATATGGAACAGCTTCTGTTTGCAAAGTCTGAACTGACGGGTGAGAAGTATGTTCCTCGTGACAAGGATGTTCGTAAAGAATATGAAGAACTTCTTGAACTGGGAATGGATGAAGATTCTGCAATGGCTACAGCAGTTGATAAAGTTGGAATCAAGGTACAATCCGAAGCCAAGATTACTGACAAAGATGCAGAGGATTTGGATGAAGATATGAAGAAGCTTGAATCAGATGTTGATGTTCTGGAAGAGTATGCAGTTCAAATGGAATTGCTTCGTAACATTTGTGAATATGCATACATGACAAATGATACGGAACTCATCAATGAGATGCAATATACTTCATCCGGAGATTCTTCTTTCATCATGGAAGAAGTTGCATCAAATGTCACAATGGATAAGAAGTATTCACGTCCAATCAACCCGATTATTCTGGCATTGAAGCTGTTTAAATCATTCTTGGTTTTCGTTCATAATTTAGCAAAGAACTCTCAGAATTTGACGACACAGATTCGTTTCCGTTTGGCTAAGACACAAGAACTGATTAAGAAGCATGGACTGGGTGCATTATTTGGAGAGGGTGTATACATGTATCTTTGGAGTGATACAAAGAACGCGGTTACATTCGATGATATGGCTTTCTACAATAATTCACTTTGGACATTGTCTCAGATGTGTGTTACCAATTCCAAAACAACCAATCAAGATATGTTGAATGCAGCAAAGAACCAACCACCATTCAAGATTCATGATGCAGCATTTAATAAGAAATTTAATGGTCCAAGACCAATCGTTCAAATGTTCCAAACTGCTGTATTCACTAAGACAAAGGTTGTTGTGAATGACAACACACGTGACTATATTGAGAAAACATTCTTTGGTAATGTACCAGAAGGATCGGATCCAATCAAAATTGATTCAAGTCAACAGCTTGATTTGGTTGCATATGCAAGTGGAATGAATGCATGTGTTGTATTCTCGTATATGGTTGCAAGAATTGATCAATATGCACAATATACCCAAAAGATTCTGGACGGGTTTAAGAAGATGGAAGGTGAACCAAACGGTATCTTCCATACAAACCAGAAGCTGTATCTGGAACTTACAAAGTATATGGAACAAGCAGTAAAGTTCTACACCAAGATGATTAAGATGGTTACTCATGATCTGAACGTATGCGCAAATCTTGCATCTGGTAAGGTTCCGAATACAGAAGACAAAAACAAACCACAGGATCAACAGCAACAGCAACAGAGTTCCAAATAAAATATAATTTTATATAAATATATCATTTAAGTGAACATGTGTATGATGTTCAGAAAGGAATGATGTATTATGATTTTATATAACCAAAATCACAACATCGATGAATCTGTTGAGATGACTGAACAGATCTTTGGTGAGCCCGCAACACCAGCACACTTCTATGAGAAACAAAATGATTTCAATTTGATTCTTGAAGATATGATGTCTGGTGCAATTCCAACCAATACGAAACAACCATTCAATGTTGTTTGGAAAGCAGATATTGAAGCTTTGAATAGACAGAATGGTATTCCGTTTGATAAGCCATATCGGACTTTATCAGATCCGAATGGTATGTTATGATAAAATAAATGATGGGGAATATTAATATTCCCCATCGCATAACATATGTATTAAATTCGCACAATCATGTTCGAAACATTGTCCGGTTTTGAATATGAGTGCATTACTAAACACAAGCTTCCTTGCAATACCTCGACTTGTGTTAACACAACACGGATGTTCACACTTCCCCGCGCTCATCCGTGTTAAATGCTATGGTGGTGGAATTGGTATACACAGAGCACTCAAAATGCTCCGACTTAATTGTCATAAGGGTTCAAGTCCCTTCCGTAGCATCCTATCGGGACATGGTGAAGTTTGGTATCACGCTACATTTGGGATGTAGATGCCGGGAGTTCGAATCTCCCTGTTCCGACCATTATTCTGAAGCAGTTTATATCAGATACTTCGAATCACCATTTTGAAATGAATTTATATGTTTCATTCACACACAAAAATCGTCGAACAAGATTCCAGTTCGGCGTCAATCGAAAGATTGCCTTTTCTGGTATAGAACATTCTCAGAATTATAAATAACTCAACTATGTATTCCCCGGCGTCGTGCCGGGGAATGTTGGGTTTATTTTTGTCATTTTTAAAAACCTATATCAAACACCTTTAAGGAGGAAAAAGAAATGAAACTGTTTGTTGGAGACACCGTTCTTTGTTCTGAAGTGAGAGAATGGCAGGTTTATAAAACATATGGGTACATCTATTACATCATGTTCATTTATGATAAAAAAGATGATGATGGTAAATATATCGATGAAATAATCAACGGTCCTTTTACTGTTCATCATGTTGACGAGGAGAATTGTTCCGTAACATTTGCACGAGTTGACCCAGATAATGAAGATCTTCCAGATGGATTTACGGTTACGATCGATAAGAAGATTCTTGGTAAAGTAATGAATGTGTTTATTTGCATGAATAACACAAATATCCATCTGTTTCCACATACTGCTTCTATCAATCCAGAAGTACTTAAGATGTGGGAAAATCGTAATGATTCCGAGATGTATCTCAAATATCATGATCCAAAGAGCGATAAGAATATGCTGGTACATGTAACGGACATGTCCACATGCTGTATGATTGTTGATTATGTTAGTGGGTTTGAATATCACAAAGATCGTTTGCCTCGATGGGAAGAGCATTTTGATCTTGATGTTGAAGTGATAATGTGGTGATGTATTATGAAGGTAAAACAGAAAATTGAGAAATCTGGTAAGTATAAAGAACCGAATCCAAAAGATTTGTTAATTCCAGAGTGTCTTGTATGTCCGGAATGTGGTATGTTAATATATCCGCGTAATGAAGATAAAAGAAAAACATACTATTTCCCAAATATGTCAAATGAACATCGTTACTATACAAAACATTATGCAAGAGCCGCATTCACGTGTTCTGAATGTGGCTGTCAATTCAGTAGAGAAGCTGATACTTATACTGAATTTAATTGGGATAAAATAAAACTTGATACAGCAAAAGCATTAATGGTTTTATCGATCATCACACTCATTTTATGTGCAATACACGTAATAACTAATGATATTCGTTTTGATGTCATACAATTAGTAATCATAATATCGGCATATTCGATATTCGTTGGTTCAGTTATATACTATTGGAGAAATTCATAAATGTATTAAACCCGGGCTTCGACCCGGGTTATATTATTTTTTATATTTATATAATTTAAATGATAAATGAGAAACAAACTCTTTATCAATATTATTTTCAGGAGGAATAAGACATGAAGTTTGCAAAGAAAGTTGAGATCAAGGTCACGGTTAAGGACAATCCGTTTCTGAAGGAACAAGTACAGTTGTGAGGTGATTGATATGGACGAACCGATTACATCTTTTCGTGGCAATTATGAATTCTTATCGAATTTTTACGAATGTTATGTTCCAATGACATTCGGTAAAGACAACATTCCATTTGAATTCAGAAATGCTGAAGCGGCATTCCAAGCACACAAGACACACAATTTTGCAGATCTGGTTATATTTTCAAATATGACTGGACGGGAAGCAAAGAAGTTTGGTCGTAAAGTGAAATTACGTGATGATTGGAACGACATTCGTTTGCGAATCATGTTTGAAGTCGTGTTAACGAAATTCGTTGTCAATCAAGATTTGCGTGATAAGTTGATTACAACCGGACAAAGAGAACTGATCGAGGGTAACACATGGCACGATACCTTCTGGGGAGTTTGTGATGGTAAGGGCGAAAATCACCTTGGGAAGATTCTTATGGAAGTCCGGTCAATGTTGATACGTGCACAGTTTCTATATAAAGAGGAGGATCATCGATGAGTAAAGCCAAAGTAAACGTTATGGTCTGCACCCCGTTCGCGGGGTTGACAGATGATGAAATCAATTGCAATATTCGTGTTACTTGTTCTAAGTTGACGGATATTGTATTAGCTCTGTTCGAGGACAATGATGAAGGATATGATGAACTTGAAGTTCACTTCTTCTCAAACAATATCAACTATCAGAGACCTGCAATTCCGTGTGATACTGACACGATGGAAGATTATCGGTTGATGTGTTTGGGAAATGGTGTATCAAACATCATGGCTGAATGTGACGCTGTTGTATTTGCTGGGAAATGGCATGAGTCGCGTGGTTGTATGATGGAGATGATGGCAGCGTTGTTGTATCATAAACCAATCGTGGCTCTGGATGAACAAGACAATCCTATTGATCGTGATCAGATGATGGACATCGTAAAGGATTCCATCAATGATATGCTGGATAATATTTAAAGGAGGAAAAAGAAATGGGAAAGAAACTTGTAAACGTTGTGGAGAAATCGATCTGGATATTTGATACATATGATTTGAAAGTTGGAGATGCGTACATCATGACTATTATTGATGATGATGGGTTGGAAATCTTCGACGATGTTTTGTCAACTGGTGAAAAAGTGTTCATTCTTATTGAGGATTTCAATGAGAACGAGATCAAGGCGGTGTACATCCCCCGTAGGAATGCTTCAAAACAGGTACAGCGATTCCTTATTACACCGGATATGAATGTGACACTGGAAAGGGTAGTTGAATGATGGAAAAGAAGAATAAACTTCCAGAGTATGTGATCGAAGAATCAATCCCGCGTTTCAGTGGGATTGATTCCACGACACTCGCAAATGTTAAAGCTGATAAGTATAATAAGCTCATTAAAACCCATGAACAAGCAATATCCGGTCATTATATTTTAGCCAAAGACTCATGTTATGATAATGACGCTTTGTTTCTGAGCGTTGATAAGAGCAACACACATGCTGTCATAACGCTGTTGTCAAACCAGGCGTTTGATCGTAAAAAGAAGCGTCTTAAAGAAATCAAACGGTTTTGCAATAGCACTGATAATTTACTTTGGGGATATGATTGTCACCAACTGGTGATATATGTTGCACCAGAAGGGTTCTCGGAGTATTTCAAGATTAAAACTCTTGAATCAGAAATTGGTGTTGAGTATAAGAAACGTTACTGTTTTGATGAAAACAAACTTAACATCAATCGTGGATATGTGATTAGAAACAGCGTCATTACATCAATGATTTCATACGGTATTCTCAATAGTATTAATCCGAAACAGTTGGAGTTTACAGTTATCGATCAGAATGGCTCTCTCAGTAAGTATGAACTCTTAATCGAATATGTTGTAAATGGAACTATTGAAATTGAACCCGTTGATCTATAAAGTGTGGAGGAATAATCATGAAAAAGAAGCAGAATAACATACCCGAGTATGTGATCGAGGAATTGATCCCGCGTTTTCGCGGGATCGATACTCCGACAATCGCATATGTTGAATGTAAATTTTTGAACATGGACGGCAATTTTATTATGTCCAAAACATCAAAACCGGAGTATGATATATTACAGCTCAATACTGATGATACAATGATGGGAACATATGCCATTATGTTATGCCAGGATAAAGCATACCGTGAAGTCAAGGAATCAATTGAACGTCATAAAGATGATCAATATGATGAAATCGATGGTATGTTAACAACATATCGTCATTCAATTACAGGTGGTACAACATATGTCACATCGGTTGGATTTGTACAACATTTCAAAATCCATCCTCTTCGGAAAGGTTTTGGAATTGATATTAAGAAGAATTACAAATTCGATATATCGAAGCTTAAAAGGAATGATGTATTCAAAATCACGATCAAATACGGGCGCAAAAAATTTGATGAAAGATACGGCATTCTCTTGAGTGTTAATGACACGACGCTGAAACTGAAACTTTCGATGGGTTTTGACCCAGATGACGATTATGCACCAATGGCGTATGAAATCAAGATTGATGACATTGTCAACGGCAAGGTGACACTTGAGAAAGTCGATCTCAATCAAATTGCTATAAATATTTGATTTGGTGTAACAACGTCTTACATCAAATTATAGGTGATGAATATAAATTCTTAGGAGGAATCAGTATGAGTAAACTTTCTAAAGCAGCAAAGGAAATGTCCGCCCAGGACAAGACACGCAAGGAGCTTCATTTAGATGAAGCACATAAGAATCACATGGGTGGTGATTCTTACGAACTCAATCCGCTTGAGACACTTAAGCTGATTGCATGCTCTTCCATCTTTGGTGAAGCAAAGTATTATAAGGAGTATGAAAAGGATTACAAGCCACATAATCCAGAAACCGGCGGTAGAAGTTTTTCGACTTGGTATACGGAAACACGTATGGACTTCAACACAATCGCTGTTGATCTGTCTATCAAGCCAGTTGTTTCTTGTGACGTTCTGAGAACCAAATCCACATCTGAAGTATTCGAGGAAGCAATTGATGCTGCACTTGATTACGACTTCCGTGGAACAATCAGGTTTGCAATGGATCTTCGTACTGAATACTTCATGCGTTTGAATCCACAAATCATTATGGTACGTGCCGCAATTCATCCGAAGCGTAAGGAATTCACTGAAAAGAATCCCGGTATGTTCGCTGCAGCACAGATGGTTGTTATGAAGCGTGCGGATGAACCCGCAGCACAGCTTGCATATTATTTGTATCTCAACAAGGGCAAGAAGAATCAGCTTCCTTCCATCCTTAAGAGATCTATCGCACTTAAGCTTGGTAAACTGAGCAAGTATCAGGTTAACAAGTATAAGAATGCAGAGATTGGCATGATCAATGCTGTACGTCTGACTCATGCATCATCTCCCGTTCTTGATGAACTGATGCAGACTGGATCTGTCAAAGTCGATGAGGAAGACAAGACATGGGAACAGCTTCGTTCCGGTGGTATGTCTTGGCAGGAGATTGTTGATAAGGGCGTAATGCCCCATATGGCAATGCTCCGTAATATCAGAAACGTATTCAAGGAAGTTGAGGATCTTGACTTCTGCAAGAAGTACATGACCAAGTTAAAGGATGGAGTCCTCAAGGGCAAACAGTTCCCGTTCAGATACAAGTCTGCATACGATGTTGTGAAAGAGGACTATAGAATCAATCATCGTGCATATATCATGGATACACTGGAAGAGTGTATCGATATCTCAATCGACAATCTTCCGAAGCTGAAAGGTACAACTGTATGCTTGTCGGATAACTCTGGTTCTGCATGGGGTGCTGTAACATCCGAATATGGTAGTACCACAATTGCTGAGATCGACAACCTGTCATCTGTAATCGCTGCCAAATGCTCCGATGAAGGATCTGTTATCAAGTTTGGTGATAGATACAAAGAGTATCCAATCTCTAAGAGAAATGGTGCACTTAGTATTGCAGAAACTGTCAATGAAACAGGTGGTCATGATGTTGGACTGCAAACAGAAGGCGGTGTTTGGAAATGGTTCGCTCATGTCCTTGATAATGAGATCAAGGTCGACAACATTTTCATCTTCTCTGACATGCAGGCTGGAACCGGTGGTTTGTATGGTACTGACGAAGACATGAGAGATTATATCCGTGGCGGATATGGTTGCAGAATCCGCAGCAGATATGGAGAACAGTTTGGATTCATCAATGTATTCAAACTCATTCTTGCATACAGAAAGCATGTTAACCCCAAGGTTAATGTGTTCACTGTACAGACTGCTGGATACGGTGATGCGGTCGTTCCGATGATGACTTACAGATGTGCCATTCTTACTGGTTGGACTGGTAAGGAAGTTCAGTTCGCCGCTGAATACATTAAGCAGTGGGATGAGATCGAAGCTAAGCGTGAGTCTCAGAAGAAGAAGATTGATGATGCATCCATTCTCAATCAAATTACTAAGGAAGATGTAATTGAAGCAACTGAAGCTTATGAGCATAATCAGAAAGTTATGACTGATATTGCAAAGACGATCTTTTCTGATAAGCAATATCCTGATGCAGATGATAAAGAGCTTCTTAAACAATTCGACGAGCAGATTAATGGTAAACCGAAGCTTGTTGATGAATCCAAGCAAGAAGCATTCGATAAGTTGACAAAGGACATGTCACCAATCGGTATTATCGCTTTGAAGTCACTGTTGAATGCGTATGCAAAGATGGATGATGACGAGCGTAAGAAGTTCTTTGAAGATATCAGCGAGTAAATAACATGTATAAGTTACCCGGGCGGAAAGCCCGGGTAATGTTATTTTTTATATTTATATAATTTAAATGAGATCCAATCAGAATACTGATGAAATTGACGGATTGGAAATATCCGTATAAAGGAGGTGATAATCCATGGGTGAAATTATCACCGGAGAGGAAATCTTTCTCGGTTAATTTTTGATTAAAACTCATCCATATATAAACCAACGTATCACAGTGTTCTGATTGGATTAATCATTAGTCATATAAGGAGGAAAAAGATATGAAGTATCGAGTTCGAAAGAAAAGAATGAATCGAAAGTCTCGTCATGTGTTAAAATTTATTCGCATGAGACTCAACGATCCATGGACCATGGCGAATGAGCTGAAGTATTATATTCGATTTGCAAACTTTCCCACAAAGACGAACGATACGTTGTGGACTGCATATTTGCGATTAAAGCGGATTCACCCCCGCCAAATCGATATTACCAAAATATGAGTAAACATTTTAAGGAGGAAAAAGAAATGAAAAAGGTTGAAAGACTCGAAGTATTGAAGGAACTTGTTGGTATGTTAACCGGTGAAGAGTTTCATGAAGATGGTTCTTTGAAACTCATCAACAATCCCGTCATCAAGCGTATCCAGTCAAATGCACGAATCGTGTATATGACGGATACTGGTAGAGTATCCAGTTTCTACAAACTCGGCATGGTCGATCATTTTCCGATCATTGGATTTGAAGTGATTGAACATGACGAGTTCCATCGTGTTCTATATGCTGTACTTCATGTGAATGTCAACGGCAAAGATTGTCAGATCCCGATTGTTGATATGTGAGAGGAGAAATGACATATGAATTGGAGAATGAAGAAGAAGCGTAGAATAAGATTTTCTATGTTAATGCTTCATAAATTCCATCCACGTCGACGCTTGGTGGTTCCGATTACAACGAATGATACGCGTTGGACGTCGTGTTTGCGATTAAAGCGAGTTCATCATCGTCAACTTGAACGTCAATTTGATCGTAATGTGACAATTGAAAAAAGATATGGAAATAAAGGAATATTACTGGTGATAAGAGGGGATGAAAAATGAATCATCGTATCAAGAAAAAGAGATCATGTTTGCATGGTAACATGTATCGATTTAAGAATTATCATGCAAGAAGAGTGGTCGTTCGTTATGAACGACCCTTCGTCAAACAAGTTGTACTCGCACAATCAGCATGGCTGTTCCAGTTTCCAACAAAGTGGATTCTACACAAATATCCATTTGGAGAAGGGTATATCCATGTGTATGCTGACTGTCTGAAAAAGCGTATGCCGATTGCGGAAGCAATCGGTAGATACCATGAAAAAATGAGAAAGGGTGATAACAATGTATGATGTATTGACAAAACATAGATACTACATTGTCAAGTATCGGAAGGGTCTGATTATGTACACTGATCCTGTTAAGATTGAACTCTCATTGATTGATCTTTCAAAGCTTGACGATGAAGTATATAAAACGGAAGTTGAAAAAGTATACAATCTGAGTGATTTCGAGAAAGAACTTCTCAAGAAGCTCAAACCTCTTGAGACTCAGACCGGTGGTGGAGCTGTGTGGTCCAAAGGTATTATGTTGATCAATCCCGATGAGCAGAACATCATTGACGAGCTCAAGAAGTATTCGTTCCACGAGATGATCGCAATCGATACAAATTGTTGGCATGCTAAATTTCTTAAGATTGTTGATGATTCGAATAATGAAATTAAATCATTAACATTAAAAGAGATCTCTGTTCTGTTCGGATAAAAGGAGTAGATATTATGAAAAAGGAAATTGTTTCAAAAAATAAAAATAAAGTGTTTCATGAATCTAAAACTGGATTAAGAACATTTTGTTTATTCGAATTGCTAACTTCACATTGTGAAGATCATGATACGACACTTACAAAATTACTGGAATATTACTCAGATGATGTATATCTGGATGATGAGATTCTTAAAGTTACAATTCCAAAAGTTGTTAGACCATGGGATGATGTAATTAAACGGCAATTGAATGATCTGTTTAAACACAGAGATGAAGCCGTGTATAAAGCACTTATAATAGAGCTTGAATCAAAAGATAATATTAATAGATGCAGACGGCTCGATCTTCAATTTGTTGGCGTCTATGATCTTGGTGATAAGATAGAAGTGTTATTCAAACCTCAATCAATCATTTTCAATGATGCTGTTTTGTTGTGCTGTTATCGGTACATACGATTGTACAATAAATATTATGGTGAGTAGGAAGGAGTAGATATCATGCATAAAGAATATATCGATAAGGAGGAATAAAGAAATGAATAAGCGAATCAAAAAGAAGAAACAGAAGTTAGCAGCAATGCACGCTTCTAAATGGAAGGATATAAAGCTCGTTAAAAAGCGGGCTCACGCGACCCGTATTGAAGTTCAGCATGGTTCATGGGGGATGTTCCCCGATAAAGATAACTATGCAAGGTATCTTCGGAAAAAGCGTTGTTGTGATAAAAACGAAGCCAAAATCGAACAACACTTCTTATTTGGAGAGATCTTGTTGATTGCAGCAGCAAACGAACGCAAAAAGGTGAAGAAGAAGTTGTTTGCGAAAGAAGGTAATTATAATGGCTAAAGAAAAGCATCAACAGCTATCAAGATTTTTATGCTACATCCTGAGACACAAACCTGGTGATCTCCATCTGGTGATGGATCACGAGGGCTTTGTCAATGTTCAGCAACTCATCAAGAATGTCAACGAGTATACATCGTATGAAATCAATGAAGACATTCTTCGGGAGATTGTTGATACAGATAGCAAAGGTCGGTATGAATATACAGGTGATGAAATCAGATGTGTTCAGGGGCATTCAATTCCATGGGTCGATCCGAAACCCACAATCAAAGAACCACCGACGTATCTGTTTCATGGAACGACGATGGAAGCTTTTGAACTCATCAAGAACGATGGTGAAATCAAGAAGATGAAACGCCATGCAGTTCATATGCAAGCTGATGTTTTAAAAGCAGCACAATCGGCAGAAAGATGGTCTTCATCTGAACCGGTTGTTCTCGTCATTAATGCACATGCAATGCATAATGACGGATATGAATTTGGTGTAACAAGAAATAATGTTTGGTTGACAGATCATGTACCAACAAAATACATTTGCTGGTACATCGTCAATGAAAAATCGGAGGAGGTGCGGTTGTGATTGATGATCTGGAGCTTAGAAGAGGTCCCGAATGGAATCATCGAGAGCAGGTTACTGAGGATACCTCAAGACTTGATGTGATAAGAAAAGCCGTTCATTATTGGTATGAGCAACTGTTCGCACATGTCAACGGATGGGATATGAAAATCTATCAGAGTGATGCCGGTGAAGACGTTTTCACCGGCGTGTATGCTTATAGGCTCAATGTTCATCTCAGAGGCATTATGACAGATGAGACATACACGGTCATCGATGATGATACCGACGAAGAGATCTGTTTCGGCATCGATAGCATTGACCATCTGAGATATGCTCGATTAGCCGCCATTCCCAAACTTGGTGAAAAGACAAGACACGTTCCAGATTTTGAATCAGAGATGATTGATGATCTTTATACGGAATTCGCTGATGGCATCACAGAGCCGGATTACGACGTGTATGAAAAATATTGGAAACTTCTTCCTGACGGAACGTATGAATTTATTGGAGGAGATTAAAAATGCTGAGAGTTGAGTTTTCAAAGAACAACCTGACACAGTTTCAATCTAACTTGAGCCAGATTCTCAATTTGATGAATCCTGCATCGGTTAAGATTGGAACTCATCTTGATACCTATGCGGCAAAAGTGACCCTCGAACACAAGGGTCGCTATGATGAAACTTCCATGAAAATACTTAGCAAAGGTGCTCGTCTCGGAGAGGCATTTTGTCCAACATGTGATGTGTTCGCATATGATCTTGATGAGAATGGTGATCCCGACAACTGTTATATGTTCAAGAAGCCAACTGCATATGACTGCAGTGCATATCCCGATCGAATCACTGTTGAGATTGAATTTGGTGAACTTTATTCTGGACCAAATATCGATGAAAAATGTAAAGAGGCTGAAAAACTGAGATACTGGTCAACGGTAATGCGTAAACTCATGAAAGAGGACCTTGATAAGAAATTTAATGATAAGGGGGATGATAATGTGTCAGCTGAATTAAATCGTATATCAAAACATGAATATTATTTGAAGATCGCCGAAGCTGTATCTCTGAGAGGAACCTGCTTGAGACGTAAATTCGGTGCGATTATCGTTAAAGATGATCGTATCGTATCAACCGGATATGTTGGTGCTCCCCGTGGAAGAATCAACTGTTGTGATCGTGGGAAGTGTTATCGTATGGAGCATAATGTTCCCAGTGGTCAACGCTATGAACTTTGTAGAAGTACACATGCCGAGATGAATGCAGTCATTCAAGCGTCACCGGAAGAAATGAAATTTGCAACACTGTATCTTGTAGGAATCGAAAATGACGGTTCTTACACAAATGCAGACTGCTGTTCGATGTGTAAGCGGGTAATCATTAATTCTGGTATTAACACTGTGATTGCACGTCAAGCTGATGGAAGCTTCAAAAAGATTCATGTAAATGAATGGATCAATGATGATGATTCATTAGATATCGACCATAAGGGATATTAATTATGTTTGACCCTAAATTCATTAGATATACGCCAAGGTTTCTTGGTGTGTTGAATTCAATTGACCAATTGCCAAAAGAAGCATCTAATGGAGACATGTACATTGTAGAGGAACAAACCAAAGTCAATGTAGATGGGGAGATGATCGATGCTACGTTAAGTACCGCATACGTCCGTTCATCGGACGTATGGATGGTATCTCAAACAGAAACAATTTATGAGGAGGAAAAGAAATGAAAACGATTGATTTGTTTGTAACGAAAGATGAGAAACTTGTGATGAAAATTCCGAAAGAATTTTCAAAATACACCGGGTTGGCAAAACTGAGAACGCCTTATATGACGCTCACTTCTTATAATGAGAATGGGGAATATAGCGGGTTTGATATTGCGCTTGTGGATATCAATCTTGAAGAAGGTTATGCTAAGTTCATGGCTGGTACCAGCATTGCCAATCCACAAACTTTTACAATCAAATCTGCAGATGATCCAATCGTTATATTTGATGAGCATGACCCCGGTGTTGAGTATCATATCTTTGAAAAGACAGTTCAGTATGAGATCAATCAAGAGATCAAGGAAGGTTCATTATACAAGTTCCAGAATGCGTTTACAAATGAATGGTTCTTGGCAGTTGTTCAGAGTGTAGGATCATATCTTATTACTTTGAATAAACTTGACATAATAAGAAACAAAGATTACAATCCATCACTATATAGCTTGTGTCAAAATGAAGACATTTTCGGTATATGTGTATCTGATATGGTTTGTATTGAAAAATTTAAGAATTATGTCGTTACAGAACTCTTCGATCTAACTACGGCATTCGATGATAATGACGAAGATGATATTGAGGAGGAAAAATAAAATGAAAAAGAAAGGTTTCACATTGATTGAACTGGTTGTTGTATTGGTAATCATCGGTGTGTTAGCACTGATCGTTGTAGCAGCGGTAATGGGATATAGTGAGTACCGTTATTCAGTAACGGATCAGAACGGCACAATATACTATACTGACAGTGTTGAGTATGATGGTAACAGAGTCATATTCGTTGACCAACATGGTCATTCTCACACACTGACATCTTACTCAATTGAAGAGATCGGATAAGGAGGACCATCATTATGAAATTTGATGTAAAGAAAGCCGAGGATTTGTTATATGAAGGGAAATGGCATATACAAGATCATGACACCAAATTCCAATTCTATGGTATTCTCAAATCCATTCATCCGGATGAATTGACATTCCATATCATGGATCGAACATTTGGCATTAGTCGCGGAACATACACATTTCCAGCCGGTTCACATTTTAATTTACACAAGCTGAGATTGGATAAAGATAAAAAAGAATGGATATTTTCATCGGGACCTAACCATATCATTGATTGGAAGGATATCACAGAAATGGATGATGTTGATGATACTATTAAGGAGGAACAGAACATGTCAGAAGATATCAAGGAAGAAAAGAATGTAACCGAATGGTTGCCGTGTGTTGTATCAGAAGATAAATGGACGATAAACGAACACATCAAGAGAGGTGATCATATTTGTCGAATTTTCAATGATAAGATTGATATCAAAGCAAATATGATAATCAAAACTGCCGGATATTATGTGATCTCCGTGCATTTGATTGATCAAGGTATTGACATCTTAAACATTGAGATTGATGAAAAATTGAGAGTATGTGCGACTCATTCTCCAGATGATTCTGGAATACCAGTCAGCATCAATAGCAATAAATTTAATCCGGAATTACGTGTCGGGAAGTTGTATCATTTTACCAATTCCAATAAGAATATTCAATACATGATACATGTAAAATCTATAACTGATAATGCTATGGAGGTCCATGTCATCAGTTCGGTTAAAGAATCCAACGGTACAAGTTCACTCACAGTAATCGGTAGATCATTTGACATTGCAGAACTTCTCGAATATAAATTCAAGGAAGTTAATAATGGAGGTGATCAATAATGAAAAGAGATTACACAATTGAAAATCTGGATCAGCAGCCAACATCTGATATTTGTATCGGTGAGATATTCTTCAATAAAGATGACGGCAAATTATATACATGGCTTGAAACGTGGGACGAATTTGGGGTGAACCCAGCTGGTGGAACATACAACGCAGTATCACGTCGACTTCATGCACACAATATGACGCATATTCGTAAACGTGAAGCATTACAGTTTTTGGGTGAAGCTAATAGTAACGACCGGCTTAGTATGACATGGTCAGTTGAAAGATTCACAGAAATAAAGTGTTTCTTAAGACACATGATCAATGAATTCAACAGACGTCAAAATTGTGGCATTGAATTGAACGATATCACATGGAGTGACAATGCTACAACAATTAAGATCGGATCGGTCAATATCGAAATGGCTGTCACTTTCATGGACAACAATAATGAATCCCATTACAGCACACTTAATTTTGAACTGTTGATTTCTGGATACATGCAAATTGAATGTGTTGAAAATGACGTGTTGTTATTCCGAATTGCAGCAGACCCAATGTGTCGAATGTTTGATATCAAAGACAATCGTATTGATACTGTATATGAAACAAATAATGTTGAATCGGGTTTCAGTGGACATAAGTTCTACAATATGCTGTATGATATGATTCAAGATTGGTTCGAATAATTTATATTATTCTGACAAGGACTAATGTGTATATGTGGAATGATGCGGCGAAACAGTTACATCGATTAATTTGTATTTAATTGCCATAAGCGGTTCATTTCTAAATGATCAAATGCTGTGGATAAAAACTGTTTCGAATAATTCTCATTCCACATTACACATATAAATACATTTCCGATGCAGTGATATCAGTTACTTCGTCAATCTGTTAAATTGAAATGAGTACTAAACTGATATAGATATTCTCGGAAATATAACATATAAATACATTTAGCTGAAGCAGTCATTAACAGTTACTTCATACATATTTATGATTTTTAAGTTCGAATCTTAAGTTTGTAGCGTTTGTTTGCAATCTAAGTGGCTAAAGGAATGCCACATAACTGTTATGAATATCCTCAGCTAAATTTATGGGGACGATAGCTCAGTTGGTAGAGCACGTAAATGTCACTGTTACAAAAATCCTCACCGGATAGGTGATGCAGAAGTTAACAGTTACTTCGCATATGGAGCGCGTTGTCGTTAGTTCAAATCTAACTCGTCCCCCTCATTTAATATTGATATACCGATGCAGTGATGCCTGGATACTTCGTGGTGAATAGGTTAACACATAAGAATGAAAATCTTACATATCGGGTTCAAGTCCCGACGGGACATCTAATAGATGTTTATGTCTCCAAGCTCGATATTCTCGGTATATTAATATAATGCGACTGTAGTTCAATTGGTCAGAACATCTGCCTTCCAAGCAGGGGGTTGCGAATTCGAGTTTCGTCAGTCGCTCCACATGCATGATGCAGTTATATCAGTTACTTCGATAACCTGTCACGTTATAATGAGTATTCTGCAAAGAATAATGTGTACTGGTATAAACATTCTCATGCATATTATTCGGGTCATTAGTCCAGTTGGTTAGAACGCAGCACTGTTAATGCTGATGTCATAGGTTCAAGTCCTATATGGCCCGCTTATGGCTGGTTAGTAGAGTTGGTTAATACACCGGGTTTTCATCCCAGAGATCAGGAGTTCGATCCTCCTACCAGTCACCACGGGGTTATTATTTGAATAACCTCGCATTATGAAATGTTTGCAGGGCTTTTATGCCCTGCATTCATTTTCATTTTATTTTTATCATTTTAATGAGGTGATTAATCATGACTGTTAACAAAATCAAATTTCCAGATGGTACAGTAATCGATGTTGATAATGAAAAAACATTGAATGAGATTATGTCAATGCGTAAAGACATTAGAGACTTGAAAGATGCTGTTGGAACATTGAATTACAGAATCAATGATGTTATGCATATGATCGAAGAATTAAAACGTGATGTTTCATATTTACATTAAACGATACAACTAACAAATATAGTGGATGGAATATAGTCGGTCTGATTCTCAAATTTCATACAATGATTCTTCCTTTTGCAACCATCCACTTTAGGTCCGTTTAGCTCAGTTGGTAGAGCATGAAACCTTTAATTTCAGGGCCAAGGGTTCAACTCCCTTAACGGACACCATTGGTGCATTGGTACGTGCACCTCAAACACTGTGTAACGGGTCAATGTCAGTTCACGGACATTGACCCCCTCCTTCTTTACATGGTGAACGTTATTCACTTCTCATAGTTCGGTCGGGGGATTGCTCCCCCGACTCCTCCTTTTTCTATTTTTTATATTTTATTTATTTATATAATTAATATGTAATGAACACAGGTCAGGTATTCATTACAATATCATTTATAATAAATCTTTGGAGGTAATGTTTTATGAAAAAGCTTAATGTCAAGGTCGTATTCGTAACAGGTCTGCTCGGTACAAAGCCGAACAATCAGGAAATCTTCTCGGAGTTTATCGCATCTAATGCACCGGATGCAAAGACCCGTCAGCAGGAGATTGAAGACTCGTCCGTATCCGAGGTTGTTGACAAGTCGACAACTGTATTCGCCCGCACCAAGGATGGTAGACCCGTATTTATGGACTATCACTGGAAGGGTTACTTCAAGGAGAAGTGCTCGTTCCTGAAGAAGAATGATACCGTTGATGATGGTTCCAAGCCGAAGTCCGCATCCATCAAGGCTTTCAAGAAAGAGATTGATGGAAACATCTTCGTGTATCCCCGCAAGATCGTAATCCATACTGATGATGAGCTCACGATCAACCAGAGACCTCTCCGCACACAGACTATGCAGGGTGAACGTGTTGCGCTCAATTCGTCTGAGGAGATTCATGCACGTTCGTGGTGTGAGTTCACCGTAGAGTGCGAAATCGAGAAGCATGTTGAGTCCGTTCGTGAGTGGCTGAATTATGGTGTTAAGCACGGCACTGGTCAGTGGAGAAACTCTGGTGCAGGTAGATTCCTGTGGATGGAACTCGATGATGAAGGAAACCAGATCGGTGGAAACTACACGGAAGAGAAACTCGAAGAGCTGATTGCTGAAGACGAGCTGTAATATGTGTGATAATATGGTGGGAGTTACTCCCACCATATTTATATATCGCATTGGTATAGCTTAGTTAGATAGCGTGATATTCAGTAACGGTCCAGCCCCGCGAAGTAGGGCAGTGTAACGGTTAGGCGTGGTCCAATGTAGTGAAGTAATGTAAAGGTATAGTGTGGACCAGCGTAGAAATGTGTTGGTACGGTGTAGTCCAACAAAGTAAGGTTGTGTGCCGGTATGGTGGAACAAAGTAGGATCATGTAATGTGCTGGTACGACGACGTGGAGTAGATTCAAGTTTCGCACTGTAATGGCATGGTGAAGCAAGGTGAAGCACCGTAATGTTATGGCACGGTATGTTGAGGTCAAGTAAAGTAATGGTATGGTGGAGCCGTGTAATCTTCTGTAAAGGTATAGTCAGGTGATGTAACGTCTGGTAACGGTAATGTCAAGTGAAGTAATGCAGAAGTAATGTAATGGTTTTGTATGGTGTTGTGGACCAGAGTGAGACGATGCTTTGTATCGGTACTGTCTTGTACTTTGCGGCTTGGTATGGCATAGGTACAGTATTCCGTTGTTCGATAATATACAGCATGGGTACTGCGCAGTTCAATACGGTTCCGTGTGGCGAATCTTATAATAATAAAGAAGGAGAGTGTTAAATATGCATAAGGTTGATGGAGCAGAACTTCTCGGAATTCTCATTCGTAAGCTTACGGAGAATTGGGAGAAGTTGTGTGATGAATATTTGGACGAGGGTGAAGATCGTCCATCTTTCGGAGTTCTCCCAACGACCAATTACATCAAATGGTCAAAGGAAAACATCATCAGCAGTGTTAAGCTGATCAGCGTTGAAGACGAAATATCTGTTGAGGGTGTTAATGGCGCACTTAATGTGGTATGTAATCAGATTGATGGTATGATATTAAACGGATATCCGATCCTTGATGATCTGGTTGTCGGATATGATGATGACGATGTTGCAGTATACCATAAGTCATATACCATTCTTGCGGAGAATCTTGCAACGATGATGGTAGACGTGCGTGTTCCGGAATTGCTACTGGACTATCTGTATCTCTATCAGAAAATCTGCATTGGCAGATACCTGTATGAGATCAGAAACGTCATCACTGATGATGTTGTGACTGGTGCTGATATACTTGGCAAACTGAATAGCTTTGCTATTAGTACACTGGGAGAAAATGCGAAAGTTAATAAGCTTGATCCATTAAGTAAGTTCGAAGTTGTGACATATGAACGAGAAGCAATCAAGTATGTTGGTATTGATCTGGATCATATCCGGTATGTATTCAAGACATACAATCAAACCATTGAAAGATCGCGGACTTTCTATGTCCCCGATGACATTTACAATTCGTAATGGTATTGTACAGCGCCGTACAGTGCAATACAGTCCGGTGATGGTAGGGTGGAGTAAAGTCTCACGGCGTAAAGTCCAGTCATGGCAAAGCAAAGTGTTACAATGTACAGGCGAAACGAGGTATCATATTGCAACGTAATGTGAAGGTTAGGCGAATCTGGGTACAGTATCGCGTTGTAATGGTAAAGTAAAGTGCACTTTCGTAGCGTCCTGTAATGGTTAAGTTTAGCATTGTGATGTTTAACTGAAGTTCAGCATAGTGATGTGTCGGCGAAGTAAAGCGTCGTAATATCACGTAAGGTGACGTCATGGTATGGCAAAGCTGCGTAGTATATTGTCTCGTGATGTAATGGTAAAGCAAAGTACTGCGGAGTAAAATCTGGTGACGTAAAGGTCATGTTACGTATTGTGTCATCATGTACGGTGCTGGTATGGCAAAGTTACTCAGTGTATTGTAAAGGCAAAGCAGCGCAATCTCCTGTATTGTTAAGGCAAAGTCAGGTCATGTAATATCCCGTAATGTAAGGGTGAAGCATCGTGCCGAATCGCATTGTCTCGTACCGTGTAGGTTATGTTAGGTGAATTAGGGCACAGCATTGTGTTGTATCGGTAAAGCTTAGCTATGTAAGTAAAGTAAGGTATCGGCAACGTAAGGTCATACAGCGCACAATAAATTTGTGTAATGGCAGAGTACAGCTTAGCGTGATCACGCATTGTAATGTTTCGGCAAGGAATTGTTATGTTATGTTCAGGCAGAGTATAGTTGATTGTCGTTATATTTAGCTATGTTCAGGTATTGTGATGCTAAGTGGGCTATAGCACGGTGTTGGTGACGCTAAGTTTGGTATGGTGGTGTAATGGTTATGTGAAGTTCTGTACAGTCACGGTAAAGTGGAGCATCGTAGGGTGATGTGACGGTTATGTTTAGTTACACACTGCAATGTCACGTATTATGTCATCATGTAATGGTAAGGTAGAGTGGAACAATCTTGTGCTGAGTGTAGGTAATGTGGCGCTAAGCAAAGTACTGGTAAAGTTTGGCATGATGATATGACGGTGTAGTATAGTTCATCTCAGTAGCGTAACGGTTATGTTTAATGACGTAGAGTAACGTCTCGGCAAGGTATACCTATGTTTTCTGAAGTAATGTTTTGGTATTGTTATGCACGCTCATGCTAAGCTAAGCAGGGTTTGGTGCAGCGTCGGTATTGTATAGGCTTCTCACGTACAGTTGTGTCGAGTAAAGCAGCGGTGTTGCATAGTATGATCGAGCGCCGTAGTGGTGTTGTATGCCAGGGTTGACATGCGTTATGTCCGGTATTGTTATACCACAACAAAAAGAATTAAACCCCGCCCATATGGGCGGGGCATTCTTTTTTATACTTTCAGCTTCCAACCAACCTTGATGAAGTTTGGAGTAATCTGGGGATACTTGGACTTGTTGTTGTTAACAATCTTCTTGACAGTAGTCTTGTACTTACTTGCAATTGCACCGAGTGTATCACCACGTTTAACCGTGTATGTTCTCTCAGCATTCGCTTGTGCTGTCTTAGCAGCGTTTGCTTTCAGAAGCTTATTGACTGCTTCTTGTACAGCCGCATAGTTATAACCAGCTGCTGCCAAACGAGTCTTTCTGTCAGCACCATTACCCCACTTACCATCCAGAACTTCTTGAGCAATTTCATCAATACTCTTGGTAGGAGTTGTCGGTTTGGTGGGTGTTACAACTACATCATCATCATTAGACTTTCCGATATTGTCATTATAACAATATGACATATCTACATCACCGACAATACCATTGATTCGACCCTTCCAAGAATATTGCCACATATCAAATGGACCGGCATAAGAGGTCTGTTTGCAATTTATCTGTGCTACCCAGACGGTGTACTTATTCTTCATCTCAGTAGTGAGATAATCAGTCAATCCAGACTTCATGGAATACAGTCCAGGTGTGTAACCACCATCCTTGATGGTTTGACAGAAAGCATCAGCCATTGCACTTACATTGTTTCTACCAGTATTCAATTGAGATCTTTCTTCAAAGTCAAAGTATACTGGGAATTGAAGCTTTCTACCGCCCAGAACCTGAAGACATACTTGTGCTTCAAGTTTTGCATCAGCAACTGTCTTGGCATAAGAATACCAATACACGCCAACTGGGATGTTGTTATCTACACAACCTTGGTAGTTGCGATCAAACTTCTTATCCTTCTGAGATGCAAGTTTACCAAAACCTGCACGGAGAATGGCGAAGTTTACTCGATTGGATGCCTTTACTTTAGCCCAATCAATCGTACCATTATGCACGGATACATCAATACCATGTCTCATAGATTATTCACCTCTACCTTTCATATCATTGAAGTATTTGTTTTCGTAACCCCAATCAATGGCTTTCTTTACATCATTTACTTCAACTTCTTCAATCTCTGCAATCTTCTCAACCGCATAGCCGTAATGATATGCTTTACAGATCTCTTTCATAACTTCTTCCGTCATAATGACAACTCCTTTTCTAAATGAAATTTTTTAACCAATTCACGTGTGGATTCACGAGAATTTGGATTACGTCTCCAATGGGTTGGTGTACCTTTACCAACCATATCCAACAATTCTGGTGGTGCTAAATTATATGGTGTGTGGAATGAAATTTGATATGGTTTACCATCGATATGAAAATTAAAATATACGAGAATAGAATCATAACCGTTCTGATCATCTTCTTGTTTAACATACCATCTGAACATTGACTTTTTATTTGTTTTCAACAATCTCAATGCATTCATCAGATACGGTAATTTTGCGGTATATCCATATCGTACTGCACCACGAATAACATTCTTTCGAGCACCAATCTCACCCCTTATGCCCTTGCCAGAATCAGAACCGGCTTGTGCCGCAATGATATATCTGGCAATTCGTTCATCTATCGTCATTTGGATATCACTCTTTCTAATATATTGAAATTTGAAATATATATAATTAATATGAATAATAAACAATCACATGTTTGATTGCTTATTGCTTCGTTAAAGAGATCAGGATTATCTCTGAAGACCCGCGAGTTGCAACACGGGATTCAAACTCCAGATTGACACACGGTGTTGGATGATCGTGTGTACCGATCCAGACTGATCCCCTGGGTAGGGCGTAGTCACGGCTACGCGTGATTGATGGACTGAACATCCAGTCCAAAACGGCGCTTCGGTGCTGAAGGTGGGATTGATCAACTGCCGAAAATCATAATATAAAAGAAGGAGGTGTCCGAGATGAAAGGACATATCAAGCTTTAGCACGTCCCGAGCATGACGTTAAACTGCTCAAACTTAATAAAACAAACGTGAATTATTTTTTTTTGCATTGTATTAATTTCAAAACGATTACGTAACTTTATTTCTTTAAGGAGATGATTTTCAATGTCTGAAATTTCTAAAATAAATATTCCAGATCAATCAAGTCAAACTGGTACAGCAACCTATGATATTAAAGATTCAAATGCTCGAACAAGAATCGTTGACTCTGGTACGAAAAATAAATTAATGATATCCGAAAGTATCTTAATCAACTATCCAAGCGGTAGAACGGTGAATGGAGTTACGTTCACTATCAATTCGGATGACCAAACAATTAGTGTTACTGGACAAATTACTGATAACACACAAGATGCAACTTTTACATTTGGAACGTGTGATACTGTATTGGGTGATTTGTTGTATGAAGGGTTTGAAACTGCTAATTCATTGGCGTACATTGAAACCACCACTGGCAATACAAAGTTGAATGTAAATCCAGTTGAACCGATTTCATCAAGTGATATTGGAACTGGTAAGCAGTTCAGAATCGTAATCGATAAAGGATATGTTGGTGAAATTGATCTTACATTCAAGCCGATGGTTTGTTCATCTGAAGATTTTGAAGTAAGTGACGAATATGTTCCATATGCAAAATCCAATTATGAATTAACAAAGAACTGTGGTGAGAGAGTTTTCGGCAAAACATTCTCAGATAACACAATCGGTGGAAGATATGCTGAGATATTTAATGATTATTCTACCAATAAAGCGTCTGGTACTTGGTCTCATGCCGAAGGATCTGGTACAACAGCGTCTGGTTCGATGTCACATGCTGAAGGAGTTCGTACAAGAGCATCTGGTTACTATTCTCATGCTGAAGGATCGTGGACAACAGCGTCTGGTGACTGGTCTCATGCCGAAGGATATTATACAAGAGCATCTGGTGACGAGTCCCATACCGAAGGATCGCGGACAACAGCGTCTGGTCAATGTTCTCATGCTGAAGGATATTATACAACTGCGTCTGGTCCATGTTCACATGCTGAAGGAAATAGTACAACAGCATCTGGTGACGAGTCCCATGCTGAAGGAAATGGTACAACAGCTGCATCACGATATCAGCATGTCCAAGGAAAATATAATGTTGCAGATTCATCAAGCACATATGCCTTCATAATTGGTAATGGTACCTCATCCAGTGCCCGCCACAACGCTTTTGCTATTGATTGGAATGGCTTGATTTACGTAAACGGCGCAACAACCGGTGTAGATGTAGCTGCCTTAGCAGCTACAATCGGAGATATTAATACAGTATTGGAGAGTGTTTTATAATGGTAGAAATTATGCTGGACCATTCAATTTGATTCTAAACTCGGCCGATAGTTATTATAGATCCTATGGTGCACGTATAACTTACGTTCCACAAACAAAGCGTTCATAATAAATATTGTATACATGGGGGCATTTGCCCCCAATGTATATATTTTTTATTATTTATTCTGAAGATGATGGTAAGTATATCTTTGCTCGAATATTACTAATTTGAAAATTACTCACTTTGGCATAGACACTATAGGTTCTATAACTACGAGATCCACACACAGAAACTATATTGCTATTGATCCCAACATCAAACGCATAATGCTGTTGGATTGCCGTAGTATTGTTATATGGTCCACTCTCGCTAAAAATACTCCTACCAAAAACGCTGCAGGAAAAAGATGCGGATGTCCCATACGAGCCATACAGCTGTATACCATCGGCTGGACAGTATACATCAAATTCTAACGACAATACAGGTTTATTTGTCGAACCAGTTATAGTTGAAAAATAGGATGCCATTTGTGAATTTAGTATATGCTTACCGGTAATACCGAGAAAATCTTGGACGTATGCTGATACATCCAAAGAACTTTTGTAACTATAACTCGGACTACTGTAAGATGCACTGGAATATTTCGTTGCTGAAAAACTGAAAGTGATGGAATTCGGCGTTAATGTACCGGAGCCAACGTTATATGTATTTGAGTATGTTTTACCACCTGAATAATATGAAAATGTTTCATTGATATCAAAACTCGTATCAGTATCACACAAAACAACTGGCCATTCTGTTACCACACTACCACTCGGAATTGTTAATATATCATTTGCAAATTCTTCCAATCCATGTGATTCTTCAACCCCCCCACCCATTTGTATAATGGCATTCTTGATATCTGTCTTTGCGGTAATTAATCTTTGAAGATTATCCGCGATTGTATTATTAGGCATACACATCATCCTTTCGTGTATAGAAATTTTTACATGACCGTTTATATAATATTTTTGACCAAATATACTATTAAATACAAAAATGCACATTTAGTATACATCCGGACGTGGCAGAGTGGTTTAATGCAGATGTCTTGAAAACATCCGTACGTGATGAGCGTACCAGAGGTTCGAAACCTCTCGTCCGGGCCATAGGCTCCAAACACATTTCTTTTTCCCAAAGGGTTTATCAAGTGGGAGGTTCTTCATCTCATTCTCCTTCCACTTGATATACCGACCTTCTTTACATGCATCCGTGGCAGAATTGGCATATGCAATGGACTTAAAATCCATCGCCCTATTGGGATTGAGGGTTCAACTCCCTTCGGATGCACCATAGGAGAGTTCTTCAAAGAGTTCAGCATACTCCTCAGAGGAAACCTCTCTGCAATAATCACTTTCCCTAATGCTTCGTATGGTACTGAACGACTCCACATTGTTCCAGCAAATGTGGCAGTGACCATACCTAATGGATTCGTAACGCGTAATCATAAAGGATTACATTTCGAATGATCCAAGTATGAATCGGCGCTGGTACTGGAATGCCAGACACCAATGTTACTTCGCGACAATTTCTGGACTGAATAAGATCGCAGAGTTGAAAACGCTTGCAGGTAATACAGTCGAAGGGAAGCATCTTCCAGATATACATGTATGGAATAGGCGGTTGATCACGCAACATGTTGTCTGGGTGACCTTAGGTGGGGTGACAAGATGCAAACAAAGTCCTGGGCAGTGGTGATTCGCTGTTGCATTGTGTGACGACATAACCAGATAGAGTCATCGCCCAGGCAAACTATTTATGGTTCGCAAAAGTTCACTCCTTTTGAAAACCTCCTTATATCATATTAACATAAGAACACAGGCTTGTGTTAATAACTGACCTGATCCACAGGAGATTGATCACCGCGATGCATCATTGATCATCTCTGAGGATAATTCACACATAAGCAAACCGCGGAGCTTATGAGCCAATCAACCCGGAACATTGAGGGTCCGAACGTGGAAGGTCATGTGCAATCATCTTGTCAATTGAGGTACCGATTGTACGGATGTAGTGTCGTAGAGGGGTTGGGCACGCGCACACCTCCAATGGAACCGTTCTGTTATATGAATATACGTTTGGTATATCTCGAACAGGACGGGACCTACTGAGGTAAATTGAGATATGGTCCAGTAGCACAAGTGGTAAATGCTCGTATCTCATAAATACAAGACAGAGGGTTCAAACCCCTCCTGGACCACCAAGGTTATTTGGCATTTGTGCATTTAAATATAGATTGTGGTGTAGCCAAGAGGCTTAAGGCAACGGACTTTGACTCCGTCATTCGAGGTTTCGAATACCTCCACCACAACCATCGATCACTGGACATAGTGGTCATCTCTAACTTCCTATGGTATGAATATTTGGTGGGGGCTTATGCCCCCGCCGGTTCATACTGTCGGTTTACGATTTTATAATTTTCTCTTAATCAAAAGGAGGGTTATAAAATGATTGTACATACACGCGGTGCTGAATTTACACAAGAAGAAATTCAAGCATATGTAAAACATTTGAACGAAGAATATCCGAATTGTGAAGTTGTTGAATTAAGTTTACAGGTAGATGAAAACGATCCAACATTTGTAAACATGTCATATGAGTTGAAAAATAAACCAACAACAAATGTCGGATTTGATCGTATTCGTCGAATCACGGGCTATTTAGTTACTATGACAAGAGCCAATGATGCAAAGACCGAAGAAATACATGACAGAGTAAAGCACAACACGTGATAATTTAAATTACAGGCACACAGGTTGGTAAAATTGATATTAGGAGTTGATCCTCATGTATGAAATGATGCCAAATGAATGCCTGGAATTTAGAAAAATCAAATCGCTTGATAATAAATATGAGATAAATGAGAATGGAACAATTCTCAGAAATTGTGATACAAAATTCAATATTAAAATAAATATTGATAGACACCATTCAAAGGCTGGATATTATGCTGGTTTTATATGTTTTCATGGTAAAATTAAACGTTTAATGATGCATAAACTTGTTGCCGAATGTTGGCTTGGTGAAAAACCCGAAGGGATGGAAATCGATCATAAAGATCGTAATAGTTTAAATAATCATTATACAAATCTTAGATATGTGACTCATAGTGAGCAGATGAAAAACCGAGTATTGTCTGATAAAGTGATTGAACAAGCAAAGTTGAACTGTAAACATTGGGTTGATCAAATATCTAAAGAAATCGATATAATAACTCCCGATGGTGAATGGTTAAGCTTTGTATCACATACCGCTTGTTCAAAATATCTCGAGAAAGTATTGAATATTGATTCAGAAAAAATTAGATCGAATATTTTGAAAAAACGTAAGACTGATTATTTTGGATATAGATTCGTGTATAATGATGAAACAACTGATGTATTATTTATAATAACGAATATTAATACGCGAGAGTTGTTTGTAACTGATCAAATTTATATCGCATCTCATTATATTTCTACATTATCACATATTAAATTTGATGACATTTTTAATGATATAAAATGTCATAAAGAAACAATAGCATCCACATTCAATATCGTATATTGTGGACATTTAGGGTGGTGAATGATTATGACTGACACTTATTTGGTCGGAACGATGAATAGATGGAATAATGCAAAAACAGCAGAAGAACATGATCGTGTAAAACACAACATTGTCGAATGATTATATGATAGAAAGAAGGGTTAAAAGATGCCAACAACTGATGGAAGAATTTCAAAAATCAAATTGCCCAATGGTAAAGTGTATGATGTTGGTAGTGGCGGTAGTGGCACTGTCGATTCAACATGGGTTACTGGATCTACCAATCCGGTTGAATCACAATTGATTCAAAATACAAAACCTGGTTTGATTAACACATCAACACATGGTGAGGCATTTGGTAATAATACCACTGGAAATGCTACAGGATCATATTCCCACATTGAAGGAAATGGAACACAAGCAACTGGTGAAAATTCACATGCAGAGGGTATGAGTACAGTTGCAGGTGGTGCAGAAGGACATGTTGAAGGTTACTTGTCCCATGCAGATGGAGAAGACTCTCATGCAGAAGGTTGGCATGCATATGCCAATGCCAAAGCTTCTCATGCACAAAACTATTATACGATTGCTGGATCGGATTATCAAACCGCACTGGGTAAGTATAATGTAGAAGATACCAATGGTACATATGCAGTCATTATTGGTAATGGTACTGGTGATAATGCTCGGTCAAATGCACTTGCGATTGGTTGGGATGGTAGAATTTATACCGGTAATTCAAACGTTGGTTATACCATCAATGAATTAAAAACAATGATTGATTCAAAACCGGATAGGAATGAAAATTGGGGATTCCTGTATAATGACAATTCAACATGGTCGAATGGTCCATGGTATAAGATTGCAGATACATCCATTACAGCAACACATACGGATACGAATATTGTATTGCGTTTTCAACGTGCTTGGAACCATACTGGAATCTCGTATGGAACGTTGGTTGTTCATGCACGTACCAATCAAAACGATACGGGTATTTCATCAATCCAAGCAACATGGAGAGATGCCGGTGCAAATCTTCCATATGATCAATGTGTTGTTACATACACATCAAATACATCCGGTGGATCGACAATTCAAATTTGGGCAAAGTTGCAAGTTCGTTACGATGCATATTGTTATGAGAAGGAAGTTGATGATTCACGTCAATCCATGACTGACAACTGGACATTGTATTCGTATAAGAATACGGATGGTGAAACATCACTTCCAACAACTCAAACGGTTTTACAACCGTCATTTGGTCAACAAGCACTCAATCAGTTGACATTCTATTATGACAATTTTTCAACAGCAACTTCGTCAAGTCGATATCAAAAAATTACATTTGCAACAGTGAATGTTGAAGATTCTTCTATGACATCGGATAAAATCATTTACATTCCGAAAGAAAATGGTACATTGGCATTGGTATCCGATGTTGAGGATGCAACTACTGTCAATTCTGTCAGTGGAACAAATGGATCAGTTCGATTTGATTATGTTGAAAATTCTAAACATAAAATCGGAATTGATGATGGTCTACAATATAATCAAACAACTGGAACCGCATCCGTTGAAGGTGTATCCCAATTGGTTCTCGGTAATTCAACGCAGAGTGGTACAGCTGGTAATAAAACCGGTTCATTGAAGATTTATAACGCTGGCGGTAGATGTGGAACCATCGACCACGATTCTAACGTCAAAAATACAATTGTTCATCTTCCGGCGGAGAGTGGTACATTGGCATTACAATCCGAAGTATCCACTGTTGATACTGCCGCAAAAGGTTATGCTAATTCAGCAAAAGCGGATGCGAAAGCATATACCGATTCGGAAATCGGTACATTGGAAGGTGAATATGGTACAACATGGAATGATAGATCCGATTGGGCGTCCGCACCGTGGTATCCAATCGCAACCCTCGATGTTACCACGACATATACCAATGTAACTCTTGCATTACACATTCAACGCGGTAATGGTGCTTCACAAAAGTCCGTCGGAACATTTGTTGTTACGGCGCGTGTTAATGAATCATTTACTAATATTACATCATTCAATAGTGTGTGGGCAAACGTTGAAGATGGATTACTTTCTGATGATACATACTATAAAGTCAGAGCAACATGTACCAAGTACGATAATAAAGCAAGTTTTGCAGTGTGGTTAAAACTTTCTACAAGATATGATTCATTCTCATACAGAAAGATTCGTGGTGCTTATCGAAATTCAACGAGTGACAATGGATTTGATCCAGATTGTTGGGTAATAAATTCTTGGAAAAATGTAAATGGTTATTCATTATATCATACCGGTGATGATGTCATCCAATGTGTTCCGTCATTTGGTGACACTGCTAAATCATCTTTGTCGTTCATGTATAACGATACATCAAGTTATGAACAAGGAACTGCTTCAAATCCAGTATATATCAATCACGGTTCGGTTAAATTGTCAACAGATGATGTTAGTGGAACGCATACAGATTATACAATCAAACTTCCGAAAAAGAATGGTACAATTGCATTATTAAGTGATATACCAACAATTCCACCAATTCCAACGGATTATGTTCCATTGGGTGGTACCGCAAGCAATTCTCCTGTAACTGGTAAGATTGAATTTACGGGTAATGCATCCTATCTGTTGTTTGATACGAACAACACGGGTATTCGATTTGTTGATTCTTCCGATGATCAATTTTCTGGTGTGGCTTGGAATGGTGCTAACTTCTGGGTTGGTGCACGTGCTGGATCACAACCAACACATGCCGGTAAAACGTATATCTCCACAGGTTGGGATACAACGAATAATGAGGGTTATAATACAATTGCGATTTCCATTCCACGTTCAAAAGACGGTTCAACGAGTGCGGTTTCACGTTATGTAATCCATACTGGTGATAATACATTTAATGCAGAAGATACACTTGATGAGAATAAAGAAATTAAGTTGAACAACAGCAGTTATTCACGAGACATTCGATTCCGTGCAACTAACAGTCATGCTGATTTGTGGTTTGGTGCATTTGGATCATCAAATGATGGTGGTGGTATTTATAACATCGCTGGTGGTGGCTTTGTACTGAAATCTTCAACGGCATCTGGTTCATTGGTGAATACGTTCTATGGTAATGCAAGCTCTGCAACTGCAATTGCGATGAATCAGATGCAATCAACATCTAAAGCGACTCGATATTTGACTCTAACACCAAACTTATCTGGAGATGCTACTAATCAATATGCAAGTAACGGTTTGTGGACTGAATCAACATACGGTTCCACATCTGCTGTTGGTTACACATATCTTCACCTCGGTAACACCACGGCTAATGGCACTGCTGGAAACAATCGCGGTTTCTTGTATTTACATGGTCCTGGTGCTAACTATGCAACGTTACAATATGATGGAACATCCAATATAGGATTGTCTCTACCAGAATCCGGAGGAACACTTGCATTGAAGAGTGAAATTAAAATCACAAACTCTACTGTTTCGACGAGTGGTAGTGGTAATGCAATTACTTCACTTTCAATCTCAAGTGGACAGATTGTTGCAACCAAGGGTTCAACGTTTATGGCCGCCTCGGGTAATACATCTATGTCAAATACTTTTGAACCACAATCGAACTATGGTGCAAACCTCGGTAGTTCCAGTTATAGATTCAACAATCTATATGTCAGATATATCAACGGTGATGCACCAACATCATCTGTTACATCTGGATCAACTGCATTGGTTACGAGTGGTGGTGTTTACAGTTTCTTGGAACCAACAGTTGTTACCCCCACAAAAGCAGCCGGTTGTACTGGTAGCTTGAAACATTTGATTTATTATTATCCCGCATTGAATTTGGTAGTTGGTAGAATACATGCGAGCATTCAGGCGTTAAGTGCTAATAAAAATACAGCAATTTTCAACTTACCATCGACATACAAACCAAATTCAAACAGCACTCCAGTATACATTTCACATAATAAAGGATCCACGGGTCTTAGAGGATGGATCTCTTCAAATGCATCATCAGGATATGTTGCAATGTCTGTTAATACACAAACTGCACTTGCTACTGGTGATATTGACGTTGCATTCTCATATGTTCCAAATACTGCATTGTCTGTTATATCTTAATAATGATAAGCCCCCATTGTGGGGGCTTATTGTTTAATACTCATGAGTTTCACGTAAAATTAACTACCGAGTTCACAAGTGAGGTGATACATTACAATGGCAAATATTTCCAAAGCCAAAGAAATATACAAATCAACTCCGGGTAAGATTAATCCCAATAAACCATTTGTTCCGATACGTGGTTTATATGTGGCTGGATTATACCGTCCACCATACTGGATTGATTCGGTTTTGAATGTTGTTAAATTGGCAACAACATCTGCTGCAGATGTTGCATATTATACCGAAGCAGATACCGAAACACATGCTTCGACAATGAATATGATTCAATTTGATGTTGATTTATCATATATGGATGTCACACGATATTCAACCGCCAGTGGTGATATTCATACAAAGAATGCATGCATGAATATGATTCAATTTGAAATCGATATGTCGGATTTACAAGTCGTTCGATATTATACTGATGAATCTTCGACATATCCCGAAAAGACATGTATGAAGATGATTCAATTTGAAATCGATATGAACGCAACAGATATCGTTCATATATCACAAAGATTAAATACACAACCACCGGGCTTACCCCAGTTGAATGTGAAACAAATTGGAATCACAACATCTGCAGTTATTTCATAATAAAGAAAGATAGGTGAAGCAATCAATGAAAGCACCAACAATTGATCAGATTGATGAAAAGATTCGTCAATTCATGAGACGAAATACTCAAAAGTTAGGAAGTCATAATACATATTATATCTATTCAGAGAATATGGATGGAGATGTCACAGGAGAAGCATACGCCGTTAATGAATTAACAAACGCTGGGTTGAAATGGTGCGTCTATACAAACTATGTCAACTCGTCAGAAGAACGTTATGGTTCTCCCGGAACAATCAACAGCTTCAGAACGACAAGTGGTGGTTCAATAACGGATGCAGGTACATTGAGACTTGGTACGGACTGGCCATCTGGATCAGGTACCGGTACACCAAGAGATCCCGCATTCGCTGGAATGTATTCTTCTACATTCATCAGTGTTCCCCTTGAATTAAGAAGCTGGGACTATTTTAATGGTCGCAATAATACCAATTACAACGGATATTCAGAATCAGTGGATTTGTATTGCACATCCACACACGTGTATGGTGTTGTCCGTAAGTTCTATGCAGTAACAGAGTATAACTATTCTGGGGTAACAGCTCCAATGAACATTCAAGAAATCGGACTAATGTCGGTATCAAACCAAGGTTCAACACAATTAACATTACATGCCAGAGTTGTTGATTCCAATGGACGACCATCATACATTGTAAAGAATCCAAATGAAAAATTAACTATTTACGTGTACACATCATATGGTGTTCCAATTTCACTTATGAAGAATGGATATGATGCGGGTTGGAATGGATCAACATGGAAGTTACAAAATGCAACATTTGCATTTGTGAATCCACAAACGTTCAAAGCATTCTATAACAATTACTTACCGTGTTATTATTGTAATAATCATGGAATCGTCGGTGGTATGGAACAGCATGGATCAACATATACAAGTTCGTATTTTTTACACATGTTAGAAGCAAACGATCGTAGCTCAATGTGGTATATGTATTATAACAATTCATTCATGCCAGATGATTATCAAGTAAATCATGTTTCCGATTCACCGAGAATCTTATTGGAAGATAAACATCAATACATTGATGCTTATCGTGGTAACATTGGAATGACTGATGCCGTGTATAGCGATTCATCAGGTGATCGATATGGAGAATTGTGTATTACGAAATATTTTGAAACTGATACAACTGATACATTGGTTACGAACTTGGGATGTGCGCGGTATACATCTAATACGTCATACTACAATGCTGGATACTATTGGGGAGATTTGAATCTGTGTCGTTTATTTGGTGAAGAATACAGACCACAATATGCACGTGGAATATTACCAACTTCATATTGCAGCATTAAGAAAATCCAGATGTATAATATCAAAACACATGCATTTGATATTAATGAACAATTTTCTTCACATGATGATTTTTATTATCGCGACTATTACAGTTCTAACAATAGACACTATGGACGTGCTTCGATGAAATTTCCAAATGGAACATTTGTGTCCCGTGCATTGGTATATACAAATCCAAACCCACAATATGCAATCACATCATTCAGCGGTACATATACCGCAATATATGCAACCGATTCATGGTGGGACGTTTCTACATGGGAGATTATTCCAGAATACACGAATGTACCAGCTGCATTATCCAAGAAGCGATACTATATTACCGATAGCACATACATGTACCCATATTGGGACAATGCCGAACCGAAGATCATTCCAATGACTCAAAAGAAACAATTAAACTTCACAACAACGATTTATGCATCAAGCGATACATATAAGTTGAGACCAATACTCGTGAATGAATCGGAAAGATATATCGTGACATTCTATGAGGCAATATTCATGGATGAAAACATGGATAAAACGTCTTCTTATATCTTATCCGGGTATGATGATGCAGCAATCCCACAAGGAACTTCATCCGAAGATAATGGACCAATGTCGATATATCGCAGAATGTTTTATGAAAATAAATTCTGCATGTTCATTAATGAAAGACTCAATTATTCAAAAATTGGAAATGCGTCTAAATGCAGAATTTATGATTTCACAAATAGAACATCTCCAACTCATGTGGATTTAATCATCGACACAAATCCGAATAAGACGGACGAATACATCTTCATCGATTGGGATATGATGAACCAAAGTAGATGGATTGTCGTGTGTGATAATGTTGAAAATGCAAGTGGTAAGATCTGTACACAAGTCATTGATTTGTCACAGACATTAAATTCAATCACACCAATTGAAATTGAAGATGCTGCAAATCCATACTTAATCAGAAATTCCAATTACATCATTTACAAAGATGCAACGGTAACAACCGCAAATCCAACATTCCACGTTTATAATTTGATATCAAATGCGATTGTGAAAACGATTCAATTCCCAGCTGGATATGACGGAACATATGTTGGATGTTTTGCATATTCTACAGATGGTACATTGCCCAATACACACATTTATCTTACATTGAAAAATACATCTTCCAATGTTTCTATAAAATACTACGTGAATGGTGATTCGATTATTCCAACACCAACAACACTTACACCAAATACAAACACCTTTACAATACCAACATCTGATAATGTGGTTAATGGAATTGGATATGTAAATGCGAATCAATCATTTGGTTGCAAAGATTGTGGAATGTATGTTGTTGGCTTGAACAATTCAACATATTCTACAACGGATTCGACTCTTGGAACATCTTTAATTATATATGATCCGAATGATCCGTTGAACGAATATATTGTTGGCGGATATGCATGCACACACATACCAAGCTTACGATACATCAATGATGGAAAACAATTGATATATACTAAATCGACTATATATAACAGCAATAATTCAAATATGGGTAAATGTTGTGTATTGGATATTGGACATTTGATGGCAACTCATGAACACAATATTGTTTATCAAGAAACGACATCAAGTAAGTATTATCGAACAAGTGATTGTGTTCCGTATACAAGTACTCGGTGTTGGCAAATTCCATACGGTAAAGGATTGATCGAGCTTCTTAAGACGGATACGAATGTGTATAATTTTTATTATACACCAATCGAATATGCGATCCCACATCGTATCGAAGTTCAAACAAAACAAGTCCAAGCATATAACAATCCAATTGCGATATCTGGAATTCAAATGAAAACGGCATTCACAAATTTGGCAGATCGAATAACTCCAGTTGAATAAGTTATCATGGGGGCATGAGCCCCCATGTGAATATTTTATATCGGTTCACGTAAAATTAATGTTGATTTCACAAGTGAGGTGATACATTACAATGGCAAATATTTCCAAAGCCAAAGAAATATACAAATCAACACCCGGTAAGATTAATCCAAACAGACCACTTATTTCTGTGCACGGTTTGTATGTTGCCGGATTATACCGTCCTCCATATTGGATTGACTCTGTACTGAATATTGTCAAGTTGTCAACAACATCCGCAGCAGATGTTGTATATTATACTGAAACGTCTGATACTTCATATCCCGAGAAGAATGGTGTTATACAATTGACAAACATCGATATTGGTGATGCTGACATCATACAATACGGAGAAGATTTCGATTCATCATATGAAAAAGATGGTATTGTGCAATTGACCGATATTAGTATTGGTGAACTTGATATCATATCATACGGCAATGATGAGAGTGATGTATATACTGAAAAGAATGGTGTTATACAATTAACAGCGGTTAGTCTTGACGAGTATGATTTATATTTAATATCACAAAGATTAAATACTCAACCACCGGGTTTACCACAATTAAACATTAAACAAATCGGAGTCACAACAACTGCGGTTGTTTCATAAATAAAAAGAAAGTTAGGTGAAATAATATAATGGACAATATTGCAAGGATGGATCATATAGATCCAAACATAAATCAATTTATCAATAACATTATCAACCAAACAAAAATGGTTGAATTAACATTACATAATATTTATGAGATAAAATTAATTGATAAAGACACAAATGATGTTGACACATATTATGGTGTGAATTTAATGACAAATTGGTTTTTCAAAAACCGATACATGGGCGATGCGGATACTGCATCAAGAAACTGTTATATTATGATTGGAGATGGTATTGATGCATCACATCAGCCAAGTGTTGATAATCGTGCCATGTATCATATCATAACAAACACATACAAATCGAATGATACGTCACAATCTGTCCAACCAGTTGAATATAATAGTACTGATAGAATGATTCTCCAAACAATAAAAGTTTGTAAAACAAAATATGATTATAATATAAACGGATATGATTCAGATGTCACGATTAATGAAATTGGTTATGGCAATTCACCAACCATTCTGTATTCTCATTCAAAAGTATATGATATAAATGGTACTGAAAAAACAATCATCAAACGACCGAATCAATCATTAGAAATAACATTGTATTGGAAAATTAGCATACCTGAATCCGTATTTACTTCTTTGGAGACGAATGGTATTTACGGTGCATTCTCACCATATATATTATTACGCGACATTTCAAATAGCATTGGCAACAAACCGCGCATATATCCATATTTACGTAATTCTGCAAGAAATTTATGTGGGTCGACAAATTATTCGGATAGTGCTTCATATCGAAAAACATGGTATAGTGATTTTGGATCGACGAGTTATGGTGGCACCATTGTTCAAAATGATGATGGATCACGAACATGGAATTCATCATCAGAATCATATGTTCTTGAAACAGATAAATTTGATTCATTCACATCAGTATTATACAGAAATAGTTGTCCCGGTTACATTACAAACATCAAATGTGCCGCTTTTTACAGTGGTATATGTTTATTTAGATATTTTAAGTTACCAGCGCCAGAGACTATTGAAACGATTGTAAAGACGACGATGTTTTATAATTGTAACTTTTATAATATTATGGGAGTAAATTATCAATATCGAACGAATAATCGTGATTATAATGAAGATCGATCTGCACAACGGTATTTGCGAGGATATTTGCCAGTTGTTGATATGGACATACAATCAGTTTATCGCTACAATTTTTCAACATCCGCATTTGATGTTGAAGAGTCATTTAACAATCCAAAACAAAATGATTACGATTTGACTGGGTTTCATTGTGCATGTTATCAATGGATGAAATGGCCTGACAATAAATCACGTGATTCATATGTTTGTACGAATCAAAATACAACAACCCGATTAATTACTTCATTTGATGGAACCGGGGCAACGTGTTATGCGACTGATAAATGGTGGGATGTGTCAACATGGGAATTGGTTTCTAATACAGAAGCAGTTGAACAATCATTACAACGTAAAAAGTATTATATATTCAATAAAGCCATCAATCTTGCTAATAGCACGTCAACTTTGTCATTGTCAACATCAAATGCATGGATTCCAAATCCACAAACCCAGTATACTAATGGTGTTCATAAAATAAATGAACAATTCGAAAGACATGTTGATGAAACAAATGCACTTCTGTATGCTAATAACAACAGCATCCGATATATCACACATGCAAATGAAGATTACAACTTCTATGTTCAAAATAATATTGTTTTCCGAAGACCGGAAACACAATTCTCAATATGTCCAGCACAATATATTTTTAATAATGTCAATAGCATATTTAGCAATGTAATTCCAGACGTACGTTGGGTATTCCTTGGTAATCAATTAATTACAACAACCGGTAAATTGATATATCTGGTGGAATCATATGTTACAAACACACAACCGGGCTATACGAGAGAAGCATATGGTATAAGATTTTGTATTACAAATTTAGCATTACAAGATGATGCGATCAATAATTCAACAAAAGCCGTTTCTATAAATGATAAATTTACACATACACTTGCGAACATCAACAACTATGTGTGTGTAACACATGGTAAATATTTGCTTTGTGACGGATATAATGAACTTATAATCTACAATACAGACACAGATGATTATTGGTTATATCCATATAAAATAAACAAAGTTCGCGAGATTCATGGTACAAGTAAAATTATACTGAATCCTTCTTCTGATAATAACCGATGGACAATTTATGATTGTGATACAAAACAGATCACACATCAATTTGATGTTCCGTCAGATTATGCACCAACAAAATTTCTTGCATTTGAAGATTGGATTTATATTTATGCGACATATGGCTCCACACACGCAATGTTATTGTATACAATATCAACACAAGAACTGAAGCAGATAGAATATCCATCAATACTTGATTCATATGGTTTTTATGGTTTTACGCAATACTATAATGATTCTACGTATTCCGCAAACGGTGTTTCGAGCACAAACACGGATTACTTCATATCCGACGCGAGCAAATACAACTCATGTGGTGTGCAATATAAAGATGGAATTTTGTGTATTGTATCTCCTGACTATTACAATTCATTTATCATTATTTCGAGATATAATCCAGAACACATTATCAATCAAAGCACATTCTTATCTGAATCAGACTATTCTGGTGTCAGTAGTGCATTAATTCAATTATGTAAAATATATGAAAATTATTATGTCGGATTCACTGTTGCTTCATACAGCTCTGGTTATTATAGATCAACAAAGTTCTATGACATTGGTAGAATCATCCGTAATGATAATGCGGTTACTTCATCAAATGAATCGGAGTATCAAGTTGATTATTTATGTTTTAACCGTGATGGTATGAATCCATGGTATTTCAATGTGATGACTGCATATAAGAATAAGATTTATGCATATGGCAATTACTTCAGTGGATGTAATGTTGAAGTTCTTCCACCAGAAGGAATCATAACGCATAAAATCAATTTCAAAACATATACAATCACTCGGTGGAATAATCCAAAAAAGATAACATTGCCAAAGCTCAGTCTCACTTTAACCAATATCATCAATCACAATTAAACTCTGTAATCATGGGGGCATATGCCCCCATGATTTATTCATTATATTGAAATTTGAAATATATATAATTAATATGAAGAATTAAGGAGTTATACCTCTCCGATCAATGAAAAGGTGATGTCTGCCCCGGACGATAAATGGGGAGAAAGGTACACTATGAACACAAGAATGATTATTGAGAATAACCTGAAGAAAGTTTTGACGCCTCTCCAGCAGATCGCTTTCGACAACATTGATCTGCCAAATTCAAAACTGGCTAAGAAGCTTAACCGAACACCACAAAATACGAACTCCATCTCTAAAGCTTTAAAGGCGAAGCTTGAGAAACTCGAGTATACGGAAGAGTTCATCGATGATGCATGTATGCATCCGGATAAGTATCTGATCTCTTCAGAGGAATTAAGTGAAGAGATTGTGAAAAAGCTTGTCAGTGAGTACGGCAGAATCACAGTAACCACTGAAGAAATCAACAACGATCGCACCAGACTTTGCGAGGATCCTGTATGGAATAGCTTCCTCGAAACCTCGTCCACGAAAATGTGGAAAACCTACCCATTCAATTTAATCGCATTGATATTCGGTTTCACAAAGGAAGAGATGACAAACAGCGGATACATTAACGTTGACAGCACAGTTCAGAAGGAACTCGCTATCATGTGGGTTAATGGAGTCATCAAAACATGTCAAATTGCTGAAAAGCGATTCGATATCGTAGAAATGCGTTATCAGCAGCACTTGTCGTTGGTTGATATTGGTAATAAATACCATATTACCACGAATAGAGTCAGACAACTTCTGGCTAAATTCCTCCGGCAGATGAGACATCCCACAAGATCCAGAAAGCTTCGCGTTATAACCGAGGCATTGTTTAATACCAATGGTGAGGTTAACTTTTCAGATATAATCACGAAGTATGAACGTAAAATGACGGAGAAGGAAATTGCACGCGATCTTGCTGCAAAGAACGGCAATGTGTCGCTTGATGACATCACGATCGAAGAACTGAATTTCTCGGTTCGGACATTTAATTGTTTGAAGCGTGCTGGTATCAATAATGTGGAAGAACTTGTTGATGCCATAACGAAGAAAACTGAAACAGGGTTTTTGTGCGATATTAGGAATCTCGGCAAGAAGTCCTATGGCGATATTTGTGACAAACTCACATCGATGGGGTTCTTAAAGGAATAAATTACAAGTGCTTGGGTGGTGCCATGTGGCACCACTCGAGTAATAGGAGGTATTTAAATGAGAAAGAACACTTACAAATTTGATCGTGAGACTTATATGTCTTCGAAGAGTTACAAGATCTCTGATAAAATCTTGAAGATCCCTCAGTGGATTCTCATGACAGTTGCAATTGCACTGTCAATTGTGTATGGACTGATGATCACTAAATGCTCGGAAGTAATCAAGTCCGTCACTGAGGGTAATACCGATCTCATCAATGTGTTGGCAGTCTATGTCGTTGTTAACATCGGTATGGCGGTTCTTTCATTCTTCTCCAATAACGCGTTAAAAGCATGGAGATTGAATGAAATCAACAAGCAATTCCTTCGTAAGTATGATAAGATTTTCGATTCAAGAACGCAGGACATCACCGCTGTTGGTCCTGCGAAGATTGAGTCGACAGTCAATCAGATTGCCGGATACAAGAGTGACATCAAGTCGCAGGTATCCGGTATCATTGAGGTGATTGTTCCATTCGGAGTGACCATGTGGAAGGTCATGGAACAGAACCTCATTGCAGGATTCGCAATGCTGTTATTGATGGGAGGAACACTGTTTCTGTCGATTAATGGCGACAACATTTTTCACTTCAATGAGAAATCATCTCAGATGAAGGGAGAGATGAAGTCAATATCCGTTAACAACTTCGTCGTTGTTCGTATGCTCAAGTACATGGGTGCAAAAGAGTATGCGAACTACAGACAGAAGCGTTGTCAGGATGATGCTACGCCAGCTTTCTTGAACGTGTCAAGAAGATTCTATGACACATGCATGGACGTCCTGTACAACTCGCCCATACTCATTGCATTGGGTGTTGCGGCATTCTCTAATAATCTCGGACTCGCTATCTTTGTCGCTATGAACGAGTGGACAATCCGGTCGATGATCGGATATGTTTCATCGATCACGGAAACAAAATCCGAGATTGATGGACTTGAGAAAGTTCTTGAGACCCTCAAGGGAGATGACACTGACATTTCCGAGAAACCTGCAATGCCTAATAAAATGATCCTCAAGGATGTGGAATTTTACTATGCTTCCGACAAGGATCATCGGATGCCCTTTAGAATTCCATATTTTGAGATTGAGCAGGGCAAACGGTATAGATTCTCAGGGGCCTCTGGTCTCGGCAAGAGCTCGTACTTTAAGTTCTTCGCCGGTGAAATGGAAGCGAACAAGTCGTTTGATGTTCGCACATTTTACATTCACCAGAGAAGTGAACTGGTATATGGTACAGTGAGAGAGAATCTGACGCTTGGAAACAAGTGGGTTCCTGATCCTGTACTGGAAGAACTGATCGAAGAGGTCAGACTTGGTCAGTGGTTTAAGTCTTTGCCGAATGGTTTGGATACTGTTATCGGTAAGGATATTGAACCGTCTGGTGGTGAACAGTCTCGTATCTCGCTGTTAAGACTGTTTGTACATCTGAGAAATTATGGACCTACGGGTTCTCACCCAATCACTGATGAAGTGATTATCCTGGATGAAGTAACATCTGCTCTGGACAAGCGTGATGTATTCATCAAGGATGGTGAATTATCGACCGAAGAAGCAGTCATCAAGGTTATTGACAAGGAGACTAAGGGTTCGACGATGTTCGTGATTTCGCACGAAGATGTGTCTTCGAATGCGTTTGGATTCAAGGACATCGTTGATGAGCAGATGGTAATTGACATTGATGAAGACGGAGGCAGAACGTTTCGTAAGATGATGTAAATGAATGTGGGGGCATTCAGCCCCCACATCTTATTTTGTGTAATTCCATAATCACTGAAAAATCAATGAGGTGAAAATCCCCATAGAAAGGAGTGGTATTTTGCCATGAATGAACTTGGTGAAATCTACGTTCCGGATACTTCCGGACAAGAAATTATTTGCGGTTAAACCGTAAATGAATGACATCGCCCGTGTAATAACAGTACACGAAGCATACCAAACCTTAGGCAAGTTTGTGACCGAACATAAGCAAACGCATTTCAGTGATTATGAAATTACATAAATAGTCAACAAATTTATGTATATTATAGACTGGGGCTTGTGTATATGAGCCCCATAAACCTATTTCCAATAAGGAGGAATTTATTATGACACGTAAAGAAATGATTAAGATGATCATGAGACATGGTTTCCCATACATCATCGCTGCAGCTTTTACAGAGATGCATATTCGTTATGGATATGCGCTTCCATATGTAGGAAGACCCGAATCAGAAGAACTTGACGAGGATATGTCCGTACTCGGTCACGTACCGATCGAGCATATTTCGTTCAATGGCAATCATCCAGATTTCGGGGATTGCACTTTCATTTTACAGAAGTACAAAAGACGTGAGTATCGCAACAATAAAAGAACATACTACCGCATGTTCATACTCAAGGATGGAGAAGTGTGGGACGAACGTGGTCCTTTTGCAGAGCGCGAACTCTATTCGGACATTATTCTCGGAACTGATTTAATGGACAGATTCATGCAGTCGGATAATAGTTATAATACCGGACTGAAGATCTCTAATCCTGTTGCTGAGATTAAGCATGTTTGTTAAACACATTATAACGTCCCCCGCATAAGCGGGGGACTCGTATATGTGGTTTTATGTATATTGACAAGTGCCATGAAATTGACGGAGTGGAATTCTCCGTGTGAAAGGAGATGATAACATGGAGGAAGTTTATATCCCCGATACAGAAGGTTGTATCATCATTTGCGAATAATCGTGAATGATTAAAAAAATAAACGGAAGCGGTTGCGGCTTCCGTGTCCGAAACACACAAACGTATCATGGCACTTGTCAATGTATATAAACGGAAGTGTGTTATATATCATTGTGTTCATAACACACAATCCGTTTATTTTTTCTCTATTAACCAAGTTCCGCCAGAGCTTGGTTGATATCAAATGGTTTGATTGTACCCGCGACATCTAATGCTGGTGAGATGTACTTCTCAAGCTCTTCTTTCGCAACTGTTAAGAATGCTTTTGCAGTTTCAGGATTCTTTGCAAAGTCTTCGTATATTTTCTTCCACGTAAACTTCTCGGAGATCTCTTCACCCTTTTCGTTAAGCACCTTGAAACCTGCCTTGTTACCCTTGAGACGACCCTTACTGTTCAACAACAGTACGAGTGTTCGAATATTGTCAACACCATTCTTAGTCTTGTCAATAACGATTCTGAAACCAAGTCCGGTTTTATTATTACCAGACTGATTGGTGGAAAGTTTCGTGGGCTCATACAAAATTGTATTCCCATTGAAACCGTCTTGAGCTTCATAATAACGCGAGTCTTCTTTGATTTCACCTGTAAATGACATAACAGAAGAAGCATTATATTCAACTGATTTACCACCGCTGATCTTAATATCGTGGGATCCATATTGGAATTGCTTCTTCGGTCCAGAGAATGCATTCATTGCAACATTTGCATTCTCATGTGCGATTGTGATAAAGATGATATTAGCTTCTTTCAACATTGGAAGAATGTCGCATAATACACCTTTAAGTGTTTTAGCATTCTGCATACCATCTGTATTGGAACGCATTTCCTTTTGTTTATCCCATTCTTTTGCATCACGAATCTCATATTCCTTTGAGATTACATCACTCAAGGAATCAAGGAATAGAATCGTTGGTGGCATCAGCTTGATCGGTTCATTGTTACAATCAACAACACCTGTATCCTTTAACAGAATATCTTTATAACGCATCTTGTTCTCGTAGATTTCTGTTACGATTGTTTGTAATGTATCATAACCAATCGCACCACTCCTCAAAGCATAACGTGGAGAATCACCATTGAACCAATTGTCAGGTAATCCAGTCATATTCTTAAGACGCTGAATGACAAGTCTGTTTTCAGCATCAAGATGAATGACATTACCACCATTTGCAGATGCGATATTTGCAGCCATAATCATTGCAATTGTTGTTTTGAAAGACTGTGTTGGTCCAGTCACAACATTGAATGTACCGGCTTGAATACCAAGACACAACCGTTTGCCAATCAACTTACCATCTTTGTCTTTGATATTGACTTCATATCCAAGTGAATAGTCGATTACAGAAATACCTGTAGGATATGAATAATCAACAAGTGTATTTTTTGAAAATACAGAAGACTGACCATTGTTCGACAGAATCGTCATTAAGTCAGCATCTTTCATTTCTTCATTCAAAACTGATTGTTTCTTATTAGCCATTGTAATATACCTCTCCTTTATGAAAATATTATTGGGTGTCCCATTTGAATCATATACATATCAACTTTCATAAAGTTCTTTCAGCATTACTTCACGATTACGTTTAATTGCGTTACCAAGTCCGCAACTCATCTTACCCTCAGGACACTTGCCATTGATACAAGATGGTCCAGCATGTTTGAACAATGTTGGTGATACTTCCATACACTGTTTCCACATCTCCCATGCAACAGCACGAATCTCCCACTGTGCACGGTTGCACATACGATGTTTGAAGAAGTTATATAATGAACGAATATTCATTGTAACAAAGATCTTGGTTTCACATGCATTGGGCAATACATAACGTGCATCTTCATTTGCACTCTTCTTTGCTTTATTACGTAACTCCTTCTTGGTATTTTCAGAAATCATTGGTGTACCATCTGGATTTGTTGTATATGTATCAATGTAATGATGATAATGCTTCATGGTTAAAGCATTCACCAACTTATCATATTCTTTTTGAACATTCGCCATGAATTCATCATACTCACTCTTCAATTCAGCATCTCCATAAATTGCGGGTGGAATGATGTAATTGAATTGTTCCATATTGACATATCTCTGGGACTGCTGTGAATATGATGCGATTCTGTGACGGACTAACTGGTGACTACAGCTACGTGAGATTCCTTCAATGGCGAATGTGAATGAAACATGTTCAACTGGGGACTCATGTCCAATCTCCATTAACATTTCCAAAAAAGAATGAATCTTTTCATCTGTTAAAGATTCTTGTAAGTCATCAATAGATGATGCGGAATAACATAACTTTGCCGCAGTTGCAATCACCTTTTCCGGTTCAGGTGTATGTGTAATTAGTTTAACCTTCATTTGTGTGATCCTCCTTGTCGGTATCATCAGTTCTCATAATATCTTCCAATTCAGTTGTTAATGGTGTATGACCATCACTGATGGTGTATGGAGATGTTGAATCTGTATTAACCGTTATGAATGCATGTGGATATCCATTAATCTCATCCAGTATGTGTTTTGTTTCTTTCACAACACCAGTTGCTTGTTTACACTTTTCAGTCTCTGAATACAATGCAGTTGTGAATGATATGGGATTACACTTATCAGCAGATATTACACAATCATCAAATGTGATTGTCAATGGACCAGTGATTGTAAGTTTGCCGTCTAAATAGTCTTGTACACGAACCGAGTGTTTAAATCCATCATATCTTCGGAAAATAGCATTACCAGTTACTCGATCTATTTCAATAAACAATTCATATGACGGTTCATCGATATCTTCATATTGAAGCTTATACGGATAACCCGTCTTGAATAAAGACTCATCAAACACGTATGTTTGTTTTACAAAAAATTTATCCACGAGAAACACTCCTTTTATATGAAAAATGTATCAGATTGTTTTGATGGTTTGATGATATATGCGGTCGGGGGATAATCCCCCGACCACGCTATTATCATTTCTCTTTCTTTTGTACAATGTTCTTCAGCGTGACATATTCGTCATACCGAAGATCATAGAAACTCATGGTTGTGTCATTGGTAAATTGCAAATCAATTGCATAATAGATTCTCGAGGTATTCACATCAAGAATCACAATTGGTCTTTTTGCATTTTCAACATTTGTAGCAATGACAGATAGTACGATGGCGAACCCAATCAGAAGTGCAATACAAATGCCGTATATCTCTGATGGTGTTAATATACACCATTTTTGTTTTAATTTCATTACCAATATCCCCTCTTAATTATCTAAATGATACTGTACTATGTTTACTCCATACAGTTCAACAATATCTTGTATGATCAATGCAGCTGGTACTGCGAACATTCGATCTGTTGCAACATCATAAAACAGGAAGATCTCATTGTCGACGATTTTGGCTAATACATAAGTACCGTCCATCTTATCAACGCCCCAATACCGTTTTCTATTTTGATATTGTATTGGGATTAAACTTTTGATATGAAACTTATCACCGACGTCAGAAATCTCCAATTTAACATTGATCATACCGGATTTGAACATATCATCTGCATAATACGTTCTGCCCCACATTTCAAACGATTTGTTTACCATTCCTTTTCCTCTTCTCAATAACTTACTTGTCAGACGAAACATCATTTGACAACTCTTCGATTTGTTGACGAATGTGTTCACGCATCTTTTCGTCATAGACTACCTTGCCGGTTTCAACGGCACGTTCAAACTCTTTGATGTAACCGTCTTTGTCATTTGGATGGGGATCATACATAATTAACACCTTCTTTTCATTATACTTTGAATTTGATATTGTGTGTATTCACAAATTGAACATCCGTTTTGTGTTCAAAACGATAACATTCCGAACCAACCAAATCCGGTGTCAATTTGATTTTACAATACAATCCGTCTTCATCGGATGGAACTGCAAATACCAAAGACTTATTGTATTTTTGATATAATACAGCATTGTCGATATTCTCATTGGTGGATGTGATTCGATACGTCCATCCAATGTTGAAATAACTTCTGTCGAATATCAATCCGGAAAACTTTGTGTCACGATGCATCATTATTACATACCTCCTATAATATCAGCAATTACGATGATTACTCCAAGAACAATCAGTATCTTCGGAATCAAACCAACAATGGCATTTGCTCGTTCTTTTAATAATCGATCTTCTTCTCTGTCATACTTCTCATTGAATGATTCGTCATTTTTGTCCATTTATAATTCCTCCTCATTATTTTTCATCATGTTTGATTTTTGCTTCATATGAATGTATTTCTTCTGATAAATCAACTTTGTATTTTTGATTGATGAAATCGATCAAACCAACAATTGGTTCTGTCACAGTTGCTTGTTGATCTGTTGTTTCATCAACCGTTGGCAATGTTACATCGGTTATATTCTCCAATGGAGTAACTTTGAACTTTACATTCTCATTTTGTTTTGCAATATCCATAATTGCATGATACGTCATTAAATCCGGTATGTCTGTTGGATTAATAACGAATCGATGTGGTGTTGTAATGTCATTGGATAAAGCATCACGTAATTCTTCTGGATCGTGAATCTCAATTGTCTTAAACTCTTTCGCAACTGGATTCTTTACTTTGATCAAGTTGAAATTATCATCACACATCACGATGTACTTTGTTTCATCTTCACCATATCGGAATCGTAACATTGATCCAGCGTAATACACACCATTCCCAAAATCGGTGTATTCATGATAATGTCCAAATACACACAATTTGGAAATGCTGCTTAATGTTTCAACCGAATGCATGATTTCTGTTCCATGTGATGTTACAACATTCTTTGTTTGAGACGACATTGGTCCATGTCCACATATCAAATCATATGTCTCATTGAATGCTTCTGTATAATCAACATCACCATATTCTTGTGGTAAATATAGTAGACGTTTACCAGATGGAAGTGTTATCTGAATCCAGTTCTTGAAATACAGAATACGTTCATCATATACATCGGATTTGTTTGTGAAATTTGCAAAGATGTTGAATTGATTTCGATCATGTGAATATGTTCCTTCAATGATATGTACAGGAACATGTGTTCCATTCACACCACATCCATTGTAGTATAACTTTAATATGAATGAAGATGCAAATGTCATTTCATACACATTCAATGCATGATCAAATAAATCACCACATACAACAATCAATTCACATGTTTCATTATGAATGATTGCTTGCTTCTTAAATGTATCAAGTGATACAATCAAAGAGTTATAGAAATCTTCATTTGGTAGTTTCACTCCAAGATGTACATCCGCTAAGAATAATATCATATAAAATACCTCCCTTCATATAACATTGTCACTATAATAATTGTATTATAACGGGGCTATACGCCCCGTTATATACGTTATTCGTCATCGTGATACGGATCGTCAATATACATTGATGGTTCTTGATATTGTTGATGGAATATGTCATCGATTGATTGTTCACCAAAATGTTGTTGATCAATCTTGATGATTTTTGCATAACGTGGCTGTGCCAACATACATGTTTTCAAATTAACCGGTGTTTTACGACCACCCAACCATCCAATATCAATTTGATTTGTATATGGAATAATGTACGTGTGATATCCATGTAAGTGTGCATGAATATTCAAGTCATATTTATTCTCAACAGGAACGTGTGTAAATATAATATGATTCCAAACAAATGAATCCACGATATATCGGAATCCACATTCTTTGTAGAATGAATCTGGGAATAAATCATTATTACCACGAACCATGATCATTTTCTTACCAAAGTTCTGAATCACTGCTTTCAATTCATCTTTATTTTGGAATTCTCCATCGACTAAATCCCCCATAAAGATGAATAAGTCTTCTGGTCCAATTCCATTCTTAAAGCTGTTGATAACTGTAGTGAAATCAGAACGCTTATGACATTCAGGTTTATTCTTTTCATTTCTTAACCATAAATGCCAGTCGCATCCAAGCAGGACTTTGTGTCCTGCTTGAAGCGTATTATTAATCAACCGACTGATGTCGGTCGAGTGCTCTTTATCTGGATCTTTTAACTTCTCCATCAAGTTGTCTTCTTTACGACGTTGCTGATTGATGTTCATGTAGATTCATCCTCTCTTTGATTTGTCGGTTTAATCCATTGTCAATGAATTCCCCATTTTCAACCAGAGAGAAATACTTAAACAGCTTAGAGTTGATGCGGACTTTGCAAACAACAAATCCATCATCATTCTTCATTAACTGAATATCGATCATGCTGATGATATCATGATAAGCCGCGATCACAGCCTTGTACAACACATTGAACAATGCATTGTGGAATTCGTCGATGCGGTCTTCATCGATTGGAAGTACATCGGGTGTGAAACCGCACTGATAGAAGTCACTGACATGACACTGGATGATATGCTTTTGGTCGTCCTTCAATAACACATTCAGTGCCAAGCCATTATACTTCTTCTCAACATCATACGTTGCTCGTGCAACATTGTCAATATAAACTATTGCTAATTTATTCATAATACTTCTCCATTCTTTTTATGATGTATAAACAGTGCCCCATTACAGGGCACCGTTCATAACATCATCGATTGTGTATATCGGTTTTCCTAAGTTCTGTGCTTTTGCAACTTTGGAAGACTGATATGTGATCTGAGGAATTACCAGTGCTTTCACACCTTTATTCCATGCTTCTGTTACGTCATAACCCTTCTGCTGTAATAAATTGATTAAGTCTTTATCCCGTGTTCCAGAAATACAGATTGTCCCTTTATCATTCTGCATTGCAACTGGGATTTCGAATTTGACATAATTGATGATTGTGGATATATCGTCCCAATATCGTGTAATACCAATCCGGATTGCTTGTTCTGTCAGTGGTCCAATACCAACTGTATCCCACAGAATCTTATTCAAGAAATCATCCGGTGTATCCCGCATACACATTTCGGTTATATCCTTAATCATTTCTGGATTGTTCTTACCATAAACCGAATCAAGAATAATCTCCCATTTCTTATTGGATACATTTTCACATGGGAATGATCCAAGCCATCTGGATACGGGAACATTGAATGATGATTGTTTCAATGAACGAATCATGTTCTGTAATGATCTGAATCCAAATCCATCCACTTCGGCAGCTTCCATCAAATCCATTACATATAGATCAGAGATTTGTCTGATATATCCAGACTCATACAGTCGCTTTATGAATCCTTCCGAAACACCAAACACTTTCATGTTCTTACAATACCGGATGATGTTACCACATTTCACACCATCACAATTTGGATTGACACACTTAACTTGCTTCAACGAAGACATGTTAAGCTTCTCTCCACAGATTGGGCATTTGTCTGGGATTGGAATTGGTAATGTTCCATCGCCATTGGAACCAATGAAGTATGGCACGATGTTGTACATAATACGAACCGTATCTCCAAACTTCAAGTTCATATTGGCAACTCTTTCGAATGTCGACAATCCGACATTTTGAACGATGACATTTCCGAATACAACTGGTTCAACAATTGCAACTGGAGTGATATGACCGGAATTACCGAATTGCCAACTGATATCTTTCAGCTTCGTTTCTTGTACGAGATTCAGTATCTTGATAGCAACTTCATTGGATGGATCTGTTACGACATCTTCATCTTCCTCATCAATGTGTATGGTGGAAGATACAACAACTCCATCACATTCAAATTCATATTTCCCAACATTAACGTGAGCTTGATTGGATAATAATCTATCAACGAATGCTTGAATACATTCATAGTCATTCTTCTGATAAACAACAGATACATCCATCAACATATCCGGAATATGTTGAAACTTCCAAGTGTACACACGTAATGGAACTAATGTAATCAAATTACCAACCTCGGCATTACGTGATGTAATTGTTGCAGCAACAACATCTCTCGGTCGTTTGTACTTGTGTGAGAATTGTGATTTGAATATGTTGATATCCAAGATTGCTTCAAACTTCACGGCAGTTACATCATCATACCACTTTACTATCCAATCATGGATCGTATTGATATGAGACTTGAATACATCTGTTACATCAACAGATTCTCCATTGTCATAATCACCCCTTGTGAAGAATCTACCGGATGCAACATCATATGCAACAGACGTTCCATCGAACTTTGGTTGAACGCATACCAAATCACTGACTTGATGTTTGTTAACCCATTCTTCATATACTGGCTGATTCTCGCGCATTGGTGTTCGTACGCCATAGACTTTTGGAAGTGTTCCGACAACGTCATTCACAGCATCGGATTGTTTTTGACGTGTAAATGGTCTGGCGGATTCGCCATGTTCTTTGATATACTCTTCCAACAACTTGTCATATTCAGAGTCTTCGATCAAGGGGGTGCCATGTGAATATGCCTCGATATATTTGTCAAGCTCTTCTTTTGTGATACTCATGACTCATCACCTGTTTCCTCTTTCGCGACAAACGTATCGGTTTCACGGATCTGACGATAAAAGCATGCATAATGCTCTTCACGTTCTTTGGCATATTGATGAATCTTGAACGCTCCAGAGTTCATCGTGTTCTTGTTGTGATTGTGGTCCCAGAATACGCCCATTCTTGAAGATGTATACGAACGATGATCAACCCCTGTTTTCAGTGAGATGATCTTGAACAATGCATCTTTCAGAATTGTCGGATCTGAGGCTTTGATGATTTTAATGTCCATATCCACGAGTTGGTTTCCTTTGAAGTGTGACAATGATACTGCATACTTCATAAGAATCACATCCTTTCTTGTAGTATAATGAATCGTAAATGATTACTCGTTGAATAATTCTTCTAACATCAAATTCGCATCTTCAACAACCGCCATTGACTCTGCGAATAAATAGAACTCTTCTAACGATTCACAACCCCATTCATCCATAAGTTGGGGAACACTTGTAATCATCATGTTTTCCATATTAACACCTCATTTCTGTTTAATGCCATGACGTTAACAAGTCAGCCAGAATCTCGGCTAAACTACTTCCACTGTCCTCGTTATCGTCATTGTCATTGTCGAATAATACAAACTCTTCCATTTCTTTTCCTCCTGATGAACTTTATAAATAACCATTTTGAACATTGTGATGAGTTGGTTTGTTGTGGACGTGTGGAAGTTGCTACCTTCCACATTTATTATTTTTTAATTATCCACGATTATTCGCAGATGATGCTACCAGTTGTGTCTGGAATATAAACTTCTTGCATTATGTAACACCTCCTTTGTACGGAGAATTCCACTCCGTATATTTCACAATGTTCAATTGGTTTTTGGGTAGTATAAGCGGGGGAATATTCCCCCACTTATACCATATTAATTATATATTTATTTGCTGATAAAATTATTATCCTCGGTTAAACCATTTTTGATCAATTCATTGAGTGTGTCTCGCTGCTTTTGTGTCATTATGTATTCAGGTGGACACATATAACCACGTGTGTATACACATATGCATTTGGATCGAATGATTAACCATTCAACCCAACCATATACAGAGAACTGTTGTTCCGCTTCATCTTGGACATCCTTCATACACATGTCTGGATTTTGTTTCAATATCATTTCAACCAATTTCCGTTCATGTGATGGGATTGCATAATGAACAACACCATCTTCATCAATAACAGCTTCCATGTAATTGACAAACGTTTTCTTATGTCTGTCGATTGAAAATGGTAATGCAAATGTTTCTTCAGGTGTGTAAATAAGCTCAACCTTTTCCATTTCAAAAAACTCCTTTATTATGATCATGGGGGCATATGCCCCCATGACTTTGTATTGTTTATTCGGACATTCTACCAGCGCAAATTGCAAACCATTCACGGAGTGACAACTGGAATTCACCAGTAACATAGTTGGTCATGCAAGAATACATGAATGGTTTGAAGCATTCATAACCAAACTGATCCAAGAATACATAATCCAACTGATCTCCATCAAAGTCCGCATTCATTCCACCAAGCGGTTCAATTGTCAAGGAAACCGTATCATCTGCATCTTCGAACTTATAACGCTTTACTTTTACAAGTGCAATAGATGCAAGATTGTTTGTTGGTTCACGTAACATCAAGCACCATACACCAGCGTCAACAATCTCATCCAAGATCTTAACGATTCTTTGATCACGTTCATTCTCATCAATGAATCGACAACTCTCTTCAAGTGTCCAACCATATCTGACAGACAATGTATGTGCAACTTTGTACTTATAAGCACCAAGCAACATATTATACGGAACTGCAATCTCATTGATATTGAGTAATGGATCAAGTGTAATAACACCTCTTGCAGAGAAGTGATACGGACCGCCAACAATCTCGGAACGAATGAAACCGGTCTTCTTACCCATTTCATTATCGATCAAATGATTACATGCTTCGAGCCAGTTGTTCTGGATACAATTCAGTGCGGAAATGACTTCTACATCAAGTTGCATGTATCGCAGCTGAAATTGCAATGCAACAATCTTGGTTAACCAACGATTGATGGTTGGATAGAATTGAGATTCAGATGTTGTATTAACGGGTCTGAATGCAGTTGAATAAATCGGAATATGTGATGTGAATACATCATTCTGGTGTTCCAACAGAATCTTCAAGTCTTCTTGCTTGGGTTTTGGACAACAATCCACCATGATGCTTTCGAAATCGGACGCAAATGCATCAAATCCAATTCCCATATACTTGTGCTTGTTCTTGGGGATTTTCTTGATAATGGCATTGATGTCATTTGTCGCAACACGTCCACGTTTCTTTTGGTTCTGACGAGAATCAAATTCGGTATCTGCATCAGAGTATTTTACATCATGATCCGCCTTATAGTTACCGAGAATGAAATTCAGCATATTATTGCCGATACATCTTTTGATCAAGAAGTAATAAGATGGAGTGATGACTTTATGTTTGTTCAAATTAACCCAACCTGTATAATTGAAGTTCAAGGAATGCAGCATAATTTCCGAACCACAGATTGGACACTTCTGACCAATAATGTCTTGACCAATAAACGCACCACAATCACAACGAAATTCACAATCGGTGAATTTGGACGAATTCACCAGTGCTTGTGGATCCACTGGTGAATATGTGTCCTCATTCTCTATCTTAAAACCATTCCGAAGAATCATATCGGAATAGTACTCATGTTCCATGTTAATTCTCTCAATGATCATATGATCATTCCCCTCCTTCTTTTATACCATCAATCCTTCATGCGTTCAAACAACATTGTGATCATGTCCAGTAAATCAATCGTCATTTGATTTGCATCATATACCAATGGAACATTTAACAACGATGGATCATTATGATTCACAATCGTGTATGATGTCATAACACTTTGAATGATACGTTCGATGTATACATTCGCATTCTTCTCACTCAACAGATACTGTTTCAGATTATTCAATCGAACATACTTCTTGATGTTGTTCATATCTTTCAAGGTCAATGAACGTGTAGATGTAGACACAGTCTTTGCTGTAAGAATATTGATCAATGGACTGTTTACGGTATCTGCTTCTGTTAATCCATAAATGTCCATCACCAAATGTCTGACATACAGCAACAAGAAGTACTTCTGTTTCATGCTCAGGATATCCGTGCTGATGGACGAATGGAATTTGTTATACAGCACAGTCGATATCAAACTCTTGCTCAAATCATTCATCTGAATCAGATTCTGTAAATAGAAATCAACCGAAGATACATCAGTGGTTACAATGATCTTACCAATGATATTGTTCAAGTCAAGATAAATCGCCGTATACTCTCCAGGATTAAAGGATCTGATGACACTGATTGGTGCAGAGGATGAAACGTTATCAGCCAATAATTGTGAAATGTCATCATCCACATTTACCAAGTGATATCTCAACTGCACTTTTCGTGTGAGCTGTGTTGCACGGGAGACAACCGATTTGATCAAACCAACGCATGAGAATGTTGGGCGTTTATTCAAGGAATCCCATTCTGATGCAAATGTCAGTTTAATCAATCCTTCACACAACAAGGTCTTGTGCATAATACCCTGAGTGGTTCCAGGTGCAGTTACTCCTTCTACTGCGCGCATTTCAAATATATTGGAATTGGACGAGATGCACTGCAAAACATTTTTGTTCACGTAGTTGTACAGTCTGACATACATGTTCGGATTGATTTTGTCCATGATATACTTGAATGCTTTTGCAAACAACTCCACCAGATCTTTTGGAGAATTACCAGTGGAAATGATGAAGTGTTCGACATAAATATGCATAATCTTAATCATGAAAGATACTGCATACATGTCTCTCAACATTTCAGGAGGGAATAAACCAACGACATTATCACCGACATTGTTGTCATCAACCATTTCGAAGATCTTCTTCATGGTTCGTTCCGGAAACAATTCATCATAGATGTCTTTGAAGAATTCATCAAATGTGACGATTGTGTACATCTGTGAATCCGTTTTATATTTTGCAATCAACATACTTGTCAACAAATCATTGTCATCATCATACAATGCCGTGAAGAAGTTGATCTGTTCACAAATCAAGTTCTGAATCTCAAGACGTTTACTTCTCAACTGGAAGATCTGAATGTCTGGATCTGGAAGTTGGTTTGGAAATATCAAGTCCCAATTGACAATGATATGAGCACCATTATGACGTACAATGACATCTTCAGGAATTGGGTTCCATCTGATGAATCTGGTCTTTTTGTACTTACGACCATCCGCACCAGTGGGAAATCCATTATATGGATATTCTGTTCCATGATGAATGTTATACGTATATGTCTCCTCCGGATCATATGTGTATACCAAAGTCTTGTTCACAACATCGGGCTTTTTCTTCCCCATTTCTATTCACTCCTTCTTTGTAAATATTTATGTCAAACATTTGTGATTCCACCGGATAAGATTCCTGTGTAAAATACAAACTTACCACTCTTACGCAATCGCTCATCGATCTTACGTTCAATGATGGATTTCACGTAAATGAAGTCATCAACAATTGTCAATACAAATGGTGTTTTAATCTCCAAACATTTCTCAATGTTTGTTGGTGATGAAGTAATATAAGTTATGTTAGGTTTATCGGATAAGATGGGGATCAAGTCCCCGTGTATATACTTCAATGATGGTGTTTCAAATGATTTTAACATTTTCTCAATGCCTGGTAAGTATGTGTCTGAATAAAGATATAATTCTGAAATGTTTTGTTTTCTCGCTTCTTGAATAATTTTATATGGGTAAATGAAATTTGGTACAACCATTTGAACACTGTCTCTGGCGTCCATATAATTGAAATCAATCGAAAATTCCTTCTTAATCCATGAATTGATATCATATGTTTCGCGGTTGAGATAGCTTAGGAGGATGTCCTCAAGGGACATCCTCTTCATCGCTTCTGTACATTTGTTTTTATTTATCATATAACTGATAATGTTGAAACCAATGGCGCTAACCACATCTTCATATTGAATGATCAATCCATCTTTTCCAATGAATGATAAATCAATCATACGATGTCACCCCATGTGATTACATGTTGTCATCACTGTTAACAGGGAACTCTTCTGGATCAAGCTTTCTGCGCTTGCCCTTCTCGTAAGCGATCTCGCAGTAATCCTTAATCAGCTCCCAATCACCAAAGTGGTATTTGTCACCAACCTTGGTTCCCTTGAATGTGATCGAACGTTCACCAATCTTGTTGTCGTTCAGAGTGAACTTAACGGAAGATCCCTGTCCAACAATCGTAAGAACGCTCTTGTTATTGAATTCAAAACGAATGCTTGCGGCACCGGGATCGTTGATTTCGTCAAGAACATTTCTGATGACTGCAACATCACCCGGATACAAGAACAGTCTCGGAAGCTCCTTCGGGGGTTTCTGTTCGTAAACGTCCTTACCATTTGCAGGATCCTTACCAACAGACTGCTTGATTCCGATGAGGGTGAACATAGCAGAACCGGCATTCCAGATCGAGATGTCCATAATTCCATCAGATCCGTACAGTTTACCGACCGGGAAGTTCTTCTTCTGCTGCTGTGGCTGCTGCTGGTTGTTACCACCACCATTGTTGTTGTTGTACTGGTTGTTGCTGTTGGAATTAAATCCATTTCCATTGTTAAAACCCATAAGTATTCCTCCTTAAAAGAATATAATATAGTATATTAAAGTACACACTGGATTCAATATTATTCATCTTCATCATATAGATGCATAATATCATTTACCGTAAATTGGATACTGGTTAAATCATTTTTCCGAAGTCCAAACTGTGTCGACAAGAAGTTGTCAGTGTCTTCTTCAAACTCATCAAACCAATCCTTTTTCGATAACTGTTCCAGTGTATATGTACTTACGGCTTTGATCAATTCATACAGATTCAACGCATGATCCATTAACGTATCAACATCGTTGATGTTAGTTGGTTCAATACCAAGTTTCTGCTTAATAGAATTGATAATATCAATCAATGAAGTTAATGTTTCTCCAATGATGAAATTTCGTAATTGCAAATATGACGGAAAATTATCCGTCACATCTGCTTTGTGTTTATCCAACACATCTAACATGTCATTCAATTGATCGATCAAACAATTCAAGTTGATCTTCCATTCATCGGGATCAACAAAGATTGCATCACCGTCAATCTGATATATCTGATCAGTCAAGTCATAACGACAACCAGAATACTGTTCAATCCAGTTGTAAAATTCATCCCACATACATTACATCTCCTTTTGTTGTATATTAAATGTATATCATCCGTGCTGCTGTGCATCCACCCTTTGTATCAACAATTACAACATCAAACAATCCAAGCAACTGTTTAAATGGTGTTAATAATTTATCGACAACAAAGTCTGGATCAATTGCACCAGATAACCAATCTGGGATTTCTTCATATGTTTCTGGCAGACTTATATATGGATCTTTCTTATGTGATGGATCTTCTGCTGACAATAACTCATACAGACGTCTCATTGTCGGATTCATATTCCGTTCCATAAATGCATATGATAATGGAATGACAAATACTCGATCCATTGGCAAGATCTTTTCATCAGGAAACATATTATTCCAGATAATTGCACCACGCATTTGTGATGGTAATGTTTTTGTTGGATCATATGATTCTACTTTCTTTGTACTTTGTGTTTTATGATATGAAGTAACACGTGTGACAAGTGGCAATAACTTTTCTTTCAATGCTTCATATTCATCCAACAATGCAGCGACATTGATCTTTTCGGTTGTTAATACATATTTATCATGCAATTCCAACATGATTGGTTCCAAGAATTCTGCTGAATCACGTTTCTTGAATGATAATCCAGTTACGGAAATATTATGGATATTTCTTAAATGTCCTTCTTGAACCATACACGATGCAGAATACATCTTCTTGGCAAACAGTGACATGGATAAGAATGCAAACTCATTCTTGAATACAAACTTATCTCTGTAATATTTGTCTTTGATTCCCATGTTGTTTGTAATGTTTTCAACCATTTTCGGAATGACTGCTTCAACAATTAATCTCATACCAAATGCGGATGCGATTAAGCAAGAGTCACGGAAGTTATCCACGTGTGCTTGGAACTCATCCAGGAAATGTGCGAAATGTACCATGAGTGAATCTGTATCTGTTACACATACAATCAATCGAGTCATGGATGCCGCACGTGCTTCACCATCATTGACAATGTATGGATACACACAATTATCCAATATCATCTTCATGATATATCTCATATCAGATTCAATCTCAGGTGGCATCTTAACACCATAACCTGCTTTGAATACAGATTCATCTGTTAAGTCTTTCGAGAAATCCATTTTGTTTAATTTCAAATAATGCATAACGGATTCCACATGATGATGCAGATACATTGTCAAAACCAATCTCATATTATATGCCAACATCAATTGATTCTTTTGTGACTGTGGTAATGTGTCGATATACTTTGTTAATTGCTTCCGATCACTCATGGACGGATGATAAACCATTGCCAACAATCTATTGGTGACTTGTTCGGTTGTGAACGAACCACCAAACAAATCACGGTTTGTTGTATCAGTTGTTAATACAATTCGAATGAAATCATACAGTTCGTTGATACCATTCAACAACGCCCATTTGTTTCTGTTGGCAGATAATAATTCCAGACAACAAATTAAGGTTGTTGTCATATTTTTGGCAGTACCTGCTGTAGCTGGTGGAATGTATACTGAATAGAATGGTGATAAGGTGGTTCCGGATCCACCATAATCCGCATTCATAATGACTTTGACATTACCTTGACCAACATCCAAGTTTTTGTATTCAATGGATGATGGTTCAAACTGATACATCTGTTTCTTTAAAATCCCTCGATTGTTACCTTCGGTCTCCAAGAATAATACAGTCGGAGATAAGTATTCTTCATGTTGTTTGAAGAATGTTGCATTACCAGAAATGATCGGTTCTGTTTCATCAATCCAATCAAATACTTTGGTCATGGTTGTGTCAAAACATTCGTGAGTCATATTATTATCCATTTTACACGGAATGTCAATGAATCTGTCTTCGACATGTCTTCTGACAATTTCGTATACACGAGAACGATCTATGTTCGGATGCATTCTCATATACATCTCACATACTTCGTTCTCATATGTTTCCACTATATTCATTTTACCACTCTCTTTCATTTTTATTGGGGTGATCATATGGATTATAATGATCTTCAGAATAAACCAACCATCAACGATGTTGAAGTCGTTGGTGATATGACGTTGGAAGATATTGGTATTGTCGAACTAACACCAGAAATGGTTGCTGACATATATCTTGAAACGTTTGGATTTATTCTGTAATCAATATAAAATAAACGGCAGTATTCTGTCGTTCATTATAAGAATATACTTATTCTAAAAAATAATTTTTCAGGAGGTTTTACTTATGCTTGAATACATTAAGCGTCAGATTGCTGAAAAACAAAAAGCCAATCAGAATGTAAGTCAAGTTGTTGATCCCACTGATCAGCTTGATAGTGCTATCTTGGAATATGCACATCTTGCGGATGAATTATCTGACTTGACCATGGAAGGACATAATGCATTACGTGAACGACCAATTCTTGATATTCCGATTGAAGATGATGTTGAATTGGATTCTATTGAGATGTCAATCACCAGTGGTAGAATCATGGATGTTCCTGCTGATATTACTGCTATGGAACATGCATATGAAGATCAGAAGACATTCAATGACTTCTTCCAGGAGGCATACAAAAATACCGGTCGGTTGACACGTGAGAGTGATGCTCATTATTCTGAAAGAGTTATGAATATTGCCGATAAGGAATATCATGCTTATATGGAATACGTCATCCAAGAAGGATTGTTTGGTAATGACATGCTTTCGATTAACGATGATCGTGTTCCTGCTTCGATTATGGTCGACTTTGGTAAGTACTCTGGTGGAAATTATATCACCAAGATTCCGGTTGGCTTTGAATGTGATCATAATAACAAGGTCAATATCAATCAGATTCATGCAGTTACCATTTCTCAGAACATGCGTGTATTTGCACATGTTGCTGAATTCTTGGCAAACCAGATCCATACGAACCAGCACATCAATATTCGTGGATCTGTATGGGACGTTGCTACTCCAGTCATGATGATTGTTCCAAAGTTTACCGGCAGATACACCACCATTGTGAAGTTTGAGATTGAGGGTGGAACGGACGAGTTCGTTTCTTGGAGCATTGAAGAAAGCAAGATTCGTAAGTCCAAGAATGAAGCACTTGATCTGAACAAGATTGAAGGTGTTGAATCTCCAGTTGAGAAGTATGATACTAAGAAGGTATCCTCTATGCATCTCACCTTCAAGGATAAGAACAAACCCATCAACGAATATGTTGCTCCAAAGAAGATTCCTTCTCGTTGGGATCTGTATAATGATAATACCGATTATGACTATATCGAAGAGAGTACATCCAGTGATATCACATGGACACTCATTGGTTGTATGGCAGCCGGTGCTGCAGTTGGTGGTGTTGTAGGTGCTGGTATTGGTGCGGCTGTTAGTACTTTAGACGTTCTCCTTGCAAGTATGGCATATGGTGGAGCAATTGGTGGAATGCTCGGTACAACTGCAGGTTCATGGGCGGCTGTTTATAAGATTCGCGATAATGTACCAACGCTGTTTGCAAAGAACATTACCAAAGCAATTTCGAAGTGTGTAAAGATTGCAAACGAAAGTCCATCTTCTGAAGAAGTATACATTTCTGAATTGAAGAAGTTCAAGAAAGCAAATAAGAAACTCAGCAATGAGTTAAGAATATGGGATCCCGAGAATGCTAAGAGATGGGATACTCATACCATGTACAATGATTACACCAGCAATCGGGTTCCAGAGAACGTAAGAACAGCTTTGAAGAAGGCAACCGAAAAGGTTGGTGAAATGATACTTTCTCTTGAAGCTGGTAAACAGAAATTTGAGAAGAAGTTCCTGAATGAATACCTTGAATCACTGAATGATTTGCTTGATGCAATTTGGTGCAAGAATGATGAAGCGAAAATCAAGTCTGAAGGTTATTATGCGTTGACGCTTGATGAAGTCATTCAAGAGATGGCTGAAACCGATTTCATTCAAGAGGCAATTGACTTCGGCGGTGGTGATAATGCCGACACACCCCCAAGCGGTGACAACAGTGGAGTGAATGATGCAGGTGCTGCAACAAATGCTGGATCGAATGATACTGGGGATTCTGGTAATATCGATCTTGGTGCAACGGATAATGCAAATAATGATGCTGCACCAACAGTTGATGCAGATGCACAAAAGGCAAATGTCAATGACGTAAGTGATGCAATTGCTGCTAAGGTTTCTAATGAGACCAATAAGGACTCTGCAGATCTCGGTATGGATGCAGCTCCAACATTTGATTCCAATCCTGATGTGAAGCTGGATCTGGATTCCGCTGATGCTGGTTCTACTGATACAAGTAGTGAAGATGTGAATAATCTTGAACCCGATCTGTCCCAGGATTCTTCCAATGATATGGGATCTACTGACAACTTCAACACTCAGGATGTTACTGGAAATGATTCGACCGAACCTTCTTCTGATGAAATGAAGGACGAGTTGAATGGTGATTTCGGTGACAATACTGATGTAAATTCTTCTGATCTTGGTGGTGGATCTATGGACAATATCGATGATATGTCTATTGATGATTTACTTGCTAAGGGTGAAGATAAACTCAAGGGCATGTCCATTGCACAGTTGAAGGATTTCTTGAATGATGGTTTGGGTGAAGAAGAGTCTGCTACGGTTGAATATGCAACCGGTTTACAGAACTCTATCAAGAATCATGTGAGGAATTGCCTTGGTATTCTCAACACAACCAAGCTGAGTGTAAAAGATCTTGTTACGGCATTCAAGACCGAAGGTCATGAATTAAATAAGAAGCTGACTCTTGCAGGAAACTCTGATGAGATTAATGCTAATCAGAAGCTTATCTATGAGCAATGCAATAAAGCTTTGGCCAACTTACAAGCTAAATTGAAGGCAAATCCGTCTGAAAGTGATAAGGGTCCATTACAGAAAGCCATTGTTGATTTCTGCAGATCCAGTTCCAAGATTACTACAGAAGCTGCTGAAATCGAAGGCATTGATGAGAATGGTGTTGTAATTACTGAGTGGACACTGACGAAAGACTATATCAAGGGCATGACACCAAAACGTGAAACATTTGAGCGCCTTATCAGAATGGCAGAAACTTACAAAAAGCAACTTGGTAATGGAAAGACAATTGAAGGAAAAGATTTTGCAGCTCTGAAAAGCAATACCGACAAATATCTGAAATTTCTTGGAGCTGAATCCAAAATGTTATCACATGTTAGTCATGGATCAGATAATAGACGTTTAAACGCTGCCAAGCAAATTAAAAACGCTTATCATTCGGCATCAAATGGTTTTTCAAATGAGGAAGATGATGCATTGTTTAATGCAAAATTGAATAAGCAATTTGGAACTTCGACTCCTGAAGATGATGAAACTATCAACAGACTTGGTGAAAAGAAACAAAAGCATTATGAAAGAATGTCGAAAATTGATAATGCCGATTACATGTTAAACGTTGAGGATTTCTCTTATTCAAGCAGAGCTGCATCAGAATTGAAGAATTTGAACAGTGTTGTTCGGCGTTTAATGTACTCTCTGCAAACCAGTATGTCTTATAATGGTAAGCCATATAAAGCACTCGACAGTGTATTCATTTCGTCAATTCGTAAATCAATTGACGAGTACATTTCCAAACACGAAGAATTCTTAAGACTGCTTAAGAAATAATTTAAGGAGGTTGAAATATAATGGCTGAAGATATTAAAAATCTTTTGAATGATATTATCCATGATACGGATAACAACTCTTATCCGGACAAATATAATATCAATTCCGATAATAAAGATAATGTCTTTGATAAGGCAGACTTCCGTGAGAAGCTCAGCATGAATGTTCTGAAAGACATTATCTCGGCAATGATGCATGATGAAACCAAGGATCTTGATGGAATGATTGATGATTCTATTAAGAGGCATATCGATACGAACTACAATGGTTCTTGCTACAATTACTTGACCAAGAGCTGTTGTGCACTTCATTCTCCGATGTTGGGCTCCATCATTCAGGAAATCAACAACAAGACAGAAGAGGTTGCAGAACAAGTTGAAGCAACTAAGAATTGTCCCAACTGTGTAACGGAAGCAGAACTGAAAACAAAGGAGCTGCTTGACAGTTGTGATGATGGTGAGACATATAAGGAATTCCGCAGACGTCTCCGTGATAAGGTATCCAGAGATATTGTCGAGGAAGTTTCCGGTTGCATCACGGATGGTAATGATACGCCAGAATTCGAGGATGTTGATAAGAAGATTGTTCAATCAGAACAGAAGAACGATACCGGTGACACACCTCCTGCACCAGAAGAGCCACAGACAGAATCTAAGATCATTCGGATGTGTGGTTCTATTGTACAGGAATCTGTAATGAACAATCATCCAATGTCAACTGAAGATGGTTTGAATAAAGCCATTATTGAATACTGCATTGTTCAAATGGATCGTTTGTTCAAACAGAACACAAACATTGATGGTTACAGCTTGTATTTGAAATAATGACATGATATGTATCGGGGGCTTTAAGCCCCCGATATAATCATTTGAATTGTTTTGTAAATATTGGGTGGAGCATTGGCAATTTACTCCACCCAAAAAAGAAGGAGGAACGGTTGACACGCAGATTCACGTGTCATCATCATGCAGAAGCAATTGCAAACGATGATTAATCAATTGTAACATAACGAAGTTCCCGATACCGCGCCACCCCTATTGGGGTGACGTGTATAAATCGGGAATTTACAAAATAGGAGGTTGTCGCACCAAGACTACATGAACAACTCGCATCATGCAATTATGGTACAAATATAAGCACTATGACACTTAAGCTTATATTACACCATTGTTTTATCATCCAACAATCATCATTTGATCCATGATACTCTTTTCAAGTTCCACTTCACGTTTCGTCACACTCTCCATATCAGATGGAAGTGCACTATAAACGAATTGATCAGGCTGTTGTTCTTGATGCGGTTTGCCGATACTGCTGATGAATTCATTCAGATCTGCACGGAAAGATGGATATAGTTTATTACCATTATTTTCAGCAACCAGATCGATGACGTCATCAAATGTTTCTTTCTTACCATACAACAGATTGAAGTATTCTTTACCAGCACCTTCATGAGACCAATCGAAATTCATCAACTTCTCCTTGGTTTCTGGAGAAATACATTCGTCGTTTTTGGTTGATGAGAAGAAGTAGTTTGATTCCGGAATTGCAAATCTGCTGAATGTACCTCTCATTGCTTTGATCACCGGACTGATTGGTGTATCATAACCGTTCATGTGATAATGCTGCATATTCGTGAACGCTGTATCAGACATCACATTATAATCATAATCAACACCTTCACGCTCTGTACGATGACGTCTCTCTTTTGCTTTCGAGATTTTCTCAGCAGATGTCTCTACCGTGATATTACCACTCAGAATACCCTTCAACGTTTCTGGATCCGTAATCATTGTTGTCCAAGATGTCCACAACTGTGGAATCGGACAATATGTGAATTTGATGTCACCTTTGTTCCATGCTTCAACGGCTTGTTCTTGACTGAGCCATGGATAATCATGTTTGACCGAATAATCGATTGCATCCAATATTACCTTCATTGCTTCTCGCCAATCGTTTACATTGTAATATTGCTTTTGTAACGATGACAATCTGTGATAGATTTCTTTACGTTCTGCAGAATCGAACAGCTCTTCATCACTCTTGTGATACTTTAACCGATGATTTGCACGAACGATACATGTACTCATTTCTTCATGGATCTTTTGCTTCTGTTCATCCGATAACTTGATCACCATAACATCCTTGGTGGTTGCTTTACGTTTGTTTTGTTCAATCTTGCGTTGGATTGCTTTTGCACGAGTGGACTCTGTGAACATCCCAGACATATCATCATCGTCATCATCTTCCAAGATCATTCTTTGTAATTCAGCAGTACGATGTTTCACGTCCGCCATCATTTGTTCATCAACAACAGTTGGGACAATACCTTTGTTGAGTTTATCAACAAATTCATCAATTTCTTCGATGTCATATGTATACACATAATCATCATCGAGATTCATTTTGGTTTCATCCATAATAAAACACACTCCATTCTTTTATAATGTATATGAAATGTGGGATACCGTATCCCACATATCTCATATAAATATTACATATATCGAAATAAAGTATTCTCCGCACGAATCAATAACTCGTAAATGTATTGCTATAATGAGTTATGCATTTAACGAAATTTATTATGACGGGAAGTGAATATAGAATGGGACAATTGGTTTATGATGAACAATCACTGGTGGATTCTCAGATGTATAAATACGATATGTATTTACATTCCAGAATCAATAAATATACTGGTGATGGTAGAACACTTGTTACATATTACAATATCAATGATGCTGATACAACCATGTCACTTGGTATGGACGCAATGTATCAAGTATTGGGTAATGATTCACCATTACGATTTGATCGTATTGAAAATATGATCATATTGGGATTTTCTCAATTAAGTCCAGAAGATATACAAGCATCTACAACGAATGTTCGTAATTATAACTTACAAGGTGAAGCATATATTATACCTGGAACAATCATGCCAAAAGAGAATGATTTCTTTATTGTAAATCATATCAGAATGAATCATGTATTCCAAGTAACACAAGTATCGCAAGACGGATTAAACACAGATGGTTCTTATAAAATCCAATACCAATTATTTTCAACAAATCCGGATGAAATCGCTTTCTTGGATAAACAAACGGTTGGTAGATATGTCACCGATTTACAAACCATTGGTGGTGAAGATTTAACACCAATCATTGGCGTGGAAGATTATCAATTACGATCACGATTGATTCGAATGATCGATGACATGATCGAGAATTATAAAGCTCGGTTTTATGATAAAACACATAATTGTTTCTTGTTACATTTAAATGGTCAAACATTGTTTGATTTATGTGGTAATTACTTTATGCAAAGAAATTCCATCATGATCAAAGATAATGCAACGAACAATATTGTTTTAAATCGTGATAAATGTCATGAACGTGAATTGGAATCATATTATCAAGCTTCACCATATAAATGGATTGAACGTGATGCACCATTGCGTTACCTGGAGCAATTCAAATATCACACTGTAAAAGCAAATGAAACATATCCTGATTCTACATTTAAAATGTATGGGACGGATGTGGATGTCATGTTGTGGAATCCTGCATGGTGTCCAAAAGCAGAAGCACAAAAGTACTTCTCCGATCGTGTATATGATATCTTATATAATGAACAAGATATCCGTACTTGTACGATGGACAAATGTAGATGTTGTGAAAGATGTGACACTTGTTATGCCAGACATTATTATTTGAAACGATATGATTTTATTTCATTAATTCATGATTTCATACATGGTAAATTAACGAAGTTGAATCAATTATCATTGTATACCGGTGATCAATTATTTGATAATGCTGATGCTAAGGAGATATACTTATGGACTCCCATCATCATATACATTATTAAATATATTTTAAAATTAAAATCATAATATAAGGAGGATTAAATATGTTTTATTATGATAAGACAAATCCGATGAGATGTCCGTGTCAACCGGCACCTCCTCCACCACCACATCCAGTTCCATGTTTTCATGATTCATATGGACATGATTGTTATCATGAACATAATGGATTTCCACATCCACATTTACCGGTGAATGGACCGTTTATTGGATCAATGTTTGTACTGGATAATTACTCCCCATATTTGTTTGATTCTTATTTCATCAAGTATGGTTCCATTATTAATGTATCCGAAAACGTTCAAACCCACATCACTCAAAGACCCGATGCATCGTGTATTAACTTAGCTGCTAAGTTTAACTTCGTTGATGCAATCAACAAGAATGTTGTATTGGAAGAGTATTTGGAAAAGTGTATTGGTCAGAATGCAGAGAAATACCAGAATGCACTTCCACTTATGAAGTCTAAGTTTACATTCCGCATGTATTATTCTATCTTCGATGATATGGGTGGAGTTGTTGATGAAAGAATCGTTGAAGTATCCACATATGATACATTGTTACATTATACGGATATTCGCGATTTCTTCTTACAATCCACCAAGGGTATTTTCGTTGATAATATTCCTGGATATGATTATGCTGGTCTGTACAGACTCGTCGTCAATAAGATTGAACTGTGGGTTGGTACAATTGATACTCCTGCAAAGTGTGAAGATGGTTACAACCCATATTATCAGTGGACGGATAACAATCAGCGCATTGTATTACAGCATGACACAATTGAAGCGTGTCCAGCTGATGATACATTATTGCTTGCAACATGTGATGTGAATTTGTCATTCCCATTCCAAGCAAATATCACCACCAGATTGCGTCTGTCATTTACTGCATTTACTTCTTCCATGATTATTGTAAATCAAACGTATGGTATTTGGAATGCAATCTATGAACCCTCGGAATCTCGTATCAAGACGCTTGAGGATGAGATTGTAACTCTGAAGGAAACCGATCGTTTGTTACAGAATCAGATCGATGCAATGAATACAAGAATGGATGAAATGAATAATACCATTCTTGATCATGAGAGACGTATCGCTGCAAATGAATTGGCGATTACGACATTGAATAATGTATTCGCTGATAATCTCCGTGTAATCAATGAGCGTTTGACTTCTCTTGAAACAAGAGTTACTGCATTGGAGAATATTCCTCTGGCAACTCACAAGTATCGTGAAGGTGACACTTACATTCGTTCCCAGCTTACTTGGGAAACAATCGGTCAATTGTATCAAGTTGCACGTGAATTTGTTGCAAGCGGTAATTTCAATGATGAAATTGCTGCAGGTAACATTGTACCGCTTGCAGTGGACGGTTCTGTTACATTAACTGCATTAGCATCTCGAATGGATGCAATTGATGATCGCATTACGTCTTATCATCCAACAACTGTTGTTGATGATGATGACAATGGCGTGGATGATGATCTTTAATCATTGATCATTTCATCGGGTATTCTAAAAAGTGAAAATTAATCCATTATGTAGTATCGGTTATACGAATTATTAATTACTTTTTAGAAAGGAGATGGAAGGATGAGTGGCTAATGCAAAGGAAATTAATGTTGATATTTATTCAAGACACTGGTACAACAACGTCAGATGGATTCCTTATCCAGTATCAAAAGAATCCCCACAACTTGGGTATTCAATTGGACTGACGGATCTGCTGAGTTTGTTGCATCATTCTGAAGTATGGTTGTATGATTCGAACACAAAACGTGTCATCAATCTGAATAATCTCAATGATTATTTTCCAGATTATGTTCCACCTTGGGGCAGAGGCGGTGGAGGTTCAGACCCCCAGAAAACTTATGTTGTTTCAGACACAACAGAAGGATGGTCATCCCAACCAACTCTTGTATCGGAAAAAGATGTATTATACATCTATACCGATTACATTATTACCGATGTCGGTGATGAAATCCCTGGCATCAAAGTTGGTGATGGTGTAACACCTGTTACACAATTACCATTCACTGCATCCTCTGGTGGATCCAGTGGTGAAAAGGAAGTGTATTCCAAAACTACAGCGGAATGGGATGCACAACCAACATTAATACCCAAAAAAGATACGCTGTATGTTTACACCGACTATATGACTATAGAAGGTGTGACAATACCAGGTATGAAGATTGGTGACGGATCTACATACCTTATCAACCTTCCATTCATCAACACATCTGGTCTGACAGATATAGAACGTACAACACTAATCGACAAGGTTGGTGTGAAACCTTCTGAAGGTGATGATGATGAAACGTTGATATTCTTCGACGGTCTAATTGGTGATTAAAAATTATTAAAAAGGAGAGATTTATTATGGCAACTTCTTACGATTGGGAAGACAGAGGTCAGGGCGGTTCTCATGCTGATGACCTGTACGTCTCGAAACTTACGATTCCGGTAGCCGGTGGTGGTACTGCTGACTACTTTATTCGTGACGAGCAGTCCCGTGCAAAGATTCAGGATATCCTGAATTCTATCAGCTCCGGTGTCGTATTCATCGGTAAGACCAATACTCCTCTGACTGATGGTTCTACTACTGCAACCATCATGCTTAAGGAGAATGGTGATTATACCAAGCAGGTTACCCTCACTGCTGAGGACGTTGGTTCTCTTGTTACGGTTGATAAGACCGCTTACACTCCTGCACTTCCTCAGGATGCTGAGTATGTATGGGATGGCGCACAGTGGATTGAGTTCGGTTCCTCTGGTGAGCTCGGTGCGTTTGCATTCGTAGACACTGGTGATGTTACTGTATCCGACCTGGTTGATACAACTGGTACTCACACTGCTGCAATCACAACCACTCCTACTGCTGCAACTTATGATGATACCAAGGCTCCGACCGTTACTCTGGCGGATGGTACTGTAAGTGGTTCTGTTGGTACTGCTCTGACTGGTACTGCAACTTACAACGAGGCTACTGGTGTATCTGTCACAGCTCCGAGTGGTTCTGAGACTGCTAACTACACCCCGGCTGGTGATGTTACTGTAACCGCAGCAGCATCTGGTACTACTGGTGAGATTGTAACCGGTGTTACTACCACTGGTTCTGCTACTGCATCAAACCTGACTGGTGCTGGTACTTCTGTTGTACCGAGCTACTCTTTCGCAGTTGGTGCATCTGATGAGACTCTGACGATCACTCCTGCAACTGCAATCACAGCAGTTCGGGATACTGATTTTACTCCAGTAACTGGTATCGCAACTGGTGTTGAGGTTACTACTGGTAATCTCGGATTTGATGGTACTGGTGTTGTACTCGATGTTGCAACAACTCCTGGTAACGTTGATACGAGTGCTCTTGCACTTGCAGATGGTACTGTCACTGGTACAGTTGATGATACTGATGTTACCTTCACTCCTCAGGCAGGCTGGATCAAGTATGACAAGGCAGATGCATCTGCAGATGTTACTGTTGCTACTACTTCCAAGCCCTTCAGTGTTACTCCGCACACTGGTGCGTAATCACTACAATTACAAAAAACATTGTTGGGGGCGCATATGCGCCCCCACGTGTTTATATTGTGATGTTTAATGCTTTCATAATTTCAGCGCTATTGTATCTGCCTTCACCATCTATCTGTAAGCGGAAGAAGTTGTCCGTATCATCAACCGTAATGTTGTGTTTATTAACAACAACAACAAACTTGGGTATTGTGGCATTTTCGAAATAATAAGTATAATCGATGTTATGTTGTTTGAGTTTGTCAACGAACGATGATAAGATTCTGTATCTGATGAATGGATGTTGATAATTGTCATTTGTTGTTACAAACAATGAACCATAACCGCTGTGGATGATTTTGGGAATGCATTTGTATTTCAAGTCAAGATATTCAATAGTCCGACACCATACATTTCCAGCAACATGAGTGGTTATGAATAATGCTGCATTTAAGATTGGAAATGTATAGTTTTCAGTAATGGTATAAGATACGAAATCTTTGTACGGATATGTTGTGTTATTCTTAAAGATACCTTTATCCGACATGATTGGATCAATAAATACATCCCCATTGTTCATATTCAATACAATGGTCTTGTATGTTAACACAGCCCAAGTCTTGTTCTTGAAGTTATTGATTCGATAATAACTCTCGACAAGAATCTTTGCGAATGGATCCATTCGTTCAAACTCTTTTGAAATATACATTTACATAGTTCCTCCCTTTATGTTATACTTCTCTGAATTCACATGTGATGATATGACCAACCATATTCACCAGGCGTGTGATTGTTGTAATAGACACAACCAATGAATCATGATCTGCAGTCTGTTGGTACTTCAAAGTGAATTGTGCAACATTATTCGAGATGGTTTGTTTCAATACTTTCGACATATCTTTACGAATCATCTCTGGGGTGATCTTGAAATACTCAATGACATATTCGTACAACCGATTGAATGTGGGGTTGGCTGTTTTGTACACCCATTCTTCAATCACATCAGACATATCCGGTGTGAATAATGTGATAACACATGCGATGTTCGGTTGTTTGGCTTGTACTGTCTTAAGCAGTTCCCCAAGTTTTGATTGTGACATTGTATTGGTTGATGAATTCAACATTGTCACGAATTGATCATTGAGAGATGTTTTGTGAATCACATCTGTCTCAACTGCTTTACAGAATGCAGACATGATGATATCACACGCACATTTCTTGGACGTGTCTATGATGATATTTTCACTCACCATATCCTTTAAGTGTTGGATGGCGGATGGAGCCATCAATGCTCTTGCTTCTTCAAGTGTCATATAAAATACTCCCTTCAAAATATATTCATATGTTTAAACCCATGAATGGGATTACACTGGTAATTAATCCAATTTGAACATTGTGATGAGTTTGCGGTTGTTTGGTCGGAAGTAGCAGCTTCCGTATTTATTTGATTTTAATTATTTGCGATTATTCGCAAATAATGATACTGCCAGTAGTATCCGGAATATAAATTTCTTCCATGAAATATCACTTCCTTTCACACGGAGAATTCCACTCCGTCAATTTCACAATGTTCAAATTGGTTGATATAAATGTGAAGATACACCCACTTATACCAAATTAATTATATATTTATTTAAATAGAAATTTAATCGGGGGCTTAAAGCCCCCGATATAAATCATAATAATTGAATTGGTTCGTAATTATTGAATGTTACATGAACATACAATTTCCGACATGTTTCTGGTATATGGATTCTTACTCCTGTACGAATACATGGAATGATGAATTTTGTCCTACTGATATTGGATATATCTCCTGCAATAGAATCAGACAGATACAACATGACGTATTTCTTATAAGACCCAGTTAAGAATACATCAAATTCACCATTTGTATTCTTCGTATAATGGATTCTGATATATTCATTAATCGGAATGAATGTATCGTCTTTATGTGTCATTGGGAATGTTGGATCTGTTAATATCTCATATCTGTATGCATGGTCATAAATATGAATCATATCTTCAATTGGCATTTCAGATAAACCAATATCATCGGAAGTTGGATGATACAACTTCATGTCATTGATGGTTGGTACATGATTGAAATCGTTGTAATTTGTTGATGTTACTTCATTTGAGAGAATTGTATCTAAGATATCATCTTCCAAATCTTGATTGTTTGGATCTGGGACAAACATCTTAGAGTAATTCTGTAATGTGGTATGTTGGTATGGATACATATTGAATGTATATTGAATGTTTTGAGAAATGATCATGTGTTGTAATGCTTCTTCATAATTTGCATATACCGATCCATCGTTTGCAACATATACTGTATTTGTATTCATCAACAATGTATCACCAAAATCATCAACAAGTTCAATCAGTTCAAAGTTCTTCAATGATGTTAAACCGATCAATTGGAATGAACTTGGAGAAAGAATAATGAGATGTTCTGTGTCTTTGATTTGTCTACCATTTACCCAGAATTCATATCTTGTACGAGACAATGGTGTTGGAATATATCCCGTTACATCAATGAATCCATCTGCTGGAATACGTGATGCAAAGTAACGACATACATGCAAATGATTGGACTTAATCAGTTTGATATTTGGATTGATGGATTGATCGATTGTCAAACGTGTTTGAACTGTATTGTTATCCCGCATTGTTGAAATTGGATAACGATATTTAGATGAAGTATTGTAATAATACTCATACGGATTATTTACGTTTGAATTGTCAGATTTCATTGTGTCAACGATTGCTCGATTGTATGTTGTATCGAAATCAACCGTTATGATTCCGGATTGTGCAAACTGTATCGTTGGTTGTAAGATGAATTCATCCGATGGTAAAACATGATGTGGATCCGTGATTTGAATCCATTGTTTGGTAGAACTCATGATATCAACCGAAGATGTTGTGATATTGATTGTAACCAAACCACCATTACATGAATAACGATGATTGTGGACAACCGTCGTGATATAAGAACCACTGACACTACTTGCCAAAGAAGACTTTGTAATTGTGATGGTACCGTCACTATTTGTTTTACCAACGAATGTGACATTGGATATATTACCATTGAATCTTCTGGAATCGGGTATTGTGTTTTGTAAACAAATCAACGTAATGGTTTCATTTGGTTTGAAATCATTGATTGGTTGATTGATTGTGGTTTCGAATGTTTGTTGTGGTAAACCAACATTGGACATTGAACCAACAAATGGATTCTTGACGAATAATTTGAATTTGGTATAATCATACGTGGAATTGTTTTGTTTCACAACAATGTCTTTATATCGGACGACCGGTGTGTATGGTAACCGTCCACTGTGATGATTGTTTCTGTTAATATAAATGCAATCATCTGTGAATGTCTTATATGGTTTAATGTCATTCTGCAACATGGAGTATGATTCACCGGAGTCAATATGTTTGCGAATGTAAACGTACTTGTACAAATCATCTTCATGTTGTTTGGATTGGTCAATTGTCAATAATGGTTTGAAACGTACTTTACACAATGGCGAATGATCGGGTATGACATTGAAGTATGTTTTATTGTAATAACCCATATAAATCAATATCATGTTAGAATCTGGGAATCCAGATTTTTTCATAATTACCAAGAATCTTAATGTGTCTGGAGCTGTGAAGTCATAATCATTGTCATACTTGTAATGTGGATCAATTGATACATATGTTGCATATAACGATGGGTCAATCCATTCTTTGTGTTCCCAGTCATATAAGAAAATCTGGGTATATGGAACGTCCTTGATTGATGGTTGATATGTGGATGTGACTTGTTGTGCACGTCCATTCTCGATATAACCCATTGCTGCATCATACGAATCAACATTGTACCACGTTGTCGGATGTTCCTGTTCATCGATATATGATTGCAAACGATAAATGGTTTCTCGTGTTTCTTTTTGCTTCAACAGATAATTCTCCATTTGTCTGGAATAAATGTCTTTGTCATAATTCGTCGCTTCTGGATCGTTACGTTTGATCAATGCTTGTTTATACAATACTTGATATTGATTTAACAATGGAACATATTTTGTATCGATTAAGTCTTGGAAGATACGACGTTCTTCTTTCCAAACATAATGATCATTTGGTTCATCACGCAGTATCGGATATTGTTCCGACAATGTTAATGTTGTCCAATTGTGATTGATACAAGTCACATCAATCTGATCATGGAATGATGTGTGGTTTACAATCTTATCGTATCCAAGATATTTAAAGTTCCACTTCTTATGTTCATCGTCGATAAATCGATTCTTAACATCTTCGGGGAATAATGCATGAAGTCTGGTATAAATGTATTCCGCATTATTCTGAACGAATATTGGATCACCTGGGACGGATAAGTATCCATCTAAATCTTCATCCGAAAATTCAATATTGTAATTGAAGTTTGGATTGTAGAACGTTCGGTAATCACCATTGTATTCATCCAACAAATTACTCAAATTATCATCCAATACAGTACATTCAATCTCGGATGTTAAGAACGTTTCTGCTTCATCAAAGTCGTCAATTGGTAACCACTTTGCATCACGTTCATTGACAACCGCTTCCATCATACCATGCGCTTGTGAATGATCAATGGACGTAACAGTTGCTGGGAATACATATTCTGGATGTGATGTTGGTGATAGATATACGGTTTGACCAACAGTCATTCTACCTTTAATGGAAATAGCATCTTTATCCACAGCACCAATATCAACATGCATAACTTGCGATGGTTTAAACAACAATTGTGGTTTATGTGTTTTTGAATAATCTTTCAAAATCAACATATTCAACTTCTCGTTGTTTATGGTAATTGCATCATTGGAATTCTGCAACATGGTTTTTGGATTCAATGTCAATTCATTATGCTTATCCAATACCATGAAATGATTTGCAACCAACAATTCGTAATTGGTTTCGGTATGTTTTTCATTTGCGGGGACTTTACCCGGAGTTGGAAGTGTGTCTTCATGAGTATTTGAAAAACGAACAGTTGTGTTTGTTGCAGACGGTAACAATCTGACATCATCCAATGCACATGCAGTTGATGATACACGTTCAAAATTAACTGTGATATCAGATAACAAACGAACATATTGTCCCGTCGTATCATATACACGGAATTGACAACCTGTGATTGGAGTTCCATCAAAGAACAAATATTCACATGGTTTTCTGACATCTTTCAAATACCACAGATGTGCACCGGTTTGACCAACAACTGGTACAAATGTGATATCAATTGTATCACCAAAAGTATCTGATGAATTTGGATTGATGAAGTGTGCATCTTTCGTTGCAGTCCAAACAACATATCCCAATTCATGTGCGGTTGATGCACCAAAGTCAATACCAGTGATTTCCGATATTGCATACAAATCATGAACATGATTTCGAATTGCATCTACACAATACTCTTCCAATTGCAATAAGTAATTGTTTTCGGTATTGCGTAATGTTCTGACTGCCAACTCATATTCGGGGATTTTATCCTCTAATATTTCTTTTGTTGCAAGTAAGAAATTACGTGCACGTGCAAATGTATGATTGTACTCGGGCAATATTTGCATATTGTAATCTGTTGATGCATGATACAATTCCAGCTGTAAGAATTTGGAATCATACATGGATTGATCCAACCATTTCTTGTATTTGTAATCATTCTTCTTATGATTGATTTCTTTGAAATGATTGTATAATCCTTTCACACGATACTGTGTGTTTTCATAATAACCACTGGATCGATATGTGGTTCGGATGGTTGTGGAGAACCAGTTTGCTTGTTGACGAACATACTTCTGTTTGGAATTCTTTCCACCATAGAATGAATTACTCTTTACACACTCTTGGGTTGTTGTGTACAAGTTATCCATAATATCATCATATGGGAAATTGTTTACAATGTAATTATATTCTTCACGCAAATTGGATTGCATGTATAATTCCAAACCATCATAATATGTTTTCAATTCTTGTAATGCATCATTGATATCCTTTTTCGCTTGTAAGTATTCGATGGATTGATCGAATGCATGTTTGTAATTCGTCAAGATATAACTCATATGATCACGAACACATGATATGAACTTTGTAATCATTCGAGCAAAGTTTGGAATATAATACCACCCCGTATTTGCATACGAAGATGTTTGCTTTACCCAGTATCGCATATCCAGTGAAGTCTTTCTGGTATCGATCAAATAATGATTCTGATCTTCGTCTTTCGAATAAATACATTGTGCAATCCAATAATACACATCCGATTTCGCAATGGTTTTATTATAGAATATGAATGGTAATCCATCATAGAACTTGTACATTTGATCCGTTCTGTAATTGGATTCTGTTTCACTGAATACGGTGGAAGCACGTGTTGCTCCCGTGAAGTTTGCATAATCGAAATGTTTTGTTTCCAAATATTTTGATAAGTTGTAATCAATATAACGCGGGCTGTAAGTGCGGTTGGTTAATGTTCGATAGAAGTATGATTGTAACAGATCCTTACCATTGTTCAACAATCTAAGTGTATAGAATATGAAGTTCAATAAGAACGGAGCTGCTTCCGAATGTTCGTTATATGTATCAATATTATATTGCGTCATGTTTGGTGTTGCATATGCGATTTCCGATTCATATTGATCAATCAATTCATATGCATCCAACTTTCGTTTCAATATCTTGGATAACAAATTAACGACTGTTTCATTATCATATTTACCAAACATCAATTTGGATAACTTCATCAGCTTGTTTTCGACATGCCAATATCGAATGAATCCAGCATGTTTTTCAACTTCTGTCATGAATCTGTCATAATCCAAAACAACATCTTCTTCAAATTCATCATCCACATTCTTTTCATATGGATTTTCCGTATCAGAATACAATACAAAGAATTTGAATATTTCATCACCATTCAAATTGTCTTCGATATAGAATGTATTACCAATACCATGGAAGTGTTTGATGGTTGGATATGCAAACAACCATGATCTGTGTTCACGTGAATATTTCAATGTGATGAAACATTGTTCGGATACATTTCGATTGTACCGGTGTGATGTTGGTGTATCTTCATAGAATTGCTTGTTAATATCATGCAAATCTCGGAAGTTCATAAATGTTTCATTATCATAGAATGGTGCAGAAACCGTAATTGCAAACTTCTCATAATACAGCATGTAGAATTCATCTACAACATATTTGCGGTAATTTTCAAATTGGTCTTCACGCAAATGACCGAATCTGAATAATGCATTCATGAAATTTGTAAACTTCTGTAATGCATCTTCATTAAACATTCCCGTCAACATACTTCCAATCGAATATGATATGAAGTATGGTCGTAATGCGGAATGCATTTCTTGCAAGTCTGGCTGTAAATTTGTTCTATAGGAATCATATGAAGACAAATATGTTGTTGCTTTATTCAATGCAAAATTCAACTTCCGAATGGCTGTATCTTTATACTGCATCAGAATATTTCTGCAATAACAACAATTGATGATATCTTCAAATCTGGTATCATATTCTCGATCGATACAGATTGGTGGTGTACACTTCTCCATGTATCCTTCTTGAATAAATCCAGTGGTAACAATCTTTCGATTGAATCTACCTTCGATCTGATTTCCTTTATCAGTATAAACATCTGAAGAACGAACCAAATCCATGTAGTTGGCAGCTGGATAAATGCTATTGATTTCTTGCAAGAACTTGGGAACGTATATGATGATTTCACACTTATCCGTTCCTGCTTGTTTGACTTGATCAAATGTCTTTGTTTGTGGATGTGCAATTGTGATTCTACCATCTCTGGTAATTGAACCAAAGTTTGGTATGGTTGGAACGCTCGGATATCCAAGTGGATGGATATCTATCACACAATGTTTCCATGCAGCACGTTTGATTTCTTGTTTACGTTCACCCAATACGATGTTTGGAATTGAAATATAACCGTCATCTTCATCTGTATACATTGTGATTTGACCAAGTGTCAATACGCCTTTTGCGACAAGACAGTCGTCCAGTTTGTATATAATCAATTCCGGATCATATGAACCGGTATATCCAATCTTGAAGATCAAACCATGATCGTCAAATCCGATTTTAACATCATGCCAAATCATACCATTCAAAGATACGATAAATGCACATTTCAAAATCTTGGTATATTCCGATAATGTAAATTCATCCAATGACAAACAATTATCGTCATCCGTATGATGTACATCATGGAACTTTTGACGAATGAATTCGTCTCGTTCTCCACCAAATCTCAATTGATCAAAGGGAATATCGACCACGTAATATTTTCCCTTTGAATACAACTTTGTCATGGTGGTTGTATGATACACAATTGCTCGTGTATTCACAAGCATTCTACTCATGGATTGACGAATAGAATGCTCGTATGTATCAATCAATGATTCATTGATATCTTCAAATGTATATCCAGATGCATTCATCAATGATAACATCTGTTCAAAGCCATAAGTATTTCCGACAACCTGGTATGGTTGTTGTACCAGAATATCTGAATCGATATTGATTAAACGCTGTAAACGTTCTTGAACATTTCTCCAGTTGGTATCATTATAAGAATCCAATCCATCACGGTTTCCCATTAAGTATTGATGAAACTTATAAAACCATTCATTGTAATTAATTTTCAAAAGAATTCATCTCCTTGTAAATGAAATGCTTACCCAACCGTTTTCTATTATTTTCAAAATGAATATGCCCCGCACGAAGCGGGGCACATCTATTAACTATTTTCCCAAAGATCTTTTACCTGCCTTTTCAAATTCACAAGTACCTTGTTACCGGCTGCTGTGACAACAACAGACGGCACCATACGTTTCAGAATAGAAGATGGTGCTTGGAATACAGATATCTCTTCATCAGGTGTTGATTCTGCATATGGTTCCAAACCCTCTGGAATAACTTCTGAACAAATCTGTTTCATACAAGAGTAGTTCGTCAGTTTATCTCCAACGGACATATCATCTTCATGTTCGATATACACTTCAATCAATACATCTGTATTGATACCCTTCAAAGATGGAGTCTTCAATGGTTCTGTTGGTAATGAGAATAATGTATCCAACTTATATACTGCATTGGATTTATCATATTTATCTAATATCTTACGCTTCTTCTTATTTGCTGTGAAGTAACCGTTTAAGATATTATATAAGGATGGAGATAATTTGTCCATAGCTTTGTTGGTATACATTCTGACATCAACAATGGTTCCTGCATGTTTTGCATCAATTGTTCGTTTGAATGATTCTTCATCTCCACCAAATGCACGTAAGAAGTTATCGACAGATTTATCACCAGTATTACCAAGTCCAAATACCAATAATGGATCTCCGATTTCAACCTCATCACCTACATGAACAATCTTCTCAATATCTTCGGTACAATCCAACTTGATGATTTCGCACATTGTGACTTTGGTTGCAAGACGTTTACTCATCTTAGTCGTCATAACTCCAGAGTCTTCATATGTGGAATAACAACCCATGAATGCAACCTTTGCAAGTGGTCCAACATTCATTCGGACTTGACCAGTAGAGTCTTTGGAGAAGAACTTCTCATGATATGCCAATATCTCACCACGTTTAAACTTATCACCAGCTTGATAGTTTGGTGTTAATTTATTATCAACATAGAATCCACCACCATCATTGAATGCATACTTATGGTCGATGTTAATGGCTTTCTTCTTACCGGATTTATATTGCACGATCATGTATCCTTCATTCAACTCAATGACTGTTCCATCTTCTTCAGCCATAACCGAGAATTGTTCAGTTAAGTAAGCCGGGACGATTTCGTCCATACCATTTGAAATCAATACAGGTTGTGCATCAGCGGTTGATACCGTATGTGAAGTTTGTGATGTACCAATTGCCGTACGGATTGCATCGTCACGAGATACAGATCCAGGTGTTAACAATTCAGAGAATGATGCCAATTGTAAGTCATCATAATTTGCATCAATTCCATCCGTTGATGTATATCCACGTACAGATTCAATCTTTGGATCAGCAACCAGCTGTCGTGCAATACCGACATTACCACTGTTTGGAGAAGATATTGCCAATTTACCAACCATAGAATCTTCAAAGGAACGGCGTGCTTCCGTATATGCTCGATCATTATTTACACCACGGAATCCTTTTTTGGATATGGTTTCTCGTGCATGTAATTCAACCATTGGATTCAATGCCGTTAAACATTTGATTGTTTGTGTATCAGTTAATTCTTTCATGATACAATTTGGATTGAATTGTAATTTATTTGCACGAGCACGTGAACCAGTTCTGTTGTTGAAATTAGACATTGCAACAGCCAAGTGATAATGGATCATTGCGGGAATAATTTCAGAAGAACGAACACGATACAACGCGGCATTATTCTCAGACATTGCCGAATTATCAACCAACAGATTGGATGAATAAATCAACAAACCAATCAATGTGTTTGGTAAGTTATAATGATTACATACATCATGTGTGATTGCATCCATAAAGAAGTTGTAATAGGTGATGAATGTTGTCAATTGAGAATATTGTGTAAAGAACAACTGGTTGAAGATATCAACATATATGGAATTCGATTCCATAATTGGTGTTTCAAATTCTTCGATATTGTATGCTTTTGTATTGATTCGATATAATCCATTGAACAATAACTGATTGCCGATTGTGTTTTCAATGGCAATGGCTTTGTCCTTGAAGTTGAATACAATGTAATGTGGATCACGGAATCTTTGATCAACGATCTTGTATTTACAATTGGAATTCTTTAATAAAGAATTTAAACCTTCCCATGCACAGATTGCAACACCAAGTGGAACTGTATTACCAATCTTGATGGTAGAATACATTGATGTTTTACCCGGTTTGGTTTTGATGTATGCTTGTTGAACATCTGGAGGTAACATCTGTAAGATGGTTTCTGTTATGGTAATACCTTGACGGGTTAATCCCGTTTCTGTATTAACAATGACTGGTACTTTGTTAATCATACCACAACAGAATTCATTTGCATTTACAGCAACGAATTGCCACATCTTCAAACATTCATTTCGATTGAATACAATTTCACAATCTTGTTCACGGTTGGTGAATGAATACCAAACCTTTGCATATTCATCATACTCGATTGTGGAGATGTAATGTGCATTGGAATTAACCGAAGAACCGGGTTTGATGTATCGATTCTTACCATTTGCATCTTCCAATTTATTCACAGTCTTTAACATTGCCGATACATCAACAAGTGACTTTGTATCATATCGAGCAACTGTGATCTTGTTGTAATTGGAAGTAATCATAACGGTTTTTGGATCAATCTTTAAAACAGGAATTGGGAATTCTTGCTTATCAATGGAATACCATGTTCCGTTGTAATAGTATCGACCATTCAACATCTTCGGTACGACAATATTCACAGTAGATGTCAATCCAGATTGTTTGTTCTTTAACGACACTTTCCAGTTGTTTAACATAGAAACACATGTGGAAATATCGGTTACTTCAACATTCGTGACGTAGAATCCATCTGATGGTTTTGATAATGTCATTAATGTTGCGACAATATCTCGATCCATCAATTTGTCTTCATATTCTTTTGCAATGTTTGTAAATCCAGTTGCACGTAATGCAGGACGGGATGTTGTTGTCAAGTGTAATGGTTTCAGTGCCGATGGTTTTGGTACATCATTCACAGATGTCAATTTATCAAACGTCACGTTGTTCAATTTCAATTGACCAATTTGATTACGCAACTTTTCTTCACGTGGGTTGGTAATTGTTCGGTTTACGTCCTTGACATCTGGTGCGGACACCGAATTCTCAATCTTCTTGGATGCTTGTTGAATCAATTGTTTTTCAACCGAATTTGCATCTACTGGTGTGATATCATCTGCCAAATGTTTATAAGAATTCACTGCAGATGTATCTGGATTAATCTTCTGCATTAATGACGCATTGATGTCAAATGCTTTGGCGGCATACAATTGTTGCTTGTTGGAGACTTTGTTTGTTAAATCTGTATCATCAACTTCATTCAATTCCGAATCCGTATTCTTATGATTCATGGAAATCTTTTCAATGGAAGCTTGTAATGATTTCATAACCGACTGATGGGAATTCTGTAAAGATTGGATATCCATGTCCTTTTCAGAAATCTTAGTACCATCATTCGATGTCTTCTCAACCGTTTCTTTTTGTTTAACGATTTCATTTGCTGCAACAATGTTTGCATCTTCTTCTGGGGTTTCTGCCAATTCATTCTTCTCTTCATCCGTTGATACATCTTCTTCTGATTCTTCTTCATTGGATGTATTCACAGCCGCTTCCACACCAAACTTATTCAGCATAGAACGAAGACGTTGGGCATCGTTCTTATTGAATTGACGTAAATCAAACTTGTAATCAGCATCACCCGTTTTGAAAATGATTGTATATTCCAAATGTGGAAGTTTGGATTCGCTCAACAATAAGTATGCACAAACCAATCCATTGATTAAGTCATATTGTAACATATCCAATGTTGGATTTTTATAAATCTTAACACGCTTTGTGTCTACAACAATGACTTTTCGTTTTAATCCAAATGCAAATGGACGAATGATGTCACCAAATACTTGGAAGAAGTTATCTTTCAAATATCCAATACTAAACTGATGTAGTAACTGATTACCTCGTTTCATCAGTTCACTCATACTAACATACAAGTTTTCTGATACTGTAGATGGATATGGATAACGAAGCATTGTCAATCGTGGTTGCAATGTTTTATTCTGTTGATTTAAATATGCAACCTTTTTCGTATATTCAGATTGTTGAATTAAGTATCTGAATGGACGACCACCAATCTTTGTGATCAATCGATACGGTATTGCAAACACTTTGTAATCTGTTTTTGGTTGTGGTATATTGCGAATTAATTCAATATCATATTCAAATGAATCGGTCGCTAACATAACCACAACACCTTTCTTCTCCTGTGGAAGACGGAGTCGTTGTGGGATCGGAACATAAGATCCAGCTGAATCCATATTAATAGCCAATATTATCACTCCTTAAAAATGAAAGTGGGGGATTTTTATGTGTGATTATGAAATATGTCCAACATGTGGTGCAACTTTGGATTGTTTTGAAAAGTGTTCAATATGCAATCCACGTGTTGCTCCAATACCAATTCTTGTACACCCATCCTCAAAAGATGGGGTTATACACAAGTCAGAATCCATTATTCAGAAAGAAGGTTATGAAAATGATGATGAAAGCAAGTGACAAACGATTTATATGTATTGATGATATTACCGGAGCACCATCGTCCATGAACACGGTAATCTACAATCCACTATTATCAAAAGAACGTAATGAAGAAATATTACACAAAGCAATTCTGTCACAACTATGGGTTGATTTAACGGATGATCAATTGGATGAATTAACATCATATGACAAATATCATCTTGATGATTTCATTGAACATTTAAGAAGTATTATCTATAAAAAATAAAAAATAATGTGCGGGGGTTTATACCCCCGCACACTATCACTTCCTTCTGTTCTTGTTGTCTGTTGCTTAGCCCAGGCTCTTGACCCAGTCGTAGGTCTCCTTTAAGAAGCCCTCGAAGATCTCCACCTCGCAGTCAGTCATGGAGATGCCATAACGATAGTGATCCGGCTGCCAGCGCATGAGCGCAATGAGCGACTGCTCACGAAGCCAGCCGATTGCATCGGTTTCAGGCATCCACTTCAGGACTTCATTGAACCTCCTGACATCAGATGAGCCCAGGTCACCGTCTCCCTCGGTGGTAGCACATACCTGGAAGCGGTATGCACGGAAAGGTACGAGATAACCCTTCTCGCTGTGGTCGATCGTCTCAACCTTGAGACACGGGATTGTGCAGTTCAGCTCGTGCAGTACAGAAATAGCATTAGTCATTGTCAATTCCTCCTTAGAATTGTTTATAAAGGTTTATATTTTCTTTGATAAGAGTCAGCTTGCTTATTCCCTTATCATATTAATTATATATATTTGAAAAATCAAAATAATAGAAAAAATACATATGCGGGGGATGGACCCCCGCATATCATCACATATATTACTTCTTCTTGAAGTCATCTGTATGCTGCTTGAGATAGTACTCATCATGTGCAGCAGTCGTGGAAGTGTACTCCTCACCCTTGCGATCACCCATCTGGATAATACCGGTCTTGGTCTTCTCTTCCTTATGAACCATCTTCAATGTTGCAGGTGCTGTATTACCATCCGGAGCCGGAAGATTGATTGCACGGCTCTCATCCTGCATGTACTTTGTGATTACATTCGGAAGCTGCTCTGCAAGAGGAGTTACATCAAAATCATTGATCTCATCAATGATTCCGAGTTCAGCTTCACAAGACGGAAATCCGGCACGCTTGATGCCCTTCTTCAGCGTCTCGCGAAACGCCGTCTGAATCTCAGCGGTGTCACCACTCTTGTTGTTGACAGCCTTGTTACTCCACTCACAAATCGCTGCGATGGAATGTCCCTTTGTTGTAATCATATCGATTACCTCCTTAATGTAAAATTATATGCAAACATCATGTATGATGTTTCATACTCATCAATTATATGTATTTCTAAAATGTAAATTAAATGATAACATTTTTAATTTATATGCATTACATTTCAATCAAACCATCAGACACACCAACTGTATCCATTAATGTTTCTTTTGTAATTTCAGTACCATCCATTTGGTTTATCACAATCATACCTTTGTTCAGTAGATTGATGATATCTGATTGAGTTGCGGTCATTAAATCACCAACATGTTTGTGATTTGCATCCATAATCGTAATATTATATGTCATTATCATTCACCTGATTTCTTTTGTTTATTTAATATATGTGATTAAAATAAGATGTTATCATCCCATGTGTAATGGTTAAACCATCAAATGGTAACATATTAATTGATAATATGATGTATGCGTTTGGAACACGATAGTTCATTGATTGAATGAACTTTACTAATAGTTCTATATATTCGGTTCCAAATTTAATAGATTCCAAATCAGGAATCCCATCTGATGATGATACTTCATATGGAAATTCAAATAACGAGATGGATTCAATATGTTCTCCCATATAAGCGAATCTCGTTTTGATTTCATCAATGATCATATTAGATAATTCATATACAGCTTTTGTTTCTCTTGGGGTATCCGCTAATGTAATACCACGATATGTTTTGTAATAATGCAATAATCCGACTGATAATATTTCAATGAATTCTCTGAATGGAATGTTCATATATCCACCTCCTCTTCCACATAAAATATATAGATTTGTTTATTACAAATAATCATTATGTTATACGGGGGATCATCCCCCGTATAACAAATGTAACGTAATTACCAATCTAACTCGTCATCACCACCACCAGACGATGAAGTATCATTCGTGGTTGTGGTTGGCTTTGTAACTTTTTTGACATTCTCTTTTGCTTCTGCAGCAGCACGTGAATCATAGTGTGCGATTTGAGCACGCAGATTCTCCATCTTGATATTGTACTTCTTCATGTTCTGAACATACTTAGATTCAACCTTCTTCTGACGATTGCTTTCAGGAATCTTCATATATTCATCATATGCTTTCTTAGTCTCTTCAAATAATGTCTGTGTTGCATAAAAAGCATTTACTTTCTTATCATAATGACTGGTCAGTACATTATTGATGAAAGACACGGGATTGAATTGATCGAACTTACCAAAGATCCAATCCAACAATTCATTTGTATCATGAAGCCACTCCTTGGCAGACTTCTTGGTTAACCAAGATGCAACCTTACCGACGGCTGTTCCAATGAATGTAAGTGATGCATCTTCTTGCATATACATATCTTCCATATAAGACTCTTGCTTGAGCTGAAGCGCTGATTTATTACTCTTGGAATGTTTCCGAATATAATCGTCCACTTCCTTCTCAATGTTCTTATTATATGCTTTGATGAATTTAATCGCGGATTCTTTCTGGGAGATACGATTTGGTTTATAAACCAATCCCTTCTCCGTTGCAGTTGTGGAAGCATAGATTCTTGACAACTCAGCAACCAATACTCGATATCCACATGTGAAGAGAATTGTAAACATGATGTTTCTTTCATTCTTCTCATGTAAATATTCATTCACCATCTGCTTATAAATGGGACGATGGATTGCATTGAACATGTTATTCAACAAACTACGTTCGTTACTTGGATATCCTTTCAAGACACTCAAGTTTGCGAGCATCTCCTCAATGCCATGATACATCTTGGACTTGGTGATGTCACCACGCATCTTGTATTCATCACTACTCTTATTGGAATAAATGTGATCAAGTTCCACAGAGAATGCAACGATCTTCTCTTCGTAACTTGCATTTTTATCAAATAAAGGCATTACATTTCACCTCCAACATCATTAACCGAGTAACTTAAACAGATCTCTCGTCTTTGTACCAGCTGTACTCAATTCAGCAAGCTGCTTCTGTACGGCTGCTAATGAATATACAACATACTCATTATGTGTATCAGGAATCATCATCTTCAGAGACTCGCGGTCCTGATCAACAACGATTAATGCCATCATAAACAATTCCTTGCAGAATTTAGCAGCTGTTGAACCCTTCAGCAGATCGATCTCTGTTTCACTCTTTACCATCTCAACATCATTCTCGGAGATGATTAATGTTGCATTTGGAATTAATCCAGTTCTCGAATTTCCAGAAATCTGTTTTGCAACAAAGGAATCACCCTTCATATGAGCGAGCTGATACAATCTGCGATACCACTTTCTTTCAGGATTCTTGGAATCAATAGCAGTCTGCTTCTTCTCTTTAATATTAAAGACAAGATCCTTGAAGAACTTCAACTCACCAGCCTTATACTTAATCTTTCTGGTAAGTTCGTTCATTTCCTTGATGGGGAATTTAGCAACATCCGGAAGAGTAGAAGACTTGATGAGTCTGCAATTAACCTTAACACCACACAGGAACTCAATCGGATATTCCGTAACATCACCGTCAGGATTCTGTACACGAAGCTGAACCTTCATGAGATAAGGCTTCATGGTATTAAGCTTACGGATTTTCGTTTCATCCATAATCTCAGGAGCATGTGCCATTCTCTCACGAGCATCCTTATTCTTTTCCATCTGATAACGATGAAGCTGCCAATTCTTCTCGGTGTCTTTCATAGCCGCTTCCGCAGACAACTTTCTGCGGCGATTGTATACTTCATTATCATATGTTGAGTCTTCGATGTCAGCAACGTCCTTTAGTGCCTTTGTTGCATCTGCCTGATTCTTTACTCTCTTATTACCAACATCACCGACATAAGATGGAGCACCATTAATATCAGCAAGATCACGATTAAGCTTATCGAGCTCTCGCATTACTTTATTACCTTCAATAGCACCCTTACGGATCTTAACACCTAAATCAGCAAGCTGTCTGCGATGCATTAAAATGTCGCGTTGCTCTTTTGCTTCAGCACGACGTTCCTGTGCTTGGTCGCGCTCTTCTTGTCTTTGAGCACGTCCTTCTTGTGCTTGAGCACGGGCATCTTGGTGTTGAGCACGCTGTTCAGCCGCGTCTTCATATTGACGACGACGATCTTCATTTTGCTGATTACGTTCAACCTTCTCATTCAGAACTGCATCTGCAACTTGACGATATCTTGCATACCTTTGACGTTCATCTGCTTCTCTTGATGGAGTTCTGTTTGGGTTATAAATTCTCGACCATTGATCCCATGTAATAATTTCAGGAAGATCTGGTGTATCTGCTTCTGCAAAGAAATGATCAAACTCTCCCAACTCACCATACGAAACATGCTCGTTGATGATTTCTGCTTCATCATCTTCGATAGATATTACATCAAATTCAAACACGGTACTTCCATCAATCGATGTGATTTCGTTATGACAAGCATCATGAGCAAATGAAATATCAGTATACTCCAAATACTTGGAAGTATTTGTCATATATTTACTCAAGAATCTACCATCTTCTGCATCTTTATGACTGATGATTGGATTCATTGAGATTGCAACCTCCAACTGTGATGCATACAGCTGTTCCAGCAGACTACAAGTTGCTTCTGCAAAATCCAATTGAACAGAGTCTGAAACAAATACCGGAAATTCATAAACGTTCTTGGAAGCCATTCCGATAATGGATTTATTACCCTTATGACCCTTTAAGAACTTCTTAGCTGATTTGCCATATAGATCTTTACCATTTTTAACTGTCGTCGCAATGACTTCCGCATCTGGTGGATTGATACCAACAAGCTGCATATATTTATTGTCATCATACTTACCGGCCATTGTGATATTCACTCCTTAATTTGATATATTCGAAATTGTATTATAACCTCGGAGACCAATCGGTTATATTGAATAATTCCGTTATGATTGAGTCCCACGTGTATTATACGCCCTTATATAGTTTCATAGACTTTTCCAATTCCTTGGGGATTTTATCCATGAATGTAATAGTGACTTCCGTTCTTGGAGTTTTGGAATAATACTTATGTGATTCCAAGTCACATACGATACAGTCATCAATCATGACACCTTTATGACCACGCTTCTTATTACCGACAATACTATCCATAATACTCTTTTCGAAATTATCCAAATCTCCACATCTTGTCCACGGACGTATGATTTTCATTTCAGCCAACATCTTTTGTGTTTTCGTAAATGAAGTTGGTGTATGTACAAATAAATCAATCTTCATTTTACATGGTTTATCGATCCATAAACCACCAAGCTTCGGTGCAACTTCTCGAGAAAAGAATGCTGTATTTTTAGCAGCTCCAGGAACGTAGATTCTGTAACCAGATAACCGAGGACGTTGAGATGGTTTTGGTTCACGATTGATTGTAAACTTAACAGTTCTCCAACTGATCTTAGAAACATAACCAACTGCACGCGCAACATTACACAGAACGGAGTCGGAAAGTTCCGACTCCATTTGTTTTACATTTTCATGATTGATGTCCATTATCATCTCTCCAATTTGATTAGTTTGCATAAATTCTGTAATCAATCAGAATTTCGAAATTGTCTTCAAGTGGAATGGAATTGAATGTATAATATGTGATGAGCTTGATTCGTTGTGCTTCGGAATTTGTTAATGCAGCGATTGATGGATCGGAAGTATCATTTAAATATGTCATGAACTTATTGGTTTCATATTGATACTCGCCACTCTGATTATAGAATGCATTTACTTCAATATTGGTTTCCTTTGAGAATTCAGTCTTCAATGCATCATAGTCAAGTGTTGACGGACTGATGATGTATGTTGAGCAAGCATTGTAGAATGCATTCAGATTCGGTTGAGATACAGTAAATGTCTCATGGAATGCTTCATCAAATGTTGCAAGAATTGTGGATGCATAAGATTTGATTCTTGTTGCTGCATCACTGGGTCTGTTATCATCATAAATGAGTGTGATCATTTCCACGACAATTTTCTGATAAAGTGTTTCCAACACATCACGAGTTCCAAGTGTTGTATCAAATGCAACCAATCCAAGTTCATTCAGCATTGCTGTTTCTGTATTACCAGCTGCTTCAAAATATGCTTTACAATCAGATTCATCGATTGATAATTTGCACTCTGCATATGTCTCAATACGATTTGTCTTGGGTTGACCGTTCGTTGCATTTGGACCCAAATCGGCAGTCTGTACTGGATCGATATAATTCCACTTCTGTCCATCTACCCACCAAGAATGATAGATGTGTGGAAGTGCATCAAATTTCTTAATATAGTAAGACTTGATAGATGATGAAGTAGAACGATATATACCACAATACTTATCCGCAATAGTTGGATCAATTGAAGAAGCGACTTGCTGGAACGGAATTGGTGAACGAAGATTGATGAATGAATAATTCGTATTCTTAGTTGTGATGGAATCTTCTGCACCACCACCATTACCAACCATAAAACCGCGAATGAAGAAGTTCTCAGCAATGTCAGATTCCATTGCAGTATACTGTGTTGGTGATACACCAATACCCATCAATTCATTTAAATCGGGCATTGCCAAATTTGTATCACGACCACGATTGTCCGTATGAGCAGTTGTATGATAGGAATCCAGATATAGATTAAAGATCTTCATCAAGATTGTTTGCATTCCAGAAATCGAAATGACATTATCACCTTCATCCCAAAATGAAACTTCGTTTGTGTTTTTATTTCTGCGATAAATTGTGATATGACCATGTAAACCACATGCTTTATCATTCAATGTAATCGCATCTTTGATATGCATATCCATGATTTATAATCCTCCATTATAATAAAATTTTACCTGCTTTACCAATTGCACCATCTGTCCATATACATCTTAATTGAATATCTTCCACTGGGAATCTACCAATATGATTGTCTGTATAATGAATATCCTCTACCAAGAATATTGCATTCACTGTCATATTATCGGATGGAGCACGATCCATTGTTTCAGCAGACTCACCATAATGTTTTGTCATTTCATCAACAAATGGTGGTTTTGTGATATCCCATGCAGGTGGTTGATGATTTGCGTATGTAGCAAACATGATTAATTCATTCGGTCGAATATGATGTCTTGGTGGGTTCTCCATTCCACAATAATAAAACCAATTGATTTCTGATAACACATCTGCTTTATTCTTTGGAACAGACGTGTGTTCAGATACACCTTTTTTCGAACGGGCAATGATTCTATGGGTTGCCAATGTGTAAATATGTTGAACAACATCAAAGTTTGTTCGAATGGTTGTTTGTGAATCATGTGGCACAATCGTCCAATTATCAATTCCTTTTAATGAAACCAAATCAGTTGGATCTGATGGTGTGTCATGTTGTGGCATTTTGATCCACCATCCATTGTTGACTTGATGTGCATACTTTACACCATCAACAGTTGTTTCTTCGACGATGGTATACCACTTGTTCAAATCTTTCTTCTTGATTTGTTTGCTATCAGGCCACTTTGTTACAACATTATTATTGATCGAATAAAAAATGGCATTCTGGTTACATATTTGAACCATATACTTTGACGCAGGTACTTTTGGGTTTGGTCCACCAATTGCGGAAATACCATATTCTGGGTATTTTCCGCTTTCTTCTTCGTTGGATGTTTCGGATGGGGTGTTATCCCCATCCGATGGTTGTTCATCTGATGATTGTGATGAATTAATCGTCTTCAAATCACCAATCCACAATCCTGTTTCTGTCAATTTTAAATGAGCTGATTCAACTGCATCTAATGTTAATTGTAAATTCTTATCAACAGAATATCCCAATCCATCTGATACATTAAATGCAATGTATGTTAATTCCTCTGACATTATTAACCACCAACCTTATCGAGAATTGCATGGATAAGATTTAATGTATTAACTCCTTCATTCGTTGGTTCTGGATCACCTGATTGAATTCTGGATACTGCTGAATTACATCTGACCCATTCGATTGGTCCATATGTTGAAGCTGGGTTTGCTTTAATTGTATTACCTGCATAATACACGCCCCAACCCGCATCTTCCGAAACTTTCGGAATGGCAATCAGTTGTCCAGCATCATTAAATTGTAAACCATTATTATCTTTACCGGATAATTTTAATGCAAATCCATGTTTTATTGTCGGTTCTTCACCTTCAACTTCTGATGGGATTGACATCTCTTTGCATTCGATTGTTTGTGGATTATATCGGAGATTGATATCGTACCGAACATTCCCACGAATTTCCATTAAAAATCATCTCCTCCACCTAAAAGCAATGCAACTTCTTCGATTCTATCATTTGCATCTACTTTCGTAATGATGTAATAATTGAACTTGTTATCAGCCACAGGAACTCGCAGAAAATCTCCAGGTAGTATCTTATCCAAGTTTTTTTCATCTGCTGGAGCACCATCGTTACCTCTGAATGTATCGGATGGATTTTTACCACGTAAATGGGTTCCATACATATCATCCGCAGTCCATGTTCTGTGAGTAATTCCGTTGCAAGAAACACGTGTTCTGTTCTTTCCCTCTTGATCTAAATCCCATTGAGAACGATATCCAACTCTGACACCACCATGAATCTGGGGAGTGTCAAGTTGTTTACCAACTGACGCTGGATCTCCTTCTGAATATAAACCATCTTCTTCAACGGTGATTGTATTATGTTCATCAGTAGAAATCTTCACATTCAATCGATGTTTTGTCTTCCCATCTTCTTCAAATGTTTCTATTTCTAATAAATTTGGATCAATGTTCAATAACACTTTTGCCATGACTTAATACCTCATGCTTATGAACCACTGCTGGTGTCCGTATCATCCAACTCGGTTGTTGTGATATATAATCCAGGACCTAAGTGAACATATGTAACACTCTTTGGTTCTTCCTGTGAACTGGATGCAGATGGATTATAAAAGATAGATCCACCTTCTGAATCATCTATCTTTAATGCATTTAATCCACCACCACCAGCACCGCCAGTGGTTTCGAGCTTACCTTCATCACTGATATAGACACTTTCACCACAATTGATTGTGATACGATTATGTCCATCATTCTTTAATCCATCACCAAGCCGGACATTGACTTTACCTTGGTTTGCCATTTGTGTTCCATCTTGTGGAACATTCGTTGAACGAATCTCCAAGAATCTACCAACATTCACCATCAAACCACCAGACCAATTAAACGCTTCTGGGTCGGTTGGATCAAAGATTAAATCATCAACTTCTGGATCCATTCCAAACTGTTGCATGAATCTTTCACGCGATGGTGTAACTGTACCAGAATCACTGTGGTTAAATAAGGTCAATCCAGACAATGGTACGTAATTCTTCTTACCACCAATTGCATTGGTAATGCCTTTGAATAAGTTAATACCAAGATAAGTTGGTGTATTCAAGAAACCACGATGTCCACGTGCTGATGGAGCAGTCACTTTGTCTGGAGTGACGATAGACCAGTTGTTGATCAATTCAGATGATTTCATATCAGCACTACCATATTTGGAATATGGCATTACGCATAATGAATAATCCGTCTGTAAGAATACGCCACCCTTACGTGATTCTGTTTCTGTGAACAACTTCTCATGTCCACTGGGTGTGACAATATACGACATTCCGTCGGTTGGTTGTCCATATTGTGGATCCAAGTCAAATTGATATTGATCCACATTTGACATGACATTGATTGGTGATGCCGAATCTCCATTTTGTGTATTTGCAAAATCAAGACTCAATTCTGTATCATCATATTTTCCATTTGTCAAGTTCAAATGTGTTTCTTTGTTTGTAATACCCCAAGTCGTATATTGCATGATGGATTTGAATTTGATTACACAAATATCTCCATCATATGATACTTGTCCAATTGCGGGTTGACGGAACATGAATTCGTGTTTGAATCTAATGTCATCTTCCAATTGATGATCCGATGAACGGATGTATGGATTGAAATAACATACAATCGTATCACTATTTCGGAACTTTGGTATTGAAATAATATCGGCGATGTAATGTAAACCATAATCCCGTTCATTAATGTATATATGTGCTTGGGTAGATGTTGTTGTTCCACCTCCAGCTAAGAATCCAGAATACCAACCAGATCCAGAGTCATCAGGGAAACCATTTGTTCCATGTGGCATGATATAATCATTAATGGATCCAGTGTAGTAAATTCCGAAGAAAACATATGTTTTACCGCCCAAACGAGACTGATCAATTCTCAATCCGGATACCGTATCACTGATACCATTATCCAAATACAACACTGTCTCATCTGGATGTATATGCACTTTTAAAGTACCACCATCAACTTCATTCTGTGAATATGTTAATGAACGATCGGTCTTACCAACAACATTGATGATTTTATACTTCATTTCCATCTTTGATTCATCGGCGTTGTATCGGAAGTATCCAATATATGATCTATAATCATATTGATCAAGTGCTTCACTATCAATACCATGTCTTGCAAAGAATGGTGTGTTTTCATATGCACGATCATTTGGATCAATAACAAGTCTTACTGCGTCTTCTAATGTATCAAATATTCTTAATAAATGACCATAGAATTCTGCTTCTGTTCTGTCAATAACCCAATTCTGGATTTCTTCATATGAAACATTATCCACATTTGACAAACCAACATCACTTGCATCAAGTGTCAATATACCCGTTCTTCCATTCACAGAATTGACATATCTTGCAAGTTGATTATTGATGGATTCCCACAAATGTTCTAATACAACATCCAATGATTGACCGGATGCATCATCGGTAATAGATACAGTATCCGTCTTTGGATAAATATCCGTGAGCGTTAATTCAGAATTGACGAGTTCTTCCTCTTTCAATTGAACTTTATTCTGCATACGACATTCACTTCCTTATATGAATTTATTATTAAAAACGAAAACATAATGTTCCCGTTCCATGTTCAACTACTAATACAGTAGTTGGAGAGTGGCTTATAACTCGGTATTTTCACCATTATGACGGGAATAAATTACGTTAAACAAAGGAGCGTGTCATTAATGGCTGATGTTATTTTAAATAATTACTCAGATGATTCTAAGATCAAACGATACATTCAACAAGAATTGATGCCTCGAGTATTCCATGACATACCATTGAATGCTTTGAACACCGGTGCATTCTCAATTATTAATGAATACATTTCCCAAGCAACTGAGCAGATGGCGTTTACATCATCATTCTATTTCAATGAAAACTTCATCACAAAAGCCGTATTACCAGAATCCATTTATGCAGAAGCAGCAATCTTCAATATCGGATATGCATTTGCAACACCATCATCTACTAATATCTTATTGGAATTAAAGCTGTCGGATCTGTTTGCTATTACACAGAATTCCGAAAATAAGAATGAGAAGACGGGATTGTATGAATTCATATTGGATAAGAATACATTAATCAATATGAAAGATGGTCAGACGTATTCGTTAGACTACGATATCTCTTTCCAATATATGAGTCCAGAAACTGCTTCTGATACAAGAAACGGTTCATGGATTGTGCAGTATCTGAATGATGAACCGAATTCTATTTCAATCAATAAGAACAAATTCATTTCATATCGTGTAACGGATAACTGGTTGTGTTTATTTGTAAAAGCATCTGAATATACACGTACAACCAAAACCGTTATCAACAATATGACGAATGGTGTACCAAATGCTGATACTGTGATCAATTGCAATGATCACATTTGTGGATTTGATGTTGTATATGTTGAACCATCAACCAAGTATGGTGAATCGGATAAACGAATTCCAATTCGTACAGATCATATCTTACCAATTCATGCAACTGTCAATGACAAACTTCCATATGTTCATTACATCATGGACAATACACAAACAATCCGATTGATGTGGCAACTTCAGGGCAATCGAGCATTTATTCCAAAATCAAACTCTCGATATGAAATCACAGTTTATACATGTCATGGTAAGAGTGCAAACTTTACCGAAGCACCAGATGAACAACCGAATGTTGTTACTGCATCGAATCGATACAAGAATAATGCAAATGTTATGAAAGCCGCTTTCATTATTTCTGGATCAATGGGTGGAACCGATATTGGTACTGCTGAACATGTCCGTAGAAAAACCATTGAAGCGTATAACACAGCAAATGTGATTTCAACCGATCATGACATTGAAGAATGGTTTAAGACTTTTTATTTCGATCATATCTTATTCCCGTTCTTCTTTAAACGTAGAGATGATCCATGGGGTAGAATCTGGAGTGGATTCTTAGCATTGACGGATTCCAACAATGAAGTGTATCGAACAAATACATTACATGGTCATGTCACATATGAAGCATTGTATTCCAACAATAACAACAATGTTTCCAGCAATGAAATCATCATTCCCCCAGGTTGGGTTTGGACATATGGTAAAGATTCCACGAACTTGTATAAAGTTTATCCGTATACAAAGAATGGATTACGTGTTGTTGAAACGGCAAAAACGTTAACTTCCGTTGATGCAAAGTTCGTATTTGCAAATCCATTTGGCGTTCGGATTCAGAAGCAACCATTTGCGATTGGTTATTTCAATCCATGGATCAATGAGTCATTGACCACTTCCCGTGTTCCAAGCAATAATACATATATTGAAGACGTATCACAAATTTACCATGCAACACCACTCACAGTCAATATCAAACGTACATATCGTGACGATAAATATCACATCTCATTCTGGTTGGATATTTCACAATTGTCAATGAATGATGGTTCAAAGTGGATTCAAAATATGCGTAGCATTGCCGTATCACCAATCATCAATGAAGCATTGTTGAGTTACTTCAAAATGCCATCTGATTTGTATGCAAACCAAATTCCCATGTTGGCTTTACAAGCAGACGAACAATGGGTTCCTTTCAATCCACGTGAAACATATGTTTGTGTTCGTGAACGAAATCTGCGAGATGATGGAACATGGAATTTGAGTGATATATGGATTCAAGACAATAGTATCAGTGGCGAACCAAAACGAATCTCCATTGACATTATGAACAATAATGGAATTTATGGTAAAGAGAATATCTGGAATAACATGGATATTCTTGAACCAGTCTATGCAACTGGAGATGTTACAATCTCTTGTGATGGTTTACCGAGTGATGATGTTGTATCATTCGTGCGAGAAGGTATGAATGATTATTACATCATGCAAATTAAAAAGGATTTAAAGATCGCTGATACAAATGGTACATTGAGACCTGCGAGAATTAATCGTATCAAATACACCGTATCTTCTCAGAATAAAACTGAACGAACCAAATATGGTGAAGAATCATTATATCAGATTGGTGGAACGTCTGAGAATGTTGCATTGAATGTTCGATATGAATATATCTTCATTGATGTTGCGAATTCAGAGGTTGGTGTTATCCAAAGAAACTATGTCGTTGTTAATGCGGCAAACGTGTACATTCCGTATCCGGACGATGGTGCTCCGGAAGAAGTAGATGGTATGTGGGTATTCACCATTCCCGTACATGAAACAACTGCCGGTGTTCCTGAAGAAACAATCATTGTATATGCGGATATGAAACCATCACCACAATCTTCAAGCATTGATTATTACAGAATTCCATTCAGTGCAATCAATGGTCAGACACCTTTCTTCTATGTCAGAAACAAAACGCTCGATTTGTCTAAGAATAATTTAAGAGTTGTATTGCATGCATATATGAATGGTGGAGAAACTGGATATGTTGAAATGTATCCGGTTAAACGTGACGAAGATGGAACATACTTGTTTGAAACGGATCTGTGTCCAACAAACGAATTGGTTGATGTTGATAATAGAATCCACATTGCATCGGTTGACTACAATGGTGGTAGCTGGAAACCAACAACCGAAGGAAGTGTTGTGAATATTGATGCAAGTGATCCGAAGTTACGTATCTCGGTTTTGTTTAAATCCAAAACAAATCCAGATGCTCCTTCTGTCATCAATGATGATCCGGCTTACACTGGATACTATATGAATGATGAATTTGAATTTGATAAGTTCTCTTTGATTCAAGAGTTAAAGGAGATGCGTAGTGTTGTAAACTTTGCAGAAGATTCAACACCATCATTCGATCAATATAAAGCCCGTGAAGCATTGATCAGTTGGAATGGTCCAAATACAAATCATGTTACATGGTATGATATCAATAAGATTGCAGAAAAGCAAGCGATATCCAAGGTTCATTTAACCGAAGATGAAAGATATCAATTAAGAGCCATGAGTAATGCATTTGTTGAAAATGGATATATCACCGCTTTGGAAACCATGCGTGATTTGTTATCATTGTCCGATAACATTGATCCATACAAGACATATCGTAAAATGTATATTGGAACATTAAACAAGTTCGTATTGAATGAAGACTTTATCGAGTTATTTACGTATACGGACAGTAATGTTCAACAGGTATGGGAACACAATGGTGTATATTATACCAACAGCTCATTCCGTGATAAATTGATTCCTGTAGAAAATAAATATTACATGGTCAAAGATGATGTAGATGGATACAGAAATCTGAAGTTTGTAATATGGAGTGAGACATATAAAGACTATGTGGATGTCAGTGACAAAGTTGTGATGTGGACACAAGTATGTGAAATGTTATCAAACTACACAAAGGACTTAGATGCATTATATGAATATGCTGGTGTATCATTAGTTGGAGAAGTTGAAATTCAATTAATGCCATTTGTCGAATATTCATTAATGAATTCGGATAAGTTTGAAGACTTTGTTGCAACATTCACACAAGTTCACAAAGCCATTGAACCAGTCATCTTTAAACGATTGGAAGGTAACAACTATCTTGATTGTAAGTTGTTGGCAACATATGGCAAACCACATACGTACTGTTCTGACTTGCAGTATCAGTTGTCAAGCAATGCTTTCTGGCCCGATCTGAATATTCAAATCTCGTTTAATGTGAAGCTGTATAATAAGGCTTTGACATCGAATACGATCAGTGAGTTAAAGATCATGATCAAAGCATATTTCAATAGATTGACAACTGTTCATACTCCATTGGATTTATTGAGTATGAATAACAACATTTATGTTTCTCATTTGATTCAACAGATGGAAGCACATTCCAATGTTGCATATTTGAAGTTCAATGGATGGTATACCAATCAGAAGAATGATCCATATGGAAATTATATGGATTCCAATACACAAGCAATCATCCAGAAATGGAAACGTTTGGAAGATATGCCAACTGATGAGTTGACACGTTTTGTTCCAGAAATGTTTGTATTGGAAGATCGCAATATTGATATTAACGTTTTGGACGATAATACTTTAGCATGATGATATGATCCCCGCCCATATGGGCGGGGATTCATTATCACATTATCCTCGTGCTAAACGAGTAACTTGTTCTGGTATTGCATTAACCGATTCATCAACTGGCTTTTGTGGTGTTACGATTGTTCCTTCTGGATTGGATTTCATTGAATCGAGCTTCTTGGAAATGTCTTCAAGCAATTGCTCAACCTTTTCTGCTCGAACATTGAATGTGATCTTCTCCAGATCTTCAATCGTATACGCCTTATCATTGTTCTGACCAGCGACAATGTATTGGTTCACAATTTGAGATTGTGGTTCACTGTCATAGTTATCGTAGAACTGTTGAATTGCTCCTTCATTGATTGGTGGAATATCACCACTACCAAGCACTCTCGCAGCCCATTCCGTTACTGAGCTTGCTTGTCCATCACTCCAACCATAGTTCGATTGTGCATACGATGTTGAAGTATTCGATTGTTTATTGCTCTTGGGTTTTGAACTCGGTTGTGTGTTTGTTTGTTTTACGCCACCAAATTTAGAAGCATACCACATTGAGAATTCTTGACTGTTGTAACCGCCATTGTACTCGGTTCTGTAATAATCTGCCATACGTTGATTTGTAAGATAAGCGTCCCACCAACCAGTCGGATTCTTACCATAACGAGTTTTAGCGGACCATTCAGAAGCATGTGAATCAAAGAACTTTCTCCACTGTGCTTTCTGTCTGGAATCAACTGCAGAATCATATGCGGTGTAATAATTCTCATCGGTTGTACCAGGAACAATTGTCGACGATTCTTCTTCCTCACTCGTATCATCAAATGAAGACGAACCACTGTAGGATGATGTTGATGTTTGTGCATATGCACCAGCACTATTTGCCATTTGTCTTGCAAACAGACCCATCAATGTTTCTGCATCACCAGTAACAAATGATTGTTTACCATAGTTACCCTTGAGATAGTTCTTGAGTTTATGACCAGATGTTGTATCACCAACTTCAATTGCACCCATCAACGAATTACCGATGCTTCCAATACCAGCAGCAATTTCGTCCATGACTTCTTCTGCAGTACCCTTGATGATTTGAACACTCTTCTTCTTACCGTTATACAGAACTTGGAATTCTTGTCCAGCTGTATCGAATACAGAACCCAAGAATCCAGTTCCACCTTCAAACAGTGAAGAACCCATGTCTTGAAGTGTCTGTGCAACTCCATCTTCACCAATTTCAGATGCTTCTTTAATTGCACCACCAACACCTTCAGAAATAGAATTCAAACCTTCCTTAGCACCATCCAACCAGGTAGAGATAACATCACCAATTGTGGTTGCATTATTCTTTAACAAATCATACAATCCAGCTCCAATTGTTCCGTTAACACCAACCGTTGTATCGATTGCTGTGGTTACAGCATTCTTTGTTGCATCACTAAGAATGATTTTCGTTCCTGTCTTAAGCAGATTGGATATCATTCCACTCAATGGGTTGTGACCAGTTAATGTTCCTACAACTGTATCAATTGCCTTACCGCCCAATTTAGAATCGACAAAGTCTGTAACTCCATGTCTTGCTGTATCTGCAACTGCTTCAACTGTATCTGCGATTGCAGAACCCTTATTCATCAAACCAACTGCAATTGTTCCAACACCTGGAGCAAGCTGATTTAATGCGGCTTCGAATGCTGCTTCCAATACAGGAGATGCAGTAAGATCCAATTTAGCAGAATCCAACAACGAACGAACACGTGGACCAATTTGTCCAGCAGTAGATCCACCACCATATGATGAACCACCACCAACAGCAAGTCCATTCTGCACCATCCAGTTGTATACATCTGCTGCAGTACCGACGTATTTGCCAAGACCCTTAGGCGTTTGCCATCCTTCAGGTACAAGTGCACCACCAACATAGTGAACACTACCTTCAATGAGATCCCGATCAATGATTGGTCCAATTGGATCACCAACATTACCAGTGGCTTCATGTCCAGCCAATGTCTTAAGCGCATTTGCATAACCAGACAGGTTATTACTGATACGACCTCTACTACGAGAAGGTTCTTGACTGAAGTATGCTTGTGAGATATAGTTAAGCTGTTCCGACAATGTAGAACCGTATTCAGTGGATTCAGTTCCACCAGACTTCGGAATCCAGTTCATAATACCAACGGCACGTTGACCATTATGATCAGTGGTTACCTTAGTAAGACTCTTTTGACCAGTCAGCTTCTTAGCATTATCCTCCCAGATACCAGTTGCCATAATCAATGCTTGTTGAGCAGGACTCATGCCAGCTTGCTGTGCTGCAGTAAAGTATTCACGAATTCCTTCCTTGTCCTTATACTTATCCCACGTTCCGTTGTAGTATGGTGAAAGTGTTGACATGTCAATTGCACCTTGTGCTGCACCAGAAGAAACAGCTCCACCAGTAGTCGTACCAGTAGTCGTACCAGTAGTCGTACCAGTAGACGATGCATTTGTAATGTCATATGATGAAGTACCAGCTCCACCAGCACCAACATAACGGATTGCACGAGTGTAATAGCCATGACCGTTAATCTCACCCTTGTTGTTCTTGGTGGCTGTAAATGCATCTGTGCCATTATTGAGCATTTCATTAACAGCAGCAAGTGCACGAGCCATACCACCTTCCCAACCATAGGAGAAGCCATAGACCTTATTGTTTTCAACACCAGATACAATCTCACCATGGTGGTTTCCACCTTTATAGATGATTGCAATATCACCACCTTGGAGTGATGAAAGTTCTGGATTATCAATAAATTGCCAATCCGGTGAGATATTACCAGATGCGTCTTTAATTCCCTTAGCGGAATTAAACGAAGCAGAGTTCATACCTTCAGAGTTGTAACCCATTGCATCAATGACAGAATCACACAGTCCCGTACAGTCAGGACGTTCACTGAATGTCTGACCATTGATTGTGAGCTGATGTGTTTTACCGCTTTGATTGTAATCTCCATCCTTACCAACAACTCCGACCGCTTCATATGCTTTAACAACTGTCGGGACGGTTCCAAGTACGGTTCCACCATTTCCACGGTAAGAACCACCGCCTCCCCATCCACCAGCAGATTCAGCAGTATCCATTTGAAGTGCATGTAACAGATTGGATGCAAGATTAATAGCACCGCCAATGAATGTACCAGTTGTTGGATCATATGTACCATACAACTGAGCAGCATTCTCAGCAATTCTATCACCAGTCTCAGCAGCAGATTCCATATCAAGATCAAGAACTTTATACTTACCAACATCAACGATGTATTCGAGTTTGTGTTTGTTCCATCTTTCCAGATATTCAGATGGAGATTGGTTACCTTGAGGATTCTTGGCACTCCACTGTTTGAATGCTTCACGTTCAACTTCACGAAGTTCAGTGGTGGTAAGACGTTTCTTGATTTCCTTATACGTAGATTCAAGTTCTGCCTTCTTCGAAATGGATTCCGCATCATCATCATCGAAATTGAATATGTCAAGGAGTCCACCAGCGGTTTCTCTCAACTCATCGAACAGATCTGACAATCTATCATCGAATGGTGAATCACCGGATCCATACAGACCCATCAATGCACCAGATGCAATATCATTTGCAGAACGTCTTTCGATTCTTCCAGTCAATGGATTGGAAGTATATGCAATTCCATTCTTTGTACCAAGTACATTCACGTAGTGTGGAGATGTGGATCGTGTTCCAAATCCACTACCGGATCCAATGACTGTGATTGGATTGTTTGGTGTTGCACGATGCAACGATGTAGTTGTAACACCACCAGGTGTATACCCAATACCCATCGCACTTGCGGTATTAAGGAACCCAGATACAGATGTTCCACGTTTGGTAGAATAATTGCCGGACGCATACATTGCCGAAGTCAACGAACGTGGATCAACACGTGAACCAGTTCTACGTGATGCAGCATCAGCAAGTGCGATTGGACCACATCCATGTTTTGCCATGTTGAGATATGTTCCATACGAACCTTGATCACCTGAACCATATGTTCCATCCAGATTCATTCCATTTGTTGGCATTCTGTCTGGCAGTGTTGTCTCAGTCGTATTGGGTTCAGTTTTCTTCTTAGTAGGATTATCCAGACCCATCATCATCAATGTACCGTTGACGGTATTATCGATACCCTTGTCGATAATCTCCAATCCAGACAATGATAACTTTTCACCAGTTTTCTCAAGTGCATTGTTTCCGGTAAAGTGTGCTACTAATGAACCGATTCCTTCAATGACAGTACCAATCGCATGTAAATTATGTCCAAAGCCCATCTCAATCGCACCAAGAATGGATTGAATTAAACCAATACCAGTCTTGAGCTGTTGAACGAATGTGCCAACAAAGAATTTAGCAGCAGACATCTGAATCTTGATGAGAGGCTCCATCAATTCCCAGAACGGTTGTGCAATATCAAATATCATATCCGTAACGACTGTTACAAGATTACCCAATGCTTCACCGATCTCTTCTGCGTATGGTAACATTTCATCCATGAATGGTTCAAACTGACTAAAGAACTGATCAGCCAATTCACCATACTTTTCAAAGTAATCACTTAATGCATCAAGAATTGGTTCAAGAATCTTGACAATTGCTTCAAGTCCCTTGGTGATATTTGCAATAACCGATCCAAGCATCTTTGCAAGACCACGTACAATCTTTGCAACCATTGTTGCGAGTGATGTTAATGTCTTGGAAATTGCATTGATCAATGGTTTCAGTGTCTTTGTCAGATCCTTGATCAAATCATTGATTGGTTTCAGACCCTTTGTCAATGCTTTGGAGATTAAATCGAGCAATGTCTTGGTTGCAGCCATGGATGCAATCACTGTCAACAGTATCTTTGTGATACCCATTAATGCAGAACGGATACCTTTTCCAATCAGCGAAATTGCACCAATTCCGGTTGCAGCAGCTGCGGCTCCTGCACCTGCTTCAGCACCTACAGTCGTTGCGCCAGCTTGTACTGTACCACCAACAGTTGTTGTGGCATTTGCCGGAATAGGTGTTGGTGGCGGTGTTGGTGTGCTATTTGCCATGTAGAATCCTTCTGCGCCAGTTGTTGTAAATGTCGTTCCACCAGGTTGCATTTGTGGAGTACCAATACCAGTGTTTTGTGTTTTAACAGTTGATGGTTGTTCTTTGGCTTTATTATCAACTGATTGTTTTACTTCCCCCACTGCCTCAACAACCTCTTCAATACTACCCTCTATTGAAGAAATATGTTCTTCCAATGTTTCGTCGTTTTCCTCATCTTTTTCATCCATCTTGTTAACGATACTGGTCTTTGTTGATTGAATACCTTCAACAACTTGAACCAATAAGCCATTGATATTTTGAACGTCCTCCCTGATATTAGCCGTATCTTCTTTTACTTGGACGGATGTTTCTAACTCACCAATTCCTTCAGATTCTCCTGGATGAAAGAAGTTGGAAACTTTACCCTTGATGTCAGATATCTTATTCTTGGCTTTGGAATACAAACCATGTGTTGCAACATCGAGTAATTGACCAGCTCCTTCTTTGATCATTTGTCCACCGGCTTTAACATCCTTAACACCACTGGACAATCCCTTCTTGATCAATGCCAATGCGGGTTTGAATAATACACCAAGTATTCTGGTGACTGGAGCGAGTAATGTTGTTATAGGAGCGAATAATGTTTTTGCACCACTGAACAAACGAGACACAATACTCTTCGGTTTTTCCTCTTCTTTCTTGGAACCAAGTGTTTTACCAATCTTGGAAACCAAATCACGAGCACGTGTCTTGTAATCAGCATTCTTAAACGAATTGGAGAGTTGGTTTAAGACATTATTATCTTCAGCAATGTCTTGGTCTGATACAGCAGCTGTCATACCGGTCTGGAACATCATCATGTCCATGAGAGAATCATTGACATTGAATTTAGTTCCACCAGTTATGTCTCCGCCATTTGTATAACTAATTCCATCTGGTAGTTGGGGAGGGTCGTCTGACGATGAATCACCACCACCATCAGATGCATTTTGTTGAGCATGTGAACCACCGCTACGTTTCTTGACGGTGAATCTTTGCACAGGACGTTGATGATTGACTGGAGCTGCTTGAATTGGCATGTCAACAACAGTTGTTTGGATAGATCCAGTCTTCAGAATCGAAAGAATATCAGCCAATGAATCAGTGACGGATTTTTGATAAGCCATCATGGTTTTGTTTGGTTTGAACAATGTTGTGTTTTCTGTTTTGATTGTGGTTTTACCACTTAAGATACCATATGCATTTTCAATATCATTTTTAAATTGCTCATTCGTATCACCATATTCATTTGGATTTAATTTCCGTTCCAATTCGTCAATAAGCTTCTTAAGCTGTTTCTCTTCATCACGTTCTTCCTTGGTTCTCTTTCGTTGTGATGCAAGTTCATCAATACGATATTGTGCTGCATTCAATTGATTCATCAAACCGATTCGTTCTTTATCAGAGAAGAACTCATCAAATGCATCTTGCATTTTGCCATTATGTGCAGTTCCGAGATTCTGGATATTGGAAGTATTCTGGGCATGCTGGGTTAACATTGTCACTTGCTTTCCCAATGCTTCATTGATTGATGCAATGAACTCGGTTAATCCACCACCACCAAGTGTTGAATTACCAGACGCAATAAGGACCATGAAATATTGGTCTACTAAGGAAGCCCAATACGACAAGTTTCCACCATTTGTTTTTTGTAAGAATTTCGCAACATTGGATTTGATATCATCGCGATATGTTTTACTACGAACAATGTTTTCGGTCATTCGTTTTAAACCATTATTCTGTAACCATATCGTTGATCCAGCAACAACCAATCGTCCGATTGTATCCAACTCTGTATTGTCAATATCAAGTCTGGTTAACAATTCATTTCGAACTCCGCGGTTGACAACACCACTACCCATCGACTGATAAGATGATCGAACGACTTGCTTGAAGTCATTGACTTGAATACCTGAAGACAACGTACCCATTTGTGTGACATGATAATTCTTACCAGTTAATGCTCCAGCAATTACTCTCAAATATTCTGGGATAACAGTCACAATGGATTGACGTGTCATGTTGTCGAATATTGCACGTTCTTTGTTAAACGTGTTTTTTGCCATATATTTGTAATCGATATTACCTTCTCCAGCATTGATATCAAACTCGATTAAATCGGATAACTTATTAAATACTTTAGAATCAAATATGCTGGCAATGGATCTGGATATCATATTACCAATTCCACGATTCAATTCTTGACCAAGTTCATCAATCGATCTACCACCGAATTTTGCAATACCTCTATTTTTCAAATCACCGAGTGGAGTGATATCAATAAGACCACTGATCAATTGTGCGGGTGAAACTTGCTCTTTAACCAAATCGGCTATTTGAACACCTGTTGACAACAATGATTCGTCAATCATTTTCTTGAAACCTTCTGAGAAAGATTTCAATGTGAATCTACCTTCATCATTCAACATCGAATCATATTGATTCACTGCTTCTTGATTTTGTTGAATACCCAGTGATTGTAATTTGATTAATGCATCTAATTTACCATCGATCTTGGTTAACGTATCATTCGTTGTTCTGAGTGCGGCAGTAATCAAATTTGTTTGATTAACGATTGTCGTTTTGATTTCGGAAATGTTCATAATGGACGTTTCAGCTTGCTTACCAGCAATCTTATACATCGCATTGACTTGTCCTTTGGCAATGTTACGAATTTCCTCTGTATCTTGTTTTACCTTTGTAACAGATTCTTCTTCGCCATTATCATCATTGACTAATTTGAATCCGGCATCAAAATCGGATTCAGAATCATCATTATCGAAATCATACTCACTTGTCGAATCAGCACTACTATAGAACCAATCGACAAATTTCTTCATACCATTCTTTCGTAAATCGGTAAATACTTCTTTAGCAGTATTCTTACCACCATTGAGTTGATTACCAAGCTCTTGAGCATCTGTCTTCAGTTGACTGATGTTTTCAACATATGGAGATGCTTGCAGTTTAAATACTTCTCCAACAATCTTTGCAGTTTGCATTGCAAAATTACGATTGTTTTTGTTTTTATTTGGCATTTGTTTACACCACCTTTATGAAGTATGGTGGTGGTATACCACCACCATACGTCTCATTATACATTTAAAAGAATTGAACAAGTTCAGCCACTTCATCCAAATGAAATGTGGATGTCCATTTATCAATCAATTCATTTCGTTGTGATTCAGCATTGGACCAATCATCAATCTTCAGTTGAATCTCTTTGAATGCTCCACCGACATTCACCATATTCTTCAATTGATTATATAATGTCATTTGAACATCCAATCGAGCCAACTTCATAAATGATTCCACACAGGAGTACGGAATCGTTTCTCCACTTGGATCGTGATCACATTTTACAACAAATTGAATCCATCCATCTTTTGGGAAATTAAATAATTGCACCTTATTAAATCCCAACCATTTGGATGTTGGTACAGCACCAGTCAATCCAGCATACTTATTAATTGCAGCACCAGTCTGTGTTGCATTCATAATGTCTTGTGGATAATATGAACCGAAACCAACGAATGGAGAAGTTGTTGTAAATGCATTCATTGTTGATTCTGCATTTGTTAATTTATCCGGAGCAACATATGCATCTGCATACTGGACATGAGTTGTTGTTAAAGATTCCGGTAGATAGAAAATACCAACTCTACCACTCATCTCGTCTGGAGATCTTAAATTCTTATACTGTTCATATCCTTCTTTGATATGGGGTTTAAAACGTGAAAACGTTCTGATGGATGTTTCCAAGATATTGGATATAATATTCTCAGTTGAATCATTGAATGGTAATGCAATTGTATTCAATCCCAATGTCAATTTCAAATCATGAACAACTTCCGAAATATTCATACGACTTCACCTCAAATGCTTTTATGCATAACCGGAGTAGTTTTATCTGAATAAGCAGAAGTAATGCTCGAAGGTACTGCTTTACCTTGTGTAATCCACAGATAAATTTGCATATCATCATGGAATACTTTACCGATCTTACGATATTGACGATCGGTGATAATCAACATTGCTTTTGCTTCCGTATCGATCAAATCGTCCAAGTCTTGCATTTTATCTTGTAAGCGTTTTGTCAGCTGTAAGAACGTACGATTGATGTTTTGGAATTCTCCAAGTGAAATAGTCTGACGATAGTTCGTTGTATCAGAAAACATCTTGTTGTAAAAGGCTTCAGTTGATGCAGCAACTTTACCACGATATGTATCTTCATCATCGTTCTTGTATTTCATATATCCATCCAAGTAATCAATCATTTCAGTCAACATCTTCTCATAGTATAAGATGGAATATTTTCCATATTTATCATAAGAAGTATTTGTCTGTTTAAATCCATCTTGAACATCCACAAACAGATCTTGATTGTTCGAGATGAATTGTTTAATATGCATATCCATTAATATACACCTCCTGGAGATAAGATTGCTTTCCACATTCTATCATTATGATTGATTGGTTTAATCTGAAGAATTCTGGTTAACAACCGATTCAAATCAGTTTGCATCTGTACCAGATACTGACGAGTGTGAGGTACGATGTAACGTTCGTCCTTGGTATCAATACATGTGATATAGAAATCTACCAATTCCAATTTCGCACATGTATAAGAAGCCAACATAGCTTGATCGTTAGCGTCCTTAATTGCATTAATCTCGACGGTAATGTATGCCACCACGTCTCGAGGAATTGGCTTTAACTTCTTAGGACGTTTGAACAATCCTTCTTGAATGTATTCATCATATACATCATCAACATATGATTCATTAACATCCCCAACGAGTTTACCTTGCTTCTTCATTTCTTCAATATCTTCATCACTAAATACAACGATAGATCTCATGTAGTATTTAAGCTCAGTGGTGATTGAAGTAATGGATTTAATGAAGTATTCGAAATACTCACGCCACAAACGTTCATCGAATTCTTCATTCTTACGATTTTGCTTATTCCATGCTTTAAAAGCTTTAATACCAGCTGATATGATTTTTGATTCATTTTCAATACTTGCTTGATTTGCAGCAAGAATCGTTCTTATCACAGAATTGGAAGATTTTGTATAAATTGTATAATTACTCGGTTCCTTTCTTGCATTCTTGAGAACCGTCTTTTGCTGCTCAATACAAGACTTATACTTATCACAAACCTCTTTAAGCACCTGGGTATGCTGTTTAATTTTGTTAGCATCATTCGATGCATTATCCATTGCCAAGAACTTCCAAGCTTCTTTCAAACGGTTGAATTCAGCATCTTTGAGTGGTGCACTTGGCATATCTTTTAAGACACCAATCGCTTTATTAGCATCAATGGCTTTATTGATTGACTTGGTTCTATTGTTGATCTCCATCTTTTCGAAATTAGAGATAATGATCAAGAATGTACGACGGAACCACTGCTTGATCTTCTCCCAAGTACTTTCAAGCTTGGATTCCTTATTTGCATCAGATGCTTGACCAGTTTCCATATAATATTTCATTTCATTAGGATCCATTGATGCATAAACCAGATCAAGCTCTTGATACAACTCATTCAGCTCATTGATATTGATACCAAACTCGTTGAAGATTGCATACTCGGTCATTGTTGAAGAATCTTCAGTTGGAGTAGTTTCACTTTCTCCAGATTCAATCTCACCATCTTCATCGAATGTATCAACATCACCACATTCACCACATTCATCGATATCATCAATGTCGTCGTTCTTGGATTCGAAATCTTCATCATCGATATCTTTCGCTTTGGATTCACCATCACCAAATCCATCATCAATGTCATTCACCGTCAGAGTGTCACTGGGTTCAACACTATTGATATTCTTGATTTCATCATCAATACCACGTATTGCTTTACGGAACTTCAAAGACAACTTACCAGAATCCTTAGCGTCGATATAAGAACCGATTAAGTCATTGATGTTATCATCATTACCATGATCGATCACATCTTTTGTGAAGTTAATACCGTTCTGAATATCTGTTTCGTCAGTACCGAAACGCCCTTCATGGTTCATTGCACCAACAACAGGACCCATTGAATATTTCAATACGGCAGGTCGATCAAACCCTCTGTTGGTCATACCCGTCATTGGGAGTTTTGTCATTGCAATATAATCACATGTGTTTTTAACGGTATTTGCATCATCGAATAATGTACCGGTTGCAATTGCATCAACAACCGCATTTTCAACAACCATGTCCATATCATTCGGAAGCATCAATTCAATTGTATTGTCTGTTCCGAACAACCGAGGAACATCACCATCATATTCGTGAATAATGAATTCCTTATCTTTTACGATATCAGGAAACACAATTGTTAATGCTTGATTGAGAGTGGATACGTTTCGATTATGAATCGAAACTTGTACCAGATCTTTCAACAGACTCATTTTTTACTCAACTCACTTTCTTATTATTAGGAGGATTTTATGGAAATCACAAATCTAATTGAATGTATTCTGATTGTTGCAGTTCAAGTTATTTGCACAATCATCATTTGCTTATTCGTCAATATCAAATATGAAGTTTTAAAGCAATTAATGAAATTGGATCGTAATGATATGTTTGATTCATTCAAAAGCACAAATGCATTGATCAATACAAATACTGAAGAGTTGAACCAGTTATCGGAGAGTTTAAAGGTGTATACCAGTACATTACTTGAGAAAGCATCTAATGATAATACACATGGAAAACTACCAACACCTGAAGAAGAAAAACAAATTACAGAAACAATCAAAGACTTGATTGCAACCGAAGTTGCATTAGCATCAAGTTTACGTTCTCCACATAAAGATTCCTTAAAGGATATTGTGTTTAAAACAGTTGATACATATCCAGACATTGATATTGAATACATATGTAGAAAAGTTGTCTCGATTATTGAATTATACACAAAAGGACTTTCATAAAAACAAATGGATTACCGGGGCATATGCCCCGGTATCCACTTATAATACTCACATTTTTACAGATTCGATTACGGAGTGTTGCCGCCGTCAGTACCGGAACCATCATTCTCAGTAGCGTCAGTGGTAGTAACCAGACCCGCCTTGGAATCAGGAACGAGAACAGTATTCTTGAATACGATTCTACCCTGGATGCCCTGGATAGCAATGGTCTTGTACTGTGCAGAAGTAGTTACATATACTGCTGCACCACCCGGATTAGCTGCATCTGCATATGCTGCATTCTCAGGAGAGTTCGTCAGGTGACGAGCGAATCTGAGGTGCTTGTAAGAGATGTGGAACTTATCCATCGGGTAAGCCACGATGTGGTAGAAGTACTCACGAGATACATCGGTCTCCTCAGTATTCTCCTGATATGCTGGAATGGTGGTGTATGCATCAATTCTGTTAGAAGCAACTACACGTACCGGAGTCTCGAAGTCAGTCATAACGCCGAAGCTGTGGTTCATCTGAACACCACCGATCTCGGTGCTCTTCTGTACAGTCCAAGTTACGAACTTCTGAATCAGACGGATAGCCTTCGGGTTACCGTATACAACGAAACCAAGGTTCTCCAGCTTGCCTCTGTCACAGAGCTCATAGATCAGAGATGCGAGAGAGTTGTGAATTGCATTGGTTCTGTACTCCCAAGGATCACCAGCAAAGTTCGGAGACAGTGCGGTCGGATCCATATCAACATACTCAGTATGAGTGTAGGACTCCAGAGCCCATACGTCGGAATCATAACCGTCGTACTTATCAAACTCCTCATCGAGGAACTCGAGAATGGATTCGTCCTCGAACATCTCCTGAGCAGTTACGAGCTCCTGAACGAGTCTGTTGTAGAGGTTGAAGTTCAGAGAAGCGTTAGCCTCAGCAAAGTCCTCAACAGTGAACGGAAGCTGGAAGCGGCAACCATCAGAAATGAGGAACTTACGGATTTCCGGATACTCACGGAAACCGATGGTTCTCATGTTGGTCTCGTTGGACATACGACCATTGATGTAGATACCATCAATCGTGCCGCAAGAAGATGCAGTTACATAACCCTTTACAAAGTCAACGATACCACTCAGTCTGTCTGCAATACCAGTAACAGTCTTGCCAGTAGGAAGACCAGTAGCCTCATCGATAATAGCAAGCTTCATATCCTCAGTGATACCACCGTTCAGGAATACACCACCGTTCTGGATATCAATTGCGATACCGCCGCCAGGGAGCTTAACCTTAGTACCAGTAGAACCACTCTCTTCGCGAGTGTAGTAAGTACCAGCTACGAACGTCTCAGGTGCAGGAGTACCCTTATCATCTGCATAGTAACCAGTAGGCCAACCTGCCGGCTCAGTATCAAGAGTTACTGCGGTGTAGGTGTAAGTAGGATCGCCACCCTCAGCGATGTGAACGAACTGGATGTTGAAATCGTAAGAAAGACGAGCTCTGAGATTCTCCTGACGATTGAGAGTCATGGGGTTGCCATTGTCATCAAGCAGCCAAGTGAAGATGTCGAACTTCTTGTTCGGGGAGTTCTTGATAACATCAAGAGAGAGCATTGCCTCATTGATTCTGTAACCCTTACCAGCGTTCCACAGCTTCTTCCACAGCGGCTTACCATCAGTATCCTTCTTGAAGTAGATAGCCGGAGTCTCATACTCTTCATTGGTCTGGTTGTTTACCAGATACTTGGTGAAGATTCTCTGTTCAATGTTGGTAGAAGATGCAGTCTGTACCGGAATAATCTCCTTACCCAGGAATCTGATGTACTGCTTAACCAGTGCCGGGAAGTCCAGAGTAGACAGCGGGAGATAGTTGGAAACGTTATAAGACTCTTGTACCACGAAGGACTTTACAGAAGAATCCCATGCAGAATCGAGCTGATCTGCAACCTGCTCCATATGCATTCTCTCTGCATCTGTCTCAGCAGGATAAGAACGAAGCTCCTCAAGAATCGGATCAAGCAGAGTAGTCTTATACTCAGTCATGATCTCGGGGTTCTCAAGCATTCTCTTAGCATCAGCCATTACGTTGACGCCGTATGTATGCTTAAGATCACCAACGGTCTGCTCAAACCGAGAATCGAAATTATCACGGAGACCTCTGAGTTCATTATCAGCCAGGCTGTTGATCATTGCCTGCTGTTCCTGGAACCAAGTTCCATGTGTAGCATTACGTGAAAAAGCCATTAAAAATCGCTCCTTTTTTAATTATTTTCTTCATATTGTTTTAGGTTTGTATCAATGCTTTGTAGAAGAAGTGTATACAAAGCATCTACTTTTTGGAAGAACATGATGTTCTCACCATACTTGGCATCAACAAATTTATTCAACATATAATCTTGACATTTCTCAAGAGTATTCCGTAAACGAGATACAGGTGTATCATTTAATTTGATGATGTCATATGACAATACAGGATTGATCTTATTCAAATTCTCCAATATATTCTCAATCTCAGAATTACGCTCAATCATTTGTTGATATAACTTGTGATTCAGAACCGCATTTGCTTTATCGGATAATTTGGTATCATTTGCATTGTCATCGTTTGTTTGATCGTCCGATGATGAATCATCACCACCATCGAGTTGATCATCTTGTTGAGTTGTATCCCCATTTGATGAATCATCAAATGAACCAAGATCCAATGATGAATCATCAGCAGGTGGTGGTTCATCCATTCCATCTGGTGGAGCTGACTGCTCAGGTGCTGTATCAACACCTTGGTCTGGAGGAGTGTCAGTTCCACCATCGAATGGCTCAACCAAATCCCCATCAGCTTCCATAACCATCAGGAACAGATCAGATGCCATCGCAGTCACCTCCGTTAATTTACATTTTTGGCTTTAATAATCGGAGACTTTGTAACAGCAGCCGCTTGATTCTGCATCTTAACACGTAAACGCATTAAACGATACTTCTCTTGCAATGCCGCTTTCTTTTGTTCTGGAGTACGAGCATAAGATGCTTTGTGATCCAGCTTTTCAATCCGATCATTAAGGATTTCGATCTCAGTGACAAATTCTTCTTGGACTTCTTTACGAAGACGAGTATTTGCATCATACTCACGTTTGCCGAGTGCAACTGTTGCCATGAATCCCATGTATGGATTCAATGCATATGCAATTGCAACCGCACCAAGTTTCATAGCCCACCGAGACGCTGTGAACACGCTGCTTCGATATGATGGAGAGTCAAGTAATTCTTGCTTGACCTTATCATCATCTTGCTTGATCAAGTTGTCGACAAACTGGGTTAACCATGTTTTTGCACGATCAAACGGTCTGACAACAGCTTTACCAATCGAAACACCAGCGTTCAATTGTTTCTTGGCTTCTTGTTGTTTAGCCAATGATTTACGATCAACATCCATTGCCGTTGTCAATAGATCCGGTTTTGGACGATTGTTCGTATTGGCATCTTCCTTGACAAATAGGGGCTCTTCATTATATAAAAAAGAAAATACTTCTTGAATGGTTTTACCGGTGGAAAAGGTAGAATCATCGTTTTTCGTATCTTCAGATTTTACATTTGATGAAGTATTTGTGGCAGAAGGTGTGCCATTATTATTACTGTTTGATGGGGTATTATTGATGCCTCCTTTAATCGTAGAATTCTTGATATCGTGAGAATTCTTGCGAATGGTTTTGTTTTCAGACATATCATTCGTTGTTCGATTAAAGGAATTATTGTAAGTAATGTTATAAACAATTTGTCCGTGCTTGTGCGGTTTCGATGGATCAACGGGATCAACATCCGCATCTTTACCAAATGCATCGTCCATGTCTTTACCGTCTTGACCAAATACATTTGCACGGGTTTCAACCGAATCCGCCAATTCATCAATTGGATTCTCGGGGATTCCATCCGGAACCGGTGCGTCTTCAACTTCCGTTTCAGCATCCGAAGAATCACCGGGTGAATCTACTTGCATGCGGGTTTTCATATAATTGGGCAATTCACCATTCACCGCGGGTTTTACTTCTTGAATGAATTGTAATACTTCAAGTGGTGAATATCCTTCATTGTAGAATCGATCTCCCAATGTATTGATTTCTTGATGGACGACATCCAAGAATTCTTCACACAGATGCATTTCCGAAATTGTCATGTCGGTACGTTTATCAATATAATTGTAAACATACTCGGTGACATCCGTCATGTTTTGTACGTCGTTATTCACCGTTTGATCAATTGGCTTTTTAGCCGCTTGATCATATGGATTGGATTTACGGGAGTTTGCATTCAACCGAGCACGGATGCTTTTGACAAAGTTGTCTTCATTCTTCCATTCATTCTCACGAACGGATTGTGGCATGACATTATAAAGAATATCAAAATAGATCCGAGAATCAAAGATGTTAAACAAAATCAACAGCTCATGATTCTTGACGTATGCATTTGGATCCGATGCAAGACGCAATGTCAGAAAGTCTTCCAAGAATTGAAGCGTTCCTTCTTTGTCTGTTTTGAATACAGTAAACAGATCGTAATTCTTGAAACGCTTCGCTCCATTGTTTTGTTTCATAATGGACGCATACGAATCGGTGTATTTCTTCAAGGCTTTGTCATCAAACACACGATTTGTGAATTTCTTGGGATTGTCAAATACACGTGCCAGTATCACAGGCAACACCATGCAAGTATAATCATCAGGATTGATTTTATTTGCATTTGTATTAATGAATTCTTCAATGTCTTCGACAGTGTCACATGTTTTCAATCCAGCCAACAAACGTGTGATTGCAGCAGTGAATTGTTTTGAGATTTGCCACTTCTTGGAATCTTCATGATATCGAATGTGTGGTGGATTTGTTTCTTCAAAAAAATTAATCTCCGCACGTTCGATCAAATATGATTCGGCAACCACCGAATTACCATCATCACCATTATCACCACGATCATCAACAACGATTTCAATATCGGTTCGATCTTTTGATTTCTTGATTCTTTCAATCTCAATTTCCGGTTTCAATACATTTGGTGCATTGATATATTCCGAATGTAAAACACCTTTGACATATGTGGAAACATCAAACAGTTTGTATCCTTCATCACCAGTCAACATGTTCACAATATTCTCACCAAGTTCATTCAATGAAATTGGTTCGGAAAATGTATTGATTACATTTGCATACTTGGATGGAGTTGTGAACAGTTCCAATGAATAGATTCCTTCAAAGAGTTCTTCAATACCACTTTTATGTTCACTCATAAATTGCAGCATCTTATATCCAACGAATGAATCAATCAATGATTGGGTTTCTGGTTCTAAAGAAAACTCATTATCTGTATCCGCATCTTCTGATGTAATTTCATCCAATGCTTTATGAATTTCTTGTAAAGCATCTTCAATTTTGGATGTATCATCAATCCATGTTGGATCAATCGATTCCATCCATTTTAAGATACCAAGCATTGTTGGTTCTATTTCCACATCATCTTCATCCAGCATTGGAAAGTTCTTTGTTTTATATTCAGATTGAAAGAAAGCATTTAACGATTCAACACATTTTGCAAAATTTGTAAAATATGTATTCTTTACTGTAATTTGAATCATTCGTATTAGCTCCTTCCACGCAGAATATTCATTGCCTCTCTGTAAGTATCTCCCTTCAACGGAACAGCGATTCTGGAACGATCATGAGAATCAATAATGATATTACCATTTGCAATACCAGTGATCTCGTCCATAGAAATCTCAAAGGATTCCATAATGACGTTCATACCCTCATCCTTGTCTGCACAATACTGAGCCAACTCCTGTAAGAATACAACACGTCCATATCCATTCTCATCACCTTCAAGATTCATCTGATATGACTCATTGAAACTACGTGGAGTGATGTCTGCATTCGCATCATGATGAGACGGGAAGTTCACACAGTCGAATGTGATAACCTTATTGACTCTGATGTTGGGAGAATTCGGACGTGCATTCGGAATCATATTTCCAAGTAAACGAACAGAATACGATGGTACGGCACCCTGATCAAGAATCAATGAGGCAACATACTTACCAGCATCATTTGTTGCTTGTGTGGTGATATGACCCTTGTAACGATCACCCTCCAGTCGGGGTTTGGAAATGTATGAACAAATGTTCAATGGCTTTGGGATTGTCATACGGATGTCACTCAATTGCTCCCCTTTATTTAGAGGCGATGGATGATCCAGCTCTTGACCCCATTTGTTCTGTCTTAAGAGAGTCTGGATTCTTTCATCATTGTCGATACATGAAACAAGGTTTTGTGCATCATATCGACGTCCCATTCTGTTATAACAATTGAATGTCTGGAGTGTTGCATCAAATTCAACAATCGGTGTACCAAATGCGGATTGACGAACCGTGTATCCACCGGGTTTCAGTTCAGAAGACTGTGGAGACTCTTGGATGAAACACGCTGTTTCGTACTGATTCGTTTGAGTACTCTTTAACGGCATACTATACCATTCCTTTCGTAATTAATGTATTCATTGAATATATATGATCAATGTTAATGATTCGTTTTCACAAGAAAAAAGAACCCCGCTTGTGATGCGGGGTCCTTTGCCAGTTATGATAGTTTTTCAGCTTCAATGTTCTTGCGAACTTGATGAATATTTCGATATTGGTCATAATAACATTCTCCATTTCTCCGGGACACTTTTAGGGGGTCCCGGGTTCCCTATCTTGGTTACTCATCTGGAGTAATTTGATCTTGCTCGTTTTTATGTAATACACCTGTCTGTACCATATCCTGAAAAAGTCTCTCATAGAATGTGCGTTTTTCTGGGGTTATGTTATGGATATCACTTACAAGAATGCGAGTGATTCCATCATTACCGTTACACAACTGGAAAACGTCTAATACTTTTGAAATGTTTTCAGAACAAATTACTGTACAATGCACAGTAATACATTTGTAACCATTTTCAACAACGATGTTGCTATCATCCAGATAATAGCGTTGTTTGTCTAACGCTATTGTGTCAAATGCCTTCTTATATTTTCTAATATAGGCTTTGCATACTGCGTTTCGCAGCAACCTTCGGATCGTGGTATAATACACGTATTTTCTCCCGTTGTCATCATAGATAGACAGTGCATTTCCTCTTTCACAAACGATTTTCTCTTCGAGCAAATCGGGTTCATTACCTTCGAATTTAGCGTCGATGAATGTGATCGTGAGCTTTCTTTCCATACTAATTCCTCCTTAAAGGTGTGAGATGCCGCTGTTACGCGGCATCTCTATTGTTTAATACTTCATTGGCGAGTTCGATCGCACGGTCGATGGAGTCGACCGTGATCATGGTCCGCCAGTTAACCATGAAGGTTACACCTTCGGGCTTGGTGGTGAGCCACTCTGCAGGGAAGAGACCCTTGCCCTGGGGAATCTGAAGATTCCACGTTCCAGGATCACGTCCAGGGAACACGACCGCGATGACATCATCACGCTTCTTCATATAACCCTGCCAAGGCACGAACTTTGTCAGGATCATAACACCATTGCGTACTTCAACGGTGTCAAGTACTTCGTCCACGTTAAGACGCGCTTCGTCCTTGCGGATGATACGATCTACGAGTGGCTGAAGCCATTCGAGAGCCTCGAAGAATGCTTCACCCATGGGTGAAGTCTTCCTCATCCCAATTGGGAGCAAACGATCTGATCGCTGCTCCAAGCGGAGTCCACTTGACTCCAGTGTCATGCAGGTCAACTGCATGTACCAGTTCAGTCAGCCCCGCATAGTCCTTGGTGCGACCGAATGTCTCCCACATCCGACCGACAGCTGCCTTTACAGCAGCAGGGTCGGACTCTGTGTTGTATACGTCCTGGTGGTGGTCAAAAAGCCACCTTTCGGGATCGTACACTTTGCCGACATCTGCGATCACGACGCCGTTCTCAGGACCGGCGGTATTGAGACTGGGGTTGTTTAACCGAACCACCTCAACGTCGGGAAACTCGTGACGAATGATCGCCACAGTCAGAAGATCATCCAAGTGGAATACACCACCGTGAACGATAACTTTGCGGATGCTACCTACAGACTCATTGAAAATAGACATGAGATCTCCTCCTTAAGAATGATTAGGTTTTTCGGAAAGGTTTGAAATTTCTTTCTATACCATATTAATTATATATATTTCAAATTTTAATATAATAAATTTAAGGATGGGGGCATATGCCCCCATCACATATCATTGTTTTACTTGATTGATTTTCATCAGAATGAATGTTGCTAATAAACAAATATAAGCACGTGTGTATTCATCTTTACATTTGTACTTCTTTGAGAATGGAGCAACGACTGGTTTACCGGCAATTGCACGATCAACCGCTGTTGGGAAGTTTGTGATTCTACCAATATACTTTGAAGAATTGATATCTTTGATTTCATTTCCTTCTTTGGTAATGAATACATACAGAATCAAATCCAATATATTGGAGATGTCTTCTTTCTCAACACGTTGTGCCAATTCAAACAATTCGTTTTGTTTCACATTCTTCTGTTGAGCAATGGCTTTGTACAACCGACCATTGTTATGGTAATCCCGATCTCCTTGACGAATCATACGCAATAATGTATTACGTATACCAGATGTGGATTTTGTTTCAACATATTCGGTATCATCTCCACTCTTGATATCATCACCGATTTTATTACCATTATCCAAATTATCATGGTAACGTTGTGCCAACAAACGCATGTTCTGATTGAATGATGTACGAACACGATTCAAGAAATTGAATAATGTCGTTGGAGTCATATCCAGTGATAAAGATGAACGGAAGAATGCAAAACAAGAATCAACCGTACCACCAATCCAATTGATTACATTTTCACTTTTAACCAAGTTCCATGTATGGTCCAATTGCATGTACGTATATGTCATGACCGGGACGGACGGTTCTGCTTTTTGGAAATATTTATTAAAGATCAATGCATAAATTGTCAATCCAAGTTGTTGACGTGCCGAATCACGTAATTGGCGATTACCGGACATGTCGGAATAATATAACGCAATTGCATGAATGATGTTGGATGGTGTTTGTGTGATTGTTTTAAAGTCAGCAGATGAACTGACAAACTTACCCATCTCTTTTACGATTTGTGTGATCTCGCTCTTTGTAAAGCCAAACAATTCAAAGATGTGATCAACATACTTTCTTGGATAGATAACACGTTTCGTTGGAAACTCACGTGCAAGCATTTCTGCATTTGCATCCAAAAAATCAACACCATATTTGATGTATTCATTTCGATTTTTTGGTACTGATAATACATCAATGATTGGATCGATTAATTTCGTCTTTAAGAACAATGATGCTTCTGTTGGTTTAGAATTGTTTCCTTCCATAATCATGGCGAACAATTCCGATTGCTCTTCATAAATATCAACACCATCTGATTCCATAAAAAACATTTGTGAAATCACCTCTTACTGGTTATTGTTATTATGCTTCTTTCTGTTACGACGATTACGTCTGATGTTGTTGATGGTATCTTCTTTGGTTGATGATGCTTCATCGGCGGTTGTTTCATTCTCAACAGTGGTGGTTGTTTCAACAACTTCATCAGAAACGGCTACAACAATATCATCATTTGTAACACTTTCATCAACAATTACTTCATCATTCGATACTTCTTCCACCATCGTTGTTTCTTCTTCCGCAGGTTCAGGTGTTTCAGTATGTACAACCGGTTCGGGAACGATTGTTTTTGTTTCAACAACCGGAACGTTTTCCTTCGGAATTGGTTTGATAACAACCTTCTCCATCTTAGGAACGTTGATATTGAGTCTATTAGCAGCCTCTTTCTCTTCAAGCTCAATCTTTGCAAACTCACACACATTCTTTGTTGTGATTTGTAAACCAGATTCACAATCAAACACACGAAATACACGATATGCCAAAATACGTTGAATCAGCGCAATATCGGCTTCACGATTATAAACCGGAGCAAGTGCGTTAATACCCGGAACTCTACCTCTACCCGTAACATTTATCTTCATATAAAATCTCTCCTTTTATAATATAATGATTAATCATCATGCATTGCAGCACGAATCTTATCGACACTGTAATACGATGGGGATACAATATCGGTTTTGAAACCCATCAACTTGAAATACAAATCTGCTTGTAACAAAGATGGTTTATCAAATTGATTCGTCTTGATATCGCTTAACTTAACCGATCCAGTTGACGAAATCTCTTCCAACATATTATCATACTCAGCAACATTATCTGCACGAGCTCCACATATTTCAGATAATACATTGGTTGCACCCATACCTGCAAGCAACTCATTCTCAATTGCAGTCATTGTACCAGCCTTGGAATCGCCACGCAATTGACCGGATTCTTCATCACGTTTTTTATCGTCCAAAGCCAAACCAGTCTTCTTGGAAACGAGCTGTTGTACACGTTTGATATTTAAGTATCCAACCAGTACGGGTTGTTTTGTACGAACTGGACGATTTGGATCGGATGATAAATGTGGAATATAAACGTATTCGTACAATGGAATGTTCAAGAACTTAGCGGCTTTATCAATGTTCTCATATTTCAATACACGAGAACCATCACCAAATTCTTCAATATCCAAACGAAAGTTTGATTTATCATCTGCCAAGAACTTTGTAATCCAATTCGTGAATTGAACGTCCGACATGGATGCAAACATTGCTTGATATTTCTTTGCATTAATTCCAGTCGGGTCCATCAAATTCATTGTTTGAATGACTTTGAATTCGATCTTCTTTCGTTTTTCTTTGATATCTGTAGCCAATGAAGTTTCCTCCTTTCATATCAATGAATTTTACATGGAGGATTTAGTCCTCCATGTAATCTCCGAATACATTTTCGTATGAATAATATTCCGACATAAATTCTTCGAAACATTCATGGACATATTTCTTTACAAAATCATGTCTCATTTGCGTCGACTCATTCGGTTTGGTATCTTTTAATATTCTCATTCTATATTTAAATTCTTTTTCAAGATCTTTCTTTGCTTTATCATATTTTTCTTTGTATTGAACAAGTTTGTCATTAGAAGATATGAAATTCTTCACTTCGTCAAAAAGATTTAAGTTTTGTTTTAATTTTTCCAATGTATCAGAATACTTTTCTCGAGTATACTCAGACAATTCCTCAAATTCTGTATCAAAGCTTTCATATTTACTAATTAAAATTCGATTGAAGGCCCTGAGCTTATAAAGACTCGACTTTCTGACTTCTGCATAAGATTTAATCTCTTTTAAGATATCATTTATTTTTGACATAGCTTTATTGATTTCAGCCGTGCCTTCTTCTATGTAATGTTTAAGCCAAGAGCGATTTGGGTTTTCTTCAAGATCCTTTTTATCACTGTCCACACGTTTTTTGTAAAATTCGATATCATGTTCAGCATTATCTTTATCATGCATTAAATCTTCGAGACGTTCTATATTTTCTAACAACTCATCATTCACGGACGCACGTTCGTTCCGAATCAATTTATCAATCGAATCATAAAAATTCCCATATGTATTGATGACAGATTTTAAGTATTGATAAAGTTGTTTTCCGGATTTAATTTTTACAACCGCTTCTTTAAATTTATCAATAAATTTTAAGCTTTGTATTATTTTATAATTCTGCTTAATTTCGTAATCAATTGACATTCTACCCATTTCCATCGATTTCTGCATATCGACATACCATCTTTCGATTTCTTTGCTGGTAACACCACGTGTTGCACCAGAACGTTTTACCGCACGTTTTCTACCAGCATACTTTGTACGTACTCTGGCGGTTTTAGCTGCATGAAGATCGGCTTCAATTTCTTCCGGATTTTTCTTTGGACCCCCTCCACCAATACCAAAAAATCCAGTTTGACCAGGCATCATATATGATCCATCATCATGTGTATTAATATTCTTACCGGAATCGATAGCTTGACGAATATGTTTAATTCCTCTTTCGTTTGGATCCTCACCACGTTGCCAATGATCGCTTTGACCAGTTACGTCAAATTTATTATGTCCTTTTTCATGTTGAAGTGTTAATACCCGTTCGGTTTGATGTTTATTTCTATTTTCAATATTAATCGATTTTGCATACGGGCTGTATTGGGATCCCTCGGCATTGTTGATATTAAACTTTACTCTGTGACCTTCAGCATCGGATTTGATGGTGTTGGTTTTTGGATCAAAATCTTGCATGATTAAAAAATTACGCAATGCACGTGCTTTCTTTGCAGCAGCTGGAGATTTTGCATTAACATCACCCCAGTTATGTTTCTTCATGTATGCATCAATCTCGTCTGCTTTCTTACGACGAACGGTTGCCTCCATGAACATATCAAACATTTCCGAAACATATTCGTCCAAAGCATCATTACCATATCCAGCGTATTCCAACATCATGTCTGCTTTATCCAAACATGAAAGCATTGCTTCTACAACATTATCTTCTGATTGTTGCATTAACATATCTAATTCATACATAAAACATCGTCCTTTCAAATATAATGTTTCCGCATATATAAACGATTCAATTGATCATATGTAATACCAATTACAACTTGATTGGATTCCGATCCATATGTCAAACGATCGGTTCCAGTAATCATAATGACCAATGCATTTGTATGCGGATCTGTTGAATCGATTGATACATCAACCGTTATCCCAGTCAATTGTAAACGATTACATTGATCATTGATTTTTGTTTTGATTCTATCAATATTTGATTTATCATCTGCATACTCATGTAAGTATGATTCAATATCAATACCCAATTCCGGAATGGACGGATACTGACCCGGTTTCATCATTAATAATGTTAATATGATATTCACACACATTTCAAATGATGATAATACTTTTGGTTTATGTAAATCATTTAATTCCAAAGGCGTATCATATCCGATTGTTTGAAACTTGGATGGGTATCGCTTCTCAACTTCTGCCAATGCAATTCCTTTAATGTCCAACATACAAAATCACCACCTTTATTCTGGTCGGTTTGTATTTGACTTCACATATGATGCAATAAACTCCTCATAGTTTTTATCAACGATTTTGATGTAATTGATTCCATTCGTATTGGTTTCTGCACGCATACGTTTATCCTTCAAGAATTCAATCTCACGAGAATGCTCCATTCTACCAGACGTATTATCACTCTCTTTGATTTCTACCTCCAATGACAATGATGGAATGTAGAAATCCGGAATGTAAAGATGTGTCGAACCGTCTTGCCACTTGTACCAATAATTGTTTGGTGATGGTGCAATGATATCATCTGGAGACCAATCCAATGATTTCAATTGATTCAAGAAATCCGCTTCATATGAACCAATCACACGGAATTTATGTTTTTCATCCCACACATAATCACGTGCTTGTGGATGATTGTATATCATCTTACGTTGCATATCCGCATCATTCAACAAATGTTCTTTTCCATACTTATTCTTCATCCGAGTTTTCATCATGGTAACGTATGCTTCCTTGCAATGTGGATCATCACAAAGTCGTTCATACTTCAATGTCTCGCGATTGAAATGAACTGGATTCTTTCGGCATTGTGTACACAACCGACCCATGTCTTTATGGACAAATAATGAATATGCATATTCCAATGGTTCACATTCATCTGGAATCATGTCATTGTGTTTACCTGCAACATGATTACAGTATTTATGTTTATCATTGAAGGATCGATCACAGAACAAACACTTTACTGCTCGAGCCATAAAAATAACTCCTTCCTTATTTAATATACACTTAAAGTGTTTATGATTTCCGTTGGACAAAAAATAAACAATCGTTTATATCCAAACATTATTCATATACATAAAAAAATACAAACTTGGAAGCCGGGGATATCCCCGGCTTCCATTCATGCTAATGGTTTACTTTGAATTGAAATATTCTGCGTATTTTTGACGCAGTTCTTCAATCATTGCCTCTCTTTCGTTTTCCAGTTGCTTCTTACGCTGGTTTGCAGCCTCTTCTTTCTCCGCAATCATTCGGTGCATTGCGAAACGCTGCTCCAGAGTATAGCGCTTGTAGATCTTGCGATACGCTTCGCCGTCCTTGAAATGGACAACGATCTCGTCCATTTCAATTTCGCCATATGCGTACTTCTTGAAGAATCTGACATGGATATCATCTCTATAGACAGCCATTCCATCGTAGGTGTAGCCGTCATCCAACAGCTGTCTGCAATACGGAATCATTCCGTGCAGGTCGCCGGTTTTACGCTCAGCATACACCCTAATCTGAGCGATTGCATCGTATTTGTTTTCCATCATGATAAATTCCTCCTTAAAAAATACCCCCGCCACATGGCGGGGGTGCAGTGTGTTCTTAGTACGACATCACTCTCGCGAGCTTGGCGAACTTCTCCTTGTTGTAGTCCTTTACAAGGAGCTCATACTCCTTGAAGACCTTGTTGGAAGAGCTATAGCGAACCAACTTTCCGTCGTACGCATATACGGTAATTCCCCCAATAGAACTGAGGGTGATCTTGAGTTCATTACCGTCACAGCAACGACCCTTGATACGGAGGTCACCGAATTCAGCTTCTGCGGAGTTGATGGTCGCACCCTGTGCAACAATCTCACGAACGATAGCAGTCATGACCACCATCTTGTTAGTGATCGACTCTTTCATACAGAACTCGACAATTGCTCCGGTCACATCTTCAGTGCTCATACCATAAAGAGCTCTCCGCGCAGCTCTCTCGGCTTCGCGTCTGATCTCTTCTGCACGTCTTGCGGCATCGCGCTCAGCCTGACGGCGAGCTGCAGCACGCTCTGCTTCGCGGCGGATCTCTGCAGCGCGGCGAGAGGTGTAGTCCTCATCAGCTGCTGCTGCGACTGCTGCAGCACCCAACAGCCCGCCAATGATCATTGCTGCGCCGATTGCAGCGTCATTGTCAGTGTTGTTGTTTCTACGTACAGGTGTTGCATTGGAGAAACCTCCATAGATTTTCTCCGAATCGTTAAACTTAATGCTCATAGCATCCTCACTTTCTCTGGGATAGTCCCAGGTCATGTCTCATCATAAGGAAGCATACATTAATTGCAAGATTTTGCTTCCATGATAATAAGGTTACGAGACGTTTGGTTATTCCCTTATCATATTAATTATATATATTTGAAATTTCGAAATAATAGAATCGACATACATTATTAGTTATCAAACGAGATTTTAACTTTGTTGATTATACATTTAATATGTAATCAACTTTGAAATTCATATGTTAAGGAGTAAAGTTTATGGATAATAAGAACGATGTAAAATTCATTTACAACAATGGATTCCGTGAAACTTGTGAATCTATGTTAAAAACATACGATCACAGTTTAAATGAATTAAGAAATGTTGTAACTGGAAAAACCGTAGCACCTGACGAGTATGCAGTATGTAATCGCGAATATAAGTTCAGATACATCAGTCCAAACAACATTGCAGAATACGCTTCATTGTTAATCAAAGTTTTGTTCAACCATTTGATTTCAGTAAATGTAACTGACATTGAGAAGTTCTCTGTTGAATGTGCTTGCAGATTCGTTGGTGAAAATGATTGTGATGGATTCAAATGGGATAATATCTATGAGGATTCTGGATATACCCGACATGATATTGGTTTGAGAGAATTGATTGTGTATTGTCAGAATGAGTTCTTCTCCAATATCGTAGTAAGCAAGTATGAGATGGATGAACGTCGTAATCACATCAAGAAGGATTATGATAAGATTAATGGCATTCACTTGTCTGCAAACATCAGACGTATGATCGATGCAATTCCGAGACTTATGGAGAAGACGGACTTTGTCAACATGGGTAATGACGAGAGACTCGTCGTTACAACATTCATCGAGAACTTTGTGATGTTTGCAATCAATCTGACATTGTCCAGTGTTGTATCCATGATCATGTATTGTGTTCCCAGAAGTACTTACAATACTGCATTGAGACATCATGACTTGAAGGTTGATAATAATTCATTGCTGGATGATGAATACTTCAAAGAGAGTGTTGATGAATCAACTCACAAGCCGGTATATGTGATCTTCACCGATACCAAGAGTATTGTTGCAAACCCAATCAAGAAAGTCACCAAGAGCGATTTCAATCATGCGTCATTTGCATTTGATCCATCATTTGAAACCGTTTATACATTCAATCGTAAAGGTGACTCTGGATTCACCATTGAAGACTTCTCAACGAACTTATTCCAACAGATGGATTGTTCTGTATTTGTTGCATTTGTTTCTGATTCCGATTACAGGAAAATGAAGAAATATGTAAAGTATATTGAGAAGAACCAGATGTTTACAAAATATGATTGGGGTGTTGTTCGTGCAATGTTGTTCAACAAAGACACCGAGTCTTCTGATTTCCGTGGTGTTTGTTCCACATTCGTAAACAACATCTTCAAAGTCATTGGTAAGAATTATACCGAGAAAGACAGCCCCAATCAAGAAGAGTTGAGAAGTTCAATCAATACAAACAAGGATCAATTCAATGAAATCTACAATGGTCCTGTTGCAGATATGACCAAGGATTCCATTGTCGAGAAAACACATGACTTTGCAAAATACAAGAAGAGTCATTCTATTTCCGAATATGTAACTGAATGCTGCTTACTGAAAACAAACAACATCGTATTCAATAACAAGCTTCCGTTCAATATCAACATGAGAAACATTGTTCTTCAGGATATGCATCCAAACTTCAAGGATACTGTTACGGCTGTGAAATTCATTATGAACGATAGTCGTTCTCCGGTAAACCAGATGATTATCAAGTATGGATCATATAATGTTGGTAATCAAATCAATCCCGACATGATTGTTCGGATGTTTATCGGACAACCGTGTTCAACATTTGACAACTTCTCCAATTATCAAAACTTCTACAACGATACGGATTTCCATTCCGATGTCAATTGGCTTGATAAAATCACATTTGGTGACCCATATCAAGACGGCAATTACCGAACCGATGCCGTTGGTAATAACCACAGACATCCAGTTGTTATGACCTTGAGAACACTGTATCAGATGTATGGTGATCATTTGTGTAAAACCAACCAAGACTTGGCTGACAATATCGAGCGTGTTGGTAATGCAATGATTGGTATTGCTCAAGTATACAAAGATTGTGGAATCAGAAACTGGGAACTCGTCCGTGACATTCTTGCAGTATTTGGTGAAATCATGACCAAGTGTATCATTCGTTTGTACAATAACCACATGACTGTGATTGTTGCATCTGACAATATGGATGACACTATGATTCCTGGATATATGTATGAAGAATACTTTGTCGAAGATGGTGAAAGTGGTAAACCCACTGTAACTGTTGCAAATGCAAATTCTGCATCGAACCAAGGCAAGTCCACTGGTAAGCAGATTCTTGCAAAAGGTAAAGAATTCTTAAAGCAGATGATTCATAAATTCTCCGGTTGGGTTACGGATGGATTGGCAAAGGTTCCACAGAAGTTTGTGGATGCACATAAAGCCGAACTGGATTGGGTTTCTAAACATTCCGATTTGAACAATAAGATCGCGGCATCCATTTGTAACGACTTTAATCCGCATGTCGAGAACTGGCCTCTGTACAAGATACCGATTCAAGATATCAAAGCTGCGGCTAATAAGATTCCTACAATTGTTGCAGAATTAAAGAATTCCAATGATCCTATTGATATGACTTCCGTTAAGAAGAGATTCTATAACGCAATTGGCTCAGAGAGTGGTTTGTCCAATATCGAAGTGAATGGACATGAAGGTTCTAAAGAAAATAAGAATATGTCTGCTGAAGAAAAGGCAGTAACGAACTGGATCTTGTATTCGAATGTAAATCCAACCAATACCACAACAAATCAATTGACTGCTGATAACTGGACTGATTTGATTAAAAACATTTCCGAATCTCCTAAAGCAGTTAAGGAAGCAATTGATGCAATTTCCAATGGATTTAAGAAAGCTTCTGAAGACATCAATAAAGAACTCAGTGCTCTTAAAGAAAGCAAACCAGATGGAGACGCTACAACCGAATATGCTTTCGATGATATTTCCGAATATGATTATTACGCTGAAGCAGATAATCAGACACCACAAGGACAAAACTCTGGTAATGATGCTGATGCTAAGATCAAGAAACTCACTACAATTTTCAATGGTTTGACTGATCTGTCTAAAGTATTTGGTTCCAGTGTTGCTAAGGTTTTGAACGAGAAGTTCTATAGAACTTGCTATAACTTGTACAGAGATATGGTAACTGCATATCAGCAAAGCAATGGTAAATTCAATGATCAGCAGCCTGAGAAGAAGGAAGAACCAACAAAGGATCAAGCTGCTGATGAATCAGCTGCAACAAATAATGTGAATACTAATCAAGCTACTGGTGAGACCAATCCTGAAACTAAATAAGGAGGTATATGAATAATGGCTTATGTTAAACATACACGAGAAGAGATCGAAAAAGTTATTAACGAATCTCCTGATATGATTACTGCATTAGAAGCAGTTGGTGCAATGTATGGTATTCCATCAACACACATTATTGCTCAACCCGGATTAAAATCGATCCGGGTTGAATGTGATAACATCATTGCTCCACCAGATGCAAAACCAAACACCAAAGCAATTGTATGTGCAATTGGTGCAGTACTTGATCAGATCTCTCAAAGAATCAATGATAAGTTGGATCATTACCAAACAAACGTTTCAACAAAAGGTCAGATCGATGATAAGGTATCTCAAACTTCCAATCCAGCCAAGGGTACAGTCATTGCACATCATACGTTGAGTGATGGTAGTGAAATCATTGTATATGATTCCGGTTTGGTAGATATGCCACATACAGATGAAGCACGTGCAAAGGTCGCCGAGCTTCGTGCAAATGGCGGTATTCCACAGATCAACATTTTCAATGATTCAAAAGAATATACAAAAGAACCATACTTCACGAACGACTACAACATTGGATTGACCGATATTGAAAAGTCTCAGTTGTATGGAAATGATCCAATCCCAACCGACCATGCAAAAGAGTTGGATGAATGTGACATGCACATGGAAATGTTCGTTCAATATAACGAAACCGATTATCTTGGATATGATATCTTCCAGGAGATGGGATTTGACTTTATTGAAAGAACAGAGTCATTTGTTTCAGAGGCTTCCAATCATAAGAAGATCAACGTCAGTGATTTCAAACATTCTAAGTTTGATAATAAAGAAATCACCAAGGCTATTCAGTGTTTCAATGAAGCACGTCTTGAACAGAAGAACAAAGGCAAGGGTAAGTTCGATATTAAGACATTCATCGATAATCCAAAATACAAAGAAGGTGTGAATCATCTGCAGAAACAGTTTGATTGTCAGCTCTCTGTATATTGGCACACTGATAGTGAAAATCCAGATGCAACTACTGTGTTCACATCATGCTATGATATGATTGCACAGAAGATGACTGTATCTAAGACCAAGGGTTTCCAACTTGCTGGTTTACCGATCCAGGTTCATATTCTCAATAATGCAATTGATGAAGAGATGAGTCTTGATACAAATATAAAGTTATTTGGTCAATTCATGTGTGCAACCTTGTGTCATGAAATCTTCCATAACATTGCAAATGCTTTAAGATTGAATAATGGAATCTTTACGTTTACACTTGATTCTGCTATGAGTCTTGCTGCATCTACCAATAGTGCAAAACGTAAACGTGAAGTATTCGATCATTACGTTGCAACTTTGAGAGATGGTAAGAATGATCCAATCTCCAAGATTCAAAGAAAACGACTTGTCTCTGCACTTTGTAAAGCATCTGCATTGGCAGAGAACAACAAGGCTTTGATGAATCTGAAGAGTTCTGTGACTGTTAATCCAAATGCAGAACAAGAGATCGACAAATTGATCAATGCATATTCCCAGAAGTATCAAGAATTAAACACCATTCACACCAAGATGATGAAGAAGGGTAAGAAGTACAACAAGGGTCGTGCAACGGCAATGACTGTGATTGGTATCATCTTATTGATCACAATCATTGGTTTGCCGATTGGTATCATCATGCTTGCAAACACCGGTGATATCGAATATGAATATATGAAGGAATACGAGAAGTACATGAGAACTCCAAACAAGGAAGAGTACTATTGTGATCTGTTTGCTGGTATGTACAATCTTCCAATCTCGTTCACATATGGATATGAAAAACGGAATTACACAGCAAATATGGTTTCACCCGAGAAGCTTCAGCAGTTGAAGGATCTGGAAGGAAAGGTTCGTAACTTGAAGCAGTCTAAATATCCGACAGAAAGTGAACGCAATTATGCGGGATTCTTAATTGCAAAAAATATTCTGGAAGGAAAGACTGCTGTATCCAAGGAAGTTCGTGAGTATTGCCAATGGGTTGTTGCAAACTATTCGAACATCGCTGATACGGATATTGCTGCGAACTATCGTTCTCATGTATTCAATCCTAAGGAAGCAGAAGATTTGGATACCCATCTCCAGAATCTGATCAACAACAATCAAATCAACATTACCGAATACGCTATTTGATTAAAAAATAACATCGTGATTCCCCGCCCATATGGGCGGGGGATACACACAGTTATGCGTTCATCATTGCGAGACGTCTCTTACGATTTTCATCGTAATAATCCAAGATGTTCTTAACTTCGATCGGGTCAAGGTATACCCCAATCATTTTATGGAGTTTCTCCGAAATATCAGATGGTCTGATGATACCAGCAGACCGCTGTAAGTTAATGCAGATTGTTTTCACATCCGTATCTGTGATTGTTCCGATTTTCTGCTTCACCTTATACGCATCAAAGATGGTAATCGGATATGGTGTTGCTCGGAAGTGCAAGAACGTCTGTAATATGTTCATTTCCAACCGGCACAAGACGTGAGAGATCGCGTCATCGTCATCCGATAAATCGGACTTACGAGACACGATTCTGTCAGACTCACCTGCATTCTTACCAACCTTCAGTGCCATCTTTCTAATGACATGGAAGTGGGTCGCGTCGAGAATGACATCGCACTTGTCTCTCATGACACGGGAGATGTCACCGATGTTGTAGTCATAGTCGGGTGCGATATGACGTACAATCACGCAGATGTCATCGTTCTTGATCGGCTGATCACGACGATTCTCATATGCGATGTTGAATACGTCAAAGATATTCACATCGATGCTTTGTTCTTCACACCACGTGAATGTCTTCTTGATCGAGTTTCTTGTTTCGGACAACTTATCCTGAACAAGTTTCTTGATCATTTCGGGAGGGAGTGTCACTGTTGACAGATCTGTCGTGGTTGTAACAACATCTTCTTCAACAGCGGGAGTAGTAGTTTCAGTTGCAGCATCATCAGTTACGATTGTAATGATATTGCCGTTCTTCGTAAACAGCTTGTCTGTTACTTCGGAATATCTCCTCTTAGATTTGATCATGTAGCATGCGTATTTGCTACATCTGATTCCCTTCTCCTCACATTCTTTCAGTGTTTCAGTCACATTGAAATTGTGCTTGATCATGATGCGTGTGATATCCTCGATGGTCTTCACACTGAATGCGTCAACACATGACGGTGCGTTCGGGGATGCTGGTATTTCTTCAGTTGTGTTGGTTGATGTTGTTACGACAACATCATCATTGTGAATAGGCTGGGACTGTGGTTGAGTCTGGTTCTGTCCCCAGAAAGACATTACCGTATTGAGGGTCTCAATCGTTTCAGGGTCGATGACGGATAGTACTGTCATCACATCCCGTCCAGAGAGATTGTGTACTTGAACTGCCTGTTCACAGATTGCCGCCATTTCGTTAATGGATTCTGTCAGTACGTTGATCATTTCCAGCTTTTCGTTCATAATAAAATTCCTCCTTGATAATAGATAAGAATAGATTTATATAAAGCGATATTGCTTTATATCATAATAATTATATAAATATGCAAAAATCGTATTTTCGATTATATGACGTTTCTTTAAATCTCATATTTAAGGAGGTAATTCACAATGGCTGAACAAGCTACATCCACTAACATCGCTTCCATTCAAGTAGCAGTTGATAGAATCCTCGGAGTGAATGCAGATGATATCAATAAGACATTCTTGGAAGGCATGTTTGCTGGATATCATGATAAAGCAACAAATCGATTCATGCCGCCAAATTATAAACCAACATCAAAGTTTATGTTAACAAAAGACAAATATCCATATGTCAAAGAACCAACTGAAACAACTCTCGGTAGATTGATATTAAATCGATATTTGTTGGAACGGACTGGGGCAATCAAACACATTGGTTATTGGAATAAACCAATTAATTCAAAAGCATTGAATTCATTAAATACCGAAATCAATAACTTGGTTGTTACGGATATTTTGACAACAGAAGATTTGGCGAATTATATTGATTCACGAGATCGGTTGGGATTCTGGTGTGCTGCATTCTTATCAGTGTCGATTACACCTGCACTGTTATTGCCAATGCAAAATGTTAATAAACGTAAACAAGAATTATTCAAACAATATCAGAAGGAATTAAACTCTGACAATCCTGTTGAACAGATTATGACTAACAACAAGATTGAAGCAGAGTTGATGGATATGGTTCGTGCAAACTTATCTAAAGATACTGGATATGATTTGTATGCTTCCGGAGATGGAAATCTTAATAACAACTATAAGACGATCAATGTCATGAGAGGTGCTGTATTCGATAATACAAAACACAAATACTCCATCGTTGATCATTCTTTGATGGAAGGTATTACCAAGAGAGATATTCCCGCATTTGCAAACTCCGTTGTTGCTGCAGCATATCCTTCTGCGGTTGGTACTGCTGATGCTGGATACTTGTCTAAAATCATCATGGCTTTATTACAGTCAGAAAGTATTGATCCAAATCCGGAGAGTGATTGTGGTACTGAATCAACAATTCCAGTCACTGTTACGAACAGAAATAAACAGTACTTGTTATTCAGATACATCAAAGAAGGTAAGGGTAAAAAATTAACCACGCTTCATAACATTGATTCTTATGTCGGAAAGACCATTCGATTGTATTCTCCACAGTGTTGCTGTAATGATCCAATCTGTGGAAAGTGTGCTGGTAGAGTCTTCTACAATCTTGGTGTTACAAGAATTGGATTACTTTCATCTCAGATCACACAGAAGATGTTGAATATCAAACTGAAATCAAAACATGACTTATCACAGAATGCAGGTATTGTACCACATGAGATGACATTCATGCATCCATCTCAATTGTATGAAGTAACAAAGGATGGTTATTTAAAAACGAATGCGAACTTAAAGTTGTTCTTACCTAAGTTTGCAGAAGACTTCGCCAATTATTCTCGTGAAGTAACCACGATTAAGTGTCTTGGTATTATGCCAGCTAAGTTCTATGATAAGAATGGAAATGAAGTGCAATCAACTTTAATGATTACACCAACAATGTTGGATTTCAACATCTATACAGAACCACAAGAAACAAAAGACTACATTGTGATGAGTTATGAACCCGGAGCAACTATTACATCATTAAGTATGCAGAAGAATGTTAAGAATGTTGAATTCTTCATCAATTCTGTTTATCTGCATTCAAAGAATCCAATGATTCCATATAACTTGTTAACGGATATGATGTTCCGTTGTTTGGAGATTAATGGTATCGACTTAACAGGTCCGAGTATCACATACGAGATTTTGGCAAGAAGAGTTTGCAGAATTGGTGATACAAATACACCATTTGCATATGCGTATGGTAAGAATCCAAACATCGATCAGATGTCATATACGAAATTGGCATTCCGTGAAGCAGTACAAAGAGCTGGTGTGTTGCAAGGTGTTTTATTCCAAGCCGTATCTGATTCAATGAATATTGGTTTGGCTCAAACGTTGAATGGTGAAACACCAACGTACACACCTATCGAAGACTTAATCAAAATATAAAAAAAAATAATTTAAGAGGGGGCTTTAAGCCCCCTCGATATTATACAATGATTGTTGATTTGTCAAATACGTTTCTGTCAATTATGCCGGAAGCAGCATGTACATGTCCACCCTGTAATCCGAGGTCGTTGAAGTAACGTTTAACAAGTTCTTCGCAGTTTGCTCCGTCGTCCTTGGAATAGAAAGAGTACTTCCATCTGTCGGGTGAGAGCTGATGATATTTGCATACGAAATCATAGTCATTGATCAAATCACCGAACAGTCTGGAATTACCAACAGAACTATTCACTGCAATGCCTTTGTATTCACCGATGATAACTTCAAACGAATTTGACATCGTTGATTTGTACAATGTGTCTTGATACGCAAATATGATTTCACCTTTGTCGATTGTATCATATGCCATCTTTGGACCACTGTAAAGCATTTCGTTCCAGAATTCAAGATTCATTGGATGACGTTCTGACTTTGGATAAACAAACCATGCTGCAGCAAACAGCTTGGACTCTGGTAATGAGTGTCTCCAAACATCATTATCATCAATCAATCTAACTGCTAATGGAATTCCAACGACTTTAATCTTGTCGGAATCTGGATACAATGCAACTTGTGCCAGATCTTCAGATAAATCAAACGGAACTTCCATTGGACGCAGTCGGTCAGTTTCACCCATACACGAATAGATCCAAGTCAACATACAACCAGAATATTCGTTATTGTAGAACCGAATGACATGGTCGTTGTACAATGCTTTGTCTTCTTCAGACATGATTTCGTTCAGATACTTATCACCAGAAACGTGATGATCAATATGAACAACCTTCATGTGGTGATCAATTGCTTTCTTAATGACACTGAAGATGGTTTCGTCAAGTGCCAAATCAACAATGTACAATTGATCATTGTCTTTGTAGAAGTCTTCTTCATTTTCGATGTTGATCTTTCCATTGTGACAGTATTCAACAAAATGGGAGCTGGTCATGATGTCAAAGACGGAACACAGTTCCGTCTTGACAATTGCTGCAGCACCATAACCGTCTGCATCATTATGATGTAATATTCTCATCGTTTACTTCCTCCTGATTATCTTCCTGCATTGCCGGAAGCGGGTTTTCGGATGTCTGCTGACCAACTGTGTCCATCAAGTTATCAAGATCATCCATGGAAATGTCAAAGTGTGCGTTCTCCATCATCTCAGCCAGTAATGACGATGTATCAACCTTTGACAGCTGTGCAATTCTTGCATAACTGATGAGTGCTTCTGCAATCATGATACCATCCATACAAGCGATTGTTGCTTTCTCAACGATTGTGATGTCCGATCTGAGATCATAGTTCAGTTCCTGCAAACCAGAACTCTTGAGGAACTCAGTTGCAGTTGTGAAGATGCTTTCAGCAGCATTGTTTCGTGCATTGATATCTGCTTCGGTTGTGGAAGGCATCTTCATGATGTCATAGATCATGCTCTTGAGCGTCATGATGTTTTCTTCCAACTGTGGAGTGCAGTCATATACATCATCCCAGTTCATTGCTTCTTCATCAACAGAAATGCCAGCACCACACAGCAGATTCACATACAGATTGGGAGTGACCTCTTCTGTTTCTTCGGATGGAATTGCAGAATTGTCATTGATACCAACCTCAATGGCATTATCCATTTCCATCTCATTGTTCTTGTTTTCTTCCATTGTAAATACCTCCGTTTATTTATATTCTTTAAAAGTCTTAGGATCAATGAATGTTACATCAACCCCTCGACGTTTTAACGCGGTTATGATTTTACTCTTGATAGTTGGCTTTGTTGGTTTTGTTGCAAGCAAGTCTACTTGTAACATTGTACCACCATCGATATTGACTGTCGGTGGATGAGAGCTTAAGATCTTGGCATACTCTTCATCATACAAATGGGTGTCATCCATAAAATACACCGTCCTTTCTGAACATCATTCATGTATTTTATTGTCATCACTCTTGATTAAAACTATTGTCGGGCTTAATATAATACCCGCGAAAGGAGAGATATGTTATGTTAGAATTCACCATTACAACAATATCGGTATTTGTTGCTGCGCTGAATGAACTCGTGAAAACAATATCCATGAAATGTTTCAATTACGACATTAAGAAGTACATCCCATTGTTTTCCATTGGATTTGGTTTGATCCTCGGAATACTTGGTTATTTTGCTCCAAATATCAAAATGGGAAATAACATCGTTGAAGCAATCTTCATCGGAATTGCATCTGGTGGTAATGCGGTTGGCTTCCACCAAATCTACAAACAACTTTCCAAAGGTGAAGTTGTAATCAATAATGATTCGGTTGAAGATGATGAAACACAATCAGAAGATCCAGTTGTTTCTGAAGATGAAGTCATTTTAATGAACCATGTGAAAGAAGAACCAGAGAAAACTGATTCTGTTGATGATTCAACCGTTGAAGATGAATCAATCGAAACATTGATTGATGAAGACATTGAAGATTATACCGAAAACGAATAATAAATGGTGGGGGATTATCCCCCACCAAATACAATTTATTCACAATCATCGTCTGCTGAATACACTAAGTCTCCATCTTTGATGACACAATAGTGCTTACTCATCACATTTGTTCTACCAAATTCGTCCGAGAGTTTCTCTAAGAAATTCCAATGATTGTAATTTCTAAAGATTGCTCTCTGATTGCGGGTTATCTTTACTTCAAGACCTTCTGTATCATAAACAGATACGTGATCACCATTAATCAAGATCTTCTGGATTTCTGTTCCTTTTTTCATAGCCAAGTTTCTCTCCTATTGATTTATTGATTACTTAATTTACCAAGTATGCATCCAAGTAACTCGGAAGTGCATAACACTCCTTAACAGAATTACAGAATACATCAATTCTACCGGACTTACAACCACAGTCTTCAAGTGTGTATGTACCAAGTCCATCTACATAGATTTGATCACCATACTCCAATCCCAACGAATTCATCTGGGATTTGTTCATTGCGATTGTTCTTCCGGCTGCGGGCCATGTACCGGATGCTGTCTTACAACCGGTTGCAACATAACCTGTGATTCTAAAATTACCAAGATAAACTTCATTCTCTACTTCTGTTACAACTTCCTCAACAGTTGTTGTGGATTCCTCTGTAACAACTTCTTCTGATGTTGTTGTTGTCACAGTTGTTGTATGAGTTGTAGTAGATTCAGTAGTTGTATCAATTGTAACCGTTTCATTGATTGTTTCAATCGGATCAGAATCATTGATCGTGATTGCTTCAACCGGATGAACAATTGCAATCTGTGCATTGTTTACAACTTCTTCCTCTTGAACTTCGTTTCTCGTTGGTATGTCACGGATGTAGCCAATTGTCGTTTGAGTTGTTGTTTCAACATTTGATGTTGCTGATGTCGTTTCATCAGTTGTTTCTGTAGTAGCAGTAGTGTTTGTTGTAGTAGCAGTATCAGTAGTAGCAGTAATAGAAACATACTGGGTTGTTGATACAACATCATTGTCATCAATGTTTGCGTGTGCGGTATGTGAAATGCGCATACCAACACCCCATGCAATCATAACAATTGCCAACAGAGTGACAGAAATAATCATAATCTTACATCTCTTAGAAATAAATTTCTTCTCTTCAAACATATTAAAAGTTCCTTTCGTTTCGAGTGGATTTAACTAATGATGACGGATTTCATCATTAGATGACCTAACCTTTCTGTGTCACTTTCATTTATTGAAGAGCTATGAAATAAGGATCCAATGTTTATTTATATCTGATACATTGGTAATTCATAGTTGCAACTCGACAATAATAAAGAGGCACAATGCATATGACTGTATATCTCTTTAACAGAATTAATTTTATGAAAGGCGGTCAGTGTGATGGATAATATTCTTGAACTCATCATCGCAATTCTTGGATCGGGCACGGTTGCCACAATTGTAACACACGTTATGAACAAACGAAAGTACAGTGCCGAAGTAGATGAATTGCGTCAACAGATTGATGCAGCACGTACAGACGATCGAATCAAGATTGATGAACACATTCAATCCCAATTTATGGAGATCGCGGAGTCATACAAACGTGAGATTGAAGAACGCAAAAAGGAGATGGATGAATTACGCAAACAGAACGTGCAACTCATGCAACAAGTTGACGAGTTCCATAAACAAATCAATGAACTGAATACTCAAATCGATCAGTTCATGAGTTGGTTTGCATACGATATGATGGGATATCAAACTTGGATTGAAAAGGAATTGTTGAAGTCTAATCCAAATGTTCAATTGCCTTCATATCGAAAACCACCAAAGTTCGTTCAAGAATACTTAGAAGCAAATAACATTGATTGCTGTGATGAGAAATAACATGAAGGAATCATGGGGCGTTAAGCCCCATGATGATCACTTTCATATTTCTCAACAAGTTGTTTCATTATCTTATATGACTCTTCACTGGTAATGTTCATATTCTTAAAATCGTCACCGAGCAATAGCGCTTTTTGTTCGAGAGAACGATTATAAGAAGCAATGTAATTAGAATCCATCCTTCTTAAATACCAATTCAGAATCATATACGAAACAATGTTCAATGCCATTCGCATTAGTGTTGGATTAGCATCTGTTATCGGTTCCAACAGCATTGGAATAAATACTGTCAAAAGCAGATATACTCCAACAACCACGAGAGTTGCAATTCTGTGTAATTTGACTTGTCTGTCTAAAGATTGCGTACTCATGTGATATCACCTCCATTCTTACATATTAACAATATATTTATCAATTCTTTATATTCTCATCATCAGGTGTCCACTGTAAGAACTTTGTCTCTAATGCAAGTGCTGATATTGTTTTAGAACGAGATCTAATCCAGTATTTATCCATCTTAACAGATGAATCATAAATGTCGTAATAGTAACATTTCTTACCACAATATCTGAGTCTCCATGCAACTTGCTTTGCAGTTAATGTTGATACAAATGGAGAACATGAAATGATTGCAGTAACTCCCGGAATATCCGTTCCAGTTCCACATGAACCAATTGTCGTTACAATCACATCTGCATGTTTATTCTCTTCATTTTCTGTTTTAGAATTCTTGGAGTTAACAGTTTGGATATTTAAATCATATGCAAATGATTCATCATAATTCAAATGTTTGCGCAAATGATATGCAACTTCTTCACACAATTCAATCAATGGCATGAAGATCAATATCTTTGCCGTTGAATCGCGTTCATATATCATCCGAACGATTTCTGTCACACACTTGATGTGGGTTTTCTTTTTGTCATATTGGATTACCCATTTTCCATATGATGCTGGAGACATTTTACCACGATATCCTTCAACACGATATCTGACAATTTGTGGTAACGCATGTGTGTTGATTTCAACGATGTTGTATTCAATCCACTTCTTGGGCTTTTCTTTTGTTAACAATGAAGATGGTTTATAGAACAACGTGTTTGAGAATACATGTCTGAATATCACATTTTCATCTTTTGATGATCTACCATCTGTTGCTGTTAAATATAAATTGCGATGTATGTTAAATAAGAAATCCATCAATAAAGTATCACGGAATTCCAAATGTGCTTCGTCAATGATTTTCAATCCAATACCAAGTATCTGGGGGATTCTGGATATCTTCTTTAAATTGCGAATACGTTTAACACCTGCACGAAATGTTGCATGAGTCATTAAGTAGATATCATGTTCAGGATCATAACCATTTGCAATTTCTTCTAACTGTTCAGAAGATGTGATTTCGTATACATCATCAGATGTCAATCCTTGTAAGTCATGTAAAGACTTCTTCCATTGTTCACGCAATTGATCACGGTGCATAATGATTAATGTTTTCTGGTTATATAAACATGCAGCTCTACCGGCGCAGTAAGTCTTGCCGAATCCACCCGTCTTAACTAAGAAGAGTTGTTGGCTATTTACATTTGCAGAATGTTCATCCAATCCGGCTATGAAGTTAATCACATCAATTTGTTCCTTATTACGAGGAGGAATGAATTCTTCATGTTCATATTTCATTGGACGAGCATTTACGGCTTTCACATATTTCACACGAACATTTTGCAATAGATTTCGTAAGTATTCCAAATTAACACCACGATGCAAATATAACATATCGCGATCTTCATCGAGCATATATCCCAATGCAATAATATCATCTTGGAATTCATCTTCGAATTCCAATCGACTAATCAATTGAGACAATTTCTCCATTGCTTCTTTTCCTGGAAAAATTTTGTAAGATGTTGGACAAACTCTCATCTCAAATTCAGTTGTTTGTTTATCCATAATGCTTCCTTTCTTAAACAAATGGATGGACCAATATTGGTCCATCCATATCATTCATATCATGAAATTGTCGCTTTGACTACCTTAACGGCTGGAACGTGCTTTGGTCTTTCGGGTGGAATAGACATTGTTGTTGGTGTAATAGACGAAACATTCACAGTCGTAATCCGACCATCAACATGATTCAATTGAATCGATTGTGTTTCATCCACACAGAACACTGCAATCAAATCATCTTGTGGTGTCATCGAAATGATGGGTTTCAATTTACCAAACTTATTACCAGCAATCAAGAACTTGGAATGATTTACTCTGATTCTGCCAAGTTTCGTTACATAAACGAGAAGTGGTTTCTTTGGATTGATAATGAACATTCCAGCCGCTGTCTTATTATCAACCAAGAACTGACCTTGTGCATCTACTGACAATACCTTATTCAGATTGGTCAACTGGAAACGTTTACCAAGTCCATCTGATGTATACATTAACAAATCCTGTGATGTGTCATGTACTTCCAAGATGGATACTAAGTATTCATCTTCGTCCAACGGAACAATCGGTTTACGTGTTTGATTAGATGGAATCTTATCAATCGGCATATACTTGATACGACCTTTATTGGACAAAATCACAATGTCATTCTGTGTATTGGATACGGCTGCGATACACTTTGACATCTGGGTTCTACCAATGGATGTTAACATGATACGTTTGTCATGTGGAACCTTTGTTGTATCAACCCACAAGAATCGACCCTTATCATCAATCAAACAAACATTCGTTCCACTGACGGGTGTGATATCAGATGATAGATGTTCCGGAGTTGCTGTCTCTGAAAAGATGACAGATCCATCTTGGAAGATTTGAACAACGCCAATGTTCACTGTTGAATTGTTTAAACCAAGAATCTTGGAGCGTCTGGGATAGCCATACTTCTCTTTGATCTCTTTCAACTCATCAATGATGCATTGATTAATCTTGACGGGGTCTGATACGATGTCTTCAATTCTATCGACTTCTGCTTGAATATCATCCATCTTCTTAACAGTCTTCAGATATTCTTCATGTGTCAATTGATACATCTTTACATCGATCATGTAATTCGCTTGTGATGATGATACATGTTTCGGATATGCTTTCATCAATGCACCGACAATATCCGAACGATGTTCACAATTCTTGATCGTCGTAATGGTTTTATTCAGATTCTTTTCTGATAACATGAATGCCTTACCTGTAAGCATGTTGTATTCGGTTTGTAAGATAACCGTTCTACGCAACAACCACGAACGTTTGAACTGGAAACGTTCTTTGATCCATGCCAACAGAATCTGTCGAATATTATACTTGCGGGTTCTGTATAAAGAATCTGTTACGATCATATTCTTTGTTGAGATTGGAATTCTCAATCCTGGAATAGATGTAAACAATTTATCCAATACACGATACAAGTTACATGGCTTACACCGAATCACATATTTGATTTTATTGTGAAGCAAATCCGATTCATCATCTGCTGATAGAATCTCAGGGAATGGATTTGTCGAATCATGTAACTCATTCAGTTTCTTATTGATATCCCGCAAGAATCTCTTGTATGGTGTATTGGTAAAGGTGATGATATAATTGACATTATCCAACTCAAAGGACGATTGCATCCAAAATGTTTCATCGTCCTTTGGAATGATATCACATCCAGTCGGTGAATCTGGAATGAGCTTTACATCTGCATTTGGATTCTTTAACAGCTTAATCGTTGCATCTGCAATCTCATTCAAGTTGTATGGATAAATATCGGATGATAATGTATATCCAATACCTGCAGATCCATTCAACAGAATGATTGGGAACTTTGCAGGAAGAATTGTCGGTTCAACAGTAGAATCATCATAATTGGGATTCATACCCACTTTACCATCAAATTCCGAGAATAATACATCATATGCAAAATCTGAAAGATACACGCCCCAATATCTACCAGCTGCAGAATCATCTCCGGCTGTTGCAGTACCGCAGTTACCAGATGCTTTTAACAACGGGATGTTATTTGCGAATGGCTGTGCCAATCCCGCAAATACATCTTTCAATCCCAATTCACCATGTGGTGAAATCTCCAATACTTTACCTGCCGCAATCGCAACGGTTACTTTGGAATGTCTGGGATAGTTCTTGTAGATTGTATACAAGATTCGACGATGGATTGGTTTCAATCCATCATAAATCATTGGAATGGAACGCTGTAAGTTTACATTTACACCATACAACGACATCCAACGTTTCGAAGCGGTATACATCTCCAATTCTTTTTCTTCCATTTAAACATACCTCCAAATCTTAATCTAATATCATCAATTCCGTATCCAATGCATCAAACAATTCTGTTACACTTGGAACGTTCATCCAATTGTGCAATAAGGAATCATAATTATGATTCTTATATGCATTGACAATTGGTCCGGTGATATCTTTCTCATGTAACCGATTCTTTGAATCTTTCCACTTGTACTCTTGATTGAATGATAGATTGATACATTGAGATGTTCTGAATACATCATTGTTGACAACACATTTGAATTTCAATGACATTGGATCTTGGTTGCCACCCATCTTATTGGACGGATAATATGATTTTGCATCTGCATCCAATGATCCATAAATGATATTATTGTGATTCTTGCCATTGATGATTAAACCCGTTGGTGCATTTAATGAAGGCTCGGCAACATATGCACCTTCATATGCAGTATCATATCCTTCAGGGATTAACAATCTACAAGCTTGGATATAATTCTCCTTCTCAAAGAAATACTCGCGTCTATTACGAACGATATGTGTTTCTTGGAAACACTTTGAATACTGTGTTGCAAATGTATAAGATCTTGCATATAAAGAACCACAATCATTCGTTTGTTTCTCAATTGCCAGTTGGACAACAACATCTCGAACGTTATATAGTATGAAGTTGATAAAGTCTTCATATGCAAAGTTGCGGAATGAATATTTCTTCGATGAAGATTTCTTCTTATGAATGTTTGCAACTTTTCCACCGATATAATCCAACTTCAATGAACGTTGTTCTTTCTTGGATTTACGAATTGCCGCAAAGTTTCGTTCTTGACATAAATACTGCGAATAGGTTGATGCAAAGAAGAAGTCTTTTGATGTTTTCATTGCTGCATCTTTCGACTTATCTTTCTTGAAGTATAATGTGCGGGTTTTGAATTCTTGTGGGATGAAGAATGATCTCGGATCATATCCAAGTGTCTCGATACGATTCTTAATGTAATTATCATCAAAAGGTGCATTCCATGATAATACAAACCATGGTCGATATTTATTGATGTATTCAATAATGGTTTTCAACATATAGATTTCTTTTTCATAATCAAATATGTGTAACCGAATATCATATCCTTCCAAGTATTGCTGGTTGTCTTTATCAAATACGGCTATTTTCTTTTTCATTTCTTCTTGATTGTTGACCAACCAATTATACGCTTTGATTTGTTTATCCAACAATTCATGGAAAGATGGATCGAGTAAATGTCTTGGTCGAGGACCTAATACAAATACTGCACATATCTTCTGTTCTTCCAAGATTAATGTCACTGCATTGACCGGTTGTGGTGCTTCAAAATAATTGTCCATATCCAATGATCGATCAATGACATCAACCTCAATATCCAAGAAGGACGGATGTACGTGAGAAATATCCGTTTGATCTCCATATGTTTGAATCCACAATAATCTGAAGTACACATCTTCGGTGAAATCTGCTTTAAAGACCCATGGGCACTCACACATCTTCTTTTTGATTTCATGTGGTTTGTAGTCATACTCTTTCATTTCTTCATAAATTTGTGCCCACTCACCACCAATATTTTCCGCAATCTTTGCAGAAATCTGTGATGGTTTACAATATACTGGATAACACTTGTCTCGCAATACTTGTGCAACTTGATACTTGTGTTCTTTTGTATTTCGATATTCTTCTTTTAAGAACCAAATATCTACAATTGGATTGATATATTTCAATTCCAATCTATTTGTAAAGGGATCCCAATAAATGACTTCGTATGTTTCTGGAGAACTGGAATATCTCACATCTACTAACAAAGATCCTTCGGGAAATAGTTTCTTTAAGTTTATCAACATTCACACCACCAATATCTTTATTTGAATACTTTCCCTCGTATTCCAAAATAAGTATATGTATACAAAGTGTCAGTATTATTTTGTCAAATGTAATTTAAAATTTAAGAAATACTAAAAGATACATTTCACAGAAAAGGAGTTGTTTATCTTATGATAACAAATGCAAATGCAAACGTAGAAAAGTCTGGTGGGTTTGATATCAGTACTGGAGAGTGTAAGATCAGTATTGGTACAATTAACAAAAATTCTACGGTTTACAACAGAGAGGAGTTCGTCCAGACATTGCAGTATAATCTTTCCGTATATCATCAGATTCTTCAGCAGATGATGTATGATCGATATGTAGAAGAACTTCCAGAGGACACAAAGAAAGAATACTTCGATAGATGTTTTAAATTCCTGATCGATTCTGGAATTTCACCTTATCAGTATTTCAATCCGTTCACCACTGATACTTCTGAAGTCACCAAGAGAATTGCATGTGATGCAATTGTCGTCTTCAATGCATTATATGATGCATTGCAGAAAGCAGAAACAACAACAACTGAACCAGTTGATTCCGAACTTGTTGAAAATGAGTAATATGAATGATGTGGGGGCTAAACGCCCCCACAACATTATCATTTGTTTGCTTTAACATACACTACGATGCTTCAGCCCGCCTTACAGACACAATACACTACGTTACTTAACCATCGCATCAATTAGAACGTCCTGGTGGTTTACCCGAATCTCCATATTTTGTATTCTTAATATTGGAAACTTCGGTCATCCATTGTTTACCAGAAACATGTCTAACGGAATTGATTGCAGATATTGTCTTGGTGGTTCCTTGAATTCGGTGTGTTAATGCAAATTCAATTGGTATGAAATTGAATCCCTTTGTTTCGGCATTGATATCAACACCATAATCATATATGACATAATATGGTCCATAACAATAGATACCAGATCTGTTGGCATTGTTATGGGAGTCCGAAGTTCCAGATGCATAATCCCAGTCAATACCAGTTGCAGCATCAACCGGTTTATTCAAGAACTTACCAAAATCGGCAATTGCAATACACGAGCCAGGTGTACTACCACCACATCCATGACCCATAACCAATACAAGTGTTGTGCCTCTGATATATTTAAGCTTCATATACAATCGCGAGTAAATATAAGAAGATGTCGGATCGGTATATGGAATATTGTGAATATTCGTTGGCTGTTGTGTATAAATATAAAACTGCTCTTGGAATTTAATACCCTTCGTATATGAACCATTGCTGTCATGCAAATACAATACAATGCAATCTTCAACAGATGTCATTGATAGATATTTCGCACCAAATTTCTGTGTGATGATGTTGATGACTCCATCACATGCAATTCCCGTACCACTTGCATCGGTTATATTATACATATGCGTGTATGATGAACCATTCGTGATCCATACTCGATCATTTAATCCAAATATTAATATTGGATCAGAATATCCGGATGGAAGATCGAAATCACATATTTGAGTCCACGTATTTGCGGTTACATTATACTCGGCAACATAAACATGTTTATTGTAGTAATATGCAATTCGATTACGCGATTGAGTATCTTGTATACAGCAACCCATTGAAGAAGTGAATCTGAAACGTCGTGCCATATGTCCAATAATACCAGCAGTCGGATTATCGACTTCATACTGGATATACATGACAACGAATTCACTCTTGTTTCCAAGTGCTTGGAATCCAATCACACCATTGTTGGTTTCCGTATGATATGTGTCATTTAATGCGGTATCAACAGTGAATCCATTTGTTGCATTGGTGCACGAATATTGTGTTGTGGTAATATTACCAATATCATGCAGATATTCAGACATGTTTGTGAAATAATATGATGGATTACCAGTGGTGGTTCCAAGCATTCCAAATGTTACAATATTTTCTGCATAACAGTAGTGATTCAAAGACTCTCGATACAGAGATGCGAATTGTGGGATTTCATATATGGAACGTTTATTCGGGAAATAAACCGTATGACCAATGACAAAATATCCAACATCATAATTCTCACAAGTTGCATCTTCGCGCGTTGTACTCTTATTGAAGTTGATAAAGAAGCGATCACCCGCATTACCAGTCAACGTAAATTCGATTGATTCACGAACGGGATTCAATGTTACATTTGTTCCAGAGATGTAATAATGTTTATTACGCAATTCCGTCGGAACATTGGAGACATCAGTGATTAATGTCCATGATGAACGATTCCAATATTCGTCGGTGGCATAGATAGTTGTATTGCCATTATTGAATTTCACAATCGAATCGTTTACATCGGGATTCACATGCAAGAAACATTCAATGATATTTCCGGTTGTTGTATTTGTGTAATAAATCGCAATTGCACATGTTGTTCCAAATGCAGTTTCATCATATTGATGATTTGGATTATTCTGGTATTGTACTTCATTTGAATATGTCGCAGTTGATTTATTGAACAAATACGCTTTGGATACATCAATATTCGTGAATGGATAATCGGGATACGAATTGTTTCCAAATTTCGTAGCAATTGAATTTGCTGTGATATGTGAACCATATGAATCATAATTTTCACCGGGTAATATTTGAAATGGCGGTTTGATCAACACATCAACGTCTTCACGTGATCCCGTTTGAAATTGTCTTTCCAAACAGATATATCCATTTGACTTTTGTACAAATCCGTCCAAGTAACCGAGCAACTCACCAGAACCTTTGTAAATCTCATATGGTTTCATTGTCATATACACAGATGCGTTTGAGTTTGTTCCAACTTCAATGATTCTATCGACTGACAATTCACCAATGACATTGTTCCGTTTGAAAATATATCCGTCAGCATCGTCACTTCCAAATCGATCATTCACAAAGAATTCCATTGTTGTTAATGCAATATTCTTACCAGCACTCAATGCATCTGTTATCAACTTTTTGTCATATGTTAATACAAAGAATACTTGTATGTCAAGTCTTTCATTTGCATATTTGGTAAAGTTATTGATCTTATCACCTTGAAGATCATATAACCAAGAATGCGTCCATAATTCATTAATTGCAGTACCAATACCATATTCCGTAATCGAAACATCGGTTGATGGACCACCGGACACTTGGTCATTGAATCGACAATCCATGTATCGACAAATTACCGAGATCAACCCAGATGTGGAATCATACCACAATGGATACTTATAATGATCATTATACGTATATGGACCATTGCATGATGATATAACCGTTGCTGCTTTATCGGTTGATGGTGAGATTAATGTTTGAGTCGTTTTGAAATTGACACTTTCATCTGTTCCTTTACCGATGTACAATGACGTCGGGAAGTCTCTTTTATTACTGAAATATTGAGCAAATCCATAATCTGTCATTGTATTCATTCCGTATACTTCATCACCGACTTGAACATCGTTTACGTATTTACGGAATACATATAAATTGGAAAAGGCACCGCTTGGTCGATGCCTTTTCGCAAATTCCATCATTCGTTGAAATGATTGATAATCATGGTTCATTTATGACTCATCCTCCTTCTGAAAAAGTTTTTAAATCATATGCGAATTTATAATCCGACTTCTTTACATTGATACTTGCGATATGATTTGTAAATGTGGATACTGGATATTTCAAATATCCATCTGTGATGACTGCACATTCATCTGTTAATGCACAATACGATTCATCATATTCAATGTTTTCCGATTCACTCGCATTATACAAATATACCGCTTGTGTATATTTCTTACCGAGATTATATTTCAACGTACCAACATAATTCACACAGAACAAACCAGCGCCTGTTGGATCTAAATATAGATTCTTATACACACATGGTATCTTTCTGAAATCATATGCTGATACACGAGAATCAGATCCTGGGTATTGAGTGTATGTTGATTTCAAAGAATCGGTTTTCAAATCATAAATCATAATATAATTTGATTGATAACAATTGATGATCAATGCATTGTTTTCATACATCACAGATGATGGATAATCACCAATTGGTGTGATGACTTGTTTGTCACATGCGAGTGTTTCTTCATCATAAATATTGATCAAATTCTTTGTTGCAATATAGAACTTTCCATCATGGTAACAAACAGCCGCATATGTACCTTGATATTGCGAAACCCATGTCGTTGTCGCAATCGTAAGATCATGTGCTTCTTTATCAAAGAAGAAAATCTTACATGGATTTGGTGATGGGATTATGAAGCATACCTTCTTTTTACCAACCGCAAAATCCGTAATCATTCCACTGTATGACGATGGGAAGTTGTGGTATGTGTAAATATTACCAATGATATCAAACAATGCAACACGGCTTCCACATATATTGATGATGGTACGATGGTCGTCATCGTACCAATCCATCTTTGTACACCATCCAGTTGTGTTTGTGCTCATTTGATAACTCAATATGTTCAACGTTGTTCGATCAACGGTGATGATACGACTGACTTCTCTTGATTGTGTTTGTGCACTACCACCTGCTACGGTTGGTCTCAGATAATAATAGTTATCATCAACCAAGAAACATGCCATGCCATAATATGGCGTATCAATTAATAAATTATATCGGATTTTAGCAACTGGATGTATCTGGTTGGTATCATAATGAAAACGTTTGATATCAAAATATGCAACACTTGCATCATTGACTTTTTCTATCGTAACACTTCCAATGTATACAGATCGTCCACTCACCGTACATGTTGATGTATAACGGGCTGTCGTGTTTTCATCTGTCAAGTTTGGTACAATAAACGTTGGTATGGATTTGGAACCACCAATCTTTGTTGGTAGTAACCATTGTGCCGTTTCAATTACACCCGTATCCGGATTGCGATAATCTTCCATCTCACCACGTGGTTTCACCAATGTGCCATAACACGGATTTTCGGGTTCACAATCCAAAGATGGTGTAACTTCTTCTTTGGAATAATATCGATAAGATGTTGTTGATGATTTTCCTTGAGTCTCAACCGATGCGGCGTATATCTCACACTTCTGTTTTGTTGGTTCTGCAATGTCGACATTTGCAACAATTGTAATCAATCCATCCAATCCCTTTTCTGCAGAATACACAACAGTGAATATGGATTCATCTGCATCATAATCAATCGCTGCAGATAATACGTTTGCTGCATCCAGATCTGTTTTATATTTTACAGACACACGATTTGGTGTTGATAATAAACCAACATGTGTAGTGGAATCTGTTTCATCATAAATATACAATGAATAGGATTCCGATAGTCCATTGTCTGATTTAAAGAACGATGTTGGGTGTACATCAAATATTTCTTTTGTTAATGTGGTTGGTTGTGGTACAATTAATTCCCACATTTGATTTGCTTGATTATATGCTTTATAACCATCATTATCACGTGCAATACATGGCTCGATGATATAATTCGCAATGATTTTTGCCATGGATGTGAATAATGGAAGTGTGTTTCCACCAGCATCCGTTGTTGCATTGATCAATTGATATTTTTCTGGGACAAGATATCCAGATACAATATATGATGTTCCGGTATAAACATATCCTGAACCACCTTGTGCTCCATCGATGGTGTGTCTGGATTGGTTGTCGTATACACCTGAACCACCATACCATCCGCCTCCACCACCAGCACAACGTTTGTATGTTGATGATTTAACAGAAGCGACACCACCATTTCCAAATGAACCTGCAACTGTTGTATTGAAATTGGTTGGTGCGGATGATTGTGTTGATGGATCATTAACACCGACATTATTTACAACAATTGAACGTGTTCCACCAGTTAATCCACCACCAGCACCTCCAGAAGCCAAACCTCCATTTCCTAATGCAGTACCGTTTGCTCCAGCACCACCAGCAACAATCAATCGATGATATAATGTATCACGAACAATTCTGATATCAGTTGCTCCTCCACCAGGAATTTGGTCTTGTGAATCATATGTCGTGGATGGTAAACCACCACCGTTATATGCCATAATCGGCATGTATTGAATTGCCGTTGTATGATCATCTACATCAAATGTTGGTGATCCATAATTCCACATGAATCCACATCCACCAACATTCACGTATATATCAACTGGATTATCAACCGTCAATACACCTTGTGAAAATCCTCCTCTGGATGAATCGACAAACTTGACAGAACCACCATCTCCACCATAACATTGAACGGTATATTCACCTCTCTTCAATATCATAGTTTCTTGTTCACCAACACATGGGAATTCAATCGTATCACCAGTTGAATATGTATCCGTCAATTCACATATGATGATTTCTCCTTCAACGGATTGTCCCGAACATTGGAAAACATCTGTGAAATAATACTTTGGATCTGGATTATACCCGTCTGGTTTATAAGATGATGCGGTCAATACATAACCGGAACCACCACCGCCATTGATTGGAGTTGTGTATTTTTTGGATTGCGTTTGGTATGTGAAACCACCATACCAGCCTCCTCCTCCACCACCACAACCTTCATCAATACCAACTGCACCGCCACCTTCATTGCTGGCTTTCCGTACTGGCATTTTCGAATATCCTTCGGTGAATCCAAATGTCTGGTTTGCGATCAATCTACTATTTGGATCAAACGCATCATATGTATCCATATAACCGCCATTGATGCCACCACCAATGGATGTAACATATGCGCTCGTTTTAACACATGCTCCACCACCACCAGCAACCATGATTCTGGAATCGATGGACGGATGTAATCTTTTATAGTCAGATAATGCGGTTGGTAATACACCTTGGATGGGATCGAGCATTGGCATGTTGGATACTTTGTCATACAAATAAATCTTCCCATCATACAGTCGAGTGGTTGGAATATAGTCACGAACAAGTGTTTCTCCTTCATATATTTTACAGCCATAAAACTTCATGAAAGATGGTTCTGTTACATTTCGGATGTTTGTACCATTACATGCTCCACCAATTGTGAATGGAACGCTGTAAGTTGGAACTGTTCCCGTAGCTCGTTCAATCTTACCAACTGATGTACCATTCAAGAACCACTCAGCTTTATTAACATCCATTACCAATTTGATTCTTTGATTCCATACAAACTCACCAACGATATTTTGGTTCGTTGTGGAATTGATTCGGAATGTTGGTTTAAATGAACTTGAAAGAACTGTGTAGAATGAAAACTCGGTATTGCCCGAAGAATTTCTGGAAGTGATTATTCCAGAACGTGCATACTTTGTAGATCTTCTGTACATCAAAACACAATCCAATTCAACACGTGTATTTTCATTTGGAATATAATCCGTTATGAAATAATTTCCATCCATTGTTGTTGCTTCATCTCGAATATTATTAAAACCAATAAAATCATAATAATCAAGCTGTTGGAAGATGTGTGTTTCATCATACACACCTGGAACTGCATCTGCATCTTCATATTGTACAACTGGATTTGCGGGTGGAATGTATGCCGCCGTTTCTGGATCATTCGTTGGATATTCATTTGGATCATATGCCAATAAACGAATATCCGATGCTCCACCACCTCCACCTCCAGGAATGGAGTCATTATCACGTCCAACTCCACCATGTGCTCCGCCATTAAATCCACCGACTTGATCAAGTATGGATTTCCCATCATACTTGTAATCACGATCATTTGTCACATCAGCGCCGTTACCACCAACAACTGCATGGAATGTTTCGGTTTCATTTAATGTGATTACACCATATGAAACACCACCCATTGACAAAGCGACATTCTCATCTTCACCAAATGGTGAATAGACACCGCCTCTGCCACCTTTACAGATAAACAGATATGTTCCAGATGGTAGTGTGAATGGCTGATCACCATTCACACATTTAAAGTCATAGATTACTTTCCACATGTTATTCTTATATACAATAATACGATCATTCAAATTAATCACACTCCTTATTGTCTCATATATGATATAAGACAAAACGTTACAATTTTGTGACGGGGCATATGCCCCGTCAACATGTAAATTACTCTTGTGATGAAGGTGTATATGGAGTATCGGATGCACTGTAAATAGCAACCAATGTATCGTCTGGAATAACATTGAGTTGTCGTTGTGTTGGATCTCCATTGAATGTAATGACTTGAGATTCAAAGCCAACAACTTTCAAGTTACCATTCTGACAATCCTCTTCAACTGTACGAGACATGTATTCTCTGATGGCTCTGTATACTGTCTCAGTTGCAGTGTCAACCAACAATGCATTTCTCTTGTACAACTTATTCGATTCATAATCGGCAATAGAAGCATTACCACTTCCACCGCCCAATTCCAATTGCTCCAACTTTTCAGTCAATTGTGCCAACAACTCTTGTTGTGTTGCAATTGTTTGAAACAATGTTTGGAAAATCTGATCATCAAACTGTTGAGGCATTTGTAACTCCCTCCTTTATAAAAAATTAACCTTGCTGTTGTTCCAACCAATAATCTACTCGTGCATTAATTCTTGTTAATAATGAATTAATCGTTCCAAGCTGTTCAATCGTTGGTTGTAACTCTGTATTCAATTTTTTGATTACAAACGCCCATGTGATAACATTTGCAATATCTCCATCTGGTAATTCAAATGACAACGGTTTTGTATCATCAAACTGTTGTGGCATATTGAACACCTCTCTTTCTTCTATAATATTAATGATTCGTTTTTACAACAAAAAAGAACCCCACGTGATTGTGGGGTTCTTCGGGAATCGCAAGGTTGAACGGTTGTTAATCTGGGAGCTTGATAAACAACTCCGAGTATTTAACAGCCCAGCATGCAAAGGCTGTCATAACGATGAACCCGAAAGTCCATCCGATTGCTGGGCAATACTCAGGGTCTCCCAGCTTGTACAGAACATAGATGACAGTCGGGATGTGGATGGTCATAACCATCCGAGCGATAGCTATGCGCAGTTTTCTAATTTTGTTTTTCATAATGAACCTCTCCTTTTTTACTTTATAAATAACCAATTGAACATTGTGATGAGTTGGTTTGTTGCGTACTCGTGGAAGCCGCTAACTCTAACTTCCACGTTTATTTGCGATTTTACTCGCAAATTATGATACTACCCGTAGTGTCGGGAATATAAATCTCGCCGATTTCAGTCATATTAACACCTCCTTTATACGGAGAATTCCACTCCGTCGATTTCACAATGTTCAATTGGCTTTTGGTAATATATGCGGGGAATATTCCCCGCATATATCATATTAATTATATATATTTCAAATTTTAATATTACATAAAATTAATCATGTCTCATGTTTGATGAATATGACTTGTATGGTTTTCTCAATTCCTTTACGTCAATACCACGTCAGGTATAAGAAATGAAAATGAAATGAAAGTGAAGTAGATTTCTATCATGACCATATTCTCAATAATAAAAAAATAAAAATTCACAATCTTGTGTCTTTTTCAGCCGCTAACTGTTTTATTACCATGAGACGGATATGCATGGTCGGAGTATTAGGTTGCATTGTACTAATACTTCGACGCGGAGTCAATAATGAAGCTCGGTTCTGATCTTCTCTCATATATGGTTTGATTACGGGGGCGTGTGCCCCCGTAATCATTCCCCTCTCATGATTAGTTTCCATACCACCAAGTCTTGAATGCCGAACCGAAATTGATCGGTCTTTTTACATAGTCATCGCATTCATCACAGCCGGTTGTGATATCAGTATAGATGACTCCTTTATTGGTGAATACGTGTTTACCATACTCTTGCTGAAATTCTGCAATAGTTGCATTCTCTCCACCATTAGAAGGAGTGAATGTACAAATCTGACATCTACCATATCCTGGTTTACCCATATTCTGGCAGTATTTGCATGTACGGCAAACGTTTACAGATGTCGGTCTATTGTCGAGAATATCATTGATAACCTCGAGAATCATGTTGTCCAACTCTCCATCAAACGCATTGTAGATGGCTTGGAATACGATTGACATCTTCTCGGTATCATATCCACCATCATCAACAATCTGAATCATTCTGAAGAAGAGCTCTCCCATGAATTCTTTCGATTGTTTTGGATCAAGAGCTATGATGCGTTTTGCAATAGCCGAGTTGTTGATCAACGTTCCATACTTCTTGATGACAAGCCATGAGAACTTACCAGCTTCATTCAACTTATCATCCATATGAATCAGCTGACGATGCGACATGTGAACGCATGTCGGAGATGAGATCTCGATTGTATCATCGGTTCTGTCAACGATAATAGACAAGTGGGCAGTTGGCTGCCCACTCACACGAATGTTTACATTACCTTTCTTTTCAAAGTCGTTTAAAGCTTTGATGAAGGAATCGCCGAGTCTTTCATTATTCATTTTTATTCTCCTTTCTTATATACGGAAGCGAATTCAACAATCTCTTGTGCGGTTTTACCTTTCAACAGTTCCACCTGCAAAGTTGCGAATGTCAAACCTTCTCCAACATGTGTCGGAGTGATACCATTACCAGGGAAATATTTGTCTATAAATTCCTTTAATGTCTCCGGGCATACGGATGGGATCTCAACACAAATGTCACATCTACCGGGTCTGATCAATGCTGGATCCAACTTATTCTTGTGATTTGTTGTCATGATATAGATGATGTTCTTTGGTGATGCAGCTCCATCAAACGTGTTCAAGATTGTTGCCAAACCACGACTGTTGCATTTAATGTTGTCGAAGTCTGTATCATCATTATCATCATCATTGATAACTAATCTGGATCGCAGCATGTTAGTTGTTTCATTTAATCCAGAATCGATATCCTCAATACATAATACTCGATAATGTGATTTTGTTACCGGGTTTAACCTGATATGATTTTTGACGATATTGTCAATATAACGAATATTATCGCCCGAGGTAACATAGAATGCTGCATCAATTTCATTCGCAATTGCTTGCGCTATGGAGCTCTTGCCAGTACCAGGATCTGAGTATAATAAGATACCAAAATGGTTGGGGATATTGCTCGACTCATAGAAGTCGTATGATTCAACGTACTTCTTCACTGGATCCATGATTTGATGATATATGGAATTCGGAATGAATACGTCTTCGAACGTTCGCAGCTTTCGATTGTCTACAATGTCAATATTGCTGTAGTCACTGATGACAAAGAACTGTCCATACTCACGCATACGTTCATTGATCTGTAACATCGACAGTTTGTAGCATTCAGCAATAAACATCTTAAGTGTCTTGATACACTTGTCAACATTGAGTGTCGACAAGGTCAATTTATACTTAGATTGTCCATCAACATACTCCGGATTGTATGTGGATTTCAGCAGTATCGGAACGTTGTGATACATGATGATTTTCTGGAAATTGCTGCCTCTACTCCACATCAAATCCTTCTTATACTTGATTGGTTCAAAATCATCAAGATGGTTGATCCTTAAGCAATCATCATAGTTATTGAAGAATTTAAACAAACCATATGAGATTTGTTCATATGTGTCTTTGATGGAGATGGTGTGGATGCAGTTGGACTTTGTTTGTTCAAGCAATGTTTTGATGACTGGTGATAATACTTCTGCAGCAATAACAGTCCCCGCTGATTGGAACATCTTTGCTTTGAGATTCTTGATCTTTTCCTTCCTCTTGTCGTTGTTCAGTTTGGCATGGTATTTATGCCATTCACGTGGATTTAAACCGGATTGCTTCCTCCGTTTGTTGTTGTTCATATCATTTCTCCTTTACCAATTTACTTATGATTAATCCAAATCTGGGATACTTATGATACGTTTGTTTATTACGGGTACGGAAGGTTGTGGCTTCCGTTTATTATTCTTTAATTATTTGCGATTATTCGCAAATAATAATACTACCATCAGTATTAGGAATATAAACTTCTTCCACATTATCAGCTCCTTTATACGGAGAATTCCACTCCGTCAATTTCATGAGTATTCCATTTGGACCATATTAATTATATAAATATAAAAAATACGAATGCGGGGGATATCCCCCGCATTACATATACTTTTACTTCTTCCATCCGTATGAATGTGCAATGATCTCTCCCAACACATTGGAGAAATTATTTGATTCGGATCGAGGTCCATTTCTGAACTCAATGCCTATATGATAATAACCTTCTTTGTTCTTATATGTCTCTATTACCGAATAATCGGTGTGTTTCTTTAATAACGCAATCAATTCCATCAGCTGTGATTTGTTGTAACACTGGAATGTGTAAACACCATTGTTTTTGGTTTTGTCATTCTGATATACAACATGTGCAATCAAATCTTGCGGAACCAATTCGCGTAACTTATAAATTCTGGACGTATCAAACCCGGGTTCTTTTTCAAAAGACATCATTGTCAATGTTTTGAATCGATCATGATAATACTCTTGTCTACCGAGTGAATTATCAACTAAGAATCCATGTAACAAATCCGTGATGTCTTTGATTGTTGTGATATTAGATGCGATTTCTGATTGCAACCTGGATGGTGTGCATGCATAAATATAATCAATCGCTTCTGATAATCTCAACTTGAGAACAATCGTGTCTTTATCCATGTATTGTGTTTGATACCACAACGTATTTGCATGAAAATGGTTTGTCTCCCAGAACTTACGACAGAAGTATTCCCACGGATGATCATACTTCAACGTGACTTCGAATATACCATTGTCATATAATCCTTCGGATCTGTATCCTTTTGAAAGAAGATATTTCAACGTATCATCGAATGTTCGAACAATCGGTTCTACCAACAATACTTCCATACTATTACCTCCCATTTTGTATGTGTGTTAGAATAACTCTAACAGATTCATTCCTTGAATGGACAACTTTGACAGTCCATCAATATCCAACTTATCAACCATTTGAGCTTTGGTTTTCTCCAATGCAGATGGCTTGATTAATTTGACATGTGATTCAATATCAATCAATGGATAATTCTTCAGAATGTATTCATGATAAATTGGTTTCAAAATCGGAAGTACGGATTCAACCGCTTTTGGATCGGATGGTATTTTATGTTGTTCAACTGCACGAATCAAATCATTTGCATATGCAGTAATACCAAGTGGCTGAATTCCTTGGATTGCACGATCCTTGGAACCAATCAACAGCTGTAATGTATTATAGAATACTTTGTTTGCAATAAATGCATCCACCAACTGGTCATCAATCTTGGATACTGCATGAACAAGCATCTGTGGATCGGATATCTGTGACAAACCATTTGCAACGAATCTGGAATAAATGACTTTTGTATTCTCCATATAGAAATGGGAAGACATGAATGGATCCGCCGTTACAACGATTTTATCACGCTTTGGTTCAGACAGTACTTGTGGCAGTACATATGAATCAAACTTATCCGACTTGATCAGATATCCAGATGGTATATACTGCAATACTGTCTGTACGATCTTGATGGATTCGTCCCAGTAATATACCAACTGTCGGAAATTGTCCTGTTCGAATTTATGTTTGAACGGAATCAAATATGAACGCAATGTATCATGTTCACATAATCTTTCAAAGTGATAATCATTTACGATCATAAAGATTCTTGAATTATTCCATTTTCTTGAATAATCTTTCCAATGTTTGAATGTTTGTAATAAACACAAAACAATGTCAACTTGAACATCCGATGAAAATGGTAATGAATTCATGAACTTTCTTGAAGAAGCCATTGACGACAATAATGAGTTGAGGTCGATAAAGATATCGACCCCACACACTGCTGGTATATATGTTTCACCCAATGCCATTGTTATGATCTTATAACGCGGCTTCAATTGTCCTGTCAATGGTCCAATTGAATAACTTCTCATTGCATTTCCTCCATTGTATTATAAGTAACCTTCACCAAACATGAAGTCGGAGAATGAACGAACACCAACTCGGTTGATTTCATTTCTTGCATCAAATACGGAACGTAACAACTGATCGGATGTCTTCTCAAATGCAACAGCAGTCATTGCGGATTCGGAATTATCCAATGCAGTCTTAACGGTCACGATCTGATATGGCTCATTGTCATTCAACCAATTTGGACGCAGCATTCTGTTGTCGATGTCTCTGACCAAATGACCAATGATGATTTCTCCATGTACCGAGAAGATCGGAATCAATCCATGCAAGATATTCATCAACGAGCAAACGGCATCTGCAATATTGTCATATTTTGCAATACCGGAATTGAAGAACTTGATGATGTCCATATACTTGGAGATGACACTGATGTTGACTGGTGTGATTTCACATAATGCACCACCAGATTCCACAACCTTGAAGTTTGTGGTTTGGAGATATGTGACGTCATCAATCTCAACACGTTTCATCTTATCCAGTACTTGAGATGGAATATGGATATCTGCATAATTGGATACAGTTACTTCTTCCATGTCTTTACCCATATAGAATGTCAGTGACTCACTCAGATTGTTGTGATAATCTTCACGAATCATGATATTGAATCTCTTCTCATCTAAAGGATATACATTTGAAGAATACATTTGTAACCACTTATCCCAATTGGTTGTGAATTCAACACGTTCTGCATCTGTCTTCAACAAATGTTTTGCACTTAAGATATTCTGCGACACACGGGATGTCATAAGCTCTGTCGTGTAAATGAATCCACCTTCCAAGTCACCAACTTGTGTTGCGATTGTTCCATAACAAACATGACAACAATCTTCATTCAAGTTACATGTACATGGAGAACGGAACCACAGCGTTTCACCGATCAAATCACGATCAGTCTTATGCAACACATGTAAGATTCCATCATTCTTATTCTTCATATAGAAACGACCTTGCATCATATGAAGTACGGTATCATCAACTGTAATCGGAATGGGATTGCGTGATCCACAATCATAAATGGTTTTGGAGATTGTACCGTATGTGAGCATCATCATGTTTCGATTAAAGTATCCAGATTCTCCCATCCATCTTTCATTCATTAAGTCTGGAACTTTCGCTGCAATTGAGGCGGCATAGAAAACTGGCTTGTCATGATAACCCGCTTTGAATCCATTACCATTCATAATTACGGGAATGATGTCACGACCATCAGGAATCTGGGAGAAGTTGATATACAATTCTTCCATCTGCTTCGGTTTAACAATCTTCGCATATTTCGAATCGATGAAGAATGGATTACCACGTTTCATCATTTCTTGTTCCAGAATCTTATACTTCGCAGCATTGTTTGCAACAATGTCAACCGTCTGCATATCAGGTGGATATTCCGTATCATTAATCTCGCGAACGATTTCAGATTCCATATAATGATCCAAGAACAGATTCTCAGCTGTGAAGATCTGTAAATCTGCTTGTGAGAAGATTGCCGTTTGCTCTTTCAAATCAAGTGACATTCTCGCCATGATGGTTTGGATTTCAAAGTTGCTTAATCCATTTCCACGTAATACCAGAACGATATGATCTTGAATTGCTTCACGATCCTTTTCTGACATGAACTTATGCAGAATGAAATCATTGATATCTACTTTATGCAGATATGGAAGAATGGTTCTGATAAATGCCATTGAAATCATGAATCGATTTAATGGGATTGCATAAACCATTGTATCATCAACCGATACTTTGAAATGCATTGGTGTATGCTGGAGAACATCATTGTTGTATTTGATATTCCAGCAACAAACACACACATCAACAACCCGGTTGTATAATTGATCATATAAATCGGGATCTGTATATCGATCCAGAATGATTAAATCACCAAGCAATTGATACACCAATTCAGGTGTATCAATCGTTTGGTACTGACGGATGTCTGGGAATTGCGATTCATTCACATCTGTGTCACGATTAAAATTCATAATGGAATCCTCCTTCTCATTACATTAAGAATCAATATCTGCTTTTGTGAACTTGAAATTCATCAACATATCTTTTCTTTGGTTGATATAGTCCTTACCTTGTCCGACTAATGCACCCATCTGAGACATTACAATCGCATCGTCCATTGTGACACGATAAATACGTCTGACACTTGGATCCATAACCACTTCCCGCAGAACTTCTGGATCAGAAGATCCCAGTCCTTTGTAACGTCCTTTGATCTGAGGATAGATGTCTTCGATATATTCAAAGAAGTGAGACAATTCACACTGTTCATCAATCTTACGTTTGTTCGATGTATAATGAATCATCAAACCATACTTCTTCAAGATATCAATCACGGATGATAGTTCGGTAATTAATTCGTCATCAATCATTACGAAATTATCCGTCAATTCAATGACTGAATAAATCTGATTGGTGTTATGGTCATATCCGATCTCACTAAAGACGGATGCAACAGACTTCAACCATTTGTCGATATGCTTGATGAATGCTTCTTTACTTCCGTAATGTGCAATACCAAATGCAATGTACTCCAATAAGTATCTATTAACGGAACGATTGATCGAACACTCCTTCAGAATATTCAAGTAATCAAATGCATCTGTCACGAAATCAGAAGTTGAGATTTTGATTTTAGACATCGGGAATTCGGTCTTTAAATCACCAATGGATTTGATACACTGCTGAATGTATTCAGTTTGTGTTGCAACATACTTGACATCCTTACCACGCACGAGTTTGTACAGCGGTGGTTCTGCAATATACAACTTTCCTGCAAGAATCAACTCTGGTAAGAATCTCATAAAGAATGTGCACATCATGACACGAATATGGAATCCATCAATATCTGCATCAGTTGTGATAATGATCTTATCATATTTCAATTTCTTTAAGTCCGGCGGATATCCACACTCCAATGTCGGAATGACATGTTTCCATGAATCAGATGTTAATGCCTTTTGTGGATCCGATTCGTATGTGTTTAATGGTTTACCCTTGAAGAAGAGAATTGCTTGATACCGTGCATCACGTGCACCATTCAATCCACCACCTGCGGAATTACCCTCAACCAAGAATAACTCTTTTGGATGATCGGTTTTTACATTGGAACACGGAATGAATGAATCTGGGGTTGACCATTGTCTCTTGACCTTTGTGACAGATTTCAAATCACGTGCTTGTTCACCTGCCATACGAGCACGGTGATTTCCAAGGATTGCTTCCACAATGGAACCAATCGCTGTATGATTCGATTCATTCAATGCATCATAACACTTCTTGGCAATTTCTTGTCCAAGTGATTTTGATAATACTTTATGTTTCGACTGAGATGAGAAGATGTGTGCCATATCACATTCTCCACGAACAACCAACTGCATATGTGCAAGAATGTCTTTCCGCAAATCTTCACCTTGTAATCTCTTATTACGACGAACACACTCTTCGGTCAAATACTTTGTTAATGCACGAATGATACCATCGACATGATCACCGTTCTCTGGTGTATAAATCATGTTCATCCAAGAGTGACGGATGTCTTCTTGATTATTGGCATACATCAATGCAAAATCAATCTTGTATTTACGATGTGTGGTTTTGTCCATAAAGGTTTCATCAATATCACCATGGAAGGATAAACTCAAAGTATCGCTTAAACACTTTTCATCTTCACGATCAATTCCGAAGAATTGTTTCAATGGTTTATGTTGTACTTTATATGTCTTGCCATTTGCAATGTAAGTGACGTTTGTGTTCGGATGTAACGTGTAATCAAAGTCTTTCAACCAATCCAATACTCGATCGACGGGAATGTTTCCATAACCCATGACTTTCTTAGACGGAGCATAAGTGACATCCAATCCATGTTCATCACCATTGTACTCTTCCAAGATTCGATCAACCAATTCCGCTTCTTTGTAAATCAGCGTCAAACGCTTATGTTCATTTGGACGTGTTGATACGACTTTGAGATATGATGATAGTGCCAACAAACATGTGGAACCACCAAGTGAGTTTTCACCACGTGTTGCACCATTGGATCGTGTCATATTGGTACCAGCTTGCATTGTCTCGTAAATCTTCTGCATAATGTCGGTCGGAATACCACGTCCATTATCAACAACTCGGATTTGTTTATCCGTCATAGTAATGGTGAATGAATCACATGGTGAATCTACTTTCATTGCTTCATCCGATGCATTATCAATCAATTCTTTACAAAGGTGAAATACTCCCGCTTCACCAATTGCGGAAATGAACATTGTCGGACGAGTTCGGATTCTTTGTATATCAACTTCAATGATATCATATTTGTCATCCTTGAATTGTTTCTTCTTCATGTATAATAACCTCCAAATCATAAAAAGTATACGTAAAGAGAAGTTTCCTCCATTCGCATCTTAAATATGTAAATATGAAAAATGATAAAAAATGCATTGGATTGCGGGGGATATCCCCCGCAATCTAAATAGCATGATGGATTCACATATACTCCCGACCAATATATGTGAATGTGTTATCAGCATTAAGCCAATTCAATTGATCATGAATTGATTTATTATCAGAGTAAGTATGTGTGGATAATTATTATTAACGACCAAAATGTAACTTTCTTGTTTTTCCATAATGATTAAAGGAGGCTTATTATAATGAAAATCCAAAGCTTATATGATATTGAAACAGAAATCAAAGTCAATGGATTGAAAGAAGTGACTTCACAAAATCCATACAAGACACAGAACCAATATAATCCAGATGGTTTGTTCTCGGAAGAGATATTTGGTCAAACCGAGAATGAACGTCGATACAGATGTGGTTATATCAAATTACCAATTCATGTCTTTAATGGTGGAATATATAAAACCATCATTTCCAGAAGCGGTGGTATTATCAAGAAAATGGCATGTGGTGAAGTCAAATGTAATTTGATTGATGGTGTACTCACGGCAGATGAAAATGGTAAATATTGTGGATTGGTCGATTTATATAATATCTGGGATAAGATCGATATTGAGAAAACATTATCGTCAAAACGTAAAGTGAATTTGGATATCTTAACCAAAAGCCCAAAGCGTTTGATATTCATCGATAAAGTATTGGTTGCACCTCCCAGTATGCGTGCAATTGGTATTAGAAATGGAAGACAAGTAAAGAGTGAGTTGAATACCTTCTATATGACTTTATTGGGATTAAAGAGCGTCATGGCTCATACAACAACCGAAGATACATATCAAGTGTACAACAAGTATCAATCCACCGTTGTTTCCATATATGATTATATCAAGAACTTATTTGGTTCAAAGAATGGATTTGCACAAAAACACTTAGTAGCAAAGACAACAACGTTCAATGCACGTAATGTCATATCTGCTCCAAAGTATAATACGGATAAACCAAACATTGGTTTATTCAGAACCGGATATCCATTACATTCACTATGTTCCATGTTTAATCCATTCATCAAATTCCAATTGAAACAATTCATGTCATATTCCAATATCGTTTCGTTTCATCCAAATAAAGAAGAAGTAGATGCAGCATTATTGAGTCAAATTTATGATGATAAAATGATTGATGATTTGGTTAAAATTTATATGAACAATCCCGGATCACGTTTTCGTATTTTGTACTTAGATCCAGATAATACAAAACCAATTATCTTTGAAGCGTTTGATATCAAGAATCAACAGCGTATTTCACGTCCATTAACATTAACCGACATTGTTTATATTGCATGCAAACATGGTGTTGTGGATGCAAATAAAATGGCATATACGGTTCGATATCCAATCGGCGATTATATGGGCGCATTCTTCACCAGAATCCATATCTTATCAACCAACAAAGTCATGGACATTATGTTTATGGGAGAAACCTTTGAACAATATCCCGTTGTTGATTTGGAAGCATCACATGTTCGTGTATCAACCATGTTTGCAGAAACATTAACTCCATCCAATTCTCGGTTGAAAGCAATTGGTGGTGACTATGATGGTGATACCGTAAAGAGTGTTGGTATTTGGAGTGATGAAGCAAATGCAGAAGCAGAGAAGCTTATGTTAAGTAAGATCTACAATATCACAACACAATGCACAACCATGTTTCCTATCGAGATAGAATGCTTGAATGGTTTATATGCATTAACAAAAGATGAGTAATGTGTATAATAAGAAAAAACTTTTTCATTGTACATATATTCTTTGATTGACCGGAGGTCAATCTTATTATATAATATTATATAATAGAGAAAGAATAAAGAAAGATATACACATAAAGAGATATAACATGATACACATAAACAGCATACATAGGTATCATAGTATATTTTTTCCGCAAAGGAAATATAAGGGGCTGAGGATTTATGGCTAAATTCTATATAGATGATCACAACAATATATCCGGAGACCATTACTTGGATTTATTCGGGAATAATGATGTAAAAGATCGGTTGGTGGAAGATATGGATATTAAGAATTATAGCGATAAAATCGCCAGTAAATCAATTGGTGATACATTGGTCAAAATTCAAAATGGTATCAACAATGGTGACAATTGTTTGTTACATATTCTTTTTTGTAATGAAATGAATATTGATGAATCATGTAACCATGATGATTGCGAACAATGTATCTTGAAACACATCAATGATCGCATTCATAATAACAAGAAATGATGCGATTGATATAATAATGATAACAGATAGGAGAGTTGTTTATGAAGTTAATTGATGGATTACAGATGGCTTACGACATGTGTCCAGATGTGGATGAAAGCGAACAAACGAAAGAGCTGAATAAGTTATACCCAGATCCACAAGAATGGGCGGATGCTTACAATTCTTACAGAGCGCAACCCCAGTTATATCCCAATATCGCAACAATGTTATGTTCTCCATACATTGAAGACAATTGGGGTGATGTCAATGGTATTGTCGCTACATTCAATGAAGATGTACAAACTTCATTCCGTGAAGATTACAAGATCGATCCAAATAAGATCTTTACACAAGACATTGCTGCATTGCGTAGTCTTGCAGCGGATCAGATTCGTGTTAAGAAGTTATTTGAAAAACGTTTAACCGAGTCTTTGAAGGATAAGGATAAGTATGGATTGAATGAAAATGATATCATGGCAATGCAAGCTTTAACTGCAGCGAATAATGCAGTAACAGCAATCAACAAAGAACAGATCAACATTCGTAAAAATATTGCGGATATTCGACTGAAACAACAGCAGAATCAAATGCGAAATACAAATAATTCCAGCGTTGACAGTGGTTCTATGGGTAATCAGTCATACAACTCTTCTTCGATCGGTCGTCAAATCATGGACGACTTGTTCAAGCAAGCTGGAACCAGAGTTGATCTTGATACGGTTATTCCATATACTGATTCAGTAGAAGGATCCATTGATCAAGCAGCGAATGTATTGGACGAATTAATTCCTTCCAATCCTACCTCTACCAGATATGAAACATTAAATCCAACAACATATGTTCTGGTAGATGAAGCTGGGAATAATCTCGGATATGAAACAATGGATGAAAACGGTAATGTCATCGAAGATTATAATAATCCAACTGCATTAATCCGTGAAATTGATCAATCAGCTGAAACTGCAATTGATGAATTGGATCGTGTATATCCAATCAAAAGAGTGAATAATCATGAATAAGTAAATGTATAACAGTGGGGGATTATCCCCCACTGTATATTATATGAAATATAATTTCTTAATTTCTAATTCAAAAATTCTACCCATTCAAATCAAATAACGTTTTTATTTGATTTGAATGGAAGGAAGAAAACCTTTAATTGATTCTTTGATTTTAACCCTTAAGCGCAATCAAGAATCTAATTAAGGTAGATTTTAGAAATAAATTTTTGAAAATTCAATTTATCATGTAGTATTAGCGATTTATTTTTATTAATTTTTGAAATGGGGTGTTATTTGCTTATACCAATAGATTTTTAAAATCGAAAAAATCGAAAAATCGGCAAATTTCAAAAAATTGATGAAAATTTTCATAAAATGTGAATATATTTATAAAATATATTATAATTAATTATATAAAATTATTGATGAAATTTATGTCAAAAATGATAAAAATTGATTGATCTCCACCAATCAATTTTTCAATGTGAAACATGGGAATGTTCAAATTTGATATCAAATTGAAAACGGATATCCAAATTGATGATTCAATCAAAAATGAAGAATGATTGATATGATCAATTTGAATTTGTATGTAGATCAATCTCCTCAATTCTTAGCAGTTTTAAGTAATTTATATAAACCCACCCCCGCCCGCGGGCGGGGTGTACCTTTATATTATAAGACCAAAATATAATTGTCCGTGGTATTGTAACCGATTCTGCAGTACCTTAAACAATTAAAAATTCAATGTAAAGGAGATTTAAGGAATATGATTGATCCTAAATACAGTTTGAAATATCATTTTCCACATAGTGTTGTCCACATTGTAGACAATTCCATGTACACTGGCGAAACTGTTGTACAGCAAGTGCCTGATCCTTCACTGTTTTCGACAATCGTCGTAACGGGATTGCCTATGGGTGAAGACAATAAGTTTATCAGTGTTTCACGTTCTGATGTATTGAATACTGGTTTTGGAATCAATACTCTGACAACGTCTGATATTAACAAATATTCTCAAGCTGTTGAGTATCCTATGGCTTTACTTCAGCAGAATGTTCCGGTTAAGCTGATGCGTATTACACCTGATGATGCAACATACGGTCTGGCTATAATCATGGTTCAGTGGAAGAAGACTGATAAGATCAGAAACAACAAGTTTGAAGTTCGTTTCAGAGTATTACCTGAATCTGTAATTAATACCGACTTTGCTGATTTGAGCGAGTACAAGAACGTATCTCGTTTGAATAAAGCAATCATCACCAAGTTCAATAATCGTACGGAAGACGATTCCATGTACGAGTTCTCACTGCTTGAGTCTCAGCCGGCTGACTGGTCTACAAACTATAAGAAGTATTATGTATACAATGCAGAGACTCAGAAGTATGAGAACATTACTGGTGATAAGGCACCGGAGTTTGCTGCTAATACTTATTATACGAAGGAACTCGTATGGAATCAGAGAGTGTTCATGACTGTTATTTCTGCAGGACGTGGTTCTGCTTATAACAGAATGAAGTTCTTCATTAATAAGGCTCCCCAGTCTCGTAGACAGACTGCGGTGGCATACAATTTCGGCACGATTGATACACTGAACGGTTTGGTTGTTGAGAACTTTGTTGCTGCATTGATCAATAACTCCAACAGTGTACTGACCACTGATGTGATCAACTATACTGCTACGAAGATTGATACTGTAAACATTGCAGTTGCTAAGAGACTGGAAGGTTCTTCCGTCCTCGTTCCGACTGTCAATGAACAGGCAGTTCAGGAAGTATTTAATGAATACATGGCTTACTTCAAGTCCAAGAAGGAAGTCAATGATACGGAATATGCAAACTATGGTCAAGCATATGATGAGATCTACAGAACTCTGAATTCTTCCAAGTTTGATATGCTGTATGGTATGTTCAATTACAAGGAGGCAACATTCAAGCTGCCGTATTACCAGGTAGACATGTATGATACTGAGCTTCCGAAGCTTCCTGTAAACCAGCTCATCCAGACTCGTGAAGCAAACGCTCCGACCGGTGATACCAATCCTGATTACACCAAGGACGGTCCGGTATACAATACCATCCAAGGTTATGGTGCGACCGTCTATGATGATGCGGCAACCAATACCAAGACCATTGTTGGTAATGTCGATGTAGCTGCACCGAATCTGGTATTCGATTCTTATATCAAGCAGGCAATCTCCCAGACATTCAATGATAACAATGCACCGGCTCCTGGTGACTTGTATCTGAGTGGTGTGAATAACAAGAATCCGTTCTTGACGCTTGTAACAGGAATCAATCTGAAGAGTGGCGCTGTATCTACAATGACCTTTACCAAGGTTTACCAGCTTGACAGAAACGGTGCTATTGATAAGACAGTTCCTTCCAAGCTGATTTCTCGTGCATATTCGAACGTATCTCCGTTGTTGGTTTCTGGTTCTTCTACTGCATCAGGAGACTTCGTCAAGAAGCTGAATGCAATCGGTACTTACGGTCTGAACACGGACGATGTCATTGCAGTATCTGGTATTTATGGCGAACAAGGGTCTGCTAATGGTGGTACGGCTGATGAGTATACTCAGTTCCATCTGTATAAGGTCACGATGAATACTGACGGTGTTGGTATTAAGAATTTAACTCAGTATCCGGCAAACCTGTACAGTGTAATTGACTATAACTCCAACTATCTCTATGAAAAGGGAGTAGACGCACAGATCTGCAGAAAGTCCAAGTATAATGAGAGTACGAGACCTGCTTCTTATTCTCGTCTTGGTTCTTTGTGGATCAATGATGTTTCCACTACTGTTAGTCATGGTGGAAATGGCAAGACCGCGGGTACTGCATCATTTGATGGTCATACTGGTGAAGGTCTTGGTACTGCTCCGTGTTATCTGGCATACTTCGATAAGAGTGGTGAACCTGTATTCTATACAGTATCAGCATATGCAACTTATGTTTCTGCCACTGGTGCTGGCGAATATAGTGGTCATACCACGTTCTTCCGTGCATTTACTTCTGTTCCTACTGGAATTGCGGTTAATGTAAATACGGATATTATCGGTGAGCAGTTCGATGTCATGGTATATGACAGACCTGGTACAAATGACAATGGTTCCGGTCCGATCGGTCCTGTGAATATCGGCAATGATCCCGCTGAATACATCTTCAGATGCAATGTTCAGTCTGCCGTTAATAACACTTATCGTGTTACTTATGCGGCTGGAATTGATGTTCCTGCGAACTACTATCTGAATGATTATGGCGATATCGTCTATTCTACAATCTCTACCTCTTCTTCTGAAGGTGGTATTCCGATTGTATGTGGATCTACTGGATTCTTCGATGATAACACCATTTCCGAATTGGAGTTCAAGTGGAAGTATTCCGCACTTCTGGTTCGTGCATTCCGCGGTGAGATCGATCCTCGTATTCTGTCACCGATCCGTGTTCCGGCATTCTACCTGTTTGATGCAGGATTCAATACGGTATGTGGCATGAACGTACTTCCGTACACTGTTCCGAATGTAGAGGATGTCATTTATGCATCCACCATCTTCACGGAAGAGGAGAAGGAAGCTGTTATGTACGACAAGTCTACAATTGCATCCATCAAGTCTTATGAGGATATTGATGTTAAGCAAGCAATGTATGATTTGATGATTGAGCGTGTATACCAGAGAATTCCTGAGCAGAATAGACCTGTTGGTCCTGGCTCTGGTCTGTCTCTCCATCTTGATGCAGGTGTTACAGATGCAGCTACTGCAATTGCTGTTAACAACTCCTTCAAGCAGAGATTCGACAATCCGAATGCTTCTTGGGATATCGGTGGTTATGTATCTGCAGAGAATGGCGTATCCTATACGTACCTGATGCAGATCGTACGCAACTGCTTCAATCACTTCCGTGCATATTCCGTCAACAAGCCGTTTGTTGGTGACTACTCTGCTATTGACAGAACACAGTACCTGTCGTTCTTCCCGGATCTGGACGCAACGGATTGGGAGATGAGAGAGCTCTACTACAATAGCGGTGGTAATGCATGGATCCAGGACGCTCAGGGTAACTTGACGAGACGTTCTCAGAGATCTCTCTATCGTGAAGAGACCGGTACATCTGATCTGTATCAGGAGTCCAATATGAGAACCCTGTCTCAGTTCTGTTATCTCATCCAGTCTGAGATCGATCATTATCTGCTTGAGTATAATGACGATGGTGTTATCAAGACCATGCAGGAGACTGTAAACAACAAGTTCGCTGGTTGGGCAGGTAACCTGGTTCAGTCTTATGACATTTCGTTTGCTCGTGATTACAACACCGATGGTGGCGACATCCTGGTTTGCAATGTAAATGTTGTATTCCGTGGTCTCATCCTCCGTGTTCCGATCATTGTAAACGTCAATAGACGTACTTCTTAATTCTATAGAAAGGAGAGCGTACAGTTATGTCTGTTATTAGTTTCCAATCAGGTATTCGCGAATATAATGGCGACCTTACACAGTATACTGGTATGCTCGGTGGCTTGACTCCGGATGTCCACACACTCCGGAGTTTAAACCCCGAAACTACCAACCGTGTAATCTGTGTAATGACGCGTGGACCATACTTCTTGATGCATTACTTTGGTGGAGATGGTGCTAATGCATATTCTTCAACCAGCCCGTTCATGCAGTACAAGAAAGTCATTGAGTATTACAACATGGGAATTACTCCAAACTTTAATACTCAGGATCTTGGTACCACTCAGCTTCAGGGCGGTTTTGCAGGTAGAACCATTCCGATTCCTACCACGCAGAATGCACAGCAGGGTCAGACTTTACAGATCACGGTTCCTGAACTTGTCGGTCGTATCATGGCTAACGTTCATAATATGTGGGTTGATGGTATTGCCGACAGCATTACCGGTTTGACCACATATCATGGTTTGGTAGCAGGTTCTGAAAGTTCTGAAGATCACACACCTCAGAGAGTCTTCAGTAATGTAAATGGAACTGGTTCCACTGAAGCACTTGATCCTGGTCCCGCATGGGAAGTTGCTGAATTCATGTTGATTGCACTTGACAGAAGTGGTGCAAGAGTTGAAGGTGCTGTTATGGCACTGGGTTGTTTCCCGACTGGTAAGGTTGGTAATGACACAATCTTCACTCACAACAGAAACGGTCAGTCCCAGGTTCAGGAGTTGCAGCTGACATACAACTGCCAGTTTGTTCAGTCTGCATATATCAACGACTTGGCTTCCAGATATGTTCGTCAGTTTGCAATCTTCGGCAATAGCCTGAACTTCAATCCTGGTGCAGGCGATGCATTCTTCACCGACAGAAACAACAGCAATTCCGAGATCAACACGCCTATGTTCAACAATGGTGTACGTCCGACATTGGATGCTGTTCAGTCTGGTGTTGGCAATGCTCCTGTATTCAAGGCAAAGGGCGATTACGTATCTCGTCCTGGCGCAAAGGAACATGTCATTACTCCTGCAGATCATTCTCAGATCTATGGCAACAATGGTACGAGTGGTCAGCTTGATCCGAATCCGACACCAATTGACAATCCATACAGCCTGGTATCTCCTGGCGCACTTCGTCAGAATGCCGCAACTGGTGCGGGTGTTTAATCAAAAAAAAATAAGTGGTATGTGGTGGGGACGTACGTCCCCACCAATCCATTTATTACGTTACGATGAATAATTCCAAAATGTCAAATCGTTCATAATACATTCGTAATGCAAAGTATCGAATGTCTCTGAACGTGAAGAATGACGTGCCAATCTGATTTAATTTCTTATCAGACTTTGTAACCATCTTCTTGGCAACAATCATACCATTCTCAATACGAGTTGGTTCTTTTGCTTTACCGATGATGGTTCTGTCGTAATACTTGTATTCTGCGTGTAAAGCAGCTTGAATTAATTCGTCATCATGAATCGTATCCAAATTATCCAAATCATATCCATCATCTTGCAATTCTTTATATAAGGAATCATCATGAATGATGAATCGATATTTGTAATTCTTTGGTTTATGTGATTCAATTAATTCTGCACCGATCAATGTTTTTGCCATCTCATTAACCTCACTTAATAATATTCTTGACAAAGTATCTGATATATGCTTCCAAAGTAATTGGTATGATTTCACCTGGAATGATTTTGAACATGAATCGATTGTACAAATCATCAATCGATGAATTATCATACATCATATCTTCATGAGAATCAAATTCTTCCATTGTTGCTTTCTTCACTGTGAAGTATGATGTGTCGATCGCTGGTGATCCTTCTAACATGTCAAAATCAAATGGGAAGACATATGGTAAGTCATCTAATGTATCTCGAATCAGTTTTATGAATGGAATGTTGTCATTCAATATACATTCACCAAATACAAGATAATTGGATAATGATATGACAATTGATTCCACAGCACATGTTACAAATGATTGTGTTGTTGCAACATTAATTGTTTTATTTAATACATTACTTTTCATTTGATAAGATTCCAATGTATGTAACATCAAATCATCTTCATCATAATTGTCTGGCAATGTCTCAATAACAGAATTGTGTTCATCAAAGTTATGTTGTTTCATAAATCTATACATCATATCAATATCCATTGAATACACACGATGACATTGCAGTGTCATGTCTTGGTTGACACAACCCGGTGGTGTGTTTGTGTATGGCGAGAATCGAATACGATACATAATGTATCACCTCCAATGTTTTGTTTCTTCAATTACAACATTTGCCAAATATGCAAGTAATTGCATATTGTATGCTTTATAGTCAGCACCAATTCGTCCAAACGGGACATAGAATTGTTGTGGCAATTTGTCTTGAAGATATTTTGTTTGAAACTTACGTAAGTATGTGAATATCTCATCATCGTAATCTTCAATCATTTTGAATATCTTCTTTAAATGTAAATTCATACCAAGTGTTTGTTCCATTAACATATCCTTGTTGATGTTTTGATATTTGATATAATCATTTGCATAATACATGTCAATGTTTTTATATCGAATGAATGAAGACCATTCACCTTTCTTGGAAAATTCAACACCTTCAATATTCGTAATGACTTTACGTTTTGTTCTCATAAATATTGCATCTGAATGTAAAGATATAATATCATCTTCCGATAATTCATTTGTTGTAATAAATTTTTGTCTTATATTTCGAATACCTGATAATAGGCTTTCTGAGAAAGCTTTATCTTCCTTTTGTATCAGTCCAATCCGGACGACTCTATCTTCTTTTTTCATTAGATTCAATTGTGTGATCAAGTCATTATCCAACAATTGAAATCTTTTTGATATGGATAATGACGCCGAGACCATATCATATTCACAAATATGCTCATGGAACATATACTGAATATTCGAGTTGGTCCAAACTTGTTTATCATGCATAATGATAAAACCTCCATTCGTGTATTGATAATTCTATTTAAGAATATAATTATCAATCAAAAAATTATTGTATAGGAGCGTGAATGTAAATGGCTGAAAATAACAATAATGAATTTCATGACTCATTGGACGATGTTATTGCTCGTGCAACTGAAAAGTTCAAGCTGACAAATGAAGATGTTCCAGAAGACACTTCTTCACAGATCATCAACCATGAAGAGTATGAAACACAAAACGAAGAATCATTCGATGAAGAACCAAACAGTTCTATCATTCCAAAATCCATTCTGAATCATATTCCAAATGATACATTGGACGATGTTGACATTGAAGATGATACACTGGGTGATGCTGCTGATGATTTTGACGATGATCCGTATGGCGTGAATGATGCCAATAGAGAAATCGAAGAGGAAGATCGTATTCGTGAAGAAGAGAGATTACAGAAGATTGAAGAGGCTCGTATTGCAAAAGAAGCACTTGAAAATTCCAAGAAGACATTACCCCCCAGATCTCTGGATATGGAATTCCAAAACAAAGCAATGAAATTCCAGGAAGATAAGTTAGCGATTGTCACAGGAATGGTTGAACGTGTAAAAGCCAAGTATCATTTGGTCGGTGGTATCAAACCAGAACGTCAGAGACATGTCATGGGTGATCTCATTGAGTATTATGAGAACTATGGTGAAGAGATCACTGACACATTTGAAAACATCATCTTGAACAACTGGCAACATGTCGATGAAAATGGTCAAGCTTATGGCAATACCGAGAATGTTGCAAATGAAAATACCGATGATATTCCATCCAATGATATTCCATCCAATGATAATGGCAATGTAAATGTCAACATTGATGTTGCACCAAACCAGCCGGTTACTGTAAACATTGATGATGATGTTGTGAAATCCATCAACAAGAAAAGAGTCGTCAATATCAATGTTCGTGAAATGACGAATGCTGATATGGATAAGATTGTTGTCATTGAGAATTCTCCAAAGGAAGGAATCATTCGTTCTTTTGAAACTGGTATTGGATATACACCTATTACACTTCCATTGTCCGGTTACAGATGTATGATTAAACCGTTGAACTTCTTTGATATGATTTCAATGACTGCTCCCAATAATAATTCCATTGTGGATTATCAGCTGAAGCGTTGGAGAACAATCTATGATCATTTAAAGAATCCTTCTATTGGAGAATTCGAGAGCTTTGAAGACTTCTTGAAGAAGACCAAGTACAATGATCTTCCGTTGCTTGAATGGGGATTGTTAACCGCAACATCTGATGATGAAGAGAGTTTGACATTGGAATGTGGTAATCCGAAGTGTAAGCAAGAGTTCGTACATATGTACACACCACGTACGTTGATTCATCCGAATCCAGATAAGCTTCCGCCGGAGTTTGATGAGATTTCCAGAACCAGTGGTCAACGTGCAATTGATATCTTTACAGCGTTCAATACCAAGAGAGTTCGTTATAAGTTGCCGATTTCTGGAATCATCATTGAAATCAATGAACCTTCTGCATATTATCATCTCTATACGACACTTCCGTTGATTGTGGATCGTTATCGTGCAAAGTTCCCGGACGATCCGACAATGGAACATTTCCAGAATATTCAGCAATACATGCAGCGTGATCCGCGTATCATGGAATTTGCAATTACTTCTTCTATGATTACACGAATCTCTGCAATTGTAGTTCCACCCCCAGAGGAAGAGAACTACAATGAACCTCATGAATATCGTTTCACAAATTGGGACGATATTGAAGAACAGCTTGGAATGATTCCTATGGATGATACATTGGCAATCTTTAAGATTGTATCCGAAGCAGATGATCATCAGCCAATGGAGTTTTATGTATCTGGAATTCAGTGTCCTCACTGTGGACGTAAGGAGCCAAGAGGTCTGCCTGTAACTAACCTTGTGGAGAACTTGATTTTCCGAGTATCTCGAAGGCTTCAGAATACAGAAATCAACTTGACCAAATTGGATTAAATCTGTTAGAAGACGCAGAAATGTTTAAGCATCTGATTCCATTGGATATGCTTGAATCGTTACCGCTTCCTTTGCTGCGTCGTCTTCGAGAAATTCAACGGAAGCGCATGGAATATAGAGAAAATCAAATGAGGAGTGCCAAAGTAAATGGCACTCCCCAAGTAAATCCATCAGCATTAAGCGAATTACTCATGAATGAATTATAACCATAATCCATCAAAAGGAGAGTGATTCGCGTGGAACAATCAGCACCACAAAATGAATTAAAATTGAATGATATCGTCAGTATGTATTTTTCTCAGTATGGTATAAACTTTACTGTTGATCATTTTATTGAAATCCGACAATCATATTATGATAATAAGAATACAGCATCTGATAACGATGAGACTTCTTCCCAATAAGAGGTGATTTAAAATGATAATGATTCCGAATTCAACACTGAATGAATTCAAAGAATGTTTTGATAAATACAGATTGTGTGTGAATACAATGAACATTTACTTCAATACAATCCGTATGATCAATAAGCATCATTGTTATTTGGACAATGATACCTTCATGAAGTATTATTGGAACTTCACAAAGGATATTGAAATCGAGAGTATTCCGTATGAATGTTTCATTCCCGATCATGGTCAGTTTGAACAAAATGAACATGTCAAGAGAATCTTCATCATCAACAGAGATGCGAAAGAATACGTACGTATTCAAAAGAGAGTAACAATGGAAGACTTGTTCAAGACAATTCCTTCTACAGAAGATATTGTTGCTTTATTGAAGGATAAGCCGGATAAGTTTGTTGATGTTGTTGATGACATCTTCATCTACTGGAGCGTCCATAAGTATCTTGACTCAATTGACATGTTGCGGATTCAATCCATTTCCGTAATGACTCCAGTCATTGAGTATGTTGTTAACAATATTACATACGACATGTGGAAAGATTATTTATCCACCAAAAAGATCAATCCAGAGAAATGTGATAAGTATTTGACGGATAATTTGTTTGGACCTGATTATGATTACACAAACAAATATTATCTCGAAGATCATATCGGTTTTGCTCCATTTAATGTGGAAGAATTGATATGTAAATTATGTACCAATATAATTGTAAAAACTGATATCTATATGATTATCGCGGTATATCTGATACTAACGTTTGCAAAGGTGGATATCAATGATGAGAAATACGATGAATCTCCATGTGCAACATATGTAAAGGATGTATTGAGTAAATTATAATGATTTGGTTTAGGAGGTATGAACGATGGGAAGAAAGAAACAGACCACGTCACCAGAAGAGCAAGCTGTTACAACAACACCAAAGAAACGTCATAAGAAATATGTCATGAATTCAATTGATGACATCAATGAACGTTGTGCTGCTGCAACATCATTGTCTTTGGTTGGTGCGTCAGCGATGACATTTCCTGACAAGATTTCAACAGTTCGTTCCAATATGGCTGTTAAACACACTTCGCAGTATGTCGTTTTGAGTAATCCGGAATTTCCCCGTGTGTATACCGGAGCAGAAAATGTATTCGGTGAACGTTCTTCTTGGAATATGAAAAATGAACATTCTTGCAAACTTGTCAAGAAATTTGTTAAGTTTAAAAATGCACCGATTTCTCCAGTCGTATATGTGTTTCTTGATCTTGAGACAAACAAGTATCTGTGTAAACAAGTGAATGTTGCAGAGAACTTGATCGAGAGATATGGATTCAGAATGTATGATCGAATCAAAGGGAAATATAATGAAGGAGATATTCTCCCATCAAACACACCAGTTGCACAATCGTCTTCATATGTGAATGGAAATTACTGTTCTGGCAGAAACATCAGAATGCTTTATACAGTATTACCAGAGCTTACTGAGGATGCCGTTATCATTTCCGAATCTGCTGCAAAAGAATTGGAATATGATATGGTCGATATTGTCACAGTGAATTTGAAACGAGATGCATATTTGCTGAATAAATATGGTGATGCAAATTTGTATAAACCATTTCCCAATATCGGTGAATATGTTCATAATGACGTGATTTGTTCCATTCGTGAAAATTCGTTCATGTCTTCTTATGCAGAAGCACGTAGAAGTCATGTCAATGATAGAAACTACTATTCTCGTGGTCAAATTGTTGACATCGATATCTTTACAAATGTTGACTTAGAGAATGAAGAGTTGAATGGATACTTGACGGAAATACAAGAATGGTATCAAGAGATATACACGTACTTGTCAACCATTGTTGAAGATCCATATCAAGATGATGTATCATTGATTGATATCTATCATCGTGCAGAAAAGTATCTATCCAAATCATCATGGGTTACAAAGGAATACATTGTTGATACAATCATTCAGTTCAAGGTATTGAAACATGTACCAATTCATGTTGGACAGAAGATTGTTGGACGTTGTGGAAACAAATCTGTTGTTACTGGAATTATACCAGATCGAATCATGCCGCATACGGATGATGGTAGACCCGTACAGATGGTATGTAATGGATTGGCAGTACCAAACCGAATCATCGGTTTCCCAACATATGAAACAACAATGACATTCATGGAAGAACGGATGCATCAGCATTTCTTGAAAATGGAACAAGAAGGACATTCGCAAGATGATATTGTTGCATTAGCCGTTGAGTTTCTGTCAACCTTTGAACCACAAGAAGGTTCAGAACTTGCGAAGTTATATCGCGTCAGACCCAATGAAGTATACAATGACATTATGAAAAATGGCTTGTTCATTCAGATCATGCCTTTGAATGATAAGTGTGTTCGTGATGCATTGGTTGAATGTTACAACAAATGGGGAAAGACCATCTTCAAGAAATACAAAGTTCGTACAAAGCTCCGTCACAGATGGATTGAGATTGAAGGTGAGTATGCAATCGGTTATCAGTACACATGGGTATTGAAGCAAGAACCTTCCAAAGCAATGTCGGTTGTTTCGACATGTAAAACGACATGGTATGATCAACCGGTTAAATCACATTTGTATGGTAAGAATCTGCGCCATTATTCGGATAACCCAATCAAGTATGGTGAATATGATTCTTACAACTTCTTAGCGGCAGTTGGTCCGAGAGAGTTCTATCTGTTAACAACACTCTTCCGTGGTTCTCAGTATACAATGAATTCTATCTTGATGAGTCATTTGAACAATACACCGATTGACACAACCAAGGCGAACCAGTTCCCACAACTTGATAATTTCAGAAATGTATTGAAATTTATTGGGTATAGATTAACACCTGAAATCTTTAATTACAATTCAGCTGGTGGATTCGACAAACTTTATACTGTCATGATGGGAAATAACAAGATCAGAATCTCTATTCCTGATCTGAGACATGTCCTGATTCTGAATTCGTATTATATGCAATATCAGAATTACAAGAATGAAACAGTAGAGTTTGACGATTTCTTTAAACAGATAGATGGTACAAACTTATTCGACAATTACCCAGATGGATATTCAACACATTGTAAGAAATTATTCTTGGAATTGTTGCCAATCATTCAGCAGATGAAGCAATATCGTTAATGATAAAAAAATATTTGATGCCGGGGTCAATCCCCGGCATTAACATATCAAATAATTTTAATATTTTTTATCAAGGAGATGATGATATTGAGTAACATTATTTGTTTACCAGATGTGAATGGTAATAAAGGATATTACGATTTTGGAACAAAGAATGTTTCTTTTTTGCAAACTGCACAAGAATTAAAGTCACTTGGTATCAAACATTGGTATTTACCATTAAAGGTTAAATATCCACAATTCAACATAACCGATATCGATCCATACGATCCATCTTTGGATCCAAGTACCATTGGAAAGATCCATATGGAAAGTAAAGATAACGTTTGGTACTGGACTCGAGAAGTTGCTCGTATTCCTGCGAAAGGTGCCCCAGAACCATTCTTACCAATGTTAACCCGTGCTTCATGTGCATTAATGTGGAACTTTGAACACAATATTGATTTCATGGTCGTCCAACCTCGTCAGACACATAAGACGACATGGATCAATTTATTATTATCACATGCATTCATTTATGATTTATCCAATGCAGAAATCCCAATGATGCATTTGCAAGATAAAGACGTAACGCGTAACGTTGAAATGTTTCGTGATTATATATCACAACTTCCAGATTATATGAATCCGTGGAGTGATCGTCCAAAGCCACCTGGAGTAAAATCCATCAAGTATGAAGCACATAAGACCGCAATATATCCATTGTGTCAACCTGATTCAGAAATCACTGCAATGGATAAGTTGCGTGGTATGACGTTGTTCTCTGGATTCATCGACGAGTTTGAATATATTAACTGTATATCACACGTCATTGCCGGTGCAAAACCTGCAATGGAATCTGGACGTTTGATTGCACAACAAACCGGTGCAAGATGTTGTTTTATGTATGCCTCCACGCCAGGAAACCTTGAAACGCCAACTGGTAAAGAAGCACAAAAATTAATTGATAATACACCGAAATGGTCCGAGAAGTATTATGACTTATCAGATGCAGATGTTGAGAAGTTGTTTGAACATAATATTGATGAAGACGGTGTTGATAGAACCATGATTCGTCGGTTCTATATTGAATACAATTATAAACAACTTCGCAAAGATGATATTTGGTTGGAGAAGCAATATAAAGAAGCGGAAGCATCTGGAGATATGGCAGAGTATAAACGTGGTTATTTGTTACAACGTTTCCGTGGTACACAAGGAGCATTGTTTAAGCAAGCCGATATTGATTATATCAATCAACATGTTCGTGAGCCAGATGACGAGATATTGTTATTGAAAAAATATCATTTGTATATTTATAAACACCAAGTCGTTATGACGGATTTAAATTCTGATACACCATTCTTCGATATCACATGTCCATACATGATTGGTATTGATATTGCCGGTGGAACGGCTGGAGATAATACCACCTTTGTTGTTGTTCATCCATACACCTTCCAAGTTGTTGCAGAATTGGCATCACCATATATGGGCGCATTAGATTTGATTCGTTGTATCATTGAGCTTGCAAAGTTAATGCCAAAAGCAGTATTCTGCCCAGAGACAAATTCTATTGGTAAAGCATTATTGGAATGGATTCAAGATTCTAAGTTGGAGTATCGATTCTACTGTGATCCAAAGTTGGACATCACAAAGAATGTTACAGAAGATGATGAGAAGGATTTTGAAAAGAAGATTAAGAATAAAGCATTACAACGTAAATACATTGGTACAAATGTTACTCCAAAGATCCGTGAAAATATGATGACGTTATTGCGTCGATATGTTCATGATTACAGACATTTGATCAATACGAAATTGCTTGTGAATGATATCAACAACTTAACCATCATAAAAAATAAAATCCAAGCAGATAATGGAACACATGATGATATTGTCATGGCATATTGTCATGTATTGTATGTATTCACATATGGATATGATTTATCCAGATATGGAATTGTCAAGAGCAATTGTACCTTCGAGAAAGCATATATCGAAGTAAAGAATTATGAATTATCCACTGAGCAAAACCATGTTAACAACATGAAGCCATATGGTAAAGATGCATATGGTTATGAAGAACAATTGCTTCATGACATTATTGATTCCAATCAAAATGGTTTTAACAAATCAGGAATGGATCCATATGGATATAATCGAACTCAATACAATCAAATGAATAACAATGATCCAGAACCAGTCAGAATGACACGTGCTGATTTGGCATTCTTTAATTCTGTTCAAAACTTTTAAACAACAAAAAAGAACCCCCGCGTGTTGCGGGGGCTCTCTTATCACATCCTTTCATATTGTTCAGATCTACTCAATGGGAGTTGAGCAGGTCCTTCTTATAGCGCATCATTCCATGTGCTTGAAGCGTCTCATACAGCACCCATAATGCATCTTCAACATACTGATCGATGTCAGTGCTGTTAAAATAGCCATCGTAATAATCGCTATAGTAGTTGGGATTATTAGGACGAACCGCCTCAAGCTTCCATACATATCTATCACCGTCATTATGACGAGTGATGATAATAGAGTCTTCATCGTCAATATCAATATGCGACAGCTCGATGAGCGTGTCGAAATATTTGAATTCACCACCGTCGATCTTCTGGTGGAACACAGCCTCCAGATAGCTCTCTACAGCAGTATAGAATGTACGGGTTCCTCTGACCTCAGAAAGGTCGAGGTTTAGCTTGTTGATCGCCATCTCAATGCTCATTGTCATAATTATTCCTCCTCCTTGTTGTTGAGCTCGTGGATGAAGACATATCCCCATCCGCCGATGCAGGTTACATGATAATTCTTATTGTCTTCGATCTGGCTGCGATCTTTGATCCAGACCTTGGATGGATCTGGCTCCACGAGACCCCAATCGTCCTTCTCCTTCTTCCAGGAGACGTTCGTCATGGTTCTGGCGTAGTCCCAGCCGTCTCCCTGCTTCAGAATGTGGAACGACCCGTTCTCCTCCAGAGCGCCACGGAGCTGCTCTGCAGCGAGGTCGAATTCAACTGTACCCTGGTTATCCGGGAACGGCTCAACCCCGTGTGTATCAAGGATGACAGGGTCAACCGTGTCCTGTCCCTCAGATGTTGCTGTAAACCCGTTCCACGGATGCGGCTTTTCGGAATCCAGTCTGAGAAGTGTATCCGGATCATGATCCGGATTGTCTGCGATAGATCGTGCCCAACGCTCTTCTGCACGTTTGTTCCATGCGGTCAGGCTGATGATCTCGTTTGCATTCAGAATAATCGTAGTTTTCATTACTAATTCCTCCTTAAAATTGTCCCTCGTTTGAGGGGTTTGTTTACGTTCAGTTTATGCCCTTTCGGGATGGCGGGCGGTTTTTATAGAGCATGCCCAGGCTCTTGAGAATCATACCAGATACAGGAAGTGATTCTCTACAAGTGTCATGATGAGATTGTAGATAATCGAATCTACATAATTCTCATCCATAAACGCGGATCTAAACGTGTCTCTGAAAGATGTCCAGTAGTTTCTGGCGATGGTATAAACATTTCCACGCCCATACTGGTACATTGTAATGTAAGCATCACCGTGCATGATCTTGATTGTACGGTTCTCGGCGCCGTGTGCTCTGGTGACAACGATCTCCGTGTCACCGTGAGCAATCGTGTTGTTGTCATCGAACTTGTCGTGGAGACAGGTTTCCATGAACTCCTTGATATGCATTTCGAGCATGCCGATGTCGGTGATCTTGGGCATGTTAAGGGACAGAGTATTCTTTGCCATTTCAATGATAGTGTTCATAATGATTCCTCCTTAAGAATCTTCCCTCGTTTGAGGGGGCTTATGGTTTATACATTTTGGGATAATGATTGAGCAGTTTACCGTCTTGCTCAGGACGTGTGTTCAGATGGTAACCCAGAGTACAGTGTACACGCTGTTGCCAGCGTTTACCTTCATGCAATCACCGTTTCTTACATGAAGATATTCGAGAGCTTCTGCAGCGGCGTATCTGCCGTGCACTCTCATTGTCATCTTGACTGCGTCCAGAGCACGCTTTGCGATTGTGTCGGTGGGGGTTGTTTCGTTGTGGTTTACACACACAGCGAAATGATGTCCATCTCTTGACTTGCACACTGTTTTGTTAGTGCCACAGTCGGCGATCATGTTCCTCGCGAGCTCATTCATCAAATAGGTATTCATAGTATACTCCTTCTCTCGGTCTATCCCGAGTGTTATTTTAAGGGAAGCATAGAAAGTTTGTTATTTACTTCCCCATAGGTTTTGAATGTGTCATGATGGTTAACCAATCCATCATGGAATAGATTCAACCCTACCTACTCGCGGGTTTAGTTTCAACCACATTCACTATTGCGAATATGATTTACTCCTTCTTATTCATATTAATTATATATATATGAAATTTTAAAATAATAGAAAGAGATGGCTAAGTAGACGGGGCGAAAGCCCCGTCAACAAAGCCACAAAAGAATTGGAGGTATATAGAAAGGAATATAGTTATAAGAGCCATCCGGATCGGTCATGTCATCAGCTGCACGAATTTTGACATGACACTGTACCGGAGATGAAATGCGAAGAGTCATCCCGCCCAATAAATAACTCTTCTCATATTAAGAATGTCTCTGTCTTAATATGAACGCGACCCAGATGGATTACATCTAAGTACACGTATGTCAACAATAAATATTCGGTAACTTTTTATACTTACTATGAACTCCAGGAAAAAATTTCAAGATATTCCTACGTTTCATGCCCCACTTCTCAAATGCTCGAGCATATTTCACATGATCACATATGTCAAAGTAGTAACATGTAAAACCACGATTACGCAATCTACCAACGATCTGTTCAAAGATAATTGGTGAAGACTTTTGATCAAAGTTTACAACCGCACCAAGGTTTGAAATATCAACACCCGTTCCACAGCTCATGGTTGTAGATAATATGATGTCACATTCAAATGCCTTTTGTCGTTCTGCAATAGGCATTGAACCATCTACATGTGCAATTGAGAATTCTTTGAAATATTCTTGTTTATGCATTTCTTCTTCAACAAGTCTGATTGCATCCAACAAAGGTAGAAGCAATAATACTTTACCTTGTTCTTTTGTCTTTTGTGCAATCTTTACCAAATGAATGACATTTGCAATGAATGGTCTTCCACCACGATAATCCATTAACATTCGATAGTATGTTGCAGATATCAAACCTTTCTTACCATACTTAAAATGTTCTTCACATATAGCCCGAGATGCATTGTAATAGATATCCTGTAAGTATGGAACGATGTACTCATCTTGATATTCTTCATACTTCTTTGAACCAACGAATCGTTCTGCATCTGATAAAGCTCTATTCAGAACCCGATCTTCAGAATCATCAGATCTACCAAGTGTTGCTGACAAGTAGTAATTGCGTTTGATATTACATATCGCATCAAACTTTAATAATCCTTTTAAATGAAGATGTGCTTCATCAACGATACGAATACCAAAGTTTGCTTTATCAATAACATCCATTAAGCCTTTCCAATCATCACGTAATTCATTTTCAATAGAAGAAATCGTGACAATACATACTTTCTTGGAAGGTGCATCATAGATGCGTTTTGCAATATCATCTTCATCAATACCGAGATCTGTGAAGTTTTCGATCCATTGATTCTTTAGATTTGCAGTCGGTGCAATGATCAGAGGTTTTTTACCAATCAAAGAGATTGTATACAATGCCATGAAGGTTTTGCCGACTCCAGGCTTAACTTCAATGGTTAGTTTTGGTGATTTACATTTCACCATTCTATCAATACAATCTCTTTGCAATTGAGAACGAGGTTCTCTGTTCATTTTAATCGTAATATCCGCACCTTCTCGTGATGGAATGTTTTTGATAAATGATTTTAATGGAACAACGTTCTGGTCTTTCATGGTTAAGAATCCAGATGTAATGTATAATACATCATGTTCTTTACCGAAGATTGGTTTTTTATCTGGATCAGCACCCGAATAAATGAAGTATTCTCGTAACGGATCTTTCAAGGAGAAATATCGTAATGCGGCTCGTTTTATTTCTGGAGATGGATGATGTATAATAACACCTGTTGATGTTTTCTCAACCTGCTGCATATTACATTACACCACCCATCATATCATTATCATTTCCTTCCGGTGCATCATTTAATGCATTATGATTTGCATTCGCATTATCATTTAATTTAACACGATTTGCTTCATCACGTGCTTCATTTACCAAACGATCGAACAACTCAACATCAATCTCTGGCATATATTCTTGAAGAATCTTCTTCTTAAACATACGAGCAACTTCTGATGTATCATTCTCTGCATCTTTATTGTCTTTACGTTCTTTATCGCTCAACCAAATTGGAATGATAAATTCCATGAAAGCTTGCATATTCTGAATCTTTTCAGTTGTAACGTTCAAGAACTTAGCAGATGGCATTCTGAAAGAGAACTCTAACGTCTTGATGACTTCTGGATCAATGTCGGTTTCCCATCTCATGATACGACGATAGAAATCTGTTAAGTATGGATTTAATTCCAACTTCTGTCCACTGACGAAAGAAACGAATTTGGTATTAGACAATTCTGCTTCTTTTGCAAAGTCAATTTCAGATACTCCACCATTTGTCAACAGCAATGCAGGAACAGGTGTACAGTTAACAGCTTCCGTCTTCATCTGATCCATCAAATCGGTATTGATTGGTGTTTGAGCCGCTTCAACTGTTTCTACAGAGATTGGTGGTGTGTCACCAGCGCCAAGTGGCATAATCAATTCAGAACCACCACTGACTTTTGTCATAGATGTTCTGTAATTAAAAATGTCATTTGCTGTGATACGTCTTGCAGCAAACTTACGCATTGTATCTTGTACGAATTGTTTGTAATTCGTATCAATACCACTCATTCGCAAATTATACATACGAACTTGAGAATTGTTGATCTGATACAAGATGGAATACAGCTTCAAGAACATGTACATTCTGGCGGTGATCAATCCAGGTTCCAACATAGAATGACCATGTCCTAAACCATCTTCATTGACAATGAATGGACAAACATGTTCTGCTGGAATAAAGATAAACCGCATCATTGCTTCATTGAATTTATGCGTCTGCAATATTGCAACGATTTGTGCATGCAATGCAGTATTATCGCGCATGAATTTCAAATCAAAGTTATTGATGATTTTAGTAGCCAACTTTTCACAGAACATTTGGTCTGGAGAAAATGTATCATATCCAATGGATGGAGTTCTTAATGTATAACCACTCAATCCAGAATTACGTCTTTCACCACTCTTCTCTGGACGGGTCTGATCTGCGATATAATAGTAACCAATGATGGTTCGATCAATACGCAATGGAATCAATTTTGTTGCCGGTAAGATTCTGATATAACAACCTTTGACTTGACCGAACTCTTTTTCAAATTCACTCGTATTATCGGTAGCATCATTGATCACCGCTTCGAATATGGCTTTTGTATTCTTAACATATTCCGGATGGGACTGATTGTATTTGGTATCATAAGCCAAACGTAAATCATGTGGTGAATCTTCAATAACAGGAAGTGCGATATCTTCATTGATGTAAGAAATGTTATCACCAATTTCACGCATAAAGGATTCAACTTGTTGATCATATTCCTTGATCATTTTCTTCTCTTGTAGATTGAATTCTTGATTCTCGGACATTGGCTTTGCATGATACATCGGAACAACATCCATGATTTCTGGTTCTGAAATCCAAGCACCTTCCATGATGTTTGTTTGTTTATTCTCGTTATTATAAACAGAATGACTTTCTTGGATCACAGTCGCTTTATTCAAAGATATTTCAACTGATTCACCATATCCATATCCATTCATCCGAGAAGACGTTTCAAACATATTCGCAACAGTTTCAGAATTACGTTTGTCTTTCTTGTTTAATTTGTATTTATACAAGTCAGAAAAGACTTTGGCATATGGAACGGTATACACATAAGATTCACCATACAACTCTGTGTTGAATACAACATGATTCTTGATAATATGATGAAGCTTTAATCGATCTTCAACATCTTCAACCTTTTCCAACAAAGTATCCTTTTCCGTATCAGATAAGTCGGAATGATCGAATTTAATCGTTCGAGATAATTTACCATTTACCGTATCTGCTTCACATATTGCATCGCGTGTCACTTGTAATGCCGTATACCATTCTGGAATCTGAGATACAATCAAATCCAAGTCTTGACGTAATGCAATATCAGCAATTGTATTAACGGGCAAGAATGCAGCATCTTGTAATTCATTTGGTAAATCACTGATACTAACTTCTTCACCTTTATTATTCGCAAACTTTAATTTTGCAATCTTCTCAACAAATGACAGATCTGTACTTAAGTTATACTTCTTTAAGATTCCTTCAATTGTTGCAACGATTTCATCTTTCTTGACTGGTTTACCTTCACTATCACCAAGAACATCAGTGAGTAACCCATTCAGAATATCTTCATTAATTTTATCCGCCAATGTGAAGACCTCCTTTCTGTATTAACGAATAACTGTCGCCATCATATCACTGCGATATTGTGTTACTTTAGAACCACTCGCAATTTTTAATGCAGCTTCTTTACGTGCTCTTTCGTCTTTAGTCAAACCATTGAAATCAACACTCCGATCATTCGATGCAATATTCGTATCGTCCGACAAATTTGAACCCTCTTGTTGATTGGATGCAATATACTTATTATTTGCATCTGCATAAGAGGTTGGACGATGTGTTGATGCAATATCACTCTCAATGTTATTATTCATCTCATGATACTTTCTATTCTTAGTACCGCCATGATTCATAACCATTGGTTTGAAATACAATACGGGACGGAATTGATTTGGAGCTGAATTATCAACTCTGGATCGATCATTTGTCATAATGATATATGGAGCACCGGTAAACATACCAGCAGCTCCCATATATGTTTTAGATGGTCTGGTAGTATCATCAGATGGAAGATCTTCATAATACATCCATGGTTGAGAGGAATATACGTTTGTACGTAATGTACCATTTGCATTGACAACACCCGAGTTGTAATTGAATTCAACAAATGTTTTTTCATTCATTTCCATTTTACGTTGATAACGGAATGTCGCATTCACAATCATCTCTTGCGTCAATGGACTGTTGTTGGTATTTGACAATCCAGATGGTGTTGCTTGGATTGGATAAATACCATAATACTTACACCAGTACAATATTTTCGTACCAGATTCATTTGTCACAATATCAAACAATGAAGCACAATAATCCAATGCACGATCATATGGATGTAATTTAACCAACCAATCTTCATGGTCACTACCATTGGTTATTTTAATATCATCTTTACCATTTCCCAATGCATAAGAATTGTGATAATGATATCCATTATATGAAGGCGCCAGAATTCCTTTATATGTTTTATATTGATATTCCATCCATAGACGTAAACAATTGTAAACGTCCAATGTTTTGGTTTCTCGGAATTGGATGTCCAATGTTGAACCAACGTTTGATGTCATCAACCGAGCTGGATTTACAGAATAACCATCGATTGATTTTTGAACGGTTTCATCAACACTCATTTGTGTTGATGTCGCATTTAAACCCAATGCTGCATTTGATAATAAGTAATTGAAATTATCATCCGATCCTGTGACATAACATGGAGAGAGTATTCTCAAGATATATGGGAATTGATGATAAGCCGTTAAGAACTCTTCATCATACATGCATTGTTCACTCAGACACAATGTTCCATTATCACTATTCGCCATAATATAACATTCTGGACGAGTAATGAAGATATGACGAAATCCCTTTCTCCAAGTTGCATCAGCTACTGGAATTTTTGTTCGATTGTAATAATAGAACATCGTGGATTGTGCCAAGTCTGGATCAGTGCGATAGAATGGATATAATGGTGAAATACGTGGCATCTCACCATTGTTCAATTTTACTTCATGATCATACAATCCATTTTCGACGATATCTTTCGTAATGACGTCATTATATGGATTGACATTTGTTGTCGATCCAGTAAAGCTTGGACCAATCGAATCTGGATCGCCTAAACCACGTGCATGAGTTGGTCTACCTTGTGAATCATCATAACGCTCTTGAGCATGTGGTTCTTGTTCAAATACGGGCATGTTTGGATCACGTGTAAAGTGGGCATCCTTTTCAACAAGAAACGTATCCGCAGTTGTTGAATCTGGATTCATGATACTTGGCACGTGATGATTCCAGTGATCATCTGTTGTAATTACAACACCTTGTTCGTCCATTACGGATGGACGATACAATGGTTTTCCTTTAGGGTAACCAGTTGTGTATGATAACTTTTTCTCTGGGACATTATCCGCAATTCCAGAAGCACCACTTCGTGTTTCAGTAACACCCGTTCCAGTTGGATAATTTTGATAAGTTGGCATATGTGTCACCTACCTTGTTTACCATTAAACCATGCTGGTGATAATATTTAAAATCTTTTTACATGGAATGGATATCAGTTTATTCAAACCAAAGTTTGTGAGTTTTGTTTTGTATGCAGCCGAGGTGATTAACATCATTAAGTACTGTGGATTCTCCAATGCAAATACCAAGTAAACACCACAAGAAGCATTAAAGTAATTCATGTACATAGAATCCAAGTTCTTGTAACGAACTGGATTGATGTTAGAAATCAACTGCAACAAATCCATGAAGTTACAACCTTCCATCTCTTTGACTTGATCAACGATTTGCTTTACCATGGAAGGTTCAACCTTCTGATTCAACATCCGCTTTACATTAATCTTTTCAGCAGACATATTCTCGCCGTCAATCATCTTATAGAAGAATGCGATGGAATATAGCATTGCTTTCACCAAGTTATCACCCTTCATATACAACCGCTGTTCCAAAGGTGTATTGACCATGTATTGATAAGCCGTGCATAATGCAAGCATCAAATCACGATTGTTTGTAAAACGATTTGGAGTTCTATACATACACAATGCAATGTATCCAGCTTCCAATCCAGCCATTAAATTGATAATTTCAGATTGGTTCGTCAATTTTGACATGAGTGTGTTTCCGAATACATAACACTTTGGTGTTTCTTTACCAGCAATGATGTAAGGCAATACTGGCGGAATCTTAGAGGCTGGATTAAATGTAACAACAATGTCACCTTTGTCCCATGCAGCAATTGCTTTCTTTAAGATTGCATCACCATTCAAACGCATGAATGATACAACGTCTTGAATGTCAGTTGAACGAATCATGAAATCATTGATGTGTGCAAATTCGGCTTTAACAGCTTCTGTAATACCGGAAGCTTTATTGTATTTATCATACAACGAAGTTTGTGACAGCTTTGGAAGAGCTGCTTCTATAAAAAATTGAATCATACTTAAAACTCCTTTACAATGTATTTTGCCCATAGAGACAAATTGTTATCATCTGGTCTCGGGGTGTATTTTTGTTAAGGGATTCTTATGAAAGGAATTATTCATATGGCAAATAATCAATATTCAGTATTATATGACATTAGTTTGATCTTTAATGTCCATAATAAAACATATACAGTTGATACAAGTAACATCACTTCCGTCTCCATGTTACATAATTATGATACATTAACATTTCCGATATGTCGATTCAAATTGGAGTGTGACCTGTCATTGATTCAAGACTTATTGGATTATCCAAATGAAATTGAGATTGTATGTTCATTGGATGCAAACGTATACCAGATGTTTGACAATTCATCAGAGTTGAACGTTGTTAGTGGCGCAAAGAATATGTCATTATGTTTGAAAGGATATATTGAAAACAAGAACATTCCGACAAATGTAATGGATCAATATGACAATGGAATCAAACGTGAAACAGATCTGAATGTATCACGTAAAGTACCAATTGACATATATGGATATCATCAGAATTTCATATATGGATTAAAACGTTTATCCGAATCCGTATATCATAACATCACCATTCAAGATATTATCGAAGACGCATTAACCCGTCAATCCATACAAGATTTCAAAATACAAGTCATTGAACAACAAACCAAGTTTGATCAAGTATTAATCCCCAACTTAGACATCATTCAGATGTTAGCATATTTCGATCAATACTATGGAATGTATTCGACAGGTGCACAAGTGTATGGTGATTTGGATAATGTCTTATACATTACTTCAACAGATACATCACATGTGAACAATTCCATCTTAGGAATCCGAGTTGCTGATTACAAATCCGATTCCGATATGGGTGGATTACAAAAAAATGCAGATGATACTTACACAATGAATGTATTATCAGCAAACGTTTCCGTATTAACAGAAACAGATATTGAAAGAATCTTGAACTCTGATGCTGTGAATGCAGTGAATGTAAATACAGAAGATGTACAATCTGCATCATTGAAAGAGCTGTATCCATCCACAACACTCATTAGTGGTAAAGAAGGAACTCCGAATATTTTACATAAACATACAAATCCATTTGTCGCAACAATGAATGCAGCTCGTGTGAAAGAAAAAATAACACAAGTAGATTTGTCATGTAATGGTATGGATATTGGAAGTTTACATATTGACACACGCATCAATTTAATGTTTGACAATGCATTACGTGGAACAGATATGTCCGGAATATATCGGATGTGTTATGCAAATCATGTATTAACACCATTGACAGGACAACTGTTCACTTCCACATCCACCTTCAGATTATGTAAAAATAATTAAAATGGATTGCGGGGGAGAACCCCCGCAATTCCACTCATTCATTACATTCTTGTCAGCGGATCACTCTGGTATTCCCAACCAACTCTGTCAACCTTGTTGATGCGTGCTTCATCATTCTTAACGAACTCATTCAGCTCCTTCATGAGCTGAGCAGCTTCCGGAAGCAGATTCTTGAGAATAATGAGATGTTCTACGGGAGTCTTACGAAGACCTCTGCCCATACCAAACATCAACAGCTGATTGATGATCGGAACTGCATCAGAAATCTTTCTTACTGCATCATCATCGAACTTGGATCCGATCTCTCTGCCACAGCACTTGCAGACGATCTTGCCGTCTTCATTTCTGTTTGCAGCAAGAACATATCCGCCATCTTCATACATGATATGAACACAGCTTCTCTTCTGAATCTTTGTGTCCTCTGTCTCAGTGACACGATTATACATCTTCTTCTGCTGATCCTGAGTGAGATAGATTTTCGTCATATTATAAATAATAGGCGCAATCATCTGCTCGATATCAGGATGAATCTTATTATTTGCCATACTAAACAACCTCCTTCGTTAATTGATCTTCAAACTGATGGCAACCTGCTTCAGGTTTGGATACTGTGTACCACAATCCTTCGGCTGAATGAGACACGTCTTCACATAATCTCCAGGGTTGGTAGAACCATATGCGGCAACCAGCAACTGGAGACACAGGGACGGATCAAGACTATTCAGTCTCGAATAAATCCACTTTGTCAGACTCTCAAGGAACTTAGCCTGGTTTACACTGAGCTTCACCCATTCAGATTTCTGAAGCTGGAGAATACCAGCATAGATCTTCGGGATCTGATCATTTGTAAACAGAGGACAATTAAGAATCTCGGCAGTGATCGGAAGATCGGACTCCATGAGTGCATATGCAACATGCTCATTACCTGCCGCAATAATAGCAGCAAGTGCAAGAACCTGGACATCATCCATCTTAACAAACTTAGACTGGATGTGTGCACAATACGGTTTCAGGAGATATTTACCAAGTGCCAATAACATTCCCACGATCTCCGGATCAACGTGGGACTTCATAGGCGCGGGCTCCTTATCGTCCTTCTTCTTATTTGCCTTTGCTTTTTCTGCATCAAGTTCATCCAGTTTGAGCATCTCTTCCTGATATTCACGAATAGCTTCACAAACGAAAGAACCGACCAACGCATTGGAATACATGTTCTTCTCATGTTCCATCTGCTTCTGCAGAATTGCGAGGAATGCAGAATCTCGCATGTGTCTTGACAATGCATACTTAAATGCATTTGCGGCATCATCATTCTCTGGCGCGGAATTGATATAGCCAATAATTCTGCTTGCTCTCTGAGCGATATCGGAATAGAAGAAATCTCTGCAATCCGAATAGCTCTGCAGATAAATATCTGGGCGAAGCTTATCAGCAACAATTCCACGATCACGCATGTACTTTTCGAGTGGCTCAAGTACAATCGTATCCGAGTTGATGATACTTGTGTAAATCGGGGTGTTGTCCATAGTTGGGACCTCCTTCTTGTTAATTTTGTATCTATGAGTGGTTAGATACACAAGAATTATATGTATATCTTACCAAACATTTTTTCATTATACCCACTTAAACTCTTTATGGCTATTGCCATTAGAATCCTTCTTATCCGTGATAGAAGCTTTCTTACGTTTCATGAAAGCGGGTCTCTTAGAACGATTCATGCCGCTGGAGATACCACCAACATCTGCATATGTTGCTTCAACGTCTTTGATCTCGGGACGAGGTAATCCAGCAATGATAACAGTTGCTTCACAAACACCATTATTGTCACACTGTTCGATATGTCTATACTCATCGTACGTTCTTTTGATACGAGAGCGAACTTCATCAAATACGCCCTTGAAATCATTCGAAGCGAAGATGGATCTGAGTGAGAATGCAGACATGAAGGTGTACTTCTTTGCATCATCTTCAGTCCATGACGGTTGGAAACCTGTGAACATCTTGGTTGTGATTTCACGAGTAAGTTTCGGAATGTCTGGAGCTGCAGCAGTAATTGCGACAAATCTGCCAGGAGTACTGAGAATGACGTCCAAGTCTTGATCATCAATGGAATCCAATGATGTATCATGATAACGTTTACCAAAGATGATTTCAATCAAATCAGCAACTTCATTATTGATTGGACCATAATTGGAATCACCTGCACGATTGCGGAATACGTTATATGTCTCCACACCAACTTCATCCAGTTCAATGAACAAGTCATTTGTATTCAGATGATATGCATCTGGATCGTCCATGCTGGGGCATACAATGATCGGAATCACGTGAATTCCAAGTTCAATCAGTGAACGACACAGCGGTACAATGGAACCACTTCCAGTACCACCAGCCGCAGATGAAATCACAACAACTGGACTCTTGGCACTTTCAGCAGCTGCATACATCTCATCAAATGCACCTTGATCTTCATGATACTTGAACATTGCAGCACCACGTTCACGATCACGACCACTGCCGCTGTTCTCATCAGAAATGATCGGAATGAACTTCACATTCGAGTTGATGTTGTCCAGTGTAACGCCAGAAACAACAGAGTCAATTGCAAACATCTTTGTTCCATTGGAACTGGATCTACTTGCAAAAGTTCTTAAGATCTGGCATCCAGCGTTACCTGCTGAAATCACAACATGTGAGCTTTTGTTTTCCATTTGTAAACACCTCTCTTAATGATTTTATGAAATACACAACGAAGGGGGTTTGTGAAACCCCCTTCATCGTATATCACATATCAGAACTTTTTCGCATCACCCTTGATACTCTGCTTCACCATAGAACCAGGTGTCAGAATGATCTGTTCACCATCATAAACATCAATTGTGAAGATGTTATACATATTCACTTCGCATTTGTTTTCGATGGCGATCTGTACACCGGCAGCATACATTGCAGCAATGACAATGAATACAGTCGGTGCAACAATCATGTCAATACCATAATCCGTAATCAACTTCGAGAATACAGCGTTCTCAATCTCGGATAATGTTTCTGTCAGATTCTCAGTTCTCCAAGCATTATACTTCTGCAGAAGTGTATTCTTGAACGAAGAACCAGGGATGTCATTATGTTCGCGAATACGGAACATCGGGATTCTCTTGTGGATCAACTGCGGAACGATGTTGCTGTTCTTCTCATTCTCAGAATGCTCGGTCTTATATTCCATGGAAACACCACAGATATCAACCGAGAATTCCGGAACCTTCTGGCTTGCAACAAAGCTGAGGATCTTCTCCCAGGTCTCAACAAATACGATCGGGAGCTGTCTCGGATTTGTGATCTTGAACTGGAACTCATTCCAAATGAGATTGGTTGCGACCTCAGGAATGTCCGTAATCAGCATGGGATCACGAGTGAATCCTTTCATCTCCAGATAATTATTCTGGATATTGGCGAAATATTTCGCCATCTCTTCGGGGTTGTTTGCGTTTGGTACATTGCTCATGGTTAACTCTTCCTTTCTACTTTACCATTATATGGTGAACTAATCCATACAGTATCCCGTATAGACCATTCAAAAAATATAATTATACAAAATAAAAATTTTGCATGATTATATCATTATCATGTACATAAAACGATGGAGGTTTTAATATGAAAATTATGTATTTGAAATTAGTTAACTTTGCTGATATTTATGCAGCAATGCATTTGACAGAAATTGAGTTTGATTTTAAAGACATCGACAAACCCATTATTCAGATATATGGAAAGAATCGATCTGGTAAAACCGTATTGATTCAGAAGTTACATCCATTCTCATCCATCAATTTAAACGGTGATGACAGAAATGATGTTCCGTTAATCATACAATCAGAAACGGGTATGAAGCAAATTGTATATGAGATGAATGGTGACATATATCAATTTACGCACACATATAAACCGAATGCACATGGACATACCGTATCATCATCATTTATCAAGAATGGAGAAGAATTGAATGCAGCGGGTGGTGTAAACACGTTCAATCAATTGGTCGAACATGAATTCGGTATCAATAGGTACATATTTCAATTTGTAATTAATGGAACACAATTGACATCATTCGCGGGATTGAATCAAACACAACGTAAGAATCTACTCAACAAAGCAATGGGTATAGATATTTATGATAAGATTCATAAGTTATCCACAGAGGATTATCGATACACATCCAAATTGATTACTTCATTAAACAATTCCATTGAATACTTATTGCAGAATTATGGATCAATTGAAACGTTGAAAGTTGTATTAGATCAAACCCAAAAGAATTATGATACATTGACGGATAATATGTCGAATATCAAATCCAAGATTGATCAACACACGGGAGTGATTCATTCTTTACAGTCTCAAAATATTGAACAGTCATTGTTTGAAATCAATCAAAAGATGACACAATACAATTCAACCGTTCAATCCATTGGTACATTCAATGAGAATGTGTATGATGATTTGGTCAATGAACAAATCAAGTTGAATCAACGTTTGAATGAATTGAACACAAATCGTTTGGTAATGTTAAAAGACCAAGATGCATTGTTTGAAAAACGCAATTCTATCAACGATGAGATTCAATCCAATCAAAGATCCATTGAAGAATATAACAATCTGAAATCAATGCAAACGGAATTAACAAACAAAATCACATCCATTCAAATTGACTATGACATTGAATCCACATCATCTACGATCTTATCCACAATGTCACTTGCACAAGCAATCAATGACACTGCTCGTGAAATATCCATTTCCTTGAATCAACAGCATTTGAATCTGTTCTGTGATATGATTCTGAATCATGTTGATATATCCGGATTCTTGATTAAAGAAGGATCTGTGTTGATGGATTCTGAAAAAGAGAAAACCGTCATAACCAGAATCCGATCCATGTTGTCAACTGTACCGGGTGATGATATTAAATGTGGACATACAACGGACTGTTTATATCGAAATACATTTGACAAGTTATCCCAGTATTTTGTATCATATGAATCCGTCACAGATGGTACATTTACACAATATGATTTAGAGCAGTTTGAACATGCTCACAAGAATTACCAAACTATTACACGTTTAATCCGTTCACAAGTACCACCTGAATTATCATATGATTTCTCAATCGAGTCTATCATCACAAATATCAAGAATCACAAAGAACCAGTCAATGTTGAACATATCAAAGAATTGGCAACAATCGCATCCAATATCGAATTACGAAACCAATACATCAAACAGCTCCATGATGTTGAACAATATTTATCACACATGAATGCTGTTAAGACAAATATCTCATCTGATCCGAATGAACGCTTACAAGCCATCTTAAACAAGATCCAAACTATACAATCCAATGTTGCATCCATCAATACGGAGATGGAATCATTACGTGCATCCATTGATCAAAATGAACAAACGCGACTTCGTTTATCTTCCATTAAGAATATTGACATTAAGGATTTGACAAAACGTCATAAACAGCTATCCAAACAATATGAACAATTAACAGCGTCCAAACAAATGTTATCCGATTTATCCACACAATATCAATCATTACAATCCCAACATATCCAAGTTCAACAGAAGCTCAAATCCTTACAAGATGCATATCAACAATATCTGAATACAATGGAAGAGATTACGAAACATACTGTGTTGGATAATAAGTATAAGATCATTTCAGAAGCAACTTCATCCACCAAAGGAAAGCCAGTATATGCAATAAAAGATACAATGCATCAAGCATTACAAATATCCAATCGATTGTTGAATGTGATGTATGATGGTGAGATTGAGCTATTACCACCCATCATTGATGAGACATCATTCACATTACCATTCCGCTGCGGAATTAATACATCAGATGATATTAAGACTGGTTCACAGTCAGAATCGACATTATTATCATTGGCATTGTCTATGTCATTGGCGTCCATGCTGACACATTACAATGTATTCTTATTGGATGAATGTGATGGATATTTGGATACGTCCATGCGAGATGCATTCGTGACAATGTTACAAGACATTATGACGACACTCAAGATGGATCAAATGTTCATTATATCCCATTCTATCCAGCCTGGGCAATATGATCATATCGTACATGTTATTGATATATCACATGATTGATTTGAATGATATGGGGGCATTTAGCCCCCATATCTCCAATTCGGTAGCATACATAAAAATCGCCCATTTTTCTATTTTTTTAATTTTTGAAATATATATAATTAATATGAATAAGAAGGAACAAAGGGTTCTTTCGCGGTCCCCCGGCGATTGAAAATAAGGGGTAGATTAATAGGTTTAATACACCTATGATTGAGAACCGAGATTCCTGAAACATTCATATTATCCAGAAGCCCCCTGGAAAATCAAATGGGTCACGGCACCGACTGCCACAATCGAAAGATTGAAAACATGGGAAAGGTCTACTATGACTAACATGAATAACACTACAGCAATGGCAAATCTCTTTGACGGTTACGCTCAGCTTAATCATGACGAAAAACAGTTCGTCGTTGGCTTGGCAAACTATGATCTGGCTGCTGAGAACGCAGCCATCAAGCGCGCCAAGAATGAAGCTAAGGTTGAGAACTTCAAGGAGTTTACCCACGATCACCCGGTTGCAACTGCAGCAATTGTTGTTGGTACAGCAGCAGCGACTGCTCTGGTAGTAGCTGGAGTCGTAGTGGGTGTCAAGAAAGCAATCGAATCCAACAATGACGGTTCCTGCTGCGATTCCGCAGCTACCGCTGAAGGTCTGGTAGAGGCGGTGATGTAATATGTACATCACCCGCCTCGATTGGGATGACATCTTCGACTCGCTCGGAGATGCCATCTCCGATTTCGGATCCTGACAACGAACATGCGCGATCCCCCGCTTAAAGCGGGGGATCAATCGCATAATAATTTTTTTTGTCAAGGACGAGTATTTCCGTAATAATCATCTGGATTGATATTATTAGCAGGAATCAATACGGCATACTTGGATTTGTTTTTGTCATACATCAATGTGCCAACAACAATGTCATCAGGTCGAATCACATGATATGGCATTTCGGATATAGATTCACCATCATCATACCAAACGTCATATCCTTTGTCTTGTAAGTTTTGATAAGTTGTTTTCACACGGAATAATGCATCATCATACAGGAACCGATCACGGTTTTCAATCATTCCATACTTCAATGTCATATGTGATACATCATGAAGTTTCAATACATCATGCGGCAGCATATGGAATTTGATATGTGCAATTTCATCATAAAGATGTAACATATCGGAATTACCACCTTGATCGAATGGTCCACCGAATATGTATGTGAATTCTTCTTTGGTAAATTCAACCATATACGATTTGAAATAAGTAATGACTTCTTTCAAGATATTGATGTATTCATTTGCTCCAAGAGATTGCATCAATAATGCGGTTAATTCACTACTCGTATATGTTTCCAAAGCACGAACAATTGAACGGATTGCAATTACAATTGCTTCTGGATTGGATTTCATATCAGTGATGTTTTTATGTAACAATGGATTTGTTCGTAATAACAAAGCATCAAATGTTGATGGTCCATATTCCGTATCAGATAAATCCAATAAGACTTTATCTCGGATGATATCCCGATACTGTGTGCAGAAAGTTTGATTTAAGAAATCAGCAGATGCAATCACGCTGTCATTCCATGTTGCTAATACGGTTAAGAATTCTTGTAAGAATGCTTCATCTTTGAGTGGAAAACGTCCGATCCTCTTGGCGTCAGTTGACAAAAGTTTATATGCCGTGGTAGAATATTTTTTACCATCATATTCGACATCAATTGTTGTATTATCATTCTCATGTAAGAAGTATACAAATCCATCAAATTCTTCTTTGGAAAATCCATAATTGTTTATGATAATATCCACAGAAGTTTCATCCACACCATCAAACCATTTTGTTCGTAATGGATCTACCAAAAACAGTTTATTGTATGCTTCATCTACTTGACGGAATTCATGGATTGTTTTCGCTTCAAACAATCGAGACATTAAATACTTATACAGATCTCGAATTTCATACATCAACGTTTCACCAATATTTGGCGTAGTCCGATTTAAGATATGATCCAACATTGGTATGAATTCATCTGGAATTAAGAATTCTTTAAATGGTAAAGAATCATAATATGCTTCATCCGTACTGCGTAAATCAAAATTGAATGAAGAGATCATATATGGAATGCCGAGTTCTCTGTCATGTGGATCTGCACCATTTCCCAAGAACAACAAATCCAAACATGCTGGTTCACCATTGTATGTTCCGTTTGGTATTTGTAAATTACCACGGAAATGATTCCCCAGAAAATCCGTATGTTTCCAATTCATCATCACAATCAATGACAATACTGCATCAAATACTGGTAAACTTTGTATGCCACCGAAGTTGGTGTCTAAGTTGATCATAATCGATTTGGTTTCTTCTCGATTATCCAATAAACCACGTAACAATACCGAACACTGCCACCAAATATCATCCATGCTCATATGAGTAGATAATTGAATATATTTGGAATTGGACAAGGTATAATTCATATCTTGAATCATACTTTCTACTTCAGGGGTATTCCACCAACGTGGATCTCCAGAAGTAATTTCTTCCAATGAATACTCCTTGGTTTCATCTCGGAATTTGAAGTATGATGTATTATCTTCTGCAGTACCAAATCGACGAAATACGATATCTTGTTTTGGTTTACGTTTACCATCTTTATCAATGTAATATACCGGTTTACCATTTTCAAATGCTTGTTGTTTTACCATGATCAAAGTATAAATGTCGGTATATTCATATCCAATGATGTCTTTCACACGATAAACCGTATTTGTTCCTTTATCCATTAATAACAATCGGAACTTCTTCAAGAATTCAACCATCGTATCGGAATTATCCATAATGACACTTGGTAATCCATACAGCTGAAAGTAATCGTTCATGATTTCATTATTCATATAAATCAATGATGATGAACGTTTCATACATTCATTCAACATATTACCAATCGTCATATAAATTGTCAAGAATCGAATAAAGGAATTGTAATTTGCATAGATCATTTCAAAATCACCACGTAATGTGAAATACACATAATCGTGGGTCTTCTTGTAAACGGTTGTGAACAAATGAATCATATCCGCCGATACATTGACATCACCAAAGATTTGATGATATACATGTAACTTAGATGTGTTGATTGTTAAAATATCACCATCATGTGCAGGTCGAGAAATCTCCAACGGGATTGCATAACTACCCAGATGCTTTAAATATTCTACATCTGGATATTGTCTCAATAAAGCTCGATAAGATGTTGATGATAAAAACAACTCCATGTATTTCTCTGGTAATTCATATACCAATGAATCTTCTCCAAATGCATGTGTTTCCTTATAAGCATTATAGAACTCAGTCGGTACCGTAATCAATGGATCAGCCGGTGTAGTATCATTTCCTTCAAATGGTAATCCCATCAAGTTTACGTAATACTTATTCGGTTCTTTATAAGCTTCAATGAAAGCTTCACGTTTGGCTTTCATGATTAAATTCATTGCAGACTGCGGAATCATTGCTGGATTCTGAATCATGGCTTCAACTTGTGTTGGAGTAAACTGAAATTGATCCAATAACCGAATCAGTTCTCCTTCTTCCCAGTCATATGATTCAAACAAATCCGTTCCAAGCTTTGCACGAACATATGCGTCACCTTTCAATCTGGATTCGATTGTTTCATATTGATTTGCAATCTCTTTGTTTTTGAATTCTGTATTGGTTACCAATAACTGAATCTTCATCAAGTATTCAGACATCGGATGATTCTTGTGCAAATTCATTATATACCACCTACCATATTAAATTAAAAAAATACAAGTGGGGGCGCTCAAGCCCCCACTCATAAACATTCACATGATCATCCATTATCCAAAATTGCATCGATCTGATCCATATATTGATTAATGGTGCTTAAAGCGCTGGAGCGTTGTGTAACATCATAAACGACACCAACCTTTTCTGCAGCTTTACCAGCAATGATCGTGATAATCTGTTCTTTCGAATAGTTACCAGCTGGTAGCGGCTCATATGGAAACAATTGTTCATACACATAAAACAACTTTGGAACTTCCATTGTGGATAAGAACGCCTTTAGATTATTCAATGACATGTCATATCCAGATTGAGAAATCAATCCATGAACCTTAACAATCAAATCATAATCTTGCAAATCCCGCAACAGCTTTCGTGAGAATTCCTTATTGCCTTGATAGGATACTTGTCCGTGAACAATTTGTGGACGATACTTTGGATCCAAGAACGTAATGTTCTCACCAAAATATGTCGATAAATACATACACATTGTATGACCAAATTGACGAACAATATCTTCATCATTGATGATAATAATTCGCATTCCTGCATTGGAATTATGATTGGACAATCTTCCATATAACCAATCGCGTACACCAATGATTGTATTCGGATCCTTCAATCGTTCGGTATATACTTTCAATGGATCTTCTGATTGATGACGTCTTTTATCTGAATCAAGTCCAATGGACAATGATGTTGTTTGATTAATTGCCCACGTTGGATCGAGCCATCCATCACCATATACAATATTGAATCTGGATATGCCACTTGACACAACTGGTTTGTTTATAATTTCAAAAGATCCATCATCATGATATTTCACCTGTTTGTCAAAATGCATTCTGCTTGCAGCACTGTTGTTGACATCTGGAATGAAATATGTTGCACTCATCAAATCTCTCAATGTCATGAATTGAGCCAATACATTAATGAACACACGTTTACTGGTCACAATCATATGGTATCACCTCCTCCCTCTTTTTAAATAATATATATTTTATCAGTCGATATTAGTGTGTTCAAGCTGTAACCAACACATCATATTCCATATGGAAGAGATCCAGTGTGGTTCATCCGTTTCATCATTCAAGTACTGACACAGATGGCGGAAACCAGAATCTTCGAATGACCACTGAGGGATTCCATTCTTCCAGTTATTCTCCCCATACTTCTCAGCACCTTTCTGGAAGTGAATCGCCAAGTCCTTCAGCATCACAACAACTGCATTCCATACTTCGTTGTCACCGATCTTGTCACTGTCAATGCAGTATTTACGAAGTGTGATTCCGAGAATGGCTTTCTTGAAATCTCTGTTTGTATAATTGATCAACAGATCACATGTGTCACGCAGTCTATTGATGTGTGGGTTTGTATTAAGTTCGTTGTCCACGAAGTTGAAGAAGTCGACTAATGCGTCAGCCGGTAACAGATCGAAACGACCTTTGCCGTCCTTTGTGTAACGAATTCCGCCACCTTCAAACTGGTGGAACTCTCCATCTACTTTGATCTCATACTTATCACTCATTGTAATCGTCCTCCTTTACTAATTCTGCATCTGCTACATCATCCGCTTTGTCGACAGTGACTGTACCATTATCTGCCTCTTCTTCTTCCAATGATTCGATGTATTCTCTATCCAGATCATCAACCGAATCAGAGTCAAAATCAATCATCTTCTCAATATATGTCAAGAAGTGACCCATCGCCCAAGCGGGTTCATCTGTGAATGCAATATACATCAACGTCATAGGATTAATGATGTCAGGCTCGTCCTTGTCGATACAATCGATCATACCTTCATACAGTCTGTGCGGAATGTTCCATACGAACTGTTTGAACTGATCGGACGAGAACGGAATATCTTCGAAATATGTATCACGCAAATTGATGATATAATCCATAATCTCAGATGCTTCATCTTCTGTCAACAGAGTCTTTGCTTCTGATGTAGAAGTGGCAAGTTCTTTACGGATGTCCTGCAACATAGAATACAGTACACTGTTCTGAACTTCATCCGTATCATTCTCAATATGCTCTTTCAAAGATTCCAGCTGACGATTGAGTTCATTGATCTCAAATGTCTTTGCACCAAGATCATTGTTCAAACCATCACACTGTTCCTTGTAACGTTCCAACTCGGACTGGAGCTGTTCGTTCTGAACATTTGCTTGATTCAGACTCTTTTCCAGTTCAGCGATCTGTTTCGACTGATTCTCTACCTTGTCCTTATAGTAGTTTACATCACTCTGACGAACTGCTTCTTTCAAATGTTCGATCTGCTTCTTCAGTTCTTCAACTTCTGTGTTGTCATTTGCTTGTGCGATTGACTGTTTGATCTGTTCTGGAGTGGGTTGTTCCTCACTGGGATATGTGATCAAGTCATTGATATTATCTGCGACATTCTGCAGTCTCTTTGTACCATCACTCAGTCTCCAATCATAGCTGGTATATACTGTATTGGATTCTTTCTTGGGTTCTTCTTCTTTCGGCTCAGACTCTTCCGGACGCTCAACGGATGTCAATTCATCATTGACATCCTCAAGCTCATCATGTACAAGACCAAACGCTTTCAGGTAATTGCTAATATTCATAACTTATACTCCTCTCCACATTGAATCATTTTTAATTTTATGATCCAATTCATATTGGGCGACTACGGAAGATGCCAACCAAGCGTCTGGCATATCCGGATTCTTCATAGACATTTCTTCTTCATCAACTTCAATCTCAACACTCTTTGTCGGTTCAGTCATTCTAACACCTTCAATAGATTCGAACAACCGAAGTCTTTCATCTTGAGTGATTGTAGATCTTAACGATGCATCGCTATACTTTCTTGGGCATTCAGGACAACGATACTCTGAGAAGGAAGAATCCATTGTCAATGTCTTACAACCACACAGACACTGAAATAGATTCATACTAACTGGGAAGATGTATGCATAATCAATACATACGGGTTTACCTGCGGAATTGATCCCCCAATTCGCATAATTCTTATCAACAATTCCGACATCACCAATCAAGAACTGTTTGCACCATTTCGACAGAATGGATACGATTGTATCTCGGCGTAACATCATTTCTGAATAAGAACTGAAAGCGGGTGCATATTCAGCAACGAGTAAATGTCCACCACTTGATATTTCCAAAGCTTCTGCAACATTTGGAGCCAACTGATCAGACATGACCCATTCCTGTTTATTATCCGCAATCCCTTCTTTATCAAGTGCGATCTTGATAACAAATCCATCATATTTGATAATATGACGATTTGTTCCAGTACCAATCGATTTAAAATCAATTCCATATTCAGTGAATAATTCATTGATCTTATCTCTTCTTGATGTTGGAAGCATACCTTTTTGAAGTGATACTTCACCGAGTTTATCTCTCAATTCTTGTGGCAATGTCAACAATCTCGATCTATACGTTACTGTCTCTTTCACTGAGATTACCTCCAATCAAAACGTGGGTATGATATGTGGGGCTTTGATAGCCCCACATATACATTCCATTGATTTAACCCCAGTTCTGTTTAGCAATATTCAGTAAGGACTGAGACTGCTGAGCAATATCCGCAGGTACTGGAATTGACGGATATGTCGGTGCTGTATTCTGCTGACAATTGTTGGGAATATACTGCTGCCAATTAGCAGTCGGCATCTGTGGCTTAATCGGCACATTACTCATCTCCCACTGCTGAGTCTTCTTCGTCGTAGGAGCTGCATTGTACTGATTATACATTGCCGCATTATATGCCGGATCAAACGGGTTCTGCTGACACGGAGCCCACGGATTCTGTGTCTGCTGCATCTGCGGAATAGTCGGAACGGGATTCTGATACGGCATCTGCATACCACCGTAATTCGTCTGATACGGATTATACTGCGGCTGCTGATAACCACACTGCTCCATTGTCGGCTGGCTGAACTGTGTACCGTTGTACGGCGGTACATTGTTGAACTGGTTGAACATCGGGTTTGCCTGAGGAACCTGCTGTCCCATCGACATTGCGTTGAACTCTTCCAGTGTCGGCGGAACCGGACGAGCAGAAGCGTCTGCGAATCCACCATTCATCATGGACGGATTTACACCAGGATAGTAGTACCCGTTGTTCATGTTGAACTGGGGCTGATTCTGGTATGTGTGTTCCATGAAGTTTCCTGTTTCGATTGGGTAATCTGGATTAATCATAGTTAATTCCTCCTTTTTGATTATAAATCAACCACGATAGATCGTTGAGATCAGCTGACTCAAAATGATCATATCGTTTTCGATTTCGTTAAGATTTTTGGCATCGAAATACCATCTTGATCGATGACAAATAAATTCGTCATTGATTCTTGTGATCATACCACAAACATACGGAGAGTTACTCTGAACAATCGCATGTCTGCGATAATTCTCAGGGATTCTGAGACTTCCAATCACATCATCTGTCTCAGTCGGCAGACAATGACCCGATACTGCGATCTCACAAATTCCCGTCTGGAAGACTCCATATCTCGACAAGAATCTGATGATTCTCAACATGGATTTCATCTGCGTTCCAATCTGAGATCTCGGAACAGGTGCGGTTACTACCCAGAAGCATACATTACCCTGAGTTTCAATCGGATCTGCTTCTCTGATGATACAGCCAGAACCAGGAAGAACAAACGGAAGCAAACTTTCGATCGCTTTCAGTCTTTCTCCATACTGGAACTTTCTTCCATACTGGTCGAACATCAGCATCTTGTATCCAACGAACGGTTCACTTCTGACCGCATACATCGGATATGCTTCCATGACCATAGCCGAATAATCGACAATATGATCCATGGGAACGATTCGGGACTGATAAACTTCAATACCCATAATTCATACCTCCTAAATGAAATATTGGAGACAGTATACCATTGTGTCACTATCTCGGACAAATTATATACATTTTGATTATTTAAATATTAGCCACAAAGTTTTGTAGTTGTTTACCAAAGAAGATTGGTTGTGACAATGTGGTTGTCTCCATAATGTCGGGTTGTAATGCAAACGAATCTGTTGAATAGAAAGGATGTCTGATTGCATTAATATCAGCACCTTCTGCATTAGAATCGAGATCTCTACGTTTTGCTGCTTTAATCATCAATTCTTTTCTATCACCATTATTCTCGATATTGATAATGTACAAACCATCTGCAACTTCCAATATCTCAATTGCAGATCCAATTTGAGATCGACCCAATACTTCAGCAGATTTGTTACCACCACCATGAGCAGCCGCATTGTCAACTGCTTGTGCTGCAGCACGGTTTAACTGATGTCCTGTGACGACTGGGATATTGAATTGAATCGACATGGTTTTGAATTCATTCATAATCGCATTCAATTCACCTTTCTCAGAAGCTCGTGCAACTTCATCTCTGGAAGCAGGTCTGACGCGTTTCAAATAATCAAAGAATAATGCAACAACTTCAGTTGTTTCGGTGTTAAACGATCTGATGATATTCGCAATATCAGCAGTGGACTTTTCTCTGTATCCATAATACAATAATACAGAACGGAAACCCTTGGATGTTAATTTAGAATTAATCATCTCAACAATTTCATCAACCGTGTATGATGCCATATCCGCCATTGGATATAACAATCCCCACAAACGACGAACTGTTTGAGCCATGGAGTTCTCCATAGAAATGTAAATCGATACAGGTTGTTTTCCGTGTGTTGTATTTTTGATATGTTCATTATACAAACACGTGTCCACATGTCCTTGTAACAAAATACCAGATTTGTAATTTCCTGGCAATCCTGCATATACGTAGATACACCCAGACAAATATCCGGGCGATAACAGCATATTCAATCCTTTGAAGGACGTGATAATACACTTATCAGCAGATCGAGAATCTTTTGTTTCAGCAACAACTGTTCGCATTCCTTCAATATTGTCAGAATCGAATTGATGTGATACAGCGGCTATATTCGACACATTATACGCTTCAATGATTTTTGTTGACATGGAATACATTGTGTCGACAATTTCTCGAATTGGTGTTTCTTCATCATCCAATAAATCCATCGCTTTAATGAATGAATTCTGATGTTTCAACAGTTTTGCATATTTGACATAATCCGATAAGATTGTAGTTACTGTCGTTAATTCTGTCTGTGTATTAATTGTCGGATTATCATGAAAGAATTTCACATTCTTCACAATCTCCGAATCTTCACCCTCTTCGTCCATAGAATTCAAAATCAGTGTATACGATTTGATGTCTTTCTCAAAATAACTTAACAAACGATGTGCCGTTTGATAATATATGGACTTAGATGGATATTCGGATAATACTCGAGAAAATAATACGAAATTCTGAGATGTTTTATATTCGTCATGTTTCGATACCATAATCGATATGATATCTTTATATAATGACGAACGTAATTGCTTTGCCATTAAAAATCTCCCCCAGTTTGAAAAATGAAATCGTATCATTTCGTTGTGAATTTGCCAGAATAAAAGTGGGGGAATTAACCCCCACAATATATTCCATTTAATTCATATCATCGAGAATGAAACGTCCCTGGTCTCCCTGGAGTTGAAGCAAGTTGGAATCAAATATCAATGCACGTGATGTCAGCAGATATTTCACGATAGACAAAGTCGCAACCAACACTTCCAAATCATATTGAGAAGAAGTTGGAAGATTCTTCATATCTACAAGACTATCCGTAATGATATCGAATGATTTCTCAGGCTTGTTATTGTCATAGAACTCCTTACACAGTTCCTGGAAAGTTTCCACACCATTGTCAGAATGCTTGGACTTCCAAATATCATAACAGAGTTCCCGAATAGAATGTTCAATTGCCGTGCATACGTGAGAAGTCAGATCCGTCAGTTCTGTCTTGGGTTTCTGCATTGTATCATAATTGTATCTCGAGATTCTGTCATAACCATACCAAATCATGTTTGGTACAATACCAAATTCCAATGCAGATTTTACGATAGACACACAGTCATCGATCTTGTCCGTAATCATCTTGAGTTCCAACTGTGTTCCTGCTTTTGCACGAATCAGCGTCTCTTTCTGCTTCAATGACAGATCACGAATTCGATCATTGATCAATGTTTTGCGAACATATGACTTTTCAGTATCACGTTCAATCTTCAAGTCACGAATGTACTCCGTTGGAACTTCTGCATTCATGATACACAGGCAGTTGTAATTATGAACTTTGACAACATATTGTGGGATCTCATCACAATCAACAACGATATGATGTACATCACGAAGTGTTGTATTCAATACCGCAGCCAAATCATGTAACGTATCTTGAATATGTTCGCCCTTAACTTCTGCAAGGAAAATGGTTGCATCACGCTTTGTCAAAGACATATTGACCAAATACCGTTTGTATTCCGTATCCATAAAGTCTGCACGTACACTTCGACACAGAATCAATACCGTCTCTTCTTTCGCTTTGTCATAATGATCATAGAAGTTCTTCCATTCTGCATTACCAAATGCATGATCATATAACAGAATCCGAACAGAGGTATCGTGATCCAGTGCCAAAGCATATTCAGGATTCAGGAACCGAACACGAACACGGTAATCTCCAGGTAAATGATCCACTTCATAATTTGCATTACTGGTGGATTCAAATGAAGATTCTGAATCAACGATAATGTTGTTTGTGGAAACAACAACACCATTCTCATCGTATTCGGGCATTAAAGCGTCCATCAACATATCAACGAGTTTGTCATCATAGTTTGATGCAACACGAATGATGTTCGCCAATGATTCTTTTGTCATTGGCAGGATTGTACCATCTTCCATATCACGCTTAATTGCCAATGAAGATTGAAGTTCCAGCTCGATATTATCAAGCACTTCTTTCAAGTGACGTTTGTCTTCGGTATTTGTCATCAGAGGTCTAAGTTGGTTGAACACTTTCTCTGCCAATAGAATACAAGACGTTGTACCATCACCAACGGTGCGATTTACACGTTCAATGATGTCTTTGATGGTGATATATACCATCTTCTTGTATTGGTGATTGAAACCAATTGCAGAGAAGATGTTATATCCGTCCTTTGTACTTGTCATTTGATTTTGAGCAGAGATCAAGATTGTAGAACCATATGGACCATAAGTGTTCCGAAGATTATCCGCAATCACTTTAAATGCATCATGAACGAGCTTCTGAAATGCACTTTCTGGAATGATGTTCACATGATTATCATGAGCATACTGTGTGTAATCATATTTGATTCGGTAGTTCTCCGGAACTGCTTCATTTTCCAACTGTAACGACATATTTTGATCACCTTCTTCGTTTTATCTCTCATGCATCATTTTGAATTCATAAACTGCTTTACCACGTGGAAACATCTTCTTCAGGTCATTACAAGATCTAATGATATCCACTCCGCTTGTGATGCGGAAGATATCATATTGAACAATGGACAATGCTTTTATCAATGCTTCAATGAGTCGAGCTTGTTTACGCTCGAGACTTAATTGCAGATTATGCATTGCCATGTTGATCTTTTCGCTTTCCCATTCCATATCATCACCATCAGAAGATTCAAGGTATTCTTGTCGACGAATAATCATTACATCTCGAACCTTCTCTTGAAGTGTAGAATATTGCATCAACATGTGACGGAATGTTGATGCTTCTTTGGATATGGTATTTTGCAGATTGACCAACCGAACTGCATCAAATGGCTTTGCAAATTTATTCTCTTCATACAACAGCATGAGAGTTGTAATAACTTGTACTTGCTGAAGAAGTATTGTTATTTTTTGATTGTAATTATCGGAATTGATACTTTCTGCACATTCAATTGTATCTGATATGACATCTGATAATGCAATCACAACCTTCTTCAATACAGTAACTTGTTCGATATCTCGTTTCTTAACACGAATGATATCAAATCCAAATAGTCTCATATATGATCACACCTTTATTTTGCAAACAGTTAATGTGATGGAATTCTTCATGAGTGCATACATTTTTCTGCGGGTTAATGTGGAATCGTCTGTGTCGATGTAAATCAATGAACCAAACCGATGTAATGCCATTGTTTTAGTATCAATGATATTCCCAGGAACGACTTTCGTCTTGTGGAAATCAGGCAGACCACATACAAAATCATGATTCAGATTTTTGTCCGAATCATCTTCACGAACATTCATCCAGATCCATTTTGATGATTTGAAGATGCGGAATGGTTGACGTGCATTATGCGCATTCTGTGTTCCAGCAACAATCAAATCACCTTTGCTCAAGTGATGTGTGAATTTATCTGAATCTTGATACATCATGATTCGAGAATCCGTAATCAACCAGCGTTGATCCTTGTGGATATTATACACTGATTGCTTCTTCCGAGCTTGTTTGATTACTTCTTCATTATCACACACATACATGTATTTGGTATTACTGCCAATGGAGTTACGACGAATCTTTCCATAGTATACTCCACCTTTAGCCGCTTTATTGATCATATCCGTTTCAATGTCCCATACTTCACGTGCCATTCCGATAATATTTGGAACTTTCCGGAATGAACGTGTGATGGTTGGTACATTAATCCATGTTTCACCAAACATATCAAATGGATCCACACAAAAGATTACTTTACCGCGGAAATAATCAACGAATGCATCCAGATATATTTTGTCAATCAAATGTGCATTGTTGATGATTAACAAATCATATTTGTCAATGAATTTGCCATTCATATACATAAGATAGTCTTCCGTCTTTGGTCTTCTCTTCAGACAGTATGGATCGTATGGAAATACTTCATCACCTGCAATTGGTTTGTAAGTGAATAAGTTCTTGTAGTAGATATGATTGGCAACATTTTGTTCAGCCTTCTTCATATAGATGATATCAGGACAACCATCAACGATCAGGATATTTTCAAATCCACAATATACGGTTGATGTATCCAGTACGGTTCTTAACAATGGAGAACCACAAATACCACCAACCTCAATCACTTTAACATCAACACTGTGGAAAAAATCCACGAGCATATCCATAATCACATCGGGCTCATAGATATTTGTCGGTCTGAAGCATGTTTCAATACTCATATGAACAACCTCCTTGTTCAAAAAATATAATCATGCATTGTGTGGCGGGGTGTCCCCGCCACAACTGCACGTTTGTTCTCATCTCTTCAAAGCGAACAGCTTGTCCATGGAGAGATCAATGCCGAACTCGTTATTAGCTCTCAGGTTGTTAGTTACAAACCAAATGAGATCTGTGTTGGGTTCCTGACCGATCTTTGCTACATAGCGGATCTGATAATGACCCTCGAGCTTATTCGTCTTTACATCTCTCAGCATGTCGAAGATGATGCGCTCCGGACGCAGATATACGATGAAGTACTGATTACCAGACTTCGGATCACCAACCAGTGTGAGCTTGGAGTACTTAATCAGCTCCTCAAGTCTCTCACCACTTACGCCCAGAAGATTCAGATGCGTAAGCGATTCAGAAGTGATCTGATCATATGTGAAATCCTTAGGATACATAAAGGGTTCCAGTGAAGCGAGCGAACCCTTATCAAGCGAGTAACCCTTCTTATTTTCCATAAGGAATCTGGTTGCGTAATCAACAGACGCATCGTTGCGATCTACAATCAGATCCTTTGCCTGGATTACAACTCTCATACGTACATACGAATTGCCGTTGTATCCATCCCATCTCATGAAGTCCGGCTTGATTCTGAAGCCCAGTACTTCGTTCTCGAGATAATGTACGATATCACCTGTCGAGAAATCGTATGTCTCACCAGAGGGTTTAACGTTTCCTTTGTTAGCCATTTGAATGACCTCCTCATATAAATTTTTGTACCTGGATGTATACTGCCAATACTTTAATTATTGACTGCTCATCTGCTTCCAGGTCATTGAAAGACTTATCATACAAATATCGACTCAAAGCATATGAAACTCCATCGTCAATATTCATATCATAATGCTCTTTCAGTATCTGATTGACGCTATTAAGGTCATCAAATACGTGTTCAACGAATCCGATGTGTACACGATCGAGACGATTCATTTTCGGCTTGATCATATCCACCAATGCTGTGATATCGGATTCCAGATCGAATGGTATTTCAACAACATTCGGATCTTCGGGTTCTTTTATTGTGATCTTATCGGCAGTAGCCAATCGATCACATACGGCTTTAAATCCTCCATCCATAGTTTACCGGACCTCCTCCGTTCATATAATCAACCTTACCGTACTGGGGGTTCTTAATCCCATCATACTCGGTATTTGCCATCGGTCCTTCATAATTACCGAACGGACTTTTGTTGCCGTATCCATAACCATATCTCACAGGCTGGGGATTGTTATAACCACCATTCTGCATATTGAACGCTCCACTGGACATACGGTTGAACATCTCTGGTGTGGGCGGAATTCCAGGATTTACATTCTCTCTGGAAGCATACCCATATCCATAAGATACGGGCTGGGAATTTCCACCAGCATATCCCCAATTGTTGCTCGAGGGTCTGCCGACATTATCAATCGCATTCGAAATACGATTAACGCATTCAGATCCCTTCTCGAATGTTCCAGCCATTCCATTGAACAGCTGATCCAGATATGCGGTATTCATACCATCTGGGAAGTTGTTATTGTTATTCTCCATAACAATATGACATTTTGATTCTTATCCAAGATTGTTGACCTTCAATCAGATACAATAAGCTCCATCCGAGATGTCACCTCGGTAGTCTTTGGGCGGATGAATGGTGCGTGTAAATAAATGTTCACACGCACCATTGTGATTAATACACATTACCGTATGTTTCGACACGCGGCTCACGACCACGGTGAACACGATTCATCAGCTCGTTAAACTGATTCATCTGGTCCTGTGTAAATGTCGTCTGGCTCTGCTCCAGCATCTGCGGCTGTTCAAACTGCATCTGCGGCTGGAATACGGTCTGGTTGTTATAACCATAACCATACGGCTGCTGCATCTGTGGCTGCTGCTGATTATACTGCTGATACGGATACTGACCCATAGACATCATATTGAATTCTTCCAGTGTCGGAGCTCTGCCAATAGTGCCATAATTCTGGAAGTTCTGGTCAAAGTCATGACCATTGTTATAGCCATAACCATAACCATACGGCATCTGCGGAGCATTGAACATAGCCTGTTCTCTCTGCTTACGAGCTTCTTCCTCAAGACCCATTGCATGGTATCTTCTCTGGAATTCCTCAGTAAACGGATTCTCCCACTGCGGCTCAGAAGAGCTTCTATAATCAGTAAACATGTTCTGATTCATGTTGGGAACCTGATTCATGTTCATCTGCTGCTGCATAACATTCAGCTGCTGCTGCATTGCATTCATCTGCTGACGCTGGAATGCTTCCTGCTGTCTACGTGCCTGGGCATAACGATATCTTTCGTCATGAGACATGCTCTGGACATCCGGTGCGTACGGAATGACCTGAGGAGTGACGAAAGAACACGGTACGTTGCCCCATGTATAAGCACTCTGCTGGTACATATTCTGGTACTGCGGCTGGAAGTTATAATACTGCGGCTGATTGTGCATAGGAAGTGCGTTCACCTGCGGTGCGGGTGCAGACTGAACGGGCATCGGTGCAGGACCCATCGGTACGGGACCCATCGGAGCACCACCCATCGGCATACCACCATACGGAAGCATACCACTACGCTCTGCCTCTTCCTGACGCTTCATCTTTCTGACATTTGCGATAATGCCAACAACAACACCTGCGATTGCTGCAAGACCCATCACAGCGTAAGAAATCAGTGTCAATACGCTCATTATTATCACCACTCTTTCTACGGGGATTCGAATATTCATAATGAATAGACAATATATGTCAACAAAATGTCCAAGATGTGGATTGTGATGCATCATACAATCACACATTTGTTCAGATTGTTAATATTCACTACCAGCAGATATATGGATTTCTTATTCGTCCTGAACCACTACCGATACGACTACACTTCGGAATTACATTCGAATTACTCGGAATTACATGGATTTTGAAACATTATTCATTTGGATTCGCGCGTATATCCAAACGCATATATCTGCTATGGTCACATTAATTATATAAATAAGCAAAATATAAAAAAATAGAAGAAACCGATTCGTAACTTCGTATCGATTTGATATAATAAAGGAGTGATATCATATGGCAATATTTTTACCAGGATATGGTCAAGTTAAAGATACAAATGTTGGTCAGAGTAATCCAATCGATTCAGCTTATTCTCCACGATTGTTTGGTGCACCACCACAATTATCAAACTTATGTGATATGAGAATCCAGAGTTCAAAAGATGGATTGCCTGGAGCAGTTGGAGATATGTATTTAAACGACATTTTGAAGAATTGTCAAACAGCAAACTTTTTTGTTGGACGAGCTTTGTTTACAGGCGGATTCAATTCAGTTGTTGCTGCTGGATTGAATTTAGCAGCATATGTTTATGCATATTCAAAGTATGGAATTCATGGTAATAATCAATCCGATGCACCAACTGCAAATGTATATAATGAAGCACTACGTGAGATGTCCGTATCATTTAATGAAAAGGCATTAAGTGTTGATGAAGCATCTGCACAAACCGCAACAACAGAAGAAGACGTCCGAGCACAACAAGAGTTAGATGCATTGATCAATGGAACAGATATCAATTTGGAAGATGAATATTCCACAGATGGATCAATCGCTTCCATTTCAGAAGCTTTGTCAGCCAGATATGCGGAAGCATTAAATACAGAACAAAACACAGTTGATGAAGAAACAGAAGAAGTTTCTCAAGTAAATGCATATACATCTCTTGACGAAATATCATCTTCATTGGGAGAGAATTATAATAACTTGGAAGCAACCGGTATTGAGAATGGTTCCTTCTTAAGTATGGACATCACCACATTGGATGAAGCTGCTAATATCATCAATAACTTAGCAAGTGGATTTTCAAATAAAATTAAAGAAGGTGGTGCAACGGTATATGCCGCATTGATGGGTAGCTTATTGGTTGAACAACCATTCTACACATTTGAAGCAGATTGGAAGACATACATTAATAATGTAAAGATGATGATCAACTCAGCAGTTGTCATGTTGGGATTACAATCCGCCTACGTCAGAATTGGTAATGAATATTGTGCAGTTGGTAGAGCCGCATCATATTCAGGTGGTGATGATGTATGGACAAAGTATCGATATATCACACCAGATGATGATATTGGAACACATACCTCTATTGACAATTTAAAAGGTGAGACATCACAATATGTTTCATTCATGGTTGATCCCGTTTCTGAAAGTGAGACATACACAAACACATACTGTCAGTCCAAGATATATTCAACCGCAATTAGTGCCGGTAGTGAAATTGGTACTGAAATTGCATTTATTACCAATTCATCACAATCGGCAATTGATGATAATGTCATCAAATTGGCAGGTGGTGCAATTAATACTGCTGAGAAGATTATGGGTTCACTTGCAGGTGGCATTGGTAAATTCACCGCCGCAGTTGCATCTGGTATGGCTAAATCGTACACAGGTGACCATACCATTTATCCGGATATCTTTAAAGAGCATTCATCCAATGACGGTGGTATGACGTTGCGTGTAAAGTTGCGTGCATCACGCGGAGACCCATACACATATTTGATCGATGTATTAGTGCCATTATTCCATATACTCGGAATGGCACTTCCAAAAATGTCCAAGAATTCAGCCGCATCATATCAATATCCACCACTGATTCAGTGTAATGTTCCTGGTATTTGGGGTACAAGACTTGGTGCAATTCAATCTCTATCTATTACCAAAAACCCAGAAGGTGATGGTGTATCGATTAATGGATATCCAATGTCAATTAATGTGGACATTCATGTACAAGATTTAATGCATACATTAGTAACAACACCAATGGATTCTCCAGCATTGTTCTTAAACAACCAAACTATGTTTGATTATATTGCACAATGTACGGGTGTTGATAAATATCGTGTAAATCCAGCAATTAGAATCATAACCAAGATTGCATTAGCTGCATCTTATGCAGATTCTATGTTCTATAACATTGGAGAATCACTCGTATCAGATGCAACACATATCTTGAATTCCGCAAAGTCAATTGCAATTAAATAAAAAATAATGTGGGGGCGTTACGCCCCCACTTATTACATTTAACTCATGAACATTCCTAACATAACCAATCCAAATGTGATTGGGTCGAATGATGTGAATAAAGCGTCCATTCCAATTGCATCTTGTAATGGAATTGTTGCTTCACCATGTTCACCAGTCACATGTAAAGCAACATAACACTTACCCGTCTCATTCACCCATTTCGTTGGTACAATACTCATTCCATTCACGCGTAAACTCTTTTCTTGTATGAATATCTCCAATGCTTTTGAATTTACTTCAAATTCATCTTCACTCATATTTGTATATAACTCATTTAAACAAGATTGAATTAACGTCAATGATTTATGGAATAAAGCTACAAATAACCAATATGATCCACCTGGAATGAATATTCGATTCTTTTCAAACCCTTCCGAAATTGCTATCGAGAATTTGCTGTCAATAATCCGTGTTCCGGATTGAATCATTTTGATTGTTGGATATTCACCAGTTGGTTCATACTTATATCCAAAACTCAATCGCAATTGTTTATTAACACTTCCTCGATACAATGTGTACGAAGCGCGATTATTTCCTTCCATTGTGTTATTCCTTCTTAATCTGTATCAGTTGTTTCTTCATCATGCTTTGCTTTGAATCCACCTTCAGGAATATGATAATCCACATCGATGTATACAGAGCAAGCAATCTTATCCAGTATTGTATTATATTCTTCAATGTTATTTGCATTAAATCTCAATGCACGTTGTGGGAATTCTTCTTCGATGAATTTGTATAAGTCATATTTGATGTTTGGATATTTATTGACATTGATACTGGTTAATGCGGAGATGTCACCCCATGGTGAAATAATACCACTCTGTCCAACATCCTTTGTTGATTCAACCAGATCCTGTTTACCAATCATACTCGGATTCATCTGCTTATTGATAAACGTGATCTTGTGTCTGTCCATTCTTCCCAAACTATTTGGCGATGCGTTCACATAGTTCGCAACACTATGCAGTTCTCTTATGAACTTCCCCAACTTTCATTGGGATACCAGACTATATCTTCAAATGCATATCTACCGACATTCATTTGTCTACCGTTTCCAGATCCCACCATTAGCTTGTGGGCGTACTCCTCTTCACGAGGATAGTCGTTGAACGTTTCATCATGCCTTTTTGTTTTTAACATATAATGATTTACAATATTCGATATGTCTTTTATTGATATTCAATATCTTTGATATTTTCACATTGGAATATCCTTTGTCGATTAAATCGAATATCTTTTGTCTATCATCTTTGTGACCAAAATCAAACTTATTGATGTTATACAATTTTGCGATAGATTTATGTTTATTTCTAAATTTAATATCACGAATTAGAGTTGGGTTAACATGTGTCTTTTCACAAATTTCAGAATGTGTTAACTTATTTTCTTGAAGCATCCTGCACACATCATGAATCTGTTTATCTGTATAAACATGCTTATTTGATTGATGCATTCCTGTTTTTACTGCATGCATCATGTTTTCTCTATTTGTAACCCATTCTAAATTTCTATAATCGTTGTTTTGTTTATTTCCATCAATGTGGTTCACATATCTTCGTTCATGTGTTTGTCCATGACAATATGCCATTGCGACAAGTCTATGAACTAACCATAGATGACTTTGATTATCATAATATAATGTCACACACCGATATCCATGTGTACCTGTGTATTGATATACAATTTTATTGTCTTTATACACAATTCCGTTATAAGTTATATGATAACCTGTATCGGTTCCGTTCACATTAATCGGTCTACTGAAGGTTTCTAAAAACCCTTTGACATCAAATAGAATCATTATATCACCTCCTTAATGTTATTTGGAGGCATGATGACTTCGCTGCGGATCTGAGATATATCTTTAATCTTGTTACCATACCTATGATAGTTAGTCATAGCCACTGAAAATCAGTTTGGTAATTAAAGCTTTACCCAACGCTTTGATGATATTATCAGCAATAGTCGCCCATCGTATTTCCAGTCGATGTTTACCCGCAATTAGATAGATAAAGGCCCTGTATAAACGTGAGGAGTTTGGGACAACTCACGCTTCAATTGTTTTTCCTTTCTTGGTATACCTGTAGAAGTGGTAATAATCCAGATCATTCGCAAAATCAATTGGATGCACAGTTCCAAGATCATACATCTTTCTGCGAATACAATCCGGAGAGAACTTCACGAGTGGTTGGATATCCGTCATTTTAATCATACAACCAAACTTGAACATCTTCTTCAACTTATCAGACACAAGCGCTGTGATGATTGTTGAAATGACTTCATTCTTTCTCAAACGTTTATTCTCAAATGAGAAGAAGTTCATGTCATCAAATTCCGTCTGTAATACATACTTCAATAATGAAACCATTACGCGTTTATCAATCTCTGGAATTGGTAATACCTCTGCAGAGATAGTATCCAACATTCTTGCTACATACATCTGATGACAAGCGCCACGATGTTCCACGTTTGGCTCGTAATAACTCAAATCATAGATCCACCACTTCGGATCACACAACTGTGCATAATTGTTTGGATGATGGCGTTCAATCAATTTCATTGCCATAACCAAGATGTTACGAACATAATCGAATTTTTCCAAACCTTTCTTATATGCTTTGATGTAAACATCATCCACATCTTCCAGTGGTTTGAAGTATTCGTATTGATCATCGTTATCCAAAACCCGGTCACAGAACTGTAAGATCGGGAACACTTCCAAATAGGAAAGTGGTGAAGGAATATGCATGAAGCATGATAAGATTGGTTCCATAGTTGTGAAGATCTTTACCATACCAACTTTAGAAGTTACCAGCATTCCTTTGATGGATTGAACGGTTGATTCTTCATACCGAATGACGACTGGTAATAATGATTTGATAATGAATGAATCTTCACCATTCGGGTATAATAATTTATCAACGAGCTGGTATTCAGAATACCGCAAATTGTCCAAGAAGTAACGACCCTTGTCATCTTCAATCGGAATATGAAGAACATTGTGTACAACTTCTCTTTCAAGATTCTTATTCTTATCACGTGCTTCAATATACACGTCGAATTCTAATACACCAATGCGATTATCACCAACTGTCTTTGTCTTTAATTTGACGCCGGTTTCACGGCGTCTGGTTTGGATTTGATCTGGTGATGGATGTGGATTCCATTTCCAATTACAAATCTCAATGAATGGTGCGTTTTCGGCACCCTCGATTGGATAAAGTCGTAATAGATTGATTACTTGTAATCCAGAAATGGCTTTCATGACATAAAACCACAACGGTTGATCTTTACCCATATCAACTGTGATTTCTTCCAGTGGATTATGCATGTTTTGAATACACATATCAAGCATTTGAAACACTCTCCTTTTTTGGAATCTGTTTAAACGAATAAACCAGTAAGTTACTGTTCGATTCGTCCGATTGAATTATATGATTACGAAATACAAAAATAAATGAGAGGTGATATTATGTCAACATTCCCTCGTCAATATCCAATGATGACACCAGATTCATTACGTGCCAAATTGCATATTGATAAAAAGATATTTGATACGTACTTGTCTCGGTCATTTATGCGTGACCACTGTAATGGATCAAAATATGTTGGTACAATGGAGAACTGGGGTTCTGAAATGTTAATGGAATCTCATAAATTAAAAATGAAATATCCACCATTCAACGTGTTGGTTGGAACATTTGGTGTACGAAAATATTTTGATTTACATTACGGAAGTGAGCTTAATATATTCTATGAGCCGAATGCAATTGTTGGTTGTTTGAAAACAGACGTACTTCCTCATCAGACGTGTTATCTCAGATTCACCAATTGTACTCGGGATACCATATTAAGACCAGGATCCCCCAGTGATCCAAATCCAGAATTACAAGTCATTTATCGAACAAAGTTGTATCCTTCATTTATTACATTACGAGATGATGGTACGGAATATCCAGAACCATTAAAGTTATATGACAAAGATCTTCCGGACGAACAGAACACGGAATACTTCTTTAATACCACAACACCAAATACGAAGTTGACATCAGATTCACAATACATCAGAAATTTCATCGATCCAGAGTCCATTGTTGTTGGTGAAGATGGATTGATTCAATTCAACACAATACCATTGGACGAATGGATGTATGGTCAACCATTGTTCTGGGCATCCATTCCATCTGTATCTGTTATGGAACAAGGAAATGTTCAAGGTAATACCGATAGAAACAATAATCCATTATTGACATTTGGAACAGATGGAAATGATAATGTCGGTATGTATCCAATGATATATGGTGAAGAAAATCTACCACCAATTGACGAATCATTGGAGAATATTCATTGGATGCTAAAAGTGTATGGAAAACATGATGATTTTACAATGACGGATTATCGTAGAAAAGAACTTCGTAAAATCACATTCTGTGCATATGATGATGCACCACCATATCAACACATTGTTGCAACATATGACATTACATGGAATACAGAAACATTCCATGTATTCTTGAATACATCTCCGTATAGATTGGCAAAAACGTATTGGATCGTTCGCACGCCAAGACCCGGAGATTCCGATTATGATGGAACAACATTCAACAATCCACCATACTTGGTTCCAACAACGAATGATGGTAAAATTGATTACACCATATCTTGTCCGGGAGTTATCAATGACAAATACAATCCATTGTTTATTGTAAAACCAGAAATCTATTATAACAAATTCCGTTATATGACTCCGCGTGCACAAGTCGGAATGCATATTGATTTCTCATCTGATTATTCCGATCATGCAGTTGATAAGAAGAATGGTACAATTTACAACATGGGAGAGTTCGATGGTTTACCTTCGTATTATAAAATCAAAAATGCACGATATGTGAAACGTGCACGTTTGTCATTATATACATTACGTGATTGGATTACATCACGTACGCAAACTCCAATGAAACGTCAATCCGCTGGATTGTTGGTTGATTCTGGATTTCCCGTATTAACTGATCCAGATATTGGAATTGATGGTTTGGAATCCGTTATTAAATACAAAGCATCTGTCGGTAGATTATATCACACAACTGGTGAATCTATTTCCAAGAATAATTCATTATCGGATATTGCGTATTATGAAGGAAATAAAATGTATGATGTCACCAAAAGAAAAACACCATACCAAATGATTTACCATGGTAATAGATTCTTCTCCACCAAAGTTTCGAAAGATCTGGATTATGAAAACTATGGACGTGTTTATACGATTTCAAATGATCCAGCCGAGTATGATAATAATCACACCAGTCGTTATCCAAAACCATCAAGAACATTGGCGCGTATTTGTGATATCCCAACGGACTTCCGTCAATTAACACATATCTCCGGACTTGTTTCTTCTGTTATAACTGATAAATGGTATGTTCGTACCGAAGCATGTTATTCCGATGGAAATATTGAATCTATCAATGGAAATGATTTACAACGTGTATGGAATACGACATCCAATGAAACGAATCTTGTTCATGATGAATCAACGTATGTGTTTGATAAAGACATTAATTTGAATTCGGATTATGGTTCATACTGGATGGATTTGAATTATCCAAGATGGAATAATCGTAATGCATTCTTGACAATGACAAATGCAATGGCATCCGATTCCGATACCCCGGATTACAAATGGAGAGTTCATGCAGTTGGTACAAATTACGACGAAACAAATATCATCACTGATTATGTTGGTGGACATCCCTTCGAAGCCAGAACATCAGTTGTTGAATCAGGTCATGTCTTAGCAACTTCTTCTGTTCCAAATACAAAAGAGATTCAAATGAATCGTGCAAATTTGGATGGACAAGAAACGGTATTTTCAGTTGTTACAAAGTCTGGATCTGGTAAAGACTGCAAAATGCGTTTAGAAATTGAAGACGCTGCATGGAGTCAGTTGCAACCAAAAAGGAATGGATCCATCAATGGTTGTTTTGCATTCAAATTCAATCAATATGATCAATTGACAATTTGGACATACAATCCGGTGGATCGTTGGTGGTACGAGAATGTCATCTTAACTGGTAATGAAGTTATAGAAACAATCTACAATGCCAATATGGATGTCACACGAAATACTACTGGTGCAACATTGCTTCGGTATATGACCAAGACAAATCCATTGCAAATTTCCGGATATTCCGATGCACCAACATCTGATTCCGTTTTACATCGAGTCATTACCAATACTTATTTGGATGGATATGTTGATCCAAATTCAGATGCAACTGATGTATCACAAGATTTGTTGAATCGTGGATATGATTTACAAGATTCTTATTTTGTATTACAACCAGACGATGGAACCAACAATATTCTCAAAACATATGAGAACACACCAATGGGTGGAACGTGGATTGATGAGATGGTTCCAAAGTATAGTGAATTGGCATTATATGATAACATTCCACGTGCGAATGGCTTGTTGTACAATGGATTGTTTGAAGGAGTAATCGATCGTGGTTATATTCCCAAACAACCAAACGTATTCTTGTATAATCCAATCAAAGACACACATACACAATACACATCCATTTGTTCCGATGTTGTGATCCCCGTTAAGACAACTCCAATTACATTCAAATATTATTCTGGATTGGTGAATGAAGAAACAAATCGATTGAAGTATCATGTTTACAAATACATTGGAAATGAATTGTCGGAAGAATTACAAAGCAAACTGGACGATTATCATATCTCGGATCGAAAAGAGTTATATAATAAAGCAATTACATTAACTCCAACATTCGAATCCAATTTGGAAGTCAATCCAGTTGAGTATGCAGAATTCCATGGTGTTCCATATTCCAAAGAACAATTGATTGATTATTTGATGGCATTTGACATTGCAAACGAATCAAAAGAGCTTGGTCATAAATATCGACCAACTATGAATTCCAATCCAATCAAGAAGATTCGAAATGCCGGAGAAGTTGCATATCAAGAAATCAGTGGAGAAATTATTCCAGAAGGTCAACAGCCCACGGGAGATGTTGTCCCGGTTTCTGCACGTTTACGGAATCATGCGGTTAATATCGGTGACTCAACAAATAGAGTCGATACAAAACCATTCTATGTATTTAAGTTGGATGG